GAGAAGTTTCTGTGTCCTTGCTGTGATCAACGCATGTGTAACAAGAAGACTAATGGTTACAGAATACCCATTATAAAACAGTTCCAACTGGATTATGATGTATTAACTGCCCAGATAGCTTCTGTACAATCCGAATAAGCATAAGCTCTCCCTTCGGGGAGAGCACTATGTCTTTTTTTGTCTACTCCACAAAATCTCAAATCTATATTACTGTAGTGAACCTCCACCTCAAAAGGATTCCCTGATGTTCGAAGCAATTCACCGTTGGTTGTCTAAACGTCGTCTAGATAAAATTTATACTGATGAACGCTTTATCGATGAGATCCCATCGATCAATATTGGTTGGGAAGGAAGGGCTTACTTTGATCTATCTCAGGATGGGGAACGTACCGCATTCATTATGCCGTCGATGCAGTTCGTAGCACCAGACAGCATTCACGTTAATCCGGACAGTGTTGGATGGACAGAACGAAGCAAACCTTACAACACGTACCATCTCGAAGCAGCTGAGAAAATAGCTAACTTCTTGAAGCTACGTAAAGCTCAATTGTGGTATGGCGTTCCTTTCTGCCGCGTAGATAGCGTAACGTATTATCTGAACTCCGATAGTATCCGTCCAAACTACGTTGTTCTTTATACGAGTTGGACAAAAGAAGTTCGTGTACCGAAGGCTGCCTTCAGTAACTTACTACATGACAAAATGTTGAAGCCTGACATCTATACGATGCATCCAATTGATCTGTCGACTCGAAGGAAAGCAGATGACTGGAAACCAATCATTGAAATGTTGCCGGGTACACAAGGAGTCAATTCAGCTTACACCGCACTGACCGATGTACCAGGCTGTCCAGGAGTATTGGATTTCCTGTGTAATGATATCGTTATCAATATCAATTGTCTGGATAACAGTGCTCTGCCGATTGTTGACCTGGAACATTTCATTGCTGCCATTCGTGATGGGTTCCCCCATGTCTCCAATCGCTGGACATTAAACATCGAGCAGATTCAACTACAGATCGGCATGAACCCTAAACCGATCCGTGTCATTGACCTGGCATCTGAACTGAAAGACCATCGTATCATCTTGTCGGAAACGCCGATGATACAAGACTGTGAAGAATACAAGAATACTGGTAACCTCTCAACAACTTATCCTTAAGGTGCCGATCTACTGATTCTAATCTTTTAAACGGCTATATTACAATCGTGATAAGCCTAAACCATAGGCCTCCCTTCGGGGAGGCATTATGTCCTTAGACTGAGGTACTAACCATGATGCATCCAGATGCAATTAATATCTGCAAGGCGCCTCTAATCTAAGGGGAGTCCTGCGAAATCTATCTTCCAGGAGGAACTCCCAATGAAAGCAATGTATTTGACTCTTACCAACAACACTTTGACTTTTGAAGACCTGTCTCCTATCGGACAGGAAGCAGAAGCACTCAAATTCACGTTGGTTGATCGTTTCACCCGTCAGCCAATAGATCGTCCTATGATCGTTGCTGCGACTGATACACGCCACGAAGGTGTTGTAGTGTCGTCTGTAGTAATGCATAGTGATGGCGAATCCACCTTCCAAGCTCTTTTCGACTGGTGGAACAAATGTGAGATCCATGAGATCGAAATCGAATGGTACCACATCGATAGTGCTAAAGTGGATATCCGAGTAAAGGGTAATCCTAAGCACGTTGTAAACTATGCTCTTAAAGTAGAAAAAGCATAGTCTATCCTTTTGGATTGGACACCTCTGACCTTATGGGTTGGGGGTGTCCATCTATAGCTTTTCTTTTTTATACTCAGCTTCCTTCTAGTATAGGTGAATGACCATACTAAGAGCAAAGGAGGGGGCTTTTATTTTGTAACACTGGTTACGTTAGTAACATCCTTATTCCAACACCAAGAAGAGATCGTAAATGTCCGCTTTCCGTATCGTAAAGATTCCAGTGATCTGCATGGGTGCAGAGACTCGTAAACTGTACGCCACATTGGAATCACCAATTAAAGTAGTTGGTTGCAGATTCCTGAACGTTGATGAGGAACACCTCAAAGAATACATTGCAGCAAACGAAGCACCAATCCCGAATGTTTATCAGCGTACCCTTTACAAAAAGGGACCTGAGACATCTGAGAAGATTGGTTGCTTGTTCGTTGACTTGCAAACTGGAGTTTATACTCTGAAGCTTAATGACCCGTTGGCACGTCCAGCTGGTGTTGATATTCACCTCACCATTCAAGAAACCCCTAAGGAAAGCCAATGACCGAAATGTCTATTCGCCGCATGCCTGTTGATGACAGTGCTGGTAGCCGTCAATGCATCGTGCAAGTTCCCATCAATAGTACGGAATGCTATCAGCTTCCTGATCTACTCCAGTTGAGCGACCCAGCGCAGATTCATTGGATTACCCCAGTACAAGTGTCAGCACAGTACACTGGTATTCCATGCCCAGGCTTTACATTCGGTATTCGTCCTCATCGTGCCGAAGAAGGCAAAGGGCAATGGGTAGATATATTCTATCAGCTGAATAAAGTCGCAGTGATTTGTATTGGCGGACCACATGGCCGGATCGTAACCGGTAATGCTGTTGTAGGCGAAGAGGTATCGGCTGAAGTAGCGAATGCAGTGGCACAGGCGACGGTGGCTTTCCTCGTGCAGTTCGAGGTCCCCCATGAAGACACGTTTGCTACTTGACTATTCCAATCGCGGAGTAGTATCAGGCAGATCTAATAGTTTGGTACATCACGGATCTCCGGATCATCAGTTTACTGACGTGAATGTACTGTCGGTTACGCAAGGGCCACAGACATACGAATCTGAGTTGGGCTTCTATAAGGAGCCACAACTTGAGTTCCCCAATCGAGTAGTGTTTACTTTCTTTGATAAGATTCAGAATCAACTGATAGCTGAACTGGAGGTAGAACTCCAATTGAAAAGAATGCGTTGGATCAAATCCGTGACTATGTTTCGGATAACTCCTTTCCAAGTTGAACTAGAGCTTATACAGAACCCTGCTGTTCCAAGCCATCTTTGGAGTATTGCAGTTTGATAGAAGTCACTGTAGCTTTATATAACGAACGGGAAGGTGATCTAGGGGATTGTGTTAGAGGCACTGAAGATAAGACCTTAGGTAAACCCTTTTGGATAACTCCAGGCCTAACCTTCGAAACAGATGGACAACCGATCCATGCCTTTAAGACTGTCCCCACGCTACACTCTTACGAGGGTGTAAAGACATTCCAGATCTGGGACAAGCGCAGTCAGTCCAAGCGAAAGCTTGTGGCAACGATAACGATTAACACCGAAACTAATCGCTACCACGTGGCATTAGAGGATTACTATCAACGTCGTCGGTTGAATACGACTTTCCATGTTCATGGGAATTACGTTAGACCACCTGCACCTGTGGCATTCCATAACAAGACCCATCACGGTGATTGGGTTTTCGATAATACGATCTAACCATGAAGACTAAAACTGAAATGATCCATGAACTGCAATCGCAGATGGAAACGCTTATCGAGGATAACCTGAAGTTGGTTAAACAGGTAAGCGGGTTAGTCAAGAAGCACGGTGAACTCATCGATCGTGTAGAAGCATTAGAAAAGAAGAAGGGTAAAGCATGCAGCATCCGGTAGTAGCTAAACAGGTATTCATTGACATGGGATTGCCCGTCGATGGTAAGACTTATTATCCAGAAGGCTCTCTCAATGCGACCTTAATAGAACAAGTGTTGAAACGTGAAGCTCGCTGGTTGACCTACAACAAAGCGGGTGTACTAGCAGGTTATAATGCCGAAGATGATCTGATGCTGGGTACTCGTTTGGTACTGAACCATAATGGAAAAGTATTAGATTCGGATATTTTCTGGGTACCTTTCGCTGGTGACCAAGATACGGCACTTCATCAGCTTTATACCGAAGGGCTAGAAGCTGTTACTAATAAGTCCACAGAAACACATGCTTACCTCATGCAATCCATGACTAAACGTGGTTGGACTCCCGCATTCGATGACGCAGGTAATGTTGTAAGCCTGTGCCGTAATCATGTTGCTGATGTGACACAAATCAATCGCCGTAATATCTAAGGATAACTATGTCAGCTGTTTTCTATTTGCTGGATAACAAACATCTCCCCGAACTGAAAGCCATGATGCGAAAGCATGGCGATAACGATCTCTGGATCTGGCGTGAAGGCGGTGGTGATGAAGATGCCATGGATGCTTTGATTAATAAATCAGTCCCAACGGTAACAGACCAAGATCTTCATGTTGAGCAACTAGTTGTACCTGAAGGCATGTTCATTGTAGGAGTAGGTATCGCTTGGCATGAGGACGGAAAGATCATTAGTCGTAATAGTGATATGTTCCGCCGCCACACCAGTGAACATGATTCATTAACCAGTTTGCTTTGCTTACGACGCGATATAGCTGAAGCATTAGTTCCCAAAGTGAATCGGCCAAAGGGTACTCAACGGATTGGTTTTTCGTTAGATTCCTCCGATGGTTATTACGCGCTTCGAATAAATGGGCTTTATGAATAAACACTTCGGTGTATTAATATTCTGACCCATCAACTAGAGGCAACGTGATGCAATGTTTAACACACGTACTGAGGTCGTTGGTTCTTGTAACCGCATTAGCGGCTGCAACGAATACAATGGCAACAGAGGTGATGGCGGATGGCGCTTATTGTGACAGCTTGGCCACCATGGCTAAAGCTGGAGCAGAAGCTAAATCCCGAGGTGAGTCTAAGCAACAATGGCGCACCAATCTCCTCTCCCTAAAGGGATACGTTGTGAAGAATAAAGATAACGTTCTTTACAGCATTCTTCCTAAAGCGGTATCGGAAGTAGATACAGTCTATAAGAATCGTGAGACTCCTATGGAAACGTATCAAACTTCCTACGTCAGCTGCATGACGAATGATTACGGCACATCAGTCGTACTCAATTATTGACAAAACATATAGTCTCCCTTCCGGGAGGCTTTTATGCCCACTAATAAGGATTTATATGAATGGAGCATACATCTTAACTGATAGAAAAAGCGGTGTCTTTTACATCGGTAGTTCTAATGATTTCTTTACCCGCCTGAGTCGACACATGGGAGAATTGGCTGAAGGAATACATCACGCAACCTTACTGCAAGAAGCATTCAATGCAGGTGCACAGATATCGCATTCCTTTCAGGGCGTCCCGACAAGAGAGGATGCTTATAAGTTAGAACGCATGTTAATTGAACAGCATGCTGGTAACAAACTACTGGCGAATAAAACGTATAATGGTTATTCACCTGTTATTACCGAAGAAACAAAGAGAAAGCTTTCTATCTTAAACAAAGGTAAGAAACATACTCCTGAAGTTGTTGCTAAAATGACAGAGTTTCAAAGGGGCCGAGTTAGGACACCAGAACAGATTGCACAACTGGTAAATAGTATTCCACGAACACCAGTATCAATTAATGGCGTGAAGTTTGATAGTGCTACTGATGCATCACGACATTTTAACATCGGTCTTTCAACAGTAAGGCAACGTGTACACAGTAAAAGTGAACAGTTTAAGGACTGGATACTTCTGTAACATTAGCATATTGATATTCGGCCTTCCTTCGGGAAGGCCTTATGTCCCAATTGATCAAAAAGGAAAAGTAATAATGGGTGGTCCGCTAATCACGTTGGGTGTTTTTGCACTCTTGTTTGGCCACAGTAAAAAACATGGTTGGGATAGAGACTGCCTTATTGGTGGTGTAGTGGCGATTGTAGCTGGTGTAGTTATCAATCTGATTAACTAGGAGGTTTCTATGGAACTAGTCGTTGCAGTAATGATTATCCTGATGGTACTCAGTCTTGCTGGTCTTGCCATAATTGGCGTCTGCTTGCTTTGGTGGGGAGAGAAAATGCCAGTTAAGAAGATAAACCAATTCCTATGGTTGATAGGTGGACTGTTTATCTTCGCCCTCGCTAATATGGCAGGGGTCGTTTGGGTTATGCAACACTAACACAAAAAATCTGAAATCTATATTACTGTAGTGAATATTAATAGACCATTAGGGGTTTCAAATGCAAATCGAACAACGCGATACCAACATGACCCGCACTATGATGAACGCTTTCTTCAGTTGGTTCGCGGCAAATGATCTTGGCCGTATTCACGTTATCGTGGACGGCACTCTTTTTGATAGCAAAGCTTTCGTAGACGACATGAATGGTCTATACCAGATTCGTCTGTCAATCGGTGCTTCTGCTGTCCGTGGTTTCGGTTATCATGACCACGGCTTCTCATATGGCTGCATGCGTCAAGGCGTTCATATCGACATGGACATCCCCTATGAAGCTGTTCTAGGGTTTGTTATTCCTACCGGTGAGAACACCGAAGTCATTTTTGAGGTTCCTAATCTGGAACGTCACATGCTGAAGCTCGAACAACAGAAAGGTCTGTTGCCTCAACTGGGTAACTTCGCATTCGTAGATCATGAAGGCAAAGCACTGCCTGAAGAAATGATCCATGAGATCATGCGTCAACTAGTTCCGGCTAATGTAGCCAAAGCAATCGAACCAGCTCCTTATGCTGTTCATGGTATCGAACCAGAGACCCATGACGACGAAGGTAATCAACTACCGACCATCACTGGCCTGATGACCCGTAAGCCTCTGGCGCAACGTCCTGCGAAGCCACAGCCTAAAGATGAACCAACTCCACTACTGAACTTTGGTAATGTAAGTGGCACTGCCCTGCCAGCATCTAAAGTCAAACGTACTATGCCTGAAAGCTGGTCCGTAATCCAAGGAGGTAAAGCATGAACCCGTGTGATCTGAAAGCACATATCACGTGCCGCCGCAAATCTCCCCGCTTGGCCGAGATCTTCAAAAAGATGGATGGCAATTCCCATTTCCAGCAATTCGATATGTATGAACTGAACGATCTGTTGTTCAAAGAACTTGCCTGGATGCCTTCGTCTCTTTCGATGGATTCTGAAGAACTGTATCAAGTCAACATCCGTACTGTCCCAATGGTTCGTTTGGAGAATGGTAACCTGCGTGTGTTGTCAATGGATACCGCCGACTATTGGCCTAACCTGAATGACATCACGAATGAACACGGTGTGTTGACCTCGATGGTTGAAGCAGCGATGATCCGACATGTAATGAGCTGGGGTCTTCGTATTAAAGAACCAGAACTGCGCATGCCTGTGCATTTCACCTTTGACCAATTGCGTCAGAACTTTGATGCTGTGGTTGTAGGGGCTGGATTACATTCCTTGGTGGATAACGATCGTCGTGTTCCGCGTACCACGAATCACCTTACGATTACCGTGGTTCTTATGATTACACCATCACTGATGTATCAAGTCCGTGATCAGGCTAAAGCACAAATTTTCCTTACCGACAATAGTCTTGGACAACATCAGAACTTTGACGAAGTCGTAGACAATGGTAATGAAAGCTTTTTCAACTTCTTGCGTGAACAGAGTTTCGATGGCACAGTAATGTTAATGCCAGGTCTGGAGTAACAGATGCTTATCCAAGAGATACTTAGTCTTTACCACACCACGTTGGAAATGCTTAGTTCCGGGGACTCTACTGTCAAGGGCTTCATGACGTTGGGTCTTATGGGTGTCTTGGGTTATTTGGGGCGCACCATACCCCAAACAATCTGGGCGTTCATCAAACGCAATACAATCTCATCGATGACGTTTACTCGTGCTGGTTCATATTCCATGGACATGCAGAACTACGTAGAATTCATGCGTTGGTTCTCGCAATCTAAATGGGCCAAATACGATCGTAACCGTCGTGTTACATTTGATCGAGATAACCCAGCCTTCGGACCAGGTACCGGTTTCCATTGGTTTATTTGGAAAGGTCGTTACTTCTGGTTTAATGTAGTACGTTTGAATTCTTCCGGTACCGATATCGAGAAAGAAGAATTCACGCTGTATACATTCGGTCGTACTACTGCTCCATTCGAAGAGCTGGTGGAAGAGTTCCGTATTAAGCCGTGCAAGAAGTCGATCCGTATCTTTGCTCCGTCTAATGACGGTTGGAACTATCAGGGTCGGTTACGCCTGGATGCCGATGAAACATTGATCATTGACCCACAAGTAGAGAAAGAGTTCTTTGGCTCTATTGACTGGTATCTGGCGAATGAACCCTGGTACCGTAAACGTGGGTTGGCTTATAAGCACACCATCGTATTGCATGGCCCACCTGGTACCGGCAAGACGTCATTGCTTAAACGGGCTGCACGTAAGTACAAGCGGGATATCCATTTCTTGAACTTGGCTACTCATGGGCGACAGCTAGTTGATCTGATGGGTAAGCTTTCTCCAGGTGATATTCTGGTCATTGAAGACTTCGATGATGTTAAGTCATTGCATCGACGCACTGGTCCGAAGAAAATGGAAGTGGGTGAACTGGACATCGGCGACAAGAAACCAGAAGCATTGTTGATGGACTGTGAGATCCAACTCAGTACGTTCCTCAATGTGTTGCAAGGTGTGGTAGAACTGGATGACATCATTATTGTCCTGACTACTAACCATCTGGAACTGATCGACCCAGCAGTTTACCGTCCATCCCGTGTGAACAAGTTGATCGAAGTACTGCCCCTGAAAGATCCGGAAATCAAGCGTTATATCGACACGATGTATGATAATCCTACTTACGATCGTAATGTAATGTATCCAGATATACCAGCTTCTACATTGGCCGGTATCTTCATGGAGTATCCAAGCGATCATCTGGCTTTCATTAATAAGCTAAATACGTTGGATGACAAATACGTCGCGGAGAACTACGCTCTACAGCCAGAGCCCCCGCGCCCTCCTATAAACAAGTCAGGCAAAGATGCCGCCCCAGCAGGGGAACGGGTCCTGGAACCACTAGAGGCAGCGTAACATGGAAACTTTTGCACGTCACGATTTCAATGTTTATCCCGAAGAAATGACCTACCACAAAGATCGCTTCTTGCAAAAGGAAGCTGGTTGTGCGGTAGTTACATTTGTTGGAGCTTTTCATGGCGATACCATTCTGACAAATGAAATCGAAGTAATTTCTCGTGGCGTTGAGCCAGGTAAGATTGCTCGATTCATGGTACGTTGTGGTGATCAGGTAACCCATCTGGACATGGATCTAGTTACTTGCCGGTATGAAGCCGAGAGTAACATCAAAACAAAACTGGGTGACGTCGTATTGGTGTTCACCGCGCATTACACAAACGAAGAAAAGGAAGCTGCATGATTCGCGTACGCTATGGCTACAGTCATTGTTCTTCGACTATGCCTGTTGAAATGAAACACATGCCAGGTGGTGAACTCCACCCAACGATTGACAAAGATCACTTGGATGCCAGCGAGTACACAATCTACGCTGATACCAAGAACTCCGATGATCTGTTCGCTATTGCTCTAGTAGCTAATGCGATCCGTCGCAATGCTGAAGTACCAATCAGAGCACTCTCGCTGGTAATTGGTTATGTACCTTACGCGCGCCAAGATCGTATTGTTAGTGGCGAAGGTGAAGCTCTGTCGATCGAAGTGATGGCCGATTTTATCAACATGCTGAACTTCAATGCAGTGATCATCGTAGATCCTCACAGTGATACAACTCCGGCATTGATCCGTAATGCTAAGGTCATGTCTCAGGAAATGATCTTCAGTGAATTCTTGATCCGTGGTACGGCGGACTATGATACACGGTACGTTGCTTATAATCCATCCGAGTACATCCTGGTTTCCCCAGATGCTGGTGCAATAAAGAAGACCGAGAAACTAGCTCAGAAGTTTGGCTTTAAAGGTGTGGCGTATGCTAACAAAACGCGTAACACACGTACCGGTAAACTCAGTGGTTGCACAGTAGACCGTGTGACTATTGATGGTGAACCAGCTAACCTAGATGCCCTGACTGGTTCGAAGCTGTTGGTAGTAGACGATATCTGTGATGGTGGCTATACATTCATCCAACTGGCCGAGGTATTGAACACCTTTACCCCAACTAGTCTGGAACTGTATGTTACACACGGCATATTCTCCAAGGGTCTCGATCCGTTGTATGAAGCAGGTTACACCCGTGTAGTTACTACCAATGCTTATGGCATGGAAGGTAGCACGGCGTTGTATGGTTTGGAGAAAGACGAAATCGCAGCACTCAAATTCATAAAAATCGATATTGCCTAAGGATTCCAAATGTCAATGTTTCTCAATGGCGGCACTGCTACTGACTTCTACAAACCTGGCCACGGTCCACTGTATCCAGAAGGCACTACTCGTAAGTATTCCAACTTCACCCCTCGCTCAGCGAAGAACTTCCTGCGTTCCAAAAGCTGCTCGGCTTACTACGATAACAAAGTAGTAAACTTCGGCCTGTATGGTACCTGGCAAGAACTGGTTGATCTGTGGGACAAAACTTTCTTCCAAGTATCGAAGAAGAAAGCAATCCAAGCGATCAAACGCCGTTTCGACAATGCGACTGGTCTGGATGTTATCTCCACCAAACAAATCGCAGCATTGCACGATGTAGGCTTCCTGCCTGTGACCGTGTTGTCGATCGAAGAAGGCAACCGTGTCGACATCGGTATTCCATTGTGGGTTATCTACAACTCCGAAGAATATCCAGAACACTACTGGCTGGTTAACTACCTGGAAACCATTACCAGTTCGTACAACTGGCAGTGCATTACCAATGCAACCATCGCTTATGAATATCGCCGTCTGTGTGAGATCTGGGCAGAGAAGACTTGCGATAATAACGATCACGTCAAGATCCAAGGTCATGACTTTTCGTTCCGTGGTATGCCTGGTCCAGAAGCAGCTGGTCGTTCGAACGCTGGCCACTTGGCTTCGTTCTGGGGTACTGATACTATCCCAGCGATCGATTATATCGAACGTTTGTACAATGCCAACTCGGACAAAGAAATCCTGGGTGTATCGGTTACTGCTACTGAACACGCTGTAGCAACTGCAAACATCCTGTCCCGTCTGAAGCACAAGATCCGTGCGCTGCCTGAAGACACCGTCATTTCTGGTGAAATGATCGACCTGCTTAAGCTCGAATGTGAGCGTGAGTATATCCTGGAAATCATCCTGGTTAAAGTGAGCAAGGGTATTATCTCCCTGGTTTGTGATAGCTTTGACTTCTGGGGTGTTATCGAATCTGTATTGCCTTCGCTGCGTGCAGAAATCGAAAGCCGTATCAAGAATGAACTCGGTCTGGCTAAGGTCGTTGTTCGTCCTGATTCGGGGAATCCAGTTCACGTGATCTGTGGTTTCAAACTGGTCGAATATGAGTCGATGAAAGCATTCGAAGATGCATTGCAAGCGTATGGCCTGTGTGCAGTTGAAGGTGAAGCAATTCGTATCGGCGATAAGTACTACGAGTTGAATGCGTTCAATCCTGGTGCTTATGTGGAGACTCAAGACTTCCTTGGTCGTGAGATGAAACGTGTTGAAGCACTGGGTGCTATCGAATCCCTGTGGGAATCTTTCGGCGGTCACGTAAACGGTAAGGGCTATAAAGTCCTGAACGAATACATCGGTCTGATCTATGGTGACTCGATCACTGTGGAACGTACCGAACAGATCTTCGAACGCCTGGCTGAGAAAGGCTTCGCTTCGTCGAACGTCGTTCTGGGTATCGGTTCGTTCACTTACCAGTACAACACTCGCGATACCTTCGGCATGGCTATGAAGGCAACTGCGTGTGAAGTGCAGGATGAACTGATCGAACTGTACAAAGATCCAAAAACTGCTGCATCCAAGAAGTCTGCTAAAGGCTTCCTGCGTGTACTGAAAGATGCTGATGGGAACTATAGCCTCGAACAAGAAGTAGAAATGGATTGGAAAGATCTGTTCTATGGTTCGGGTGAACTGAAGCCTCTGTTCCATAATGGCAAGTTCCAGCGTCAAGAGTTCTTCGGTGATGTACGTAACCGTATCGATGCTACTTTCGTAGTAGCGAATGACGATGATGGTTTCGACCCTATTGAAGAAGCGGCATAATCGGACGGGGACCTTCGGGTCCCCATCCTATTTTCTTTTTTGTTGGAGTATGTAAATGAGTTGCTGTGCAGGTTGTGATGATAACAATGTTGAGCGCGAACAATTCCAAGTGACCTATAACTGGAATAATTTCGAAACCAACATCAAAGAACTAATCGGCAAGGATGTCAAGTTTGTAAATGGTTTGGTGATGACTGAAGACAATGCCTATCCTAAAGGTAGCATTCGGACGGAGATGACCTCTGTGGGTGAAAACCATCGGGTGTCCATCTACCGTAACAAACTTCCTTTTGATGAACTCATGGTCACTATTCAATTCAATGAGAAGAGTGGGGACGTCAAAACAAACATCTATTGCCTGACAGCCCCTTTCGTCAAAGTCGAGTTGACCCTTACCCGAGTCAAAGAAAAACAAGCATTGTTTACTCAGCTCGCAACTGGTATCTATCGTGTTACTTCAATAGGTGGTTTCTATGAGCTATTCGAGAAATACTTGGTAATGGGTCAAGACCTGGCACATGCCGAAGGCCAGATCCCTAGCATCCATGACAAAGACCAATGGCCGGTAATGGCTATCTTCAATAATCATTCTCCTCTGTTGTCTACGCGTAATGCCACTGTCATCAATATCCCCAACTGGAAGAATGACGCAGTTTGGCAATAGTGTGTAATTAATCGGAGAGCTTTAATGAAAGAATATTTGTCGATGCAACGTGAAGTACTGGAACGTGGTGTTCCTAAGGGTGACCGGACTGGGACTGGTACTATCTCTGCACCTGGTGTTAGTCGTACTTATGACATCAGTGGTAATAAGTTAGCTGCAACATCTACCAAAAAGATCCATATCAAAACTGGTCAAGTCGAAGAAGACTGGATGCTATCCGGTGACACGCGACTGAAGTTCTTGAAAGACAACAACTGCAATATCTGGGATGAGTGGGTTCTTAAAGGCACTGGTATTTATCGTACCCGTACCGTCAAAGAAATGCGGCGAGTTTATACCCGTAACCATTTCGGTTGGGCTGTGCCGACCATTTTAGATCCTAGTGCTACACCTGGTGAAACTGATGTTTGGAAGTTGGTCTATGATGGAGAAGATCTTTCGATCTGGGAATACCCCGCTGCAGCTGATGTAAAAGCACATCATGGCATCCAAGATAAATCCAAAGACAGTAAAAACTGGATGAATTGGTTTGAAAGAGAAGATCCAATTTGGATTCGGTTTTATTCCGCACTAGGGATTTCCGATCAAGAAGTTGTAGATGGTGAACTCGGGAAAGTCTATGGCGAGATGTTCCGTAACATCGAAGACACTCGTTTAGTTAAACCAGAAGAAGTAGATAGTTTTCTTCTGCGTGGTTTCAAGAACTGCGGGCCATTAGTAAATAGTGATCAATATGTGGTTACTCGCAATATCGATCAGGTTGCTAACCTGCTACATGACTTGGAACATAATCCGGATTCACGTCGTTTGATTCTGTGTCCATGGAATCCTGCATATGTAGATGAACAGGCTTTGCCCCCATGCCATTCATTCATCCAGTTCTGGACACGTGAACTGACACCAGAACAGCGTTACCATATCTACTGTGCGCAGTATAAACGCGAACAGAAAGAACTGCTGGAAGACATCGCTAAACGTAGTCGTGCTGACATCTATACTGCACATGTACCGTACCCATTGTCGTGCTTTGTTGAAGCCACTGATCGGGATATCGACTTCGATGAGTTTAAGTTACATACTTACTTGGATGAGCTCGATGTACCTCGCCGCGGTTTGACTTGCATTGTCTACATGCGATCTAACGATGTTTTCTTGGGTGCGCCTTACAACCTGACATTTTATTCTTCGTTGACTCACAAACTGGCACACCAGTTTAACATGTATGGTGAGAAGTTGGTTCACTTTGTTGGTGATGCCCATATCTACCAGAACCATTTGGAACAAGTTGCAGAACAGCAGACCCGTACACCAGATCGGGACATGCCACGTCTGAAGATTAATGTGCCTAAAGGTACTTCGATCCTTGATATGAAGTTCACTGACTTGGAAGTAATCGGTTACAACCCTCAGGCGGCTATTGAAGCACCTGTAGCTGTCTAACAACATAATGCCTCCCTTTGGGGAGGTTTTTATTCCGGAGTTATTATGCAACAGAATGTAATCATTGCTGTAAGCTTCCCGATCATGGGTCGAGATAGCGTAAAGTTCGTTCAAGAGATCAAGAATGATAAAGGAGCGGTTACTATCGTCTCTGTTAATACTGCTGACCAAGCACAACTTTTTGGCGGTGAGGTAGGGGCAGTTACAGAGTTCTTAAACTACCACGTTAAGCCTACTATGGAGAATACCTGGAAGTTTAATTCTGTGGACACAACTAAAATAAAAGCTGAGGTACCAGCATGAGTTTTCGTCGTGAGCTGTCTATTGAAGAACGTTGTGCATTCAGTAATTTGTTGGGTGATCAACGGCTAACCGATATTCCGTCGCGTTATACCCCTACAAGCATTCGTTCACTTGGTGTGTTTACTAAAGAAGGCATGACCGTCGAAGCAATGCATACTCGACTGGATCAGGAAGAAGTTCCTCGTTATACGGATAACCCATACCCAGAATTTGAAGTAGCTGACTTCATTCAAGCCGCCAATGGCCGATTGTATGCACTTCAATTGCAGGACAATGGTAGTATCAAATATACCCATCATGGCTACGTTGAAACAATGCTGGCCAAGGCATTGCTAGGCCACCTGGTAAAAGATGGCAACAACTTGGTGTATCGTCGTGTAGATGATGATGTGCAAGTCCTATTGACGATTCGTCCCGGTGATTTCTTGATGCGGCGTATGGCTGATATGAACACTTATGCCTATTGGCTGGCTGAACGTGATGGTGAAACTGAGGAAGCAGAGTAAATGCATCAAATAAAAATTGAGCTGTCCAAGAAAGCAGAAGGCTTTAAAGAAGCTCTCGAAGTATATATCAAGCGTTATACCTCAACAGGTATGCAGGTAGAGTTCGGTACGCCTAATCTGGCGCCGTATAAGGACGCCAAACGTCGTCTGTGGCGTTTGCGCCAAGTGAATCCAGCGAATGTATGCGCTGTGCTTAAAAGCCCCGTATACAACGAATTAGACAACACGTATACCTTTACGGTTCATCCGGATGGTGGGCGGCGTGATGTACTGGATGCCTATAATGAAGAACTCATGATAGGTACCCGACTGATGAAAGACAAAAATGGCAAGGTAATTGAAATCATGCAAATCGATTTCATCCTGGCTAATGATCACATTGATACTGAACATGAAGAGTTCGGTAAAGAGAAGAAAAAGAAATGAACACATTGCTTAAGGTCGCGCTCATTCTGTACTTTCAGGTGTCATGGCTGGTATGTTGGCCATTCATGAAACGTACTCGCTATACCACAACAGCGGCTAAACTCAACCGTATTCCGAATATGGGTTATGGTTGTGGTGAAATCATCAAATTGTTGAATCGGGACTATGGGAGCGAAATGGAGGTCGAAGTACTCGGTGCACCTCGGTTCCGTTATGATCGCTTCCGTTGGACATTCCGTTATACTGACTGTACCATCGTTGTAACTGAATAAAAATATACCCGTGTTGATTATTGATTGCAGTGAAGTCTGCTGCTTTCAATAATCCACGAGGTGTATTCAATGACTCAAGAAGTTGCTATAGCTGTAACCCCTGAACCTATCGTTCAGAAAGAAATTAAAGAAGGTTTCGGTGTTGTCGAGAAAGACCGGAAACTTGCACGTATCGTTATTATCGATGACGTAATTAAACACCCTAATGCCGATGCACTGGAACTCGCTGTAATTGGTGGCTGGCAGCTCTGTGTTAAATTGGGCGAATACAAGAAAGGCGATCGGGCAGTCTACTGTGAAATCGATTCCCTTTTGCCACTATCGAACATTGAACTATTCGGTTTCCTGGAAGAACGACGTTCTGATAACCGTCGTGTAGATGGTGTGAACTATCACCGTCTGAAGACTATCAAACTGCGTAAAGAAATCTCGCAAGGTTTGCTGGTTCCTGTTCCGAATAAATTCAAAGATGCTCCAGTCGATACCAACCTGACTTTGGAACTCGGTATCCTCAAGTACGAAGCACGCGCCCCAATGGAACCAGGTTCGAAAGAAGCCCGTGGATCTGATTGGTACTCGCGTTTGGTCCGCCGTATCCTGGGGAACATTGGTGGTACACTGCTACCATGGCCTGCCCAATTGATGAAGTCTGACCAGGATCGTGTACAGAACAAAACTGTTGCTTTCGCTACAGCTCAGGAAGAAGGTGAAGAGTTCGAAGTCACCTACAAACTCGATGGCCAATCGATGACTGTTTTCTGTATCGATGACAACGGTATTCGTACTGGTGTCTGCTCCCGTAACTACGAACTGGGTATCGGTGGCGGCAAATGGACTTTCGCTGAACAGGTCCGTTACTGGGTTGGTACATTCCTGGTGCGTAACCGTAGGATTCTCTCTTGGAAGAAAACCAAGAATGAGGAAGGCGATGTCAAGTTTAAGATTCGCTGGAATGGTGTGATCATCCCTGAGTGGAAAGCCAAGACTGAAGGTGGCGATAACAACTATACCCGTACTGTTGCTAAGTACGGCATCATCGAGAAGTTGAAAGCTTACCAAGCTCGTACTGGTGAATTCATCAGCCTGCAAGGCGAACAGATCGGTCCAGATATCCAATCTGGTTTCGAAGGTGTAGAAGAGCACGAATACCATGTCTTCAACGTATACCGCAATGGTAACGAAGAAGTACTGCCAGAAGAAGCTCGCGCAATCGTGGCTGAACTCGGTCTGACATACGTTCCAGTAATGCACGAACGTTTCGTAATCCCGAAAGAATGGACTGTTAAAGATATCTTGGCTATGGCTGAAGGTCAACGTGCTTTCAATCAGAAGAAAGGTACCTACCGTGAAGGTGTCGTATTCAAGTCGCTGAAACGAGTAATGTCGTGGAAAGCAATTTCTACGGCATATTTGCTTAAAGTCAAAGACGAGTAATCAAACATATCTGAAACCTGTATCACTAGTGGGTAATTGAAGGAGGGGTCTAATGATAACCCTATACATCAAGACCCATCTAGTGACGGGTCTCAAATATTTTGGTAAGACCGAGAAACGGGATATCTACCGTTACAAAGGGTCTGGTAAAAGATGGTTACGCCATCTGGCTGTACATGGTAATCACGTACACACTGAAATTGCAGCTCAATTTGAAGATATCGACAAAGCCACAGAATTTGGAATAAAATTCTCGATGGAGAACAACATTGTGGAATCTCCAGAATGGGCCAACCTAATAGTGGAATGTGGCATAGGTGGAGCTAACTTCGGGTCTACTCTAAATGACCCATTGGGAATAGTTAGAGAAAAGATTTCTGATGCTTCTACAAAGATGTGGCAGAATGAAGAAAAACGTAACCGTATTGTGGCGACACATAAGAAGCGTTGGACTCCAGAGCTGAAAGAAAAGAATAGCGTTATGATGAAAGGCCTTTGGACGGATGAACGTAAACAGGCACAATCCCGACTATCTAAGCGTCTAGCAGCAGAGGGTAAAATCTCAGCAGCGCCTATTCTTATCCCTAAAACAGTTGCCCATAAGAAAGCCATTGCTGCCGCATTAAAAGGAAAAGAGAAGTCATTAGAGCATCGCCTAAATCTAAGTTGGATGAGGATAGGTGGGGCTGATGGGTTCACCAATTACTTGGATTATGCAAAGTACTGCTACGAAAGATACCATATCGGTATATCTGGCCCGATGATTGCTAGAGATACCAATACCGGTAATACCGCGGTATATAAGGCTATCAAATGGTGGCCAGAGCTTTCTACGAGCTATCTGTTGAAGAAATCTGACGAATAATCCTAAATGGGCCTTCGGGTCCATTTATGCCATGGTGACTAGATGATCTACGACTTAATTGGTAATCAGGTTCACTCTGCACCAAAACCCCATCAAGTTAAATACACAGAAGGAAATAATGTGTCTCAGTTCTATACCAAAGGCAATGGTCGTGAAGTGACAGCTGTAATGAAAGCATTGGTTCCAGATACGTTTACCTGTATCCAAGAGATCCTTGCTAGCCTGTCCCAAAGTGTTTCAGATACATTCAAGGTATCTATCTGCCAGAAGAAACACTTCTTTAGTCGTCAGGTGTGGGAATACGCCGATGTGCGTAACTACAGCGGAGATATTATTTTCGAATCGAAACGCCAGATAGTTCAAAAACCCAAACCGTTTAATATAGCCCAAGTTGTAGGCTAATAATAAAGAGATCTAACCGTGAAACGTTTGCTAACTATTGCTTTCGCCGTGCTTATTGGTGCTATCCTGGTGGCTGGTACTTTCGTTCAAATGCAACTAACGGTTATCAAAACACATCAATTGGAATCGAAATGAAAAAGCTTTGTATACTCTGGATGGCATTGCTAATGTCGTCCTGTGTTGCTAGCCCGTCTTATGCGGCATGTGCAGCTAAAGCTACAATGGAGGAAAGTAAATGATTGAACCAAAAGTAATTCGTAGGGTCACTACCCGTGCAGTGATCACTGATAAAACTGGCCGTAATTACGAAGGCCTCCAATTAGGTCATGCTGAACGTTGTGGTAATAATGAACTGGATGGTATTCCATTCTACCTAACCACAGATGCCAAGCTCTGGTCTGATGATCAAATGGCACTGTTTGGTAAGTATATACGTGGTGCTGATGCCGCTGTTGATTACGCAGTTTGGGAAGTGACCCATGGCGACAATGAACAATACAAAACTGTGGTATATCCCGGTGACCTCATTCTTTTCGTTGATGGCAAAATTATACCAATCATTGGTGAACAAGTCAACCTTCTATTCGATGTTACCACCTATCAAGTCGAAATTCCTGTTGAACCAGATCCAGAACAACACGTGGATAAAGCTACATAACTCTGGTGGTGTTCGATTGGCTTTCCATTGGGCCTGAATATAAACATTCTCTTTTCGAGGTAATCAAAAATGGCTAAGGCTATCCGTTATAAAGATGGTACCTGGATGCAGGATGGTACAACAGGTCATGAATTGGCGACCGCCAAGAAGACCAAAGAACTAGATAAGCATATGGATGATCTTGACAAAATTTGGCGTAAAGCTGAAGGTCGAGTCCCTGCCAAAGAACTGGATGAACGGGGACAGATGCTGGAAGGCAGAATCCCATGGGACCCTGTTCGTCTAAAAGAACTCACAGCCGAAAGGCTGGCGACATGAGGTAGCAACATGAATGAAGAATACGAAGGCTTTATTACTAATGAAGAGTGGATCTAATGAAAGAGATCGATCTCGGATTCATGGACGAACGTCCTGACATCTAACGACATATTGGCTACCCTTCGGGGTAGCCTCTATTCCCTTTTCTTTTTTTGTACATTCAAACTTTTTAAAAGCCTATATTACTTTTGTGATATTGCCAGAAAGAATTACCCTTTCTCGCAAGAGAAGGATTTCAATATTAAAAAGGAGTTAAGCTATGTCATTTACAGCTGTGTTATTCTCCACCATGATCGGCTTGTCTGGTAGTGAACAATATCCCAACACACTAAGCCAAGAAAAGATTGAATTCCGTGGGTTGAATGCAATGGCACAATGTCGTTCATTCGAGAATTCACTTCACACTAAGGCGCCTGCTACTCAGGGCATACGTAAAGTATCGCGCGATAAAGTAGGGGTTAGTGAAATACAGCGTGAAACTTATTGCGTGCAAACAGAACCGTAAGTGTTGACACGATAAAAGCCGTCACTTATAATGATGGCTCACTCACAGTAAGTAGGGATGCAAAATGAAATATGAAGATCTGTTACTTAACATCACCCAGTCCCGTGTACGGTATCTGGTAGATGTTCTTAGAGCAGCAGTGGCGGAAGGTCGTGAGACACATAAGCCACAAGGAATTGCGGTTACAGAAATTCTTGCAGCATTTAGCCTTAGTGACGTAGAGCGCAAGGCACTTCAAAGAGAGGTGATTGAACGCCTTCGCAATACTTAACGACTAACCGAGCCCTGAAAAGGGCTCATCTGTTTCTAAGGAAAAGAAAGAGGTTACAATTGAGAGTGTTCAGAATTGAGAGAGCGAATGGGGAAGGACTGTATGGAATCTGTGAAGGTGCCGAATACAAAGATTCCCTAGCCGCAAGCTTACCCGAATACTTTGGATTCTATGGGCGAGCATGGCAACCACCGCCAAGTGAAGATGGTCTTACACGAGCAGACACCGTCGAAGGAATGTTGTACGGGTTTGCCGGTATAGGCCAAATGTGTAACTGGTTAGGCGATTGTCCGTTTGATGAACTCTATGCAAAAGGAGGACGTGTAATCGTACTGGATGTTAAAGAAGCGCAGTTTGGTTACAGCCAGTGTCGTTTCTATCCAGAGAGTGTTATTTTCCGTGAAACTCTAACCCTTCAAGAAATAGAACAGGAATTACCCTATGTCAATGTACAGCGGTTTGCAGCTTGATATCAAACTGCGTGATGATATCCCACCAGCTATCATCGTGTGGCTATCGAAACATACTCTTGGCGATGGTAACATCCCTGAGATCAACGATCTGTTCAGCTCGGGTGTTCCGTACTTCGAGAACTGGAAAGGTGGTTCGCTGGTCTTCAAAGAAGATCACTGGCATCTGAAATCGAATGGCGTAGGTTCTCGTTATGATGATAACAAACTTGCGTTCTTCTTGCATGAACTCCAGCCTTGGATGGTTGTAGACGAAGGCCGTGTATTGGCTCGACTAGTGTACGAAGAATCTGAAACTACTGAAGAGATCTTTTGGATCGATCCAATTGATACTTTGGTACGTCGCCGCCGTGCCACCCGTTATGGTTGGGGTGGATCTGATTCTATCCTGGGTGTTGATGCAGAACCAGAAGATCGTCCTGGTTTCTCCACCGACCATCCAAAGACCTGGGATGCGGAAGATCTTGCGAAGTCACTTGGGCATGAGCACAATTATCCACAGCCAGCATTCTTAGACTGGAAAGTATTTAACTTCCCAGTTAATCCAAAGGTCAATGTAAAAGCAGAGACCAAACGTATTCTGGCAAAACAACATAATGACGGGCACGTAACTAACGTACTCGCGGAAATAGCTAAGATGGAAGGGAAAACAAAAGAATGAACATCGTAACTTGGCGTGATGCTCGGATCGTGTTGGTTAAGGATAGCCTGTTGTCAATAGCGGCGCGCCTTGGTTATATGGGTACTGAACAACTCAACGAAGTACCAGTCTGTCAAGCCGTTGATGGTTGGAACGTAAAGGTCTACGGTACCCAGGGTATCGGTCAACGCATCAAGCATGTAATGACTGTTGAGATCTGGCACACTGATCCTGGCACTCGCCGCTGGAAATTCACAATCGATGTGTTGGGACAGAACCAATGCAAGAACTGTTATTTCCCTGATCTGCATGGTAGTGACCGCCCTATCGATCGGATCGGTGCCAACGAGTGGGAGGATCTCTGCTTTCTGCCAGAGATCTTTGGCGACTTCGTTGCAACAGAATTGCTCAACCATTACAAACGGGGATAATAATGCAGCAGCCATTGAACTGTGCAATCGGTAAAGAATTGGCCGAACACATGGTCAAGGGATTGGTCGATCGTTTCTTGGAATACGGTTACCTATCCCTGATTAAACGTTGGAGTAGAGAAGACAAAGCATTCTATACCTGGGTCACTCCAACCCATGAAGAGACTGTTAAAGTACATGTCATGCCAACTTGTTTCACCATCTACCGTGATGGCTTTGAAGGTACGGCTGACGCGTATGAAGTGACCATCTCGTTGGACATGAATTTTAATGTGACTACCGTGGAGATCAAATCCGAGTCCCATGCATTTCTCACTGTTGCCACTGATCTGCATCGCGTACTGACATCTACAATGAACAGTATCGATTCGTTCGGTAAACCAAAAAACCCACAACAACAAATTGACTGCAGCTGCTAAGGATTAGTAATGAAGATGTCTACTACTGCAAAACGTATTGGTTTGGCTCAAATCGAAGTGGTTGTCAAGGACTTCATCGCTAGCGGTTTCCTGGCGATGTTCACTACGATTAATGCAATGCACACTTTCCGTGTGGCTGAGAACCAAACCCTGGAGCTGCGTTATGCAGATGCCGGTAAGGTTAAGCGTATCTATTTTACCCGCATCAATGAAATCTCTGGACGTAAAGATGTAATCGTCTATATGTTCAATCGTGGCGATCTGGCAGAAGTGACTGTTGAACCTACTGTTGGTGGACAAGCCCAGAGTTACATAGCTCTGGCATATTGGTTGGCAGCAGCTATTACCACCATCCAAGATAGCCTTACCGTGGATGGGGAAGAACGTATTTATTATCCAGGCGGCACTGGGTATTCTGCAATCGATGGTGATAACGCTGCAGAGGCATTTGTTCGTATGCGCAACAATGGTACCCCAGGTGTAGCAAATTGAACCAGCTTAGCTTGTGGAGCCTGTTAATGCCGTATCTGGGTATCTTTGGGATATCGGGTACATGGTTTACTTTTCGTGCCTTTGTAACAGGCTGCGAAGCACGTAACTTTGCTTTGCAGTTCAAGCCTGGTATTCATGGTAATGAATATCGTGCACGATATGAACGGATGTTCTACTACTTCACGATGATGTGTGTAGCTGCATCTCTCATGTGGATGGTTTTTACAGCTCTTCTATTAATAGCCTACTTCGGGAGCGCCAATGGATCATCTTGAATTACCCTGTATTAAGATGCTGAACCAAATCTTTAAAGGGGTGCAGCTACAACGCTTCAAAATGGAAACTCAAGCAATCGGATACCTCACACAAGCGGAAGGTATGTGGTTGACCCAGAAGAATTCTCCGATGTTGTATTCGGCAGATGACTGGGTTGGCGAGAAGTTCGATATCCACGCTTATGGTCCAGACAGAGTAATTCATTCTCAAAAGGTGTATGTAATCACCCATTATCATGATGAATGGAAACTAATTCTGTCTTCGCCAGAAACAACGATGGAAAACTTACCGCAGCTCATGCGTAATCTGCGTTTGGATGAAGCACTTGTCCCAGATATGATCCTACTGAATCTGGATCTATACCCACCTCAAGGACGGAGACCAAAAAAGGGTTGGCTGTACGACCCTAAAAACTATTTCTGGAGTTAAGACATGAAGCTACTTAAAATCATGCTGGCTACAGTTATCGCATTCGGGATGGTATTAAGCCATCCCGTTATGGCGGTACCTGCACCGACCCAAGAGACAGGAATCTCTACAGCAACATGCCAAACTGCAGGCCGTTATATCGCGGATGTAATTCGGATGATACAGGAAAGGCGTAGTAACTTCGAGATCATGTCATGGCTTGATAGTGTTACGCCCAATGTCAAGGAAAACCCACACGCTTACTTAGGTATGGTGATGGTAAAACTAAATGTCGTATCCGTTAGGTCTGCTTTATCAAAAGCGTACAAGCCTGACGTGATACGGCAAAAACAAATTTCTGATTGCGTAGCCAATGAAGGCACGCAATTAATGGTGTATGGAAAATCCCAATGAAACTGGAAGTAATCAAACAACTGAATGAATTGTTCGGTGATCGTTACATGCCGTCGAATGATCTGTTTCGTAAATCCCTGAATACTGTGGCTACTCCAGTTATGGGGTGCAGGAAAGCAGTGCTGTGGATCATCGTTGATAATGGGCAACGTGGTGAAGATGTGACACGTCGTCATTATGAAACCATGTTGGCAGAAGATACCCTGCTAACTGGTAAAGAACAACTGATTGACCCGTATGGTGGTCCTCGTGAACTCGCTGTGCGGTTGCTGCAACAAGGTTACGAAATGAAGTTGACTTTGATTCCACCTGGATTCGAAGAAACCCAGAAATACATCGCTCTTCAGTACTCGGCGATGCAAGCTGAATTCAAAGATGTCCAGGCAGTTTGCTATAACCTCGACAACCGGGTAATGCCGGAAGATAAACTAAGCATAGAAGGAATTGATGAATGAGAGCTATCCTCGCTACATTCGCTTTGATCCTACTCGTTGTAGTGGGTGGACCAGTTAAAGCTGAACAAGTCTTCGGCAATTTTGCTGTAGAGAAGCTTCCGATTACTCCAGCTGTATGTATCGAAGTTGGGGGATTGACTACGCTGGTAGTTGACCGGATGCAGCAAGGATCTACTGATCTCGTATTGGTGAACGATCTGTCTATGATGGCTCAACGTGATGCTGCTAATGATACCAAGTATCAAGCAGATCTCATGGTCAGTACGGCTATTCCTTATATCCGTACACAGTTGAATTCACCTGAGACTCTTGCATTCCTCAAGAAGTATCCAGAGCAGAATAAAAGCTCTGCGATTGCTTTAAGCATGAAGATTAAATGTTCCAAACTAGAAGGCACAACTTACGATGTGCCAAAACGTAATAAACAAGGAGTTAAATAACATGCATAAATTACTATTCGCTGTAATCTGGTTGATCGTGGGTTCGTTCGTAGCTTTCGCTGCAATGGCAACTCCAAACTATCCGATCGATTACAGTACCAAAGAGAAAATCCTGATCACACCTAAAGTGTGCAAGGTATACTACGACACCATGAATCTGGCATTGAAGAACTATGCCGTAAATGTTCCTTATCTGGAAATTGCTGAAGCTCTAGATAAGGGCATTCTGGAGAACATGGTTGATGATGAAGAATACGCTGGCCGAGCTATGGCCAGTGAGAACCTGTCTGTAGCTACTGATGTTGTGCGCAATGATTCATTATTTACAACCCCAACGATCGTCACGCGGATGGATGCAGCTGATCGTATCGTTGCTGACGTATATCAACATTGCCGACAAATCGTCGGCGAAACCCGCGGTGTGTTTGCACGCCGCAAATAAGGAGGAAGTAATGTACAACAAGTACATACATAAACCATTATCTTACCTCATCGGATTTACTGTAGCATGGGTATTACTGGGCGCTTTTGCCCCAGTAGTATCAAGGACATTTACCACTATCGGCAACGATACATTGGTTTGTAGTCAAGAATGGGAAATCATTCGCTTTAAAACCAATTGCCGTGTAGATGTTTCTCATACCGGTCACTGATATTGCGCTGCCCTTCGGGGCGGCTTTGTCTGTTTTTTTTTGTCCCGACTCGAAAAAATCTCAGATCTATATTACTGTATTGAATTAGTAATCAAAAGAATTCGTGAGGTAACACCATGTAACCTTCAGCCGGAAATAATAACTGTAGAACATTTGCTATAGGAGCAAACAATGGCTTTTACTAAATTAGCTATTGTCCGTGGAGAATGGCAACTTGATCCAGATCAGGTATTCCGCCTCTATGTGCGCCCAACTCTCGAACTCATCGACCGTGCCGGAGAAACGCACCATGTACCAGCATTCGCAACAACTGCCCGAAGAACAAGTGATCCACGATCAACAACGTCGGGTACTCTCTTTTGCTCCTCCTCCGAAACCAGTGACTCGTTTGGGGGAAGACATGGGCAAGACTTCACCGCGTCCGACCAAAAGTGGTTGGAACCGTTAAGTCCTGATCAAAGCTTTCACATGCTTGGGGAATTGTCTAATGACAGTTCTCCGATTATGGCCGCTTTAATATCCCGCTCAGCTATTCAATGGCTAGCAACCGATATGGAACCAGAACTCGTTTGCATCGATGATGCGATAGAGACTAATCAATTCGATGGACAACTCATCGAAATCCTCAAACGCTTCAAGGTAGGATAATAGTGGGCATGTATAAAGACGAGTTAAAGAATATCCCGTCTAAGGAAGACCTTCTCCAAATTGGTCTTGTTAAAAAAACTCGCTTAGTTCTTGAGCATGTTAAGGAAGAGTTTTCTGAAGAAGGTGCATATGCCCCTTTTGCTAAAGCTCAGGATACTCCTTCTTGCTGGAAGTGGTATGTTGAACTTCCTTTTGCTGTGTCGGAAATTGAGCAGCATGCTGTTCGTGACGCACTGGCCGAGAAGTTATTTGACCACATCCATTTCAATGACCACCATGCGTTTGAAACGAACTTCACCCGTATGTCGATCACTATTAACAAGGGCGACAAGTAATGTGTCATATCCACCATGATCCAGATGCAATCATCCAAGCATATACCGATGAACTCGTCGAACGAGTTATTAATGAAGTCATGAGTGTGCACCGGGAAGGACGTATGCCCGCTGTTGTACGTGTGACAGAAATAGGCCTTGGATTCCAACAATTCATCGCCGAACATATTCATCACAAGTCAGCTGCTGCTAAACGCATTGAGCAAGAAATGAATAGTCTTGGATTCGTAGAAGTTTACTTCGCCAACCAGGAAGTGGATGGACATAGTACGTCCATGGAATACACCCTCACCACCCTCGATAAGTTCGAGGAAATGACAAATGTTTGATCTGGCCAAGAGTGATGTCTTTAAGGAAGGTGATGTAATCGTTACCTTCAAAGAGGGTGACGATGAAACGAAAACCAAAATCATTCGCACAATGAGTGATTTGGGGTTACAACAGTGGGCTTACTCCAAACGTGTCGATGATGGCTGCGAACAATATCTGTTCGTAAGTGATTACGATCAACGTAAGGAAGATCATCTTCGTAGCTGTATGAATTCGTTGTTCCTACCTGATGACGTTAAAGCAAAGTTGTCGGAACTGGCGGTATGACACAGTACCCATGCGATACCCTGGCGGAACAGCTCCGTAAGATGCGTAATGAGTTCTGGTGGCTTACTCCTGAACATGTGGCACTACCAGGCGAGTACATCATCAATCAGTCTCACGGGCGATTCTACGAGTCTTCAGAAGAACTGGCTACTCGACGTCGTGAATGGCTAATTAACAATGCGGGTAAGACTGCGTATCGTTTCAACTTCGATGGGGACGCTGAAACTTTATACGTGGGTTCGCTAACAAATGAGGACGAAATCGTCTTCTCATGGTTACGCGGTGAGGATAACAAACATGGCAAAGGAACTATTCCCGGAGAACCTGTCATTTGAAGAAGTCTTAGCTAGTGTGGCGGGTGGAGCATTAGTGCGCAACCGTCATCTGCCTGAGACAAAAGAAATGCCAGAACCCATCCAACAGACGGACCGATTGGAACTCAAACCAAATCCAGAATACCTGGTGGATGTACACGTATGAATGCTCGCACCACAGGCATGATCAACGCGCGCGAAAAGCTGCTTGGTGATCTACTTGATGCAAATCAACAAGTCCAAGATAAACTCGATGACCAAGATCTTGGTTTTACCATTGATCAAGCTGTCGCAGTTAAAGGTGCTATCCAAGACACCACACTGTTGACGCTTCAGGCCATCGAGTCGCAAGCTCAGATTTTCCCGCATCAACCACCTGGAGTAAAACTGGGTAACCAACCCTTCTTTGATGACGATGAGTTATCGGAAGCTTATATTACTGCAATCAACTCGTAAGGAACAACATGGATACTGAAGAACTCGTTGAATCCGTTGCAGAGGCTAATGACCTCAAGCAGAAAGAAATTCTAGATGGCCTGGTCGGTATTCGTATCGAAGCAGAAGCCATGCCTCAAGTAGAAGGCATTCATCATGCGATCTCTGAAACTGCCCGGTTGTATGAAGGTGCATTCGTTCTGGAAGTAACAGCTAATGGCTGCGCTACAGAATTCATGGGTGCTGCTGATCGTTACCTGGAGTACGTCAACTCGTGATGCATTCTGTTCCTGATGCCAAAGTCATGTCTGCAGCAAAGCTATTCGTTGACTGGTCACGTAGTGTCGATGAAGACGATTTCGATGCTACAGCACAAGGGCTGGAAGCAGTCATGGATATTCTGGCTAAAGCAGAGATTATCCCTCTTGATACTAAAGAGCGTTTGATTGCAACTATCGGTCGTCTTAACGATGAGGAAGATAAGCTGTCACTAGCTGAGTTCTTCGGAGAGACCCATGCCACTACCGCTACCACCGGAAACTGACTGGCCAGAGGACAGCAGCCTCGATTATGATGTTGCTAAAGAACTGGCTGAGTTGGGTATTCCGCACCCACCACATGGGGGCCAAGGGCCTTGGATGGCTTATGAAACACCATCCTGGGCACTGAAACCAATGCGTGCAGAAATGCATGAATGTTACACCGAACTAATGGGGCGTGTAAAAAATGACGTCCCCATGCAATACCATGCAGTAATCAGTGATGTCGTACAAGAGGCAATTATTGACACTGCGATTATTATCAACAACAACGTTGATATGATCGATGAATCTCACAATCATGTCTGGGGTTTACATCTGAACCTCTTTGACCACCCAATAGGAAGCACTGCAATGACTGACAAAATCGTAGAAGCCAACGTTGAATCCCGTGATGTGCTGATCGTAGCAATCAATGATGTTCGTTCCCAAGCCAATGGTGAAGTCACCATCTCTGCTGCTGTTGATCTGGCTATCACCGGTACTGTGATCGCTGTTGAACAAGCTGTTCTCACCGGTGGTGTTGGTTCCGTTGTTGATCTGAACGAAGAACTGAACAAGAACTGGGCTGAAGCGGTAAACTCTTAATGACAGCTGTATATCTGGAAGAAAGTGGTCTGGGTGTAACACTCAAAAGCGATCGTGACTTTACCGTTATGGAAACGCTAGCGAAGTTTGCTGATAAAGGTATATCTACAGAGACCTTGACAGAAGTAGCGACCTTCACCGCTAATCGCGCTATCGAACATACCCTGGCCACGATTGAAACAACATTGTTGGCTGGTCGTAACGGTGGTGAAGATCCGGTGCTCGCTGCTGAATGGGCGGAGGCTATTAACTCTTAATGGCGCTATCCCTTAAAGAATCGGGACTGTTCCATCTGTTTGACCGTGATCGTGACCAATTGGTTTGCGATGCATTCAAAGACGCACGTGCCGAGACTGGTGCTCTAACCACCGCCTCGGTCGTTGCAGCAATGGATCACCTGTACGACAGAACAGTCGGACAAACGTTGTCCGCTTTAGATAGTGTGGGCTTCTTCACGATTGCCGACGTTAAAGCTGGAACAATCACCGATATCGTAGAACAAGACATGGCGGACCAGTGGTTCGCTGCAATCAATTCGTAAGGAAACAAGATGCTCCCTGTATATTGGCAAGGTAGTGTAATTGGCGCAGTCATGGGCCTCATCGTGATCGCTGTGTTTGTTACATGGTTGATCCGTTCCAAAGCTGAATGGCTGGTGTGGTTTACTAAACGTACCCGCTGGTTGACTGCAGTATCGCTCCCGTTGATCTGGCTGCTTACATTCGTGAACATCGGTATCCACAATGTGGAAGGTGATCGTGCTAGCTTTGACCAAGTAGGTAAGTTAGTAGATAAAGATATCCCTAAGGTTACTCGGGATACACTTTCGCCAGAATCCGTAAAGAAAGCAGCTGAAGAATCTCGCAAAGAGATCGATGCTGGTAATCTGAACAAGTAATCCCCACGCTGTACACCATTCGAATTCAAAAGGAAATGTTGCATGAAATTGCTGTCTGTTATCAAGTCTGCTGCACTCGCTATGATCGCTGTCGTTGCTCTGCAAGGCTGTTCATTCGAAGTCATCCCACCTGCCTTCAAAGGTAAGATTCTGACTACCTCTGGTTACAACCCAGAGATCCTGGAACCGGGTAAAGAAACCCTGTGGGGTCGTGATGAACTGGTGCTGCTGGAAACTGGCACTCGCACCGTTGCTGAAACCATTACCGTGAAGATGGAAGACAAACTCGACTTGACCTTCGACGTTCGTTTCCGTACTCGCATCGGTGGTGACAAGAAAGTCCTGAACCAAATGTTCAATGACATTCAAGTCAAAGAAAAGCGTGTGACCCTGCAGCAAGTCTACGGCGTGTATGGTCTTGACGTGGTACAATCGGTATCCCGTTCGGTTGTTGGTAAATACAAAACCGAAGACGTCGGTGCTAACTTCGACAAGATCACTGCTGACCTCGCTGATCGTCTCGTGAAAGCAATGGCTAACTCGCCACTGGAAGTATCGAACGTCACTCTGGGTAACCTGAAGTATCCGAAGGTTATTACTGAAGCGATCGAGAAACAACAAGAGCGCCTGCTGGCAATCGAAACTGAAACTAACCAACAGGCTATCGAAACAGTTAAGCGTGATAACCAACTGCGATTGGCTCAACTGGACCGTGATATCGAACTGACCAAAGCCAAGACTCTGCGTGACGCGAACGCCATCACTGCTGACGGCCTGAGCCCTGCACTGTTGCAATACCGTGCTCTTGACGTACAAGAGAGAATGGCTGAGAACGATGCTGCTGTATTCGTACCATACGAAGCTTTTGGTACCGCTGGCATGTCTAATCGCATGTTCAGCAAGTAATATGAATGACACGATCCAAATGTCTGAGCGCTTACAGAAGGCACTTGGTAGTATCTCCGATGCACGTAAGCAAGCTGAATATGATCGTGTAGCCCATCGAAATATCTTCATGGGTGCGATCGTTGAAGGATTGGCTGAGAAAGGCAACAGTGGTACATTCTTCGAGGGTAACAAGGAGGCAGCTACTGCACACCGAGTTGGTCTACGTGAAGGTGCTGCTGTTGTTATGAGTGTTATCGATCGAATGGACGCAAGTCTTGAGATTGATGAACATTGTATTAACCTGCAAGCCAATGATGATTTCACTTATACAACGGTTTCAATGGAAGCAGCATTTGCTGCATCTATTAACTCCTAACAGACGCCTCCCTTCGGGGAGGCTTTCTGCCATTTTCTTTTGTGAGCTTACAGATGAGCCAATACGAAAAAGCATTTGAAAATATTCATCGGGATATCTCTTGCGGAAGTTATGCACGTAACAGCCCATGTCCAATTGACCAGCGTTATGCAGATGGCTTGGATGAAGGCATGCGGCATGGTGTAAGAGTTACGCTAGATATCTTGGAACTCCATGGCCACTTGGTGAACGAGGAAGCCGGTAAAGTATCGATCCAGAACCAATGGGATGGTTGGTACCACACTATGCTCGATGAACATGTCGACGTTATTAACGGATAAACAAAATGATACCCACCTCAAATGAATTCTTTGTTGGTTTAGTGGGACATATTGCTAAATTTACCAGTGATGATACTGAAGATGGTTTAGCGCTAATCCATGAAGGTGCGGCAATGACTCTGGACTACATCGCTCTGCAAACAATTCGTGATAACCCAACAGGTGATCACTCAGATGTTGTAACAATGTCTGAATGTTTTCTGCAACATGTAGAGATGTTCTATAAGAGCCCAGAAGAACTAGCCGCGGAATAAAACACGCATAGACATTCTCTATGTACTAACACCCTCGGAACACGGACACCATGAAACAGAAAATCATTGCCTTCTTCTACGAATATCGTAAGCCTATCGGTCTTGCTCTCGTAGGTGGATGCTATATCGCTTTCGCAACTCTCTCTGGCCTCAGCTGACAAAAGGAAAACTGTAATGTCTCCCGCTCTTATTCTCTCCCTCGCCGCTATCGTAATCATTCTACTCGTTGCCTACTATGCGTGGGTTGGTCTCATCAATGCTACTGGTGGTAGCTTGAAAGAATGGGTAGATAGTGACTTTCCTGAAATCAAGCATACGCCGAAAGCGACATGGTTGACTGGATTTAAATATCGACAACATGGCTTGTCTATTAAAGCTAAGTTGGATGTACCGATCTGCCTGGAGTATGATCAGCAAGAATACCTCGGTCGGTTCTCAGTGGTTGATACATTCGCCCGTTCAACTAGCCCATTGGATGGTGCAGACCAGAATCATGAAAAAGATCTAGTTGCCTATGACTACGGTCTGGAGCTGGAACTTATGAAAGGTGGTCAGATCGCAATGCGTGTGGTCTATAACCGTATTAGTATTACTGACATCGAACCAATCATTGAGGACTCTGCCTGTGAGTGACTATCCAAAAGCTACCAAAGTGGAACTTGAAAAAGCGTACGCCTTGGTTAATGAACTAGAAAAAGAACTTGTAGCTGATGCACAGATGGCTCGTGGGATATTGTTCGCAGAGATCCAAGCTAACGTATTGGATCAGAACCCACCTAAGTTTGATAAAGGGGCAACCATGACTCAAGCTTTCCGGATGGGATTGGATCGTGGTGTAGACTGTGTATTGAATGCAGTAGACACACGGAGTATCCTGATGATCGATGGTAACGACCGAATGCTTAATGTGGACATCACCAGTGATGGTCCCGACATGTTGCCACTGGTAGACCTGTGGGCCTCCTACATTAATAGCTAGGCTTTGTGTGATCTTATGTATCTACGTTTGTAGATCTCATTCTGATCACAAAGGAGTCAATAATGACTATTCTGAACAAAGCCGGCGCTGTTGCTGCACGTGTAGCACAGGACATCACTCCACTGGAACTGTTTATCAATGAACACCTGACTACTCAGCGTGTCATCGATTACATCAGCAACACCGAGATTGAAAACCCGTCTATCCGTGTTAACATCGATGGCGCTACCCTGACCACTCCAGCCGTAGCTGCTCTGAAAGCATCTATTGAAGCCGCTGACTGGAAAGACGTTGAAGTCATCCAAGAAGCTAAGCGTGTAGTTGTAGCTTTCTCGGTTCTGCCTAAGATTGACGTTTACGTCGCCACTGTTAGCCCAGCATCTCCAACTGCTGCAGTAGCTGGTACTGTGCAACTGGTCGTTACTGTAACTAAGAACGGCGAAGCTTACACCGCTACTCCAACCTACACCTCTGGTACTCCAGCCAATGCCACCGTCTCCTCGACTGGTCTGGTTACTGGTGTTGCAGCCGGTACTTCTGTTATCACTATTGCCGAAGCTGGCAAGTACAGTGTTACCAAGACTGTTACCATCACTGCTTAATATATTGCCTCTCCTTCGGGAGAGGCTTTATGTTCTTTTTTTTTTATTTAAAAGTTTTAAACGCCTATATTACTTTTGTGGATTCATTAGCTAAGGGGAAAAGGCCATGACTAAAATAAGACCGATCGCGAACGCACAGAAAAGCTGTCAGTGTTCAGCAAAGATCTCGTAAGAGACCCGTTCACTGATCGATGCCTTATGTCCGTATGCACCATGAGCAAAGGAACTCACTGATAACCAGATGCCATGATCGTAACAGTACAAGTAACATTGTGTGACAACGGAAATAGTCTTTACTACTTAACCTTTACGGGCAGCGGTAAAGAACAAGAAGTCTTCGAGATGAAGACGGACATCATGTACTGAACGCCCTTATGTTTTAATGAAACAATCCCTAGCATGTCAACTACAATGACTATGCTAAGATCTCCGTAGACGGAGTGATTATTGATCCTACATAAAAGGGTCTAACCACTTTTGTCCACAGAGATACGTCCCTCACGGGACTCCATTTTTTCTTTGTCTGTTTTAAGAAACTGGAAAAGGTTATCGTAACATCATGAGCGAATATGTAATCGAAATTATCCGTGGGCGTGACAGAGTCTTCCTTTCTCGTAAAGAGAGTGGCCGAGCTAACGTTACTCCACAAGAACGCAATGCTGTTACCTTCACATCTCCAACAGATGCAAAGACGGTAATAGATGCACTGATGGAAAAATCCCCCGCCGACATTCGTAAACTGGTGAAGGTTGATGCTGGTTGGGAACAACCCATCCAATTGCTAGCACGTAAGAGACTGGGCAGTAGTCACATGACTACCAACGCACGTTTGTATCTATTTAAGGAAGCAGCATGATCTGGGAATTTACGGCGTATAATGGTACTGTTTGGAAAGTACCCTATCAAATGGATCTGGTCGAAGCATTGGAACTGTTCTATGTTTCGACTAGCCTCACTGATTACGATATTAAAACAATCGTTAACCTCCACTAAAAGGAATTAGTCATGATCGAGATTAAAGTTAAGCCCCAGCATGGTAAAGGTCCTGGTATCAACATTCACGGCAAACACGTGACTGAATCGGTACACCAGATCTTCTCTCGTGTGATGTGTGCCAATCACATGGATAGCCCTTTCTATAAGGCTCGGAAAAAGTGCTCTGCTTTCTTTCAGGGTGGCTATGACGAACCTAAAGGCGAATGGCTATTCATCGAGTTCTGGGGTAGTGATTACCTGGACTTCGTTCAGATCATTCGTAAGCTGATTAATCATCTCGATAACGAGGGTAATCCGCTGCCGATTACTTATCACTTCCCTGAAGAAAAACGGGAACGCGCTGAGTTCATCCATCACGATACCCTACGTGGCAAGTACCAGAATAATGCTGACGGTACGAAGACACTGTTCCCTGTTGATGGGGATGATGTGATCGATCTTGTCTGGCATATCGAACACGAAGGTTTTGTAATCCGTCGGGAAGAGATCCATGTTGATCCATACGAGTGGGAAGAGAAAGGCTCCCTGGGTGTATTTCAAATGATCACCGAGGATACCACGGTTCCTTACATCTGGTTGCTCGGTGAGGACCTCCGCTTCCTGCCAACCAATGAAGAACAGCGTCGTCAAGTAGCTGATCTATTGGGTGAATTCAAAATCGCTTACACGCTGAAGAAGTTTGGTTATGAGTAAAGCGTTACAGTGGGAACTCGACTGGGTTGATGCTAACCCAGATCGATATGAAGGCCCATGGCACCGTGAACTGGTGAAACGGAACATAAAGGCTCGCTATGCAGCGAACCAATTATTCAAGGGTGAAGTGATTTACATCAAACGTCCTGAGACCCGTTACAAGTACTTGGGTCAGTCCATGGGTGCGGGGTGGCGACGTGATGAACGGCTATTCGTTTATTGGGATGCTGAAAAAGGTCAACTGTTCCATCGGGAACGAGAAGACTTCAAAGAACAAATGGGGCATTGTAAATGAAGACACTAGTTTATAAAGTAGGTGGAGCTGTACGAGATCGACTGCTGGGTATTCCTGTAACCGATGTAGACTGGGTAGTGGTTGGTTCTACTGCCGAGGAAATGTTGGCGCAAGGCTATCGCTCAGTAGGTTCTGATTTTCCTGTATTCATACATCCAGAGTCGAATGAGGAATATGCTCTGGCTCGTACTGAGCGTAAAACAGGAGCTGGCTATGGTGGCTTCACATTTCATGCCAGCAATGAAGTCACTCTCGAAGAAGACTTGGCACGGCGTGATCTTACGATCAATGCAATAGCTGAAGATGCTGAATTGAATCTGACTGATCCTTACGGCGGACTACGCGATTTGGATGCACGCATCCTACGTCATGTTTCTCCGGCTTTTGCTGAAGATCCAGTTCGTGTCTTGCGGGTTGCACGCTTTGCAACTCGGTACGCTAAGAAGGGGTTCCAAGTTGCACCTGAGACCATGGCGCTCATGCGGGGACTCAGTGAGTCTGGTGAACTAAGTGCATTAACAGCTGAGCGGATCTGGAAAGAAGTTTCCCGTGCACTGATGGAAGATAAGCCACAAGTCTTCATTGAAGTACTACGTGAATGCTCAGCCCTTAAGGTATTGCTACCTGAGGTTGATGCGTTGTTCGGTATACCTCAACCAGCAGTACATCATCCAGAAATCGATACCGGTATCCATGTTCTGAGTGTATTGGAACAATCTGCTTTGTATAAACAGCCGTTAACTGTACGTTGGGCTTGTTTGATGCATGACTTAGGGAAAGGCTTAACTCCATCTGAAGAATGGCCACGACATATCGGTCATGAAAAAGCTGGGGTTGCTTTGATCAAGAATGTTAACCAGCGATTCAAAGTACCAAAGGACTGTCAAGAGTTAGCAGTGTTTGTTGGCCAGTACCATACCAACAGCCATAAAGCATTTGAGCTTACTCCATCAAAACTGTTAGCACTCATGCATAGCTTTGATGTATACCGTCGTCCTCATCGGTTTGAAGAGTTTATTGCTGCTTGTGAGATGGACGCACGTGGCCGCCTAGGACTTGAAGATAGAGATTATCCTCAAGCAGATTACCTACGTGGAGCGATGACAGCTGTACGTAATGTGTCTATCCAACATCTGTTGGAGAAAGGCCTGAAAGGTGCTGTTCTTGGCGATGCAATTCGACTGGAACGACTTAATGCTTTGAAGGCACATAAGAAGGCAAACAAATGAGAGAACTAGCGGATGGCGAGTATGATACTTGTCCAATGTATGGCCCTAAGGTTTATATGCCAGACCGTCTGGTAAGAGTTGAAAAGAATGTGGTTAGCTTTGTCATTGATGACACGGTTACCCCAGATCCAAAACCAATGGGTTGGCCGCGCCGTTTCTCGGTACCGGACTTCTTCAGCGTTAACGTAATCTTCGATAAAGAAAAGAATAAGGTAATTTGAAAATGTCGAAATGTGTTATCTACACCGATACCCCTTCCCGTGGCGAAATGCCATACCGTGTATACCTGCAAGAAGCAGGTTCATTGGGTATGACCAAACCATTCTGGCTGGATGGTGAAGATCATGGGAAGTTGAATACCCTGGACTCGCGTTGTCTAATATTCCCAAACGCAAAAGAAGCTATCACATATGCTGAGATCTTCGCAAACGTACACACCCGATTCGGTGGTTGCCAAACTGTTGGTATCCATGGTATCACTGAAAACGGCAATGCCTGCCCTCCATTCAAAGTTGTTAAGCACGGCAATGATGAGATGGGCTGGACTAAAGAAAAACATGAAGCTTGGCAAGCCCGAGTAGACGCATGGAACAATATGTTAATCCCAGCACTGATCAGTCGCTCGGAGGTGGAAATCCCACGTCTTGGTGATGTAACTCCAAGTGAACTACTTGACCGTATCACTTACCTGACCGATAACTTAGTTGAAGAAGAACTCGATGAAGTTATCGGTACCCTGCAGAACATGGACCGCCTCGAGTTTCGATGCACCGATATCGATACTTATCCAGAATCGGCAACCATTCATTATACTCGTGATCATCTGCCTGCCATTGAACCTTACCATTGCTCGCTGACCATCTGTTCATTGAACTTGTTCGATGAGAAAGGTATCCAACAATTGAAAGACCTCGCAGCACGTGAGACAAGCGATGCATGAACAAGGCTTTATGCGCCGATATACTACGGCACAGAGTTACAAGTTCCACGAGATCGATGCCGATACCACAATGGATCAGATATCTCTAGCATTCAGTTGCTCTTATAGTGATTTACTTAGAGTGTATCCTGATGACCTACACTGGGACAATTGCCAGCATATGGGTTTCGGTGGGTATGGTTTATTCGAAGTTGTAGTATGCGTTGCTAATACGTCATACTGGAACAGCAAAGGTCCATTCGTCTACCAGCCAGCCCATGTTGTTTTCTATGGTGGTTCTATTGAGAAGATTCATGCTGAGGCAGAGAAATGGTTTCTTGCTAATCGGGATCTGAAGAACGAACTATATACTCATCGCACTGGTCATGAAATCACACCGGTACTATTACCGATGCGTTGTTACGAACCGTACATACCCAAGGAAAAGTAATGATTAGTTTGATTGATTACACCGCTCCCCCTTTGGCAGACAGTAGTGATATCGTCACAATGCTCAAGAAGTTCAATGTGAACGTACCTCTGGCTATCCGTGCGCGACTTCGAGCTACTCCATTGGCGATGTCTACGGCCCGTATGCATATGCGTTTTCGTGCATTTATTGGGACTAGCCATGAACAGTTCCTAGCGATGGTTGAACAGCTAAATACGGCTATTGTAATTATCCAAGAAACAACATCTGTCGATAATTATGCGCTCGAACCGCTGCGCAGTCGCCGTGATCTCATCGTTAGTATTCAAGAGGATCTGTTGGCACTGGATACGCTCATGACCGAATTTGGTTTGGTTGATCCTATGGACAAAACAGCTGTGGTAATCGAAGAACCGAAGTTTCCAGGAACTATCGGAGAAATCATGCGCCAAGCAATTAAATAAGAGAATAGAGATGAGCGTTAAGTTGATCAAGCGTGACAATGTGTGGGTTACTGAATTCTTAGGGAAAGAGCGGCACTTCATCATTGATACTGATTTGGTGACTTGGCGCTCACTCGGTGTACATCCGTCCGGTGCAGTCGAATTCCAAATCGATCTGGATGGTACTTTGGAGAACGTACGAAGTATCTTTACTGGGGAAGACATTGTGGAACTAGATATTCCTAAAGGTCACTCGGTAGCAGGAATGATAAAAGCAACGAAACCGTACGTGCATGGGGGTAAACATGCTTGAAGCAAATGCAGTAAACCTGGCTCTCCTTTTCACAGCGATAGTACTTTTCCTTTGGTGGCTAATCGTCTGGGTATCCAAGCCAGTAACATCTATCAAGTTCGATGCCGTTGAGCTTACGACTTTGTATGGCAATCAACGCATCATAGAGAGTACTAAGCTACAATCGCCATCAGGGGATAAGAAGCTTAGTACTGGACTGAATGACTTCTTTATCACGGTTACAGAAGGTGTGATCCGATATCACAATCATGGGGAAGCTGGTCTACTCAACCCAATCCTACGAAGCTCTGAGGACGTCTTGTTCTTCAGACTACAAATTCGTGTGGTCGGTGAACGGATCGTTAAGTTCGAACAGACCAATCTTTCTAAGCCGAATGCTAAATTGCTCTGGAGCAAAGCGTAAGGGATAAACCATGCTACAATGGCGGAGTTGGTTTCCCTGTAGGTATCTTAGTATCTTTAACAATCGTGAGGACTTAATAATGACAGAACAGCTTAACGCTGGACAGTTCCCAGTACTACAACGCACTAGCAATGGTAAGTACTTTGTACAGCACAAACAATCGCTACCTCAACGAGTAAGTCTCCCGAACGGTGAGACGGTTGAAACTGGTTTTGTAAAAGTTACCGGCACAGAATCCGTTAACTTGTATGCACTGTGCCAGAATAATGGCCGTAGTCAATCCCTGTCGATTAAAGCGATTGCTTATATCGATGAAGGCGATAACCTACAAGTGCATGATGTCAAACGTATGGCTCCGGCTGTATTGAATGATCCGGCCTATGGTAGCAAAGGTGCAGCCAAGATCGAAATTGGACATGTGACTAAAATCTGTGGACTGCGTTGGGGTTTCAATCTCAAGCTTGATCCAAAGACTGGTTACTGCACAATCGAAGTTGATCGGGAATCTCCGATTGTTGGTTTGAAATTGCAGTTCGATTAAACGGGGTCCCTTCGGGGACTCCTTTATGTTGTAAAAAATTATAGCCCTACATTACAATCTGGTGTAGGGAGAGATACATGCAACGACCATTAGTAAATACCATCCTCGACCAATCCTGGCGCACGAATAGTAAGGCAACAAAGAATGCTCAGCACGCTCCTAAAAATGACAGTCCGCGGAATCGCAGCATCCAAAGTAGAACCGGGTATGGTATTAACTGCAGCACGTGATATATTCGTTACCATTCTTGATAGACGTGGGGCACACCACGATATCTTGTTTGCTAACGAAGGGGATCAGGTCCGAGTAGAAGCACCTGATTGTTGCCGACCAGGCGACTTGTTTGTTTGTTCTAATGTTGACAACTTTGATGAAGTTGCCTCCGTAAATCCACATGACCTCGAAGACATGCTCAAGGAATATACCTGATGCAATTTAATAGCCTATATGAATACATCGACCAAACCTACGATGTACAACTGGATAAAGAATTTCTAAAGAAAGAAGCTCCCGGTCTGACTTATGTCAAACTGGTCCGAGTTCTTTCACAATTGAGGATCAGTGTGGTTGGTATGACTGCCGACCAACTGTTCTTTGAAGCAGTACGTTATGAACGTAATCTAATCGGCCAAGAACAAAAACGTCTTGAGCTTATGTTCCAGCTCGCCGATCTACACGAAATCATCGAAACCCTTATTCGTAAGTCAGGAAAGAAAAGCAATGACCAATTCGACGACAATCTCTTCGCCCAAGACATTAATAGCTAAAGAAGACTTGACCATGACTATTGGTGAGCATACTGGCACACTCGCCAAGAAAGGGGATAAGTTAACTCTGGTTGTACAGCATGACGGCTTCTTGGAAGTCATGGCATCTGATGGTACTAGCTTTTATACCAGTAATGATAAAGTAGTACCTGCCTCCTAAATCTAATGTGATTATAGGAGATAGCAATGTTCCAAGTAGACGATAAATTTTATACATGGTCTTCCACTATACATGGCCGTGGTTTTCGAAAAGAACTGGTGACCACTGGGGCATATGTGATAGACCACATTAGTTCTGGATGGGTAATGATCGGTCATTCACGTACGGTAAGTGCTGAGGTAGACAAACAAATTGCGTTACTGAAGGCTGGTCGTCATCCTAACAAAAGATTCCAATCGCAGTTTTCCAGTTTGAACCATGAGAGTTCATCGGACATCAAGCTGATGGAGTTTCCAGCTAAAACGGTAAAAGATGGCAAGCTGATTGAATCCAAGATCCGCGCTAGCTATACTGAGCAGGGCGGAACATTTTGCGTCACTAACTGAGGGCAAATGATGTTAGCGTATACCCAGATGCACAGCAAGACTGGTATTGAAGAAATTCGTCTGCTGGCTGTTGAAAATATCAGGGATGCTCTAGGCGATGCCCGCTGGGAATTCATGGTAACAGAACGCGATCCAGATGTTGCATCTGTATTAGCGACTGTTGGTAACAATCGCTTCGGTACTCCGGATATCATTCTGGGTTGTGGCGTAGCAGATCGTAGTCTTGGTGCAATGCGTGAATCCATGACTGATCTGATTGCTTACCTGGAATGGCATAAAGACTTCACCTCAGGTGATATCGATCTGGTTGATTATTATTCCTTCCTGCTGGAACATCGTGACTATAAAGAAGTCGCCCCCATCAGATCCACTGATCGCCTCCATCTGCGCCATGTAGATGCAGATCGTTGGATGTCTGGTATGGGATGGCAGCACGGTGCTTTCTATAATGCAGACGAACGCGAGAATGCTCGTTTCTTGCAATTTGTCTTGTCTGATGAGCAAGGGCGTTTGCCTTGGGATGAAGGTTACAGCTATATCAACCAACTGGTATTAGATTCGGAACCATTCGGTCGTAAACCTGTTGCCAAACCTGCACCTGCTCGTGCCCATTATTTGAACTGAGGTAGCAATGTCTGATCGTAAATTTGCTGTATGTGAATACGTCAAGTTAAACTGTGATGTCATGATTAACAAACCCGGTAGTGGTCAGGTGCTTTATGCATCTAAAGATACTGTGGTTCGTGTCATGTCGTTTGATCCAAGTCTGGATTCCCCTTATGGTGTCCGTGTTGATGGCGAACCTTATCGCAATGCTCCGGTTACCGAAGCTATGATGGATAAGATGCCAATGGGGTATGTACATGCCGAGTCCGTGGGACTATAGGTCCGATCAACGGCAAGGAGTAAACTGGGAACGTAAGTATTACATCGTACTGGCTGATGAAGCAAGTCAGCCATTGTACGAGTATGCCCGCATGGTCGGTAAGATTTACTCCAAAACAAAATCTAGTCGACAGGCACACTTTGCCGTACCGCGTAAAGAGAATGAACGCATTTACTTTATCCAGTACACTGATGCTCGGAGTGCAATGATTCAAATTGCAAAGACCGCTGTATCGAATGTGCCTGTTGGCCGTTACCACTTGTTGGTAATGCAAACCTATGAAAATGAACCTGTGGCTTGTTTGCCATACTACGTGAATAAAGAGATTACATATGACCCAAGTTCCGACTGAAGGCGATGCAAAACTTCTGGAAATGAAGTTGTTCAACAACTCGTTCCATCATTACACCCTGGACATCAAAGGTTCCGACGTTAGTATTACGTCTAACCAAGAATCCCAAGACTTCAACGTGTATCGTCCTATCCATGGGGACACTACTCGGATGATTGGCGATCAACCGATTACGGGCTTTGCTTGTTTCGGTAATCAGCACCCAGAAGCTGTTGTTCGTGACATGCTGAAGCTGAAACGCTGGGATGAACAAACTCTACGTGAGTATTCAATGTTCACTATCGGTGACTTCCTGATTCTTACCAAAGAGAATATTTACTTCTCGGTGAATGGTGACCTGACAGTCAAGACGACTGCTGAAGGTTTCCATACTGAAAAGGGCCAGAAATAATGCATGTCATTCGCGTAGCAACAGATCGGTTGGGCGCTAATCCCATTGGTCAAGTCTGTGAAGCATCTAAAGTAAAGAAGCTGATGTGGTGTCCTAAAAATACCACTAATGTCATTGCTGATACTGCAGACTACCATGTGGGTATGATGATTGCATCGGGTTACGTAAATGAACCTGAGCCACTCACCAAGTTCCTACAGAAACTTAAACAACCGGCTGGCGAGTATTACGTTCTATTGTGGAACGTTACTCGTGGTAACTCCGATGCTGTCTTCGAGTTTGACTTTGCTGGGTAAGCCTTCGGGCTTACCTTTATTCCGTCTTAAGGAAACACAATGCCTTTTCTACTATACATGGTTTGGATGTTCGCAAGTGCTTGGGGTAGTTTCAAAATCGCAACCGCTTCATTTGGACCAGGTGATGGGATAGAAAGATTACTGCTCTGGGTGATTATCTGGGTCATCTGTTTAGTGCTGGTTGGGGTACTGATGCTTAAAGTCTTCCCAGATAAGCCTCGGGGTAAGTTTACCTTGGACCAAGTGTCTCTCCGTTATTGGGCTGGTATGGGACAGTATACCGAGATATTGGATATTAGCCCATTGCACAAAATGTACGAGGTAGGTGTTGGGGTTAATACTTTCTATGCGATATTGGAAGATACCGATGATCCCACTCCAGCTAGTTTCGGTAGTGTAATGGGCTGTCGGCCAGTATGGGTTCGTTCTCTACAAGAAGTAGCGATCAACGAACAAACAGATCTGTTGAAGATCACGATTGACAAAGACTTCATGACTAAGGTTGAATACCTCGGTCCGACTGCATGTGTCACAGCTGAATGTAAGTGGTCCTTTGCCCCTGGAGAAAAGAAATGAATAATGAAACGTTCTATGTTGTCGAAGTAATACGTAAAGCCGACAACATGGCGTTTATGTTGTTCGGTAACCATTCATCGGATGTAGACGATAGCTGGTACTTCGATCAGCGGCGTGCCAGCGAGTTGCATAATTGGGCTCGCTTAGGTTCTATCATCCGTATCGGTGACCATATCGATCACAATCAGTGGATCGTTGATTTTGTTATACCGCAGATGCGGATGTTGCAAGATCGCTATCCTCTTAGTGACGATCATCACCAGGAAGGTGTAAAACATGCCACGCATAAACTTTGTATCTACAAGGTCGATATGCGAGCTAGTTTAAATTTACGTTTTAAACCAATGGTGTGTCAGACCTTCCATCTGGTAGGTGAACCATTCGTTGGCGCAATCAAGCAAGGATATATCAAATGAGTAAACAAACAGTACAGTCAGTAGTCGTTGAAACCAAAGAAGCCAAACTGCTCCGTTTGCGGAAAGAATACATTCTTGAGCAATGGCCTAGTTTCTTGAAGCTTTTCCCAGGCATGCCTGAATTCCGAGGAGTAGGTCCTCTGGAACAGAAAGCAGTAGAGATGCTGGAACACAGTTATGCAGCTCATGTCACGATTACTGGTGTGCCAGTAGCTGATGAGGATCTACCTGCATTGTTGGTGCGTCCTACCAAAGACTTCATCAAGCATCTGAAGTCTGACTATAACCGTGCTAACCTAGCTGATCAATGGCGTATTGTACGTGATCAGTTTATGATGGATCTCGAAGAATAAGCAGTGTCCCTTCGGGGACACCTTTATTACGTTAAGTGGAGTTACGCATGACAATGTCTAAAGCAGAAATTGTAATGAACACTAAATTTCCTACCGGTGGGCCAAGTTATCAGCCCTGGTATAAGGCGGCAAGTAATACACATGTTCGCACTGACGATATGTTTGATGTCGATCGTCAAGGCAATGGTTTCATTGTAACGGTATATGAATACCTGAACAAGAAGAAAGAAACCTGTCGTGAAGTGATCCGTGTCAAACACATGGGTAAAGTAACTATCATTGATCTCGCCGATTACTATGGCTGCAAGCGAGTGCATCTCCGCGCCTTGGACTCGGGTGATCTGGTCAGTACATATCGCCGCTTGTGCCGTGAAGCGCCACCTTCACGTACTTATGGACTGGATTCACGTGGCTACGCTATCAAGGGAACTGGCCCGTTGTTGGATTCGCCAGATCTAAAACCTGTGTTCGTAGATGGCGTAGTTTTAGTCGATTCAAGTTTAGAACAAATTCGCTTTAAAGCTATTACCGCGGTTATGCCACGACACGACCCATCCCGTGTGATGATCGGTTGCTGCGATGGAATCCATCCTATTCGCACAATGGCTGTTTCCTGAATGACGTACGAACGGTTTATGACTCAGGTCTATCCTAACTTCCAGTCGTATCTACCTGGTGGTATCAATTACGATTGGCACATGCCTATTCGTACACGGGTGATACTTCTTGAACAAGCTGCTAAAGAACTATTAGCTGCAGCTACAGAACTTGGTTGTGATCACATTGGTTGCCTTGATACACCACGCAGATACGATAGCTTAATCTTTATTGCACGATTTATCAATAAAGGCTGTAATCGTAACGATCGGCACGCATGGCGTAAACTCTGCGCAGCTTCCGGTTTTGTGGCGTGTGATGATTGGCAGGCACCTGTATTCTGGGGACCAATGAAAGGCTGGGCTGAGTTTCGTGAAGAGCTACAGAAGTATGTCAAGCTGCAGCAAAAAATAACTAGAGTCGTCTATTAAATGACCATCCAATCGCACAACAGGTAGTAACAATGTTTAATAAGAGACAATCTGTCACCATGAAACAAACCCTCATTGTTCCAGCCCGTAAAGGTCGCTCGAATATTGCACTGGGTTACGAAGGGGACAAGATGCGTATCATCGGTGCTTGCGAAGAAAGAGCTGGTTTTTACTATGTTCGTAACTTCAACACCGAGTGCCCACCAATGATCCTGGCACACGCGTCTGAACTGAAAGCAGCATAATTGCAGCCCTATGGGGCTGCGTTTATATCGTTAGGAGTTAACATGCGTTACAATAGCCCATCAAAGCAAAAGTTTACTTTACTCGGTTGGACCATGGGTTGGATAGAATGGCTGATCCTGGTCTGTGTGTTGGCATACGGTGCATATGACCACTTTGCGAGTAAACCAAAACCTATCTCAATGTCGGTTCCAATCGAAGAGGTTGCAGCAGTATTCGGTCCAAGCTTTGATAGTCAAGATAAGTCGGTTGATATCTGGGCAACAAAGTTTAAACTAGAGTTTGATGCAATAGACAACCGTTACCGAGCAGAACGTGAACTACGCTTCTTCGAACAGACCCTCCTCCAGCGTTGCCTGTTAAAGACTGCGTCTACCAATTCTGGTCGCTTGTCTGATAGTCAAGTCGCTGATTGCCAAACTTCTTCAGCCAAAGAAGCAGCTGAAGCCCAAGCATATTGGAATAAGAAATGAAAGAGAACGCAACCCGTTGTTTCCTTACTGCATGCTTGATTATTGCTCTCGCGGGTGTCGGGGCGAAAGTATGGAATCATTACTTTGTGGCACCTGCTGACAAAGTACTTGCAGAGATGGTTGCTGCGCAAGACAAACGAATTGAGGTCATGCGGAAACGGCTGCAATATGCCAAGACCTGTGTCCTCGAAGAAAAAGTGCTTGACCACCAATGGGGTCAGATGCGATATAATTGCGAAAAGATCGCTGCTCAAGTCTATCCATTCCCGGAAGAATTGAAAAAGATCTAACCGCTATATTACAATAGTGCAATAAGAACCTAAGGAGTTGTAAATGGAACAAGTTAAGAGTAACTTTGAAATCGCACGTAGTATCGTTCGTCGCTACATGGCTAACTTCACTGACACAGTGACTCCACCAAAAGCCGTCAAAGGTGGTTTCTTTGCTATGATCGCCTCGGATACTGGGGAGGTCTGGCTTGGGGAAGCTCAGTCTTTCGCAGCAACTATTACGCGCTTCAGAGCTACTTCTGGAAAGCAGATTGCTGACTGCATGGCACAAGCTAAACTGCGTGGTGCAAAACTGGAGTTGTGGTGTTTAACACAACCTACTCGGTTCTCTGCACAAGAGCTGGAAAATGAGTTGTATGAAGCAGACCTGTTGGCTGGACGGAAACGTCCTAACCGTGAAGGTGCAGGCAAGTTGTTGGTGGTTCGCCATCGTCGCTCGCTGAATTACTTCGTGGTATCCAATCGTCAGGACATTGCTCCAGAATCCGTTCTGAACAGTTTCCTGTATCGTTTGGGTACAACTGGTGGGGATACGTACAATAAACGTTTGGCTGATTTCATTACCGAGTATGCTGAGGATGTATTGACTCAGCGTGGTTTTGATATTACGTTTATTGCTCACTTTGTGGACAATGAGGATCTTTGGTTAAAACGTCAACTTTACATCGATGAATGTAAATCGGGTGAATGCTTGAACCATAAAAATGTGGATCTGGTTTAATTCTACGTACGTTTATTATCTGGTGAAGTAAATGTTCCCAAAAGAATCTCAAATGTCCAAAAGGTTTAATCATCATGTCAGCTCACATTGTAGAGATCCATGACCACATCAAAATCCTCTTAAAGAGGATTGACGGCTACACGATCAACAAGCAGTATGGTGAGGGGAATATTCCTCACCTGTGCATTAAAGTAAAACATAACAATGGATTCGCCTGGTTTGGTGTTCACATCCTGGAAGCACCAACCACTAACTGGCCTATAGAAGTACGGGATCAGATAGAGAAAGAAATTCGCGAAGGTCTTGATAAGATCTGCGATGTCCAGGAACTGGTTACCGATATGCCACGTCTGATGGATTCTATTTCAGACGTGGTAAGCTCTCGCAAACGTCCTACCTTATTCGGTGGACAAGGCAATGATCTATTGCAACTCCACATGGACGGCAACGTTCAACTCGATATGTATCGAGAACATCGTAATCCGGACACATTGTCTTACGGTGGATTCGAAGGTGAGATTCTGTTGAATGGTCGATGGTATCCATTCTTCATGTATCACCGTGGAGTTATCTTGTATAACTACATCGATGCATCTACTGCTACGGCAATGATCGTTCGTGCACTGACTCGTCAGTTCCCCGAGATCTTCGATGAAGACGAACCAGATTTCGTGCAAGTAGATCACAGTATCGATCGGACTCGGAATAAACGTAAGGAGCTCTGATGTCTCACCTGGTGCTGGTAGAAATCGCACCTGCTGGTGTGTCATTGGACTTCCCACGTGTATCAGGAGAACCCTTGACGTGCCTTGCGTCCTACGCAGACAAAGTCACAGATCTATTTACAATTCGTCAGTATGGGTATCATCCTGAATACGGGGCAACTCTATTCGAGATCATTATTGACTGGGGACGTCCTGAGAACATACCAACTCGCCGAGAAGGTGGGCTTGGTGAAATCTTAGAACGTACCGAACTCGATAAGGCGTTGATGAAACTGCAAAGGCAGTATGAGGTAATCTTAGAAGCGAACTGTCAGGTCGTGCGCCACGAGGGCCGGATAACTAGGTGTACATTCAAACCGAAAGGTGAGTATCTAGAACCCCCGACCAATTTAGACTGGACGCTCGAAGACCCTCCATCACGAGAACTCATTTGACTGAGAATAGTGTACAACTATATATGTGGTGATACTGCATGTGTTGTTTCCTTTCTCTTGATCAGTTCTTTAACAACTTGTGTGTAACGACTAGCGGGGTTAGATTCCCTTGCACCTCCTCAGGCGTCTTTCATCGACCGACGCCGTGTCCTGGATTGCCAGGCGCAATAAATTGCCTATCCTTCGGGATAGGCTTTATGTTGTCTAATACTAAAAAACTATCATTGGGGCCACATTATGCATTACACTTTTGTACACAGAGAACTGCCCTTTCAGTTGAACACCTTATTGCGTTTCCTTTGCAAGTCAACTGTTATGCGTCGCCAATTTGAAGGCGATGAACGCGTTTCATATACACCAATGACATCGGTAAGGATGGTTATTCCTACTTCCGGTGGGATTGATCCATATATCACTGCTACCTGTCCCGTAACTGGTTGCAGCCTGCGTTTGACGGTCAAGCTAGTGCCTGAGCGTCCACTGGTGACACGTAATGATGCTGTGGCATACTTACGTCGTACTCTCTGCCGAGAAGCTATTATGGTGACTGAGCGAGATCTCCATAATGTGGAGAAGTATGGTGAGCGTAAGCACTATACTAAGAACTTCTTCAAAGAACTGATTGCAAAATATCAATATCGCATTGATACGTTCCATAACTACAATTACCATGCTGTCTACGATTAAGGATTTATCATGTACGCTAAAGATAGGATTGTTGCTGAACTTACTGCAATCTGTATTGCGGTGACTCTTGTGGGCTGTAGTATAGTTGCAGTGCTGTCGTTGTTCTCTGCAGTTATATTGTTCGACTCGTCCCCTGGTTGGGCGGCGCTGTGGTTTGTGGTAAGCATTGTGACCGGTAGTATCGCATCGTTTATCTGGCGTCGCATTATGAAGCGGTGGAAACGATGATTATACTATCTATTCCAACCGAAGAAGATCGCATTGCTAGCCTGTATGGTGAACAGATCAAACAGTATAGCGAAGCCATCAACCAAGCCATCCTAACCGGTGACTGGCAATGTGGTCGGTTTGATTACTTGTATGTTCCCGTTAACAATGGGGAATACATTCACAGTGAGATAACCAATTGGTTAAAGACGCAATACAAGAAAGCTGGCTGGTTGATCGAGGCTAACGGTTTTGATGATGAATATCACTATCGTTTGTTTCGTACTAAACCAACCGAAGAAACAAAACATGGTTCTAGTCGCCCGTCAGAAAACTCGGGTGAAGATATACCAGATTAGTACTCTGTATGCAATAGTATATAGACGAACTGGAATTCCGTAGAACATCTCCCAACTTAGCACCTACCCGTCGGTGTGTTGGTGCTACGTGAATTCCACCTATTTAATACTGTCCACCTTCGGGTGGACTTTATGCCGCTTTAGGAAATATATGTCTTATATCAAATACGTCTGGCTGTTTGTGTTAGTGCAGTTGTTGTTTGGTGGTCTTGAATTGCGTTACGGGTTGAAGTTTGCAGATATGGACAGCTTTAACTATTGGGCTGGTACGGGCTGTATCTTCATGTTCGTATCTGGATTTGCTTGGTTGTTGGAGCCTAAGAAATGACGTATGTTATTTACGATGGGAAAACTCTCATCGCTGATAAGCTCCTCAAGCAGTCTGTCGGTACGTACATGTGTACTCGTCGGGAACCTGATGAAGAAGGCTTCTATCGCCCTCATGGGTCGAGCAAAGCGGTACCTGTCTACTATCGTGACGCATGCAAGATCATTCCTTTGCGTAATGGAAAGTTCTTGGGTAAAAAGATTAAGGTTCTAGCTGTCGCTGGTACGATCACCAACTTAGAAGAGATGCTGAGTGCTCTGGAAGCTGGCTGCGATCTTGACGCCTACATGACCGTAGATGTGAACATTCAACCGGTCAGTGCTCGACGTATGTTCAGTGGTAAGACATCCATTATGGTTATCACTGACGATAACGTAGGGGCGATCTTTACGGCTCATGGTCGCAACATTAATAGGCACGATGAACTGCCATTGCACATGGGTTGTGGTACGGATGTAGTCAATGGGGTTAACTACCACCTGAAAGAGAACATGACTGCATTGGAAGCCCACACAATGGCATCCACCCATGATCGTCAAGTTAGTCTGGAGTTCGACTACTATATTCCCGCTACGGGTAAACTGGTTCGTGATCAACTACTGACTACTCGTCAACGCGAAAGCATCTTGAAGAAGATCCAGAGTCGGGTCAATGTGGTGGATGAGCCAATCGCTCGCACCTATATCAACTAACAAGGATGTCACATGCATAACCCAGTACAAGACAGGATGAAGCGTCGTCAGAATGCAATGCGGCTTGACACCGTCCAACGTTACGTAATGAAAGCATTCATCACAATCGTGGTGGTAATAGGACTTGTGGAATTGATAACATGAATACGGCAATACCTGGTTGGATAGCACTAGGCTTATTCGTTACTTGGTTAACCTGTCACATCTTGGCATTCTATCTCGCACTCAAAAGAACAGAGGCGATGAATATTGACGATTGGCAATGTGGCGATAAAAGAGAATTTGTTAAGCAGCTTTTCTTCCACCACAATGATGCTATCCTAGCGGTGTGGTGGTTTAAAGCGATTCGAGCTATTGGTATCTACGGAAGCATTTCGTTCTTCTTTTTGTGGCTGCACTACGCTTCACTGTAAACAATCTCAGATCTATATTACTGTTGGGCATATACCCCCAATAAAAGAAAAGGTAACTACAATGTTGAATCAAGCCGATATGTATACCCTCGAAATTAAAGACCTGAACGGCACTGAGGTAACTACTGTTACTAAAGCCGGTTGGGAACTGAATGGCGAATACGATTTCTTGATCGTAGGCCAGACCGTGCGCGATTGGCGCATGTATATTGTGACACCCATGTTCGGAGCATAAAAATGTCGAAGCTAAAGCAGCTGTCCAAGCAGTATGCCGATGAAGACAAATCAATCCCCGTTGAATACTATTCCCCCACGGGCACTTTGTTACGGGGAGCAATTCAGCGCATCGATGATGATGTTGCCATCGTTGTATCGCGTGAAGCAACAGCCCCTATCCGTGTGAAGATTAATGTCACTGGAATGGCGGGAGTAGCTAATCCCCAAGAATGGTGTCTTACCCGTGATGCACGCGATCGTTATTGTGCCATCGGGGAAAATGGGGGCGATGAATTACGCCAAGCACGTTTGGTACTGCTTACGAATGCGTTTGAGAAAATCAAACAACATGCCGATGATGTACATTATCACTTCATCGAGAAGTGGCCAGGCTTGTTTGCTTCAGATATTGCTGGCTTCGTATCGTTCAACATAAATACTACGGATGTTCCAATCTCGGGCTTCCTAGTATTTTTGGATGGACGAATGCGTTTCATCCACACTCTGCCTATCGCTGTTCAACTTCGAGTAGTATAACAACACGGCATAAAGGCTACCCTTCGGGGTAGCCAATATACCTTATTTTTTTTTTGTTAGAACTCGAAGGAATCAATCCAACGAGCAATTGCGGTATCAGACTGAGCTTTGTACTTGATGTATTTCAAGAACAGTTCTTCCAACCGTGGATGCTCACGTACAACCATCAAGCCACCACGAGTTACTTTGAGATAATCTTCCACCCCAATGACGATAGTCGGATCATCCAATTGCTTAGCGAGTTCTTCCAGACGGTCGATGTTCTGGAATGCACACCAGCAATCTTCGATCTCGTTGTAGATCGCTTTAGGGATACTACCTTGAGAAATGTTCCACAGACTGAATGGACCATCAATACGACGTTTGAGTGGAACAGTACCATCACCGAACTCATTCAACCAACGTTTATTGTTTTCGAACAGTTCCAATGCATATTCTACAGCCGTAGGCAAATGGGCAGACAACAGATTTTCTAGTGCTGTGTAATCAGGCATTTGTAGAGGATAGAAACCTTCACCCACGAACGATTCAGGATCGAATCCTTCTACCTTAGTATCAGCATGCAGCACTGCTACCATATTACCTTCACCCGTATCCTTCACGAAAACGTAAGCATTCTTACGGTTCTCTGGATTAGCTAGAGTAGGCTTTTCTTCAATAGTTACCATACCTGTGGAATCTTGCCCATTGTCGTTATATGCTTCTTGGATGATAGCAATAGTAGTGCTTGGATCTGGATCATCCTTATCGATGTCAATATGGATAACTTTCTTTTCTTCCGGTACTTTTGCTAGCTTAGCAATCGCATCTGTCAGGATGAGATCTGGAGTGACATCTACGTTCAGGTCAGCTTTAGGATAGGCCGAACGGAAGTAGCCAATTGTGGTCAGAGGCGATAAGTCACTATTGTCTACTTTCAGATTGATTGTCATCTTACCAGTAGGTTCATCATCGTTATAGCTGCATGCGGCATCGCAATCATCACCAAGGTCAATACCCCATTCATCCGGGTCTACCTCACCACCGTTTAGATCGGTATCTGGGATTTCTGGATCAGTCAGAGCACTTACGCGATCGGTATGGTAACGAGATTCAACACCAGTAATGTGGATCACGCTGTGCAGCAGTGAAGGCAGTGCCAAGTTACGTTGTGCATCTGACAAAGTAGTATCAGCGATATTTAGTTTGGTTTCATAACGACCACTACCACCCAGTATGTGATCTAGATGACGTGCCAATGCCTCGGCACCTGAGTTACTATCGAAGCCTGTCACGGTTACATGGATCGTATTGACTCCAGGATCGTCGGCAGATGTATCAGGCAATACAACCTCTTTCGATGTTCGTGCCAGGATGTCTTTGTACTCGGCCATCTCGGTAACATCCACTTGGAACAGATGTGCTAGTACACGAGCAGCAGCTTTATTCGCTTGGCCATGCTCTATACCAGAATCCATGATAGGGCATGCGGTATTGCAAACCCATGACCACAAGTAACCAGGATCGGTAGCCATCGCAGTTTTCAGTGTATCGAAAGCTTTGGCGATATCATTCTTTTCTTGTACTGGTTCTTCGGCTTTCTCCAGAGTTGCTTCTTCTGGATAATCAACTTCTACGAAGCCACCAGCACTATGCCATTTCACGTAGTAATGAACATCTTCAAAATCGATGAACATGATGTACTTGTCATCACCTTCATGTTTACCAGCAGTAGTGACTTCTGGCCAATACTTTTTCAGCTTTTCTTCAGTGCCACGAACTACCTTCAACGAATACATACCTGGTTCAACAATAGCCGACCAATGAATACCGAGTTCTTTGATAGTGTCGCGAATTAGATCTATACGTAGTACGACTGTTTGTTCCATGGGATCACCTTAAAGGGCTTGATAAGAACCATCGGCCATTTTGGCAACGCCGATGTTAGAATGTTGTTCGATTGGAGTTTCGGTAACTTTAGTTACCATCTGTTTGGTACCGTCATTGAGACTAACCAACAATGTACAGTTGTAGACTTTGCTGCCAGAGGCGCCGTATGCAGCCCCACCAAGCGCACCACCGATTGCACCTATTGAACGACCCTTCTTGCCAAACAAACTACCTACAAGCGCACCACCGGCGCCCCCAAGGGCACCGCCTACCAATCCACCACTCATGGATTCGTTACGGGTAACCAATACGCAATTAGCTGACTCTACGTAACCAGTAGTATTGTTTACGACTTGTGAAGCATGGGCAGGCAAGGTCATTGCCAACAACAGTGCTACAGCTGAAACAATCTTTTTCATACAGGAGTAACCTCAGTTTTAGCGCGGTGCCCACGCAGGCGGATTTTAGTAACACCAGGGGCTTCTACCCAAACGGTTGCTACCATGTCTTCAGTACATTCGGCACGAACAGAATAATCATCAGCAGGGAATTCTTCTCCGAGTTGCTTCAATACCGCAATGCGGATATTCTTTGCGAACTCCTCAGCAGAACGATCTTGTTCATGTTCTAGGAATGCATTGGTAAAAGCACGGTTAACTGCCGCTGTTAGCGCTAGTGTCTTTTCAGCGCGCCCACGTTGTGCTGGGGTAATAGATGCAGGCTCGATGACTTCTGGTACGCTCGGTTGTAGGGGTTCGGTTTGTTCTTCGTAATTCTCGTAGGTAATTGTGTACTCATGAACTTGACCCATGCGAACATCTTCTACGTTAATACGGAACGATAGGTCTTTACCTATACCAGCGGTGACGGACACTTCGAAATCTTCTTCCAGTCCTTCGTAGTGTACGGCCAATGCTTTCTTGATGAGTTCTTCGCCACGCAGAATCATTTCATGCGTCGAGGGTGTAACTGCATCTATCAAATCTTTGAATGTCTTATCTGCAACTGTTTTCACGACTTCAGCAAATGCAGAGTCTTGTTTATTTCCAGAAGTAAGACGAAGTTCTGCATGAGCGGTTGACGTGTATTTAACACCATCGTGTTCGATGATAGCGTTCACTTCGAATGTTGGCTTTACACCTTTCCAGCGAATGCAAGTACTGATACCTACATTCTTACCTGGATATTCTTTTTGCATTAATGCTTGGACGTCATCCGCTACCTTTTCTCTGAGGGCATTGGCATCAGCCATGCGGTCTTCCTGAACACTTGTAACTACAGTATTCGTGAACTCTTGTAGGTTAGCATCGAACAAAGTTGTTTCTAATCCACCCATGACTTAACCTTTTACGCAGAGAATTTGTTTGAGGGTATGGACAACGTCCACAAGTTCGGCTTGAGCTGACATTACGTCATCGATGTTCTTGTAAGCCTTTGGTGTTTCATCGAGTACGCCAATATCTTTACGGCATTCCACACCAGCGGTATCACGGATGTGATCTTCCAGAGTGAACACTTTCTCAGCTTGAGTACGGGACATTACACGACCTGCTCCATGCGAACACGAGCAGAACGATTCACGTTGACCTTTACCACGAACGATGAAAGACTTAGCGCCCATCGAACCAGGGATGATCCCGAGAGTACCTTTGTCGGCGTTTACTGCACCCTTACGCGTTACCAGGACGTTCTGACCGAAGTGACGTTCTTCTGATACGTAGTTGTGGTGACAGTTGATTGCAGACATGTCCGAATCGATTGGCAGACCCAAGGTCTTGTGGATAGCACCCAGAGTAGCATGCATCATGATTGAGCGATTGAGTGCAGCAAACCGTTGTGCCCAGGACACTGCTTCGATGTAATCATTGTAATACACGGAACCTTCTGGTAGATAAGCAAGATCACCATCTGGTAGGTGAATGAAGAAACGTTTCATTTCTTCTTTTGCTTTCGCGATGAAGTACGTACCGATGGCATTACCGATACCACGAGAACCGGAGTGCAACATTACCCAAACCTGATCGGTTTCATCCAGACAGATTTCGATGAAGTGGTTCCCTGTACCGAGCGTACCTACGTGGTTCCATGCCCGAGCTGCTGCTTTCGACAGCTTAGGATGACGCTCTACAATCGAGGACAAATGCTTACGTAGCTTCTCTGCTTCGTCACGGATCTCTTTGACCTGGTGATCGAATACGTTTACTTTACCAAATGCACCACGGTCGTTAGGGCCACCGTTGTCAGTGCGGCCATGAGGCACTGAGGCTTCGATAGCGGCGCGCAAATGACCCAGAGACTCAGGTAGTGCTGTGGACTTAAAAGTAAGGCGCTGTGCAGCCATACCGCATCCGATATCAACACCTACTGCGGATGGAATGATCGCACCTTTGGTGGCAACCACAGAACCAATGGTGGCACCTTTGCCCAAGTGTACATCAGGCATCACAGCGATGTGTGAGTAGATGAATGGAAGAGCGGCAATGTTCTTCAATTGCTGGATTGCTTCTTTTTCGACTGGTACGCCGACGGTCCAGCCTTTGATTGGTTTCGAACCTTCTTCTACGGTATCACCAATCAGTTCAAATGTTTTCTGTTTCATAAAAGCCTCACGCGGATGGAAAGAGGAATTGTTACATACACTGACTTTGCCAGTATTATTAAACGGCATAAGAGTTCCCCGGAGGGAACTCGAATACTTACAGGACTACAGTTCATTCGCCTATATAAGCACGAAGGTCTTCAATTAGGTCTGTATCAGTATCACGTCGTTTTAACATTGCTGTTAGTTCTTCGTAAGTACATTCTTCAGGTTCCCATTGATCTTCTAATCCCATACAGGAGCAGTGCGATCCATGGACTTCATAATACTTATCACCTTTCGCGAAGAGTACGTATGCGTCGCCGCAATAGTTCTCCCCATCGTCATTGTAATAAGCGTGAATGATTGTTACACCCTCCAAATCCTTTTCACAGATTCGGAAATCAGACATCATGCCTTCGATACCACTTTCGGACCATTCTTTGTAAAACATGTTTATACCTTTCAAGCGTTAATTACGAGCATCGTAATCTTTCAGTGCTTGAACGTATAGTCCTGTACATTATATCGACAGCAGTATTTCTTTATTTTGATAAGGCAGCATAAAGGAAAGCCGAAGCCCCCCTCAATACTTAAGTAATCTACAATACCAATGGCCGGCCTGCTCTATCGCCCACCTATAGGGAGCGATCATTGGTAAATGTAGCGCCACGAATTCGTAGTATCCTTCCAGTCCTGATGGCTATGTCATACCGCATGGGACTGTCTAGATAGTTGAACGTATGACTCGGCATCAGAGAGATTGTCACATCCCTAAGTACCATTCGGGTTGAAGCTTGACAGGCTTCGTTTTGTAGGTGTCTTCCCCGTGTGTGTAGAAACCGCGCAACCTACACTCTGGTCGTATACTATTACGGGGTCAGTATTTTATTACTTCAAGAAAGTACCACAGCTAGCTTGAACATCTGTACCCACACGTGGGATAACCTTCACTCGTGTCTCTGGCAAACGATTACGGATATAACCAGCCAGATAATGAATCTGTCCTTCCACTGTTTCTTTCGACCAGTGGCCTGCCGGTGGGTTATATCGAACGACGTTCCAGTTTACACGTAGACCTATTTCTTCTATTTCGTCAATGATCGCCTTAACGTCTCCTAAAGAATCGTTTTGGTCATTAATGAAAGCATAATGGATCTTTGGTGTTTTACCGGTAACCTCTTGCCAACGCTTGAGTTCATCCAAAGCAGTAATAGGTGAACTGGCTTTAGGTAGCCACTGTTTACGAAACTGTGGATTCATACTGTACGCCGAATAGTACAGCTCAGGATACACGTCTGAGTCAGTGAAGACATCAGTTAGACGAGTATAGCCAAAGTCCTTAGGCCAGATGGTGGAGATCAAGAACTTTGCCTCAAGCCCCCATTCTGCAGCCATTCGTTTAAGACCCCTGAGGATCTCATCGGCATTCTCGATGAAGTGTTTGTTAGCCAGTGGTTCGCCACGTGCCATGAAGTTAAAATGAACACGCTTAGCTGGACCGTGGACAGGATCATTGCGAATGACTTCGGTGTAATGATCGAATACTCGCTCAGCTTGTTCGAAGTATTCTTTCATGGTTACATCACGTGTATCTGTTTGGCCAGTGGCCGTCAGCCAACACATCCGGCAAGCTTGTTTACAGCCTGTTTGAGACGACAAATAAACAATGAAGTAATCTTCTACCCGTCTAACAAAACGTGCCTCTAGCATCCCTGCGTGATCTTCAAAGCGGTGTTCGAAGTTAACTGATTGGTCGAGTTGAGAAACGTGTTGCTTAAAGATGAGTTCTGGCATTACCGTACTCCGCAATTTGGAAATCTCCTAAGTTAACAACAAAACCTTCGGAGGTAACTATTACTTCTGGTTTTACTTTGCTGTAAGGTCCATGCTGGTCACGCCAATATTCATGCAATGTTGCCTCCAACATAGCAATGGTTTTGGCCCCCATTAATTCACCCCACTGTGAATCCAGTGCTTTTTCTATCTGGTATTGATAGCTTTTAATAATGTGGCGTGGTGGATTAGTTTCTGGTCCATGGTGTTCTTGTTTCATGAAAGCTAGGCGCGCATGACATGCTTCACGAAAAGCCTGTGTAGTTCTTTCGCTCATTTGTGTGTCCTATTGATTGATTGCGGGCATAAAGGCTATCCCGAAGGATAACCCAATGCGAGGGGCTCTAAGGCCAATATGGTGCCGACATTCGGAATCGAACCGAAGACCTACCGCTTACAAGGCGGTTGCTCTGACCTAGCTGAGCTATGTCGGCATGGAGCTAAGAGAGGGATTTGAACCCCCGATGATCTTTCGAAACAGGATTTGCAATCCCGTGCATTCGTCCACTCTGCCATCTCAGCTTTAATTTGGCGGAAGCATAGAGATTCGAACTCTAGGGGCTGTTACACCCGACGGTTTTCAAGACCGTTGCCTTAAGCCACTCGGCCATGCTTCCTGTGTTGCTTTTGTTTGGTGCGGACAGAGAGACTCGAACTCTCACGCCCTAAGGGCGCTGGAACCTAAATCCAGTGCGTCTACCAATTCCGCCATGTCCGCTGTGTATGGTGCCCGAAGCGAGATTCGAACTCGCGATCCTGAAAGGCGGGAGATTTTAAGTCTCCAGTGTATGCCGCTCCACCATTCGGGCGTGTAACTAAATTCATTCCCAGCATCCAGGATTCATGCCCTGGTTATCTGCTTATGCAGTGTAGATCGCCGCTGGGCGAGCTTTTCATCCTAGTACATAGCCTCGACTAAAATCGAAACCGGCGAGCTAGGTCTATCTACGTACTTGCCTACAACGCTTCAGTGTGATGGAGGGCAAGTAAAAGAATCGAGGGAACCCGCTACACGCTTTGCTTAGATGGTGTTTAAACCAAATGCCGAGTAGCTCATTCCATGGGTGTATTCTAGTATACACGCAACTGCCTTTCAGCCGTCTCGTCGATTACCAGTCGCAACTGGTTCTCTGTGTATGGCCCAGTAGCCTCTTTACGGGAGTCATCTACTGGGAAGGTTACCACTACAGGACTTTCACCTTCTGTGGCCTGGCATTCCAACCAGTTCATGTAACCAAGACGGAATTGACTAATCCGTTGTAGCCGAGTCATCACGCTTCTTCGGTATGGGCGCCTTAATAATCAGGACTATCCGATCTTTGGGGTATTTGGGGTACGGGCATCGAGTTTCCCTGTTATTCCACTATTCTAGTCTTTTGTGGAACGTCATTGGGTATTATTCGTAGATCCATACAAGTGCAACTCTGCGCCCTAGTCTGAGGATTAATCAGACACCTGTATAGATCCGAGCCTATCCCTTTCAGGCTAGGACTTCACCAAGTCAATGGACTCAGTGTATGTGGAAGTTTGATGGAACGATCCTCTACCTTCATCTATTCGGACTCAGGCGACCTTTTCAGCACAGTGGGGTGGAGTGCACTTACCCAACATCCTGCCATGTCTTTCACATGCTTGTTGAAAAAGATGTAACGATCTAACCTCTTAACGCTAGTCGGCAGCTTTCCCGATTCACGCAACCTTTACCGAACACTGGAGGCAACTACCTTACCCAATATCCGAACATCTTATTCATACGCTTTATTCGTGCGTAGTAGACAACTCAGAGATGATGCAGATCGAACCATCTTCAACCAGTGTGGTATCGGAGTAATCAATCTGATTGTAAACACCACCATGGAATTGGAAAGTTCTATCTTTCCATGTGCTATCTAGTTTCAGCACTGGGCAGACCGACTTACGTCCATCACAAAGTACTGATACCGAAACGGAACCAGCAGCTGTGACATGTAAGCTAATCTTGAATGGTACACCTAATGGAACGTCTTCCAGCAGCGTAAAGTTATTTATGATTGCGTCAATGAAGTTACTACGGAAACCAGCTGTGATTCTTCCTTTATTCCAGAAGACTTTCAGTGGCGGAGTAGTTGCATTCTTGACATGGACTTGTGCAATCACCACTTTCTGTGCCGAGTTAACTTTAGTAACAGTCATCGACTGGCGAGACCAGTGGTGTGGTGCGCTAGTAAGAGACCAATAGGCTGGTTCTTTCCATTCGCATCGTGTGCGGTGTGTACTTTTGCTGGACGCCCCTAATGTGGGCGCAGAGAGTTGAATAGATCCATCTTCTAGTTGACTAACCACTTCTGGGCATTGAATCAAGGCTTCCGAACCCATGAGTTCCAATGCAACCGGGTTCTCTTCAGATACCGGCAATGGTGTAGCGATCAAATAGTTACTGATGTCAACGAACATTGTTACTCTCTTTTAAATAAGCGAGGGTGTCCTAGGCCACTAGACGAACTGCCCCGAAGGACAGTACCGGGGTCGAACCGATGTTTCCCTCTATCACTGGCGGGCATGACAGGACTTGAACCTATAACATCTGGCTTTGGAGGCCAGCGTTCTGCCAATTGAACTACACACCCTAAAACTTGGTCGGGTTTTTGTTAAACCAGGCTAACCGATATCCCTGGTCCCTATCGAGTAAGCTCTAGGGGAGTCTTACTCTTACGCTCGTTTGGAGACTTAACGACAGTCTCTCGTATACTATTACACTCCCAGTAATTTTATCCGTAGAGTGTTCCCCAGTTAACGACTTTGTTTAGTTGTTCCTGAGTAGGGATTCTACGACGAGCTTCTTCTTCAATCTGCTTGTCATATGCTGCCATTTTTATCCGTGCTTCTTTAAGACGTTCTTTTTGTTCTTCAGTAAGCGGTTCCAGTGCATTGCGTGACAAAGCGATCAGTTTAGCTAGACTCATAGAGAAATTACCTTGTTCAATAAAGCCTCAGAAGGAATAGAGTCTTGGAATATTTTGTGGCATCGTTTATCCATTTCTGCTAATCTTTCTACTTGTTTACGCAAGCGCGCTGCTTTCTCTTCAGGTGGTTCTTGTGAACGACGGTATTCAATCAGTTCTTCTATGGTGGCATGCGTTCTCACAATGTGCATCTCTTGGCTAATAGTTCAGGAGTAACTTTCTGATTCTCTAAGTCTGTAGCGCATCGTTCATTGAATACCCGTGAACGTTCCTGCGCGTCAGCTAATCTGGCAGCACGAGTTGGACCCATTCTTTTACGGGTTTCCCTTATCAAGTTCTCTAGGCTCATATCGTGCATCTCCGTGCTAACATTTCAGGCGTTACTTCTTGAGTTTTGGCTTGGGCTCTTAAGATACGGGTCATAACTACAGTGCGTGCACGTGCCTTGCGTAAGAACTCCTCATGGCTGGCATAGCCCATTATGACCCAACATGGTTTACGGGTTGGTTCTGTCATAACGTACACCTTTTGTTCAAGATTTCAGGAGTCATTCGTTGGCTATCTAATTGTTCATTCAGTTCTTGATTGAGTTTAGCCATACGTGCATGTTGGTGTTGTCGATATTCCATAGGGGTCATTCCCATAGCAGCAGCGGCACGATTTAATATGCGTTCAATTAGTCCTGGTGACATCATATCAATCTACCTGTACTTGTACATAGACCCTAGTTGTGCCATGCATGAAGTCATAGTTGCTTACGTACTGTGCTTCATTCAAAGGCTTAGCACTGATCCATACTTGGATGATATCCTGTCCACACTTCCGTAGGATCTTAGATACGCGGTTCTGGATACGCCTTCGACCCACTGCAGCTATCTTAGGGAACTCACGCTTCAGCATAACTACCATTCGCTCGTGACATTCCTTACCACGTTGGATTTCATCTGGAGTTCTATACATCACTAAACGTCCTTAGAAATATGCTCTCTGCAATTGTCCACATGGTGTATGCTGGGGCATCTTTTGTTGGTTCTAGATTTGTATATACGACCATAGGCCAACTGCAGTCTTGGGCATGACGGGCCAGATATAGAACTCTGAATGGTTTACCGGTAGGTGACTTATAAACTTTTTGTTCTTCAATTGATTCGAGCATTGACGGTAGCCACTTCCGAGTTTATGTTAATCCATATCTGTTTGCCATTATGGATATCATCTTTCAATATCATTCCACATTCGCAGTTGTAGAGATTATAACAGTAGTCTGGTTGGGGTTGTTGATTACGATCATCACATGTGACTAGATGCATTTGTTTACAACACATACATTTCATCATTGGCAACTCCCCTGCACTTTTAGTCCACATTGTAGGCAGATCTCCCGCCAACCATTTTCTTTTGACTCTGGTTCCCACTCTGGGTGAGTGCAGTCTTTTTGCTGTATCTTAGGAACTAACTTACGTTCTTTAAATAGCCATCTGAATAGTCGCATTAGTGCATCACCATTGAGCCTTCATTATGACATGCGCAAGTACACAGTTTAAGTGGTGTGCCGCACATGGTTACGATTGTGTTTATTGGATAAAATCCTCTTTTCGCAAAGACGTATTTTCCCCAATCAGTATCACGCTCTTCTTCTTCATGAATGGTAGCATCCTCACCAAACATTGCTTTCATGGATTCTGGCTTAGGATTACCTTCTTTATCCAGGTATTGACGTTCAGTATTATCGCAGCATTGTACACACATTGTAAGTTCCTCTTTATGAATTAATTGCATTGATGTAGAACATGTCAAATCGTTCTGTACCCATTGGACTAATCGAATAGAACCCTGCTTCAATACGGTCGTGTTCTTCTCTGTGGCAGTTCGCACAGAGTAATAGACATTTGTCTAATTCTACTTTTATTCGATCAAAAGATTTTGTTCCACCCGATGTACTGATACCGAATTCCTTTTCATCTGGATCAGCATGATGGAATTCAAGAGCACTTGGATTAGAACAGTATCCGCAATCGTTGCACGCGCCGCCTTTATATTCAATCGATAGAACTTTTAATTTCCTGCGTCTATCGCTTACGGCTATGGACATGCATTTCATACAACGCCATTTAATTTGATTACCTGCACGGAAAGATCTGTATGTTACCATTCCGTGGACTTTACATTCTTTCTGCATTGTAAATTCCTATTGCGACATAAAGGAGATCTTTCGACCTCCTTTATTAAATTGGCTCCGAGAACTGGGTTCGAACCAGTAGTGACTATGTCGCACGGTTAACAGCCGTGTGCCTTACCAATTCGGCGCATCTCGGAATGAAGCAGTACTTGGTCTATATTATTACATACCAAGTACTATTTAAACTGTACTGGGATACCGGGCTTCCTCCGGATAATCGTTTTATCTAGACTCCCTCTCATGTCTAGCGATGCTTGAAATTATCCCAAAGATCTCCGGTACCACAGCATTCACGGTTACCCGTTATGTGTAATATACTTCCGGCGTCATCGATGGAAATTCTTTACCTAAACAGTTCCCTAATAACTGATTACCCTGCGCGTCAGGTCGTTCGTCTATTAGGTAGGCGTGTATGCGACGCCTCGTTTTAGTTCTGCACCTAAGTGCCTTCTGTCTAGCACGCCCCTACCGGATTTGAACCGATGACCAATGGATTATTAGTTCACTGCTCTACCAGACTGAGCTAAGGGGCGACAATGGTGGATGAAGGAAGGAATTGAACCTCTAGGAGAACCGGCGGGGTTACAGGCCGCTGACGGTAGCCATCCGTCTCTACATCATCCGTATCAGCAGCAGCCGGTCCACCCGGTCATGAGGTTTTAACTCTTCTGTGCTGATAGTAAAACATTTGAAATTAACTTTGGAGAAAGGCGACTCGTTTTATCTCCTGACTTGTACCCATGCACCCATTATTGGATTGTCTAATAGACTTTCCAATGATCCACCGGGCGGCTCCTTTAATGTGGACCGGGCTGTACCTTACCGTCGTTGTAAGTTAATTTCAAAACTGGCGCAACCAGCGGGACTCGAACCCGCGACCTCCTGCGTGACAGGCAGGCATTCTAACCAACTGAACTATGGCTGCGTTATGCTGCTTGCTGTTCTCTTTTACTGACTGCGTAGTCAGCATCATTAACAGCTTCTCGAAGTACCTGCTTATCAAGTTTCAAGTTCTTCCAACTAAGCTTGCTGCAACAGCGGCAATCAGCTGGACCGAAATCATCCAAGGGACGAGGCTTTATCTTGACTTTCATAACTACTCCAAGAGAAAATTGGGGTGGACTACGGGGTTCGAACCCGTGACCCCCAGGGTCACATCCTGGTACTCTAACCAACTGAGCTAAGTCCAACATCAAGCATCGAGGGCATTGCTCTCGTATACTATTACATTCAAAGTATTATTTTACTTTGGGGCAAAGACAACTGCGATTGGGCTGCACTATTGCGCTGACCCAACCACATATAGTTGTATACAATTCAACCACTTAGTAAACGAACGACCCAGTAGTTACATCGTAATATGATTCAGCAATCCATTTCCAATCAGGCCAACGCTTACGGAAAGCAATTCGGGCTGTTTCCATCTCTTCTGCATTCAACACGATGTCAGTATGGATATCTTTATTCCATGGCAACTGATAGAACTTACCATCAGATTTATGGTAGAACAGATACTCACCACTATCAACAGGCATTGCTACCGTATTATTGGGCCCTGCCTTTTCTGGTATGGGTACGGGTTTTGTGACTTCTCGGGTAACTCGTTGGAATGAAGGATCTTCCATCAATAGCACTATAGTCTGTCTTCGAACATATGGTGCATTTGATGGAAGATCGGTAAGAGGTGGACTGAAACTATTCGCTGGTTGTTCCAGCAAGTTGAGTGTCTTTACTGACGACGTAGTTAATGGCGGCTGCCATTTGCGTAAGGTCTTCAAAGATGAGTCCACCATATTTAGAAACAAGTTTCTTGATCTGTGTGTTTGATTTGATCTGGTGTTCATTCCAGACCAAGTCACCAATTTCCATGAACATTACAAACAATGGCTTTTCCGATTGGATGGCCAGTTCTGTAAGTTCTGCTACCGAATACATTCCGATTGCAGCTGGTGTAATAACGAAGACGTTAGCCGAAGCTTCTTCTTTAGCTCGATCTTCACGAGCTGCATCTTCTGGTTTCCAATCAGCTACAACAGGATTGAAATATGGAACGGTCAGTAATGGAATCAATTGATTCCGGTAATCTGGCCCTGCACAGGTACCACCTAGAAATACTTCATTCATCGTTTGGTCACTCGGTAGCCTTTATTTATTGCATCCACTCTGGCGAATGGACGATAGTTATTCCGACCTATGCCGATACGAATCATTTCGTTACCAGGTTCATTGGTGATGGACTCTACTTTAAGCTGCCGCAGCAGGCGGATAATTGGTCGAACGAGTAAGATCACGTTCTAGCTCCGTTTTCTTTGGGTTGACAACCGGTTTAGTCGGTCGTTTAAAGACACGGTAAGCATCGACACCAACTTGGATGACATTACGTCTCCAAGCAGCGACTTCCAATACACGCATAGCTTCGTAAAGAATGCGGTCAACTTCTGCTCGGTCGATTTTTACCTGTGTAGGTACACCATTGATGACCTGGGTAATTTCATACCTTTCGCAGAGAAAGTCGTGTAACGTAGTAGCCTGTGAGTATTCACCCAATGTAGGGATCAGTAGTTGGAACAGAAAAGGAACAGACGCGCCATCTGTCAGAAAGCCTGTGGGGATATCGACATACTTGTCTGAGTTTTCCTGTCCGATGTAATAACGAAAGCCTGGTACTGTACGGTAATAAGTCTTCCCTAGAATCCGACTAGCTTCTGGATCTAGTGTTAATTGTTCTTTTGCCGTGAATCGAGTAAATGTACTCATTAGTATATCTCCTTGGTTAACATACGATTACGGCATAAAGGCCATCCCGAAGGACAGCCCTTAAGAGGTGACAGCTACAGAAGGATCACTTCTAGAAGACTCTGATACAGAGTACCCGGCGAGTAACTGGTTGGTGTTAAGGCGCGTATGTCCTCAACTATACTATTACCCAGCCAGTATTTTATTTCGGAGCTTTGAATTCAGTCAACGAATGAGTCATCCATCGCAATAGACCATCTGCAGTCGGTTGCAGGATATGGGTGTATGCTTGGTTGTATTCATAGAAGGCTGCCTCGAAGTCCTCACCGTACTTATGAAGCTTCTCAAACATTTTGTATACCGAAGGTGGTGCATTAGTTGCATCTGCCTCACGATAACGTTTACCGCCTTTCTCGTAGTGTTTACCTTCAACACCAAAGATCTTCCAGATACGTAACAGATGCTCATCCCAGAGTTCTTTCTTGAGCTCGACTAGATCCAAGAATGTTTGTGCTATCTTTTTAATGGAACGCTTATCCAGAGGTGGTAACGTTTGCTTTACACTAGGCTTAGCAATTTCTACTTCCGGATGTTTAACATGGAACTTGAAATCAACTTCTTTAAGTAGTTGATCAGCATGTGTTGGATCTTTTTCCCAGCCATGAGCGAAGAGATAACCAATAACCTCGTTGACTGGCTTAAAGCCTTCATCGAGGAACTGCTTCCCTTTTGTCTTATGTTCTTGCGAATCACTACGGATGGTATCAATGATCGAGTGATCGAACTTAGTCAGGTTACCTGGAAAAGAAACCTTGATTGGTTTGTCTGAGAAAGATTGCTGTTTAAGCCAACTGTCATTCATGAATGTAGCAGTGATGAGCTTCTTAGCGTTCTGATAGTTGTGATCTCCTTCTACGGTCAAGTCTTTAGGTTTATGTCGAAAGAAACCACCTAGCTTACTTTCCAGAGAACTGAAGTTCTCATTTGCCACTAAATCATTTTCTACCTGGGATGGAATAAATTCTTCCTTGGAGATTTCTTTGCCTCCAGTGAATGAACGTTCCATGTAAATGACAGCTGCTAAACATGCACCTTCGAATTGACGATAAGCTGCGATAACATCAGGAGAACCTTGTCCGAACAATTTACGGTATACAGCACCCAACAGTTCTTTCCAAGCTTCGTTATTGTAACTCTTGCTTTGTGCACCATTATCCACTACGGCAGTATAAGCGTCATGGAAAGCTGGAATCAGTTGGTCAATAGATTTACCTGCATCTTCCCAAATAAGCTGTGCATCTTTAAGTGCTTTGGCGATGGCATTAGCAATGCCTTCAACCTCATCGACACCAAGAGCTTCTCTGCTTTCATCAGTAGCTTTACCTGAGAGTAGGCTAGTCTTACTGCGGACTGGGTTCTTGATGATCTCAGTAACTGGTTTGAGATCCGGCAGAATAGCTTTAAGCTTGTCAAATGCGTCATCAGATAATTTCGGTGGGCTTAGTAGAGCAGCAGCTGGTTTGACCTGCTTTACATTAGTGAGGATAGCTTGGATTTGTGCATTCTGGAACTGTGCATTAATAGCACCTGTTTCAGCGATAGTCTGCTCGATCTTATCTAGGTTGATTCGATCTGACAAATCACCCACTTTAACTTGGCCGGGTTTATGAGTTTGTTTATTCAGCCAGTCTTTGCTACCATAGGTCTTTTCGAGGGTCTGCAGTAGATGTACACCCTTAGCTTTATTGTTGCCATCGATCTCAACATAATCACTACCGCGATTATGCATCTTGAAAAACTTACGAATGGGTTCAATAATACTTTCTTGCGAATGGGTCAAGTCCTCCATCATCTGCGGATCTTGGATGGTATGCTCAGTGCAATGACTTTCATCATCGCTACCCTCAGTAGGGACCTGTGGACGGTGTGCTGAATTTTCGCGGGAATCATCTTCATGCATCGGGGGTTCACTGTCGGTGGCGCCCATCCATTCATATACATTCATTGGCTTTCCTTGATGTGTGTTGTGATGTATAGGATTGAGACAACATAAGGCTTCCCCTAAGGGGAAGCCAATATGCCGTTGTGCCGTTATACCGAAAGTTGTTCTTTCGGTTGATAATTCGCCAACTTTGTCATGTCATAACCAGGAATAGTAAACTCGAATACAGCATGTTCATTCCGACGCGTCAGCAAGTTAGTCATGTAATCGCCTTTCTTCTCTTCTTGTGCCGAAGATTGAGTAGCAGACAACTGAATGTACTTGGTCATGTAAGGCAGTGGGTTCTTCTCAGGCCACTCGAATGGGAAACCAGCAATCTGCTCGAAGTCCCAATCGAAACGGAAGAAGATGTCATCTTTGACGTTCAAGAACTCTGCAGCAGCTTTAGCATTGAACAGAACCCATTGGATCAGAGACTTGGCGGTAACACCCGTCAGTTCCCGACCTTCGGAGAACAGGTACAATGCCCATTCAATTTCAGTACGGATGATTTCCCACAGCAAGCGAACGATCTTATCTTTGCATTGTTCGTAAGCAGTACGCCCACGTTCTGTTGCAAGCTCCGAGCGGAGTACATGTTGACCGAACTGTGCATGGATCTCGAATTCGTCTACAGCGATCTTCTGGACAGCCTTAGTGATCTGCTGGAACATACCAGTACGACCAATAGCGAATGTCACAGCGAACGATGCCATGAACTGAATACGTTCCAAGAAGTACAGAGCAATCAGGAACATGAAAATGTCGTTGTAGGTTTCTTGGCAGTTCTCTACTTGACCCAAGCCATACTTCAATGAGGTCTCATGGGCTTTAGCCATTACCTCAGACACAATCTTCATGCGACTATGTGCTTCTTCTACCTTGAGGATCTCTTCACGGATTTCATCAGGGTCATCGAACGAACCACGAACGATTTCGGAATATGTCAGTGCATGGACACATTCGTTTTCGGAGATACGGTTGTAACCGGTCCAGATACGACCATCAGTAATGACGTTACCCAGGATAGTTACGATCGAACGAGAGGCTACGGAATCCGCTTCCCATTGCCATGCCAGAGTTTTGATCATCATGTCGTAGACAGATTTCTCGGCATTCTTGAATTCGGCGTTACAGGTAAAGAAATCGAACTCCAGTTCGTCCCAGTCCAAGTTACGCAGACGTTTGTACAGTGCCCATGCTTCAGGGTGGTTATGTGTGATCGAATCCAACAGACCCGGATCTTCGCCCAAGATGATGTTGTAGGAACCATAGTCCCCTTTACTCAGGTTAAAGATCTTTGGTGCGATATCAGCTACAGTGCCAGTCATTTGTTTCTTCCAATTGGGGATTGTGGGTGACCGAAGTCACCCGTTCTATTTAGAGGGAGCAAGCGCCGCTGGCACAACCAGCATCTTCAATTGTGTTGGAGAACGCAGATACACCACCGTTCAGATCTGCACCAGCTACAATTTCCACGTTGTGGTAGTAACGAGTCTTTTGACCACGGTAGTTCATGTACAACCAATCATCGATTAGTTCGTTCGAGTAGATATGCTCTTGGCCTGGAAGAATACGACGGAACAGATCCGCCGAGAGACCACCATCAGTCCACTTCTGGATTACACAGTAACCATCGATCTGACGACGTGTTGGGATTTCCCAAGCCAGTTCGTATTCGTACTCAGGGTTGTCACCGTAAGGAGCAGCCCATTGAATCGAGATAGCGTTGTCAGTCTTAATGATCGTCAGAGCACGAACAGCGTAAACCGAGTTAGCGCCACCCAGTGCTTTCGATGATGCTTCGCCAGGCATGAATGCAGCCAGTACCGAGTGAGCGATACCACCTTTGGCAATAATGCGTGCACGCAGTGGTTCCCAATCTTGCAGGTTCTTAAATCCACCTTCAACGATCGTGTCAACGTTACGGTTGTAGGTATCCAGTGGGAGCCAGCCCTGTGGCCACTTGGTCTTGTGCATCCATGGGGCAACGCCACGTTCATCAGCAATTCGCAGAGAAGCATTGATGAGGCAGTACATGTGCATTTCTGCAATGCGGTGCATCTCATGCAAACCTTCTTCAGACGAGTACTTCAGTTTGTTACGTGCCATGTGGGTAGCCAGACCCATGATACCAACACCAGCAGAACGACGAGCCTTAGCAGTCATCTCCAAGTGAGGGAATGCATATTCGGAGTTGTCGATGCAATAGTCGATCATCTTCAACGCATAGTACGCTACTTCTTGGTAACGCTCTTGCGTGTAGATGTTATTAACTACAATTGCAGCCAACGAACAAGTAGCAATCTCACCACGACCATGGTCTTCCGAAGAGTGCAGGTCTTGCATCGAGTAGTACGGTGCAGTTGGTTGGCAGATTTCCAGGCAGAGGTTAGACGACAGGATCGGATCAAGGAACGGCGTATGACGGTTGATCTCAGTCATGTTTGCCCAGTAGGCAGTACCGGTCTCGATACCTTCGTTCAAGGCAGTCAGCACGATCTTACGAGCGTTAACGTAGACTTTCTTGAAGCTTGGGTCTTTCTCGTATTTCAAATACAGGTCGATGAACTTACCAACTTCACCACTGTAGAATGCTTCGTGTAGATCTGGAGCAGTGAACACGTTCCAGGTCATCATCTCTTTGTTGTTTGCAACCAACCACGCAGTAAAGGTATTGGTCATCAGAGCGTAGTGCAGGTCACGGTTCTTCTTGTCATCCGTCGACTTAGGGTTACGCAGACGAGAGATAACTTCCACTTCTGGATCGTACACGTTGTAGTACAACGAGATTGCACCACCACGACCGTTCTGTGTGTTAGCACGAACAGCTTTACCTTGAGCAGCAATATACGGCAGTTTACCTTGGTGCTTGATCAGACCACCACGGACTGGGTCATTGATCGAACGAGTGATCAAGTTAACGCCGATACCAGCAGCTTTCTGTGTCATCACGTTAGCAATGTAGTCACCTACAGCCAACGATACGCCATTGTCACCCGAAGCGAACAGGCAGCACGAAGCAAAGCCACGGAGTACAGTGCCCAGGTTTACATAATTCGGAGTTGGAGCAGACAATTCACGTTGAGAGAACATCTCGTAGAAGTTACGGACGTGTGTCATGCGGGTTTCAGCCGGCTCTTTCTCGGAGAGAGCCATAGCCATACGCATGTATGTGAACTGTGGAGTTTCGTATTCTTTTTTGGTTACCCGATTCATCAGGGAATACTTCTGACGAATGTGGTGTAGTGCAAAGTGTGGCGAGTCCATATCAAGATCATGCTTGAGCATCTTCTCGATCTGAGCATATTCACGGGTGGAGTAATCTAGCTTCACCATGACTTTGTCTTTACGCATCCGAGTGTGGAGCGTCTTCAGAGTTGGAACACCTTCAGTGCCATAGATCTTCTTACGGATCAATACAGCATACAGTCGACCTGCTGCAACATAAGCGGACCAAGTCCCGATATCCAACAGCTTATTGATAAGTGCTTGTTGGAAATCTTGAGAGTATACCTTCTCTGGCATTTCTGCTACGACGTCCATTACGACGCCTGCCCAATCGATGTCGATCAGGTTCTTCGAGAACCATTCACCCCAGCCGTTTGCTTTGTGTGGCATGAGCGGTTCTTCAGAGCCATCCATCTTGATAAAAGTCTTGATCATTACAGTGCCTTGTCAGTCTGTTTGTGGAATTGAGAAGTCAGATACTTAAACATAGTTTTAGGCTGTCCAGTAATTCTCAATTTTACCTTTCTGGGAAGATTTTACTTCCCCTACGCATAGTATGTTAACAGCACTGCTAAGAGCAAAGGAGGAAGGCTTTTATTCTGCTTTATACATCCCTAGAGGCTCTTAGAAACAAACCATGGTATACCCTTTGCTCTCTTCCTTATTCTTCTTTTAAACCCCTTCCAAGGGCTTAGAAGTTTAATTACCAGTACACCGTAAGTTATGTATCCAATACCACAAGAGGGATAACAATGGCTATCTATATACCAAAGCCAGAACCAATAGAAGTATATCAATGGTTAAAGAATGGTGACATACCAGGAGATGGTGTGATCAACAACATTAATAGTGGGGCAGTTGTAGGTCGACATATTACTTACGGTAACTTCACTGGTGGACAACTTTGCCACACATGCAACAAACGAATGGATGCACATGGTACTATTAAGCAACGTATAGAGGGTTTACCTTACGTTATCTGCCCAGGAGACTGGGTGAAGTTCCATCGTGATCACAAGAAGAAGATTATCGGTTATTCCGTAATCACGGCGAAGGTATTGCACACGTGGTATGTAGACCTAGCAACAATCCCACAAGAAGAATTGCCTAAAGGAATCAAGAAATGAATCCAGTATATGACATCTTTAATGACATTGCTAACCGCATGCGCACTACCGAGTATGGCGAAGAGTTTATCTCGAACTGTGTAACACTGAAAGGTGCCTCAGGTAAAGACCATGAGTTGTCTATTAACCAAGCACAACTACTACTCGGTGTATTGGAAGGAACCCATAGTTTCCTGGCCACTTATAACCCACTCGAATTCCTGATCTTCTCTTATCAGTTCCAAGACAAGATCAAAGCGAAGTATCTGGCTGTACAATATCAGATCATCTATGACCATGAAGACGATACTATTTTCGTATCTGGTGTAATGCGCCATCCGATGACAGTTAAGACTCATCCGGAATATGTTGAAGGTGCACATATCCCAGTTGAAACATTCCAAACCACTATCCCTGATGTTGGGTTGTACGGTAGTCTGGCATTGATCAATTGTATCGCTGCACAGAATGAAAAGTTTGCTCCCATCAAAGGTAGTTTTGGGGCTTCATTTGTTTACGAACTGAAAGATGGGCAACAGTCTATCAAGAAGTATGAGCCAACTGAATTGGATGAGATCGGTATTGATGAAGCCGAGATCCAAGGGGCAATTGGCAATGCAGTTAAGAAGCTAGCCTCAGGCGGTAACCATACACGTTTTGCTCATCGGATGACCCCTGAAGAATTAGCAGACTATGCTGAATCAGATCGCATTCCATTCGGTGAGGATGAAGAAGGCGATGAAAATGATCCAGGTTTGTATGTAGGTGCCGATGGTGAACCTACCCCATTCATCCATCCATGAGGAATGTTGACAATGAAATTAGTACTGATAGCTGCCTTCAGTAACGATGGAGGCATTGGTCGTAGAAACAAACTCCCTTGGAAATGCCCTAATGACATGGCATACTTCCGTAAGATCACTGTAGGTGAAACACATGCGTGTGTGATGGGTCGTAAGACTTGGGAATCTCTACCCCCTAAGAAACTCCCAGGTCGTAAGTGCATCGTGCTTTCTTCCCAACCAATCGATGATGATCGGTGCATTGGCGTTAAGTCTTTCGATGAGGCTAAAGCCGTAGCCAAAGACATGGGTTTAAAGAAGCTGATCATCATTGGTGGTAGCACTTTATTTAATGAGTATTACGACAAATGCGATGAGTTGCACCTTACGCACATCCATGAAGAAGTGACTGACTGCGATACATTTTTTAACCCAGTACTGAAGCCACAACGCTGGCGCCTAGTGGAATCTGTTCTACATCCTGATTGTACCATCAATCGTTGGTTGCGTCGATAACTAATTTAGCCTATCCTTCGGGGTAGGCTTTATGTCGCATTTAAACTATTTAAAGGCCTATATTACTTTCCTGGATATAAGAGTTGTATCTCTGTCCAAAGAACATTATAATGACTGGGTAAGCAAGAAGCTTATTCAACCTAAGGAGTGGTAAATGAAACATCTTCAAGTGTTTATGGGTTTGGTACAGGACTTCATCCATTCTGGTGAACGTTATGTAACCGGCATTTCCACCGTGGGCGGTGAGTACACTTACACGTATGATCCCGATACACGCGAATTCCTGGCTGTTGAAGACGGTATTGTGAAAGCACAATACAACGACTTCACCAACAAGTTCACTCAGTCCTTCGATAAGGAAGACATCCTCTGCGCCATCGAATCAATGGCAGATGTTCTGTCTGAGTTGACTGGTGAGCACTATGACAAGATTATTGACCGTGAGGCACTGAAGCCTGCTCCACGTGTCAAACCAAAGAAGGTAGCCGTTGGTACTCTCTTAGAAGAAAAGATCAAAGCACTTGTAAAGAAAGCTCCAAATGGCTTTAACATCGGGATCGGTGGTTATCAGCTTACCTACCGCCCAGAGAAAGATTATTTCACCATGCTGGTTGATAACAAGATGCTGGCGCAATTGAACATATTGAATTCAGCCGGGTGCTATCATTTCCCAGATGCTGATTATCCAATTGTCAGCAAAGTAATTGATGAAGCGATGACCATTTGCAAAAAGGTAACAGTCGTTCTTAACTAATTAAACTAAAGACTACTTTTCGGAGTAGTCGATTCCACCCTAAGGAGCAAGTCATGTCGACTATCGAAAAAGTAAAAGCAAGCATCGTAGCCCTGACTGAAAAGGCTGGACACAGTTTTAACATTCCGCATGATAATTACTCAATCGAGTATGATGCGGTTACACAGAGGTTCGCTATTAAAGGACCTACTGGTATGTTCATACACAAACTTAAATGCGGTTCAGGGTTCACTACTTTCCCTGACGAACAGTTGGGTAAAGTAGATGAGGTAGTACAAGCCGCTAATCAGTGGTTTGTCTAACGACATAAAGGCTACCCTTCGGGGTAGCCGCTATGCCTTATTTTTTTTTTGTTTCGTTACATGGTAATTGTCGGGCTATACCGGTTAGTACGCACTTTACGAGAACGTTCATCCTTAACCTGACGAATCATTGCATCGATACCAACGCCAGCTTGTTCATCCATGTTAATGTGACGGGACAATGCACGGAGTTTCAATTCGATCTTAGCCGAGACCATTGGGTTCTTCTCCCCTTTCATCTCATCAATCAATGCATCGAATTCTTTCTTAGCTTTGGATTCATTATCGTTGCGATACACTTCAACCTTAGTCAGTTCACGATCAGACAGTTGTGCCTTCGAGAAGATGATGTTAGAATTAATACCATAGTAAGAAAGGTTCTGACCTTGGATACATACCCAGTGTGCTAGCAGCATAGAAATTACTAAGTCATCATGATTACCGCGACTGTGGTCGATACGACCATTACGGATAGTCAATGCGAGGATCTCTGTAATCAGCAAGTTACAATGCATACGACGGGAACCATAATCCATAGAACTCGGTAGAGAAACCATGTACAATGAGTCACGTGAGTAACGACCGCTACCTGCAGTGTTGAAACCGAAGAAGCGTTTGAAACGGTCATAGAACGTAGGCGAACGAGCAGACATCGGAGTTTGGATATCACGGAACTCTGTTTCCAGAATAGTAGCATCATCCACAATCCGGTTAAAGATACGTTTGAATGGATCGATACCAGCCCGATGCAATGCAATCACGACATAGTCAATAATAGCCATACCCATCGACTTACGTTCTGGAACGAATGTAATGTTAGGGTACTTGATCAGGATAGCTGCCAAGAAGGCAGACAACTGTGGAATGTTCGTTTCATTGTATCGTCCAGTTGCAACAACGTCATGTGTTTCAACGTCGATGATAACCATACCCGTAGAGTCGTTGTCTTTACCTAAGAGTTCCGAGGGGTCGATGCCCATTAGGTAACGGCTTGCAGCCATTCGGGTTTCCATGTGTTCACGTGAGATGAACCAACGAATAGTGTAACCTTCCGGAGTGATCTCTGTCCATACAGGTTCCTTCTCGGATTCCTTAATGCGTTTCTTCTGTTCTTGTGTGATAGGTGAACCTTCACCACCAACTGTCCAGATATTGAAATAATCTCGGTCAGCGATCTCACCGTACTGTGCAGATTCCCGCAGAGTCTTGAACAACCATTCATCAGAACGTCCCAATTGTCGGTGGTTGAATGCACCGTAAATCAGAGGCTTCAGACCAGACGAAGTTTTCTCAACTACTTTGTGTAAAGTCTTTTGGTCGGCTAAGTCAAACCAGGCCTCAGTCCATGGAGCACCACCGGTCAAGAACTTGTGAGCAAACTCACCATCACGTGTAGTAATGTTACCAGCAGTTGTAGTGAACACGTTGCCGTATGGTTGGCCTTGTGCTGCAGCTTCTTCACGTGCCGCAGAACCAGATGCCAGAGCTACCGGTAGGGAAAACTCGATTAAGTTGATGTACGCTAATTCGTCGAAGTGCATGATAGGTACGGTCAAACCTCGACCGAGCTTATCTGCAGCGATCTTATCATTACGACCTACTGCCGACTTGTACTTATTACCCAGACGGATACAGGTCATCATGTCTTGGTTATCGACGTCAGCGAAATCTTTAGAATGGATATACGCTGGCAATAGATCCATCATAATCTTCAGACGTTCAATGTTCGCGTTCTTCAGCTTCGTATCTTTCGTAATCAGGTTGATTACGGTGTTCTCACCCCAGATGTACATCATGCCGGTCATCAGTACGTCCGTAGATACAGACTTACCTGTTTGTCGAGGCTGCAGTAGTCCGAAGTCTACGTGGTTAAAGAAAGACCAGAACAGTGCAATGTTACCTCGGTTAGCCCGGAATGGAATCGGGTTGTTACCGGAGGTAGGAGGGATTCGTGCAATCTCTCTGAAATAATACCAGGGGTTATACTTGGCTTCAAGCATAACCTTCATCTTTGTTGCATCATCCAGATTAGGGTCATATGGATCGACACCTTGGAGTTCTGGTTGGAACAAAGCTAAGCAGAAGTCAGAGTTCTTGATGCCCATCTTTTTGTAGAGGGCTACTAATTTCAAGAAAGATTCGTTTTTGGTTTTAGTGTCAGCGATTGCAGAAGGGAACTTTTTCCAATCTTCAATAAATAAAATAGTGTTCATTTTAAAGTCCTTTTGAGGGAGTGAGGCTGTAGCGGTATAAAAGATTTTGACCCCACCCCAGCTAGGATACGTGTATAAGTCATAGAATTACGGCATAAATGGCTACCTAATGGCAGCCACGTATGTTTTATCAAACGAGTTGTTTCAGCGGTACAGCGGTCATTGCAAGTTGCAAATCGGTACCAACAGTACGACGAATCCATTGGATGTAAACCAATTCACCGTCGTTAGTCAGATCGTTGTTTACCTTCAGAACATCGTTCCATTGGGACAGAGCGTACTCGTAAACGTTGTGCAGGAAGTGCACTCGGAAGTGAGTAGGCATTGGAGCAACTACTTCAGACTCTGGGTTGATCAGAGGCTCAGCAGCGTAGTACATCTTCTGCAACCACAGTTCCTTAGTCTGCATCCCGTTACCGAGACGGAGGTTCCATTGGTTGGTTTCAATGAACTCAACGTTGGCTTTCAGACCACGACCATACGGTGCACCTTGATCAGGACGGAACAAGACTTCCCAATCAGCGCCGTTCATGCCAGCTTGCAGCAAGGACACTTGAACGTTCGATACAAAGCGAACAGGCTTAAATACCCCGTCTACTTCATTGAGGTTCAATGCATACGTCAAGTCTTGGATGAAGCCATAACCTTTCGGATCGAATGGACGGGAAGTCATACCCAGTTGAACATGCGGGGTGACATTCCAATAACGTTCACGGTCCTGGTTGTACAGCCAGAACTCCAATCGGTAGCCAACTGTTTCGTTGACCCAAACTGGATACACGAACAGACGACATTCGTAAGCACCTTCAGCCGGAGTAGTACGAGCGATATAGCTCATGGTAATCTTACGATCAGTGGTTGGGTTAAGACCATAAGAGATCTCATCCAATGCCAGTTGATACGTCAGAGTCATACCAAACTCTTGACCAACTTCGGTTGCTACGTAATTCCGCAGACCCAGTAATTCCATCGCACTACCATTAATAGCCTTACGATCTTTCTTACCATCACGGTAATGGACCAGGCCAGTCATTGGCAGAGATTCAACAGCTACGTTCAGAGGGAACTCAACGATCTTAGGATCGGAGGAACTGATCCATGCGGAATCAATAGAGATACCTTTAACGTAACGTTTCGATGTGTCGGGTTGACGAATAGCTTGAGAGTTCACAACTACCAACTGTGCTACAGAAAGCTGTTTACCATTGGCAGCGTAAGCCACCAAAGTAACCCGTTCGCCATCTGGCAGGGATACCGAAGTATAACCGGCCATAGGTACGGTAACGCCATGTTGATAAGTAGTGCCTGGCAACATACCTGGCAGCACTGCAACTTCTACTGGAATCATTGGACCTAAGTAGTTACCCGAACCGTCATAGTACTCAGAAATTACAGTACCGTAAGTCTCAGAGATATCGCTACCTTTAAAGACTTGGTAAGACTGAACTTCAGTACCATAAAAATGACAACGGAGGTCAGGTGTAAAAGTATGAGGTGTAACCGTTTGATCCAAGAACATACGGAAAGATTCCGAGCTGTAACCTGGACCTGTTGCAATCAATACGTTCTCTGGACCATCTGGGTCAGGAGCAACGGGATCAACCCAGAGCTCCAGTTCAGACATACCTGTGGTTTCATCCACAGACTTTACACGGAAAACGCCTTGGTCCCAATCGCGAACAGCATCATTCACGTTGGGGATAAACTTGTTAGTTTCACCAGGGAAACTAACGATCTCCGTTCTGTTCCAAGTCCAGAACCCCCGTTGAGGGTCCAGGAAGGCAGATCGGGTAAATGGGGTGAAGGCCATCGTTAAGTCCTCGTGATGTAGATGGAATGTGAAAGATCCGGCATCTCACGGAGACCCAGCTTCAGTACTCTCACAAAGAAGTCATACTGTTGGATGTCTAATCCTTGCGCTTCCGAATACCAGTGTGGATAGACCATGACATGGTTCTTGTTGTAATCACGGTTTAAGATGTCGAAAGGTTTTAACCACTCGTATTTCTTAACAGCATTCGCAACGTCGATGTCGGTATAGAATCCATTCACAATGGGTGGAACCAGCGTACCTTTAATCAGGTCAGTAAGAATCTTGCAAGCATACGCACTATAAACAAAGTAATGCGTTTCAATCTTATCTGAATCAGGGCGAATACGCGCAGGGAAATACTCGGTCATGTAATCGCTGACTTGTTTATCCTTAACATCATCAGCTGCACGAGCAACACCATCAGGATCATAAACATCCCGGAAGGTAACTTGTGGAGTTTGGATTTGATAAGGAGCACCATTCCGTTCATCACCAATTGTCATGTCTGCAAAGTCTTCATCAAACTCTACATCCGCAAAGTCACGGTAGTGGCCATCTACAACAATCCGTTGCATCTTGTGCGTGTGGACATCGTAAATATTGTTAGCTGATAATACACCGTATTCGACGAAGCCGAATTCAGTAGGTTTGTGCATGGTGAATTGAGTAGAACAGAAACCGGTACCACGAATGATAACCGTGTTGATGTCGTTCAGATATTCCAAGTTGTTTAGTACGACCTGAGTCTCTTGGAATGTAGCACCAGGGATAATGGCGTAATCAAGATCCTCTACCAAGGTACGGCCATTGCGGCCATTTTCATCTGCCAGGATTACATCCAATTGACCGAATGGAATATCCATCAGTTCTTCTGTTTCTTGACCTGACGATAATGACACGTGACGGAAGCTGAACTTGATAATGCCATCGTTCTTATTGAAACGACGGACATCCAGGAAGAAACGATTAGAACGACGAATCAAACCTTGCCACGCTGTTGCCGCTACAGTCCAACGGAAAACAGGAACATCACCTGTTTCATCTAAGAAGCCCCAATCATGACGGTTAGGTAAATCTGTGATGTCTTGCCATTCACCAGTAGGTACACTACCCCAAATAGGGTTGACATAAACTCTGAACTCATAGCCCCCTGGAAGCTCGACAGGATTGACCCCATACACACCTTCCAAATTGTTGCTAGCGATGCCTGTGATGGCTTCTACGTATGCACAGGTACTATTGCGCACGTAGTAACGTGAACCACCTGTGTGATAGAACCATTCTAACAGTAAACCTTGTGCATCGTACTCGAATACCGTGGCATTCTCCCAATAGCAATAAGCTAAATCGGCAACACGGTTCGTTTGTTCCATGTACACTTTAGCTGGGTTATTTGCTAACAGGTGAGCTGACTCATGATAACCGAATACATCACCCGCAAAGTTCTGAGCTTCTTGCTTACCGGCGTTTGTTTTCGTTGGGTCTTGGAATGCGATTGGGTAGATAACATTCGGACTAGCCGACATGAATCGAACGTAAGCTGCTTTCTCCAGATTAGCTGCATGCCACAAAGGCATAGAATCAGCACCGGTCATAGCCCGGATAATGTCTGTATCTTTAAGACGATACAATTCTTGGATACGGGAACTATCAGCAACCAATGGACGTTCGTTACCAGAACGACGATGATACATCCGGATATACATCGGATCAGACGTAGCCCATTTATCAGACGGCCACCGAGGATCAGTGCCTACTCGTGGATCTTCTGGGTGACTAGCGATCATGGATTGAACACGACCTACTGGAATAGACCAATCTTGGTGTGTAACCTGACGCATCCACTTGCCATCATTGTGGTGATAGCTAACGCCAGAATAACGACTTAATGCATTATTGTTTTTACACAAGAACACAGCGATGTCATCATGGAATTCAATCGTAGTAGCTGGCTGCGCTTTAGGCATGTGGATCAGATATTTGTTCACCTCGTCCAATGTCGAAGTAAACGTCGGACTGTTCAGAAGCGGGTACTCTTGTACGCGATAGATCGAACTATCCAGAACCCACTCACAGTAATCCCCTGGTCCAGCCGTTACTAAAGAAATCTCTTGTACCAATCGACCGTTAACCCAGCATAGTGGAAAACCACCTTTTTCAGCTAACAAGTCTTGCATCTGTACCTGGAACTGTCGGAGTTCGGCAGTTGTATTAGGACGGATGGAATGGGCTTCAATGAAATTACGAGTCGACTGGTCGGAGCGCTTGCTTTGGAAGAAAGCGTTTTGGTAAAAGTGCAGGTATGGCTGGTGTTCATCCAAATCCGGAAATAAAGGAAGGATCTTTACAGCAACCATTAAGTTTTGATTGGTGGTTAGCATTACCCAGGTTTCTGCCCGAGAATACTGAATACCACTGTCAACATAGACTTCGCCAAGCATCTTGTGATGAATAGCTAAATTCTCTAGTGACATCCATTGGTTGTAAACCTTTGGGAGAGCCAAGTGGGATGGAACCACTTGACCGATTTGATACACATGGAACCAATCCCGTTCAGACTCGTAAGGCAGTACATACCGCTCACCATCAACTACGTAATTACGGCGAGTACCGTAACGTGGCGTAAGTTGACGAAGCTTGTATTGAAACTGCCGATCTTGCCCGAGGTTACACCAAACGTTATCAATCGCGTAGCGCAACAGATAGTCGTTCATTGTCATCCCCTGTTAAACATATTGTTCTTTAACTGCATGACCGACGAGGTCAATAAAGTTACGAATGTCGTTAGCACGACCTACCTTTTCAGCTCGCTCAGTAATTTTGGACTTACGGTATGAGCGATCGGACACTGCCGTATACAAAATGGCAATCCATGTTGGCAGATGTTCTAGTGACATACCGACGTTGTCGGAAGCATTAGTACCATACCACGATGCTTTTAATAGAACGTGGAGGTCCGCGAATTTCAACTTACCCATGCTCAATGTACGAGATTTCGTACTGAGTTCTGTAGCCAGATCTTCTGCATTTTCTAGGGCACCAATGGTGTCCTGCATGTCTGGATCTACCAGGTTTAGAATGAAGTCAAGCGGTACTGAGGTAATGCGGGAGATGATCGGTGCGAAACGTACACGGTCATGACCTGGCTTACGCAGTTCTGGCGACAGCATTGCTTGGTAGTACAAAGCAGCAATAACACGCAACACCATTTCAGATTCTGGACGAAGGGTGTATTTCTGTACGAGAGTACCAGAGATCCAGTCCATGAAAACTTTGGCAGGGAAATCAGTAAGGCGTGCGAAGGCACTAGCGCCGTTCAGCATTAACTTGTGAGTCAGTGCTACCCGTACGCATTGCAGTTGCCAATCGTTTGCAGCAATCAGTCGTGTCACGCCGGTGCGTTCATCGTAACGCATATACTGACGACCATCCACTACTAAACGTGGACTGCGTTCGTCGCCGAGATTTACGATGTGTGCGAAGTTCGGAATGTCGTCGTGTTCTTCACGTGGGGTCACATAACCAGTGTCGACCAGAGTTTCATTTAATACAGTTTGCATTGGCGGTAACGACAAGGTGATTTCAGCCTTGTGAATTGCACGTACATATTCTTCGGGTTTGTTCAGACGACCTAGGGTCGTTTGGTATGGCAGAATGACCATTCCGTATCTCCTTTTTAGGGGGTAAAAAATAACTTCGATGGTCAATTATAATTAATATCTATGATTGACCGTTAGTTTACACTCATAACATCGAGTTCAAAGCTCCATACTTGGGAGAAACAAAAGATGTCTTATACCAACGCTGTCCCTAAGGTAACCTTTAATGGTATCCGGGACTTGAGTCGTCGGGCGTTCCAACGGCCACCGGTCACGTTCGCTCAACATACTCCATTGCTGCGTCTCTTCACCGAGACCGGCCCAACAGAAACTACTTATGTCGGCAACGATGAAGGTGGCTTCGCAACTATCTACGGTGAAAGCTCGCTCGCTCCTCGCAGCAAGTTCTTCAACCAGCAGTCTCTTCTGGCTCTCCAGTTCCTCAGCGAAGGTAACGGCTTCTATGTGAAGCGTTTGACTCCGGAAGATGCGGGTAACTCTGCACGTATTATCGTGGCACTAGAAATGGTCCACGACTACGTTGATCAGACGATTACGCAGCTTGGCGGCTTCAACTATCCGAATGCGGTAACTGATCTGTCGGCAAGTCCTTTGGCAGCTGGTGATAACCAAGTTGAAGGCTACCGTGCACGTATCATCCTGATTCGTGATAATGATTCGGAAGTTGGTACTCAGCGTATTCTGCCAGGTGAAATGGTTTCGACCATCGATAACTCGCAGTCGACTGTATACCCGCTATTCGAATTGCCTGCTGCTTTCTTCGGTGCTCAAGGTAACAACCTGGGTATGCGTATCTGGTGTACTTCTACAGAAGATCCAGATGGCTTCGACGAAGTGACTGCTGAGCGCTTCAAGACTCGTATGTACCGCGTTCAATTCGTGGAACTACCAGTCGTAGGTAATACCCCAGTTATCGTGAAAACTGCGATGGATGAAGATTTCGTTAACGTATCTTTCGACCAAGGCGTTTACTCCGATACCTACAACATGGACTACACTATCGACGACGTACTGATCGATAAGTATTCTGATGACGGTTTTGAGTCTGGCTTGTCCGTTCTTTATTCCCCATTCAGTCAGTGCTATGTTTACCGTGAAAACGTTAAGCTGGTTCAGGAATTGATCCTGGCTGCTGAACAAGCTGTTAACCCAGCAATCGCCGGCTCTGTTACCAGTGCCTCGCAAATCGACTTCCTGACTATGATCGCGGAAGACGGTGATGCTTACCAGTCCATTCAATTGGAAGGTGCAATGGGTGGCGGTGTTACTCTCGGTAAGAATGCAACCATCTACGCTTCTGGTGGTGATGACGGTACGACTTCTCTCGCTGAATACAACAAGCTTGTTGACATCGAGAACATGAACTTCGGTAAGCTGGGTAATGACCAGTACGAAAACATTGCACACTACCAGTTCGGCGTTCTATACGACACCGGTCTGCCAATGGAATCTAAGTTCCGTGCAATCCAGGTTCTGGCTGCTCGTAAAGACGTACAGTACTTCTTCACCACGTTCGTTGATGGTGAGACTCGTCTCCTGTCGGCATCGGAAGAAGCTTCTCGTTGTCAAGCACTGATCACCCGTTTACAAGCTTACCCAGAATCGACTCTGTTCGGTACCCCGGTCTGCCGAGCGATGATCTCGCTGCAAACTGGTAAGCTGATCGGTGGTGGTAATGGTCTGCCTAAGTATGTTCCTCAACTGCTGGACATCGGTGTCAAGTGGGCTCGGTATGCTGGTATGGGTACGGGTATCCTGCGTGAAGGCTTCGAGATGGACGTATCTCCGAACAACCGCGTAACACTGGTCAAAGATCAGAACGTTAAGTTCTTCGGCGAACGTACACGTGCACAGCTGTGGGCAAACGGTGCAACTTGGTCGCAATCTTACGATCAACGTTCTCAGTACTACCCTTGCCTGCGTTCGGTTTACAAAGACGATACTTCGGTATTGCTGTCGCCGATCACAGTCAACATCTGCTGCGACCTTATCCGTCTGATCCACAAGGTTCACGCGGACTTCTCTGGTAACGCTTTCCTGTCGAAAGAACAGTTGATCGAGCGTACAGATGAACGAATTCTGGAGCTGACTCGTGAGCGCTACGGCGATCGCGTTGATGTTATTCCTCGTTCGTACATCTCTGCCATGGACGATAACAACGGTACCAGCTGGAGCTGTGAAGTGACTGTTGCGGCTAACAACCCGCACACCACTCTGAACTTCAACCTGACTACTATCCGTCGGGAAGCCAATACCCAGGCGTAAGCCTGGGATTGTCCCCTATTAGCAAGAGGTCCATAAAATGGCAAAGCGCTATTCCAACCCGTACGCTCCGCGCTCGGGCTACGGTGCCAACGCTTCTGAGAACATGATGAACTTGGCGCAAGCCGGTACGTTCGTCTTGGCTCCGGACTTGGCTAACCTGGCTTCGAACACCCCGTACGTGTCTCGTAACCTAATCGCTATTCTGTTAGAAGCTCCACGTTTCTTCCGGTATGCGGCTAACCAAAACCAACTGATCGCTTCCCTGAAAGCACTGATCGAGAAACACTGTCGTACCATCGATGGTCTGAACCGTACAGTTACTGCAGAATTCGCTGACGCTCCTGTCGGCGGTGCTGGTGAAGTTATCTCTGCCGTTTCGAACGTTACTCGTGCTACCTCTCGTCCTTCGCTGGGCGCTTGGGAACTACAAGGTCGTACCATCCAGCACTTCCTGGAATGGTGGATTCTGTATGGCTTGGGTGATCCGAACACCAAAGTTCCATTGATTGTTTCCGATGGCATGGTCCGTCCAGAACACTACAACCAAACCTTCGCGGGTTGCACAGTACTGTTCATCGAACCAGATCCAACTATGCAGGACGTCGTATCTGCTTATCTGTGCACTAACATGCAGCCAACCACTACTGGTGATTGGTCGAACCGTAAAGACGTTTCTCAGATTGGTCAGAACCTGGAACTGACTATCGAATTCACCGCACTGACCGATACCTCTGCTGGCGTGAAACTCTACGCTCGTGAGATTCTTCAGTCGATGGACCTCAGTGGTCTGAATCCGAACGACATGCAAATGTGGACTGAGAAGATTTCTGCGGATGTACTGAACCAACGTAATGGTATCACCGATCAGCTTGCTGAAGGTGCTAACAACCGTCTTGGTATTGCCTAAGGAATAAGCGATGGCTACTACGTCACCAACGCCTTCTACCCCAACAGGTCAGAAGGCTACAGCTGAAAAGAAACCATTCTCGGTATTCCTGGGAGTGGATGTAGCAAATGCTGGTTTCGGCTTTAATGATGACTTAGCAGCCGCCGCAGCAATGCGTAAAGCAATGCAAGGTCAACAAAAGAAGTAATTGCTGCAACCACCAGTTCCTCCCAAGGTGTCAGACATTGCCCTTACCTTCGGGTAGGGGTTTTATGTCGCATTTAAAAGATCTAGAAGACTATATTACAATCGTGCAATCCATCCTAGGAATAATTTATTATGTCTTTTACTCGAAATGACCTGATCGAACAATATCACAAAAGCCAATTCGAATCGAACATTCCTGCCGATCGGTTTATCCTGTCAGCTGGTTCTGCTTTGGTTATGTATCGCATCCGTGATGTTACGGACGATCTGGATGTTGATACCGATGAGGAGAATTACCAGAAGTTGGTAGCTGCGGGTTACCCTGTCATTGATGATGGGTTCCCTCGTGTGCGTTTGAATGATTGCACGGACGTACATTTGATACCAACACCATGGGTAGAAACAATGCCGGTTGATGGCGTGTGGTGTTACACGCTGGAAGATCTGCTTGTGCAGTATGTCAAACTGGCAGGACATCCAGACCGTAATCCTGGAAAGATAATGCGGGATTTGGAAACGGTAGCTAAACTGAAAAAGCTTATTGCCAGTCGATAAGCTAAAAAGACTGGGTTGCCTAATTAGGTGACCCATTCAATCCACTAAAAGGTTCGTTATGCAGATCAATCAAAGCGTCATGGAAATCCCTGGTGTTATCACGCGTGACCAGTTGTTCAATCTCCGGATTGCCCTTGTACAGTTGTATAAGGCCCGTATTTACGCAGCTCAAGAAGTCCCTACATCTGTACACGGTTTGCAGTGCCACTTCCGTGAGGATGATGCATTCCTGCTCCACCTGATGTACAAGAACAAACTGGTATTCAGTTTCCACCCTACCAGTAAAATCATTGAATGGGACCCAGAGACACTTGATGGTGTCATTGATTTATCCTGCACTGGTAGTGCGGATGACATGGGCTGGGCTCTTGTTGCATTGTTCGACAATATTTATCGCGAACATGCTGGCTTCAATTCTTATGTTTACGAAAACATGACAACCCCTACAACTCGTCGTAATGTGAAAGCATTCTACGGTTTGTTACATGCAGTTGCCAAGCTTAGCAAAGACCCACTCTTGGGTGATTATGAAACCAGATTGGTTCGTAAGGGTAATGGTTATGCAGTTGTCGATAAGAATGATTTAATCATTTTTCAGGTCACCCCCAGTACATTCAGCTTCGGTATGGGTTATCTCGAGAATGCTGAGATTGATAAAAATATCGATAAATTGATTACTAAGTATCGGCCTTGGGCTATTGCTCTTCGTAAGAAGTATAGCTTCCAAGCTGATCAACTGCGTCAGCTTCTTCGTAATGCTTGGGATGCCAAGTGTGAAGTCTTTAATACCGCTAGGAACGCTGTTCGTAGTTCCCCAGTGGGCTACATTAATTTCAAAACAGAATGTGCCTATACGCTGAATAATGGAACCGTCATCTGCTTCTATGATGATTCTATCACGATCAAATACAATCGTGGTGGCCAACATATCGGTAACGTGGCGTTTTACCCAAATAAGGTACACCCACATATCGATACTTCGGTATTGGATTACATGCGGTCGCTTGTAATGGATACATGCTCGCTTAGAGATGATCTTGCACATGCTGTGCATGCTTATGCCAAAATGATCACTGACCAAGTTGTTGGTGAGATTGAACAAGCTACTCTGAAGAAGCTCAATCTTCCTTTGGATGTTGGCCGTGTCTATTATGAAGCTTACATGACGGCTCGTGCAGCAGGCTATCGTGAAGACTTCGAAGCATTCGTAAACCTCATTAAACAAGTACAAGGATAAGACAAATGAAATTCGCTAGCATTGCACTGATCGTAGCTATGGCATTCTCCGCAGCAGCGCAAGCAGAAGAGATCCAACAACCAGATATCAATCCTGATACTCTGGCTGAACTCTTCATGACTTCCACACTGGTTCAGTGTGATGCTAACGCTTGTTGGGATGCCGTAACCAATGTCGACCATGAGATGATTATGGATGGCGCTGGTTATGCCGTTGTTTATAGTGATCCTGCTCTAGCCCGGTTGAAGTTGACTGTGAAAGAGTTCGATCGTTATAAGCCGTATGTACTGAGTCTCATGATCGGTGTTGCTGCCGAATTGGGTGCTCCAGTACAGAAAGACATCTAACTATAACTACTCCTAGGGGAAACCCCATGATTGTAGCTGAAGATATAAAGACTATACTTCAAGGACAATCTGTGCCGCATGTGGTGCAGATGGCAGAAGAACTAGGATTCCCTATAACTACTGAAGAAAGTCTGTACGAGTTTATTGCGGACGTCGCTAATAAGACACACGCAATTACATGCCAACCGAAAGACATGCAGCTATCGGATACGGTGGAGCATGTTGTCTATGAAATCAGCTATTACTGGTTTCGTCTGATGAATCCAAATAAAGAAAGAACTTACATGATGGATCAGTTGTATGCTGACGTCAAGTATGAACTTCGGTTCCGTCCGAAGGGTTCGATCTATTCTTTGGTTGGGAATGATATTACATTCCCCATTGGGCTATACAAAGCAGTGATGACCGATCCAGAAGTCATAGACGCTACTTAACGGCATAAGCCCTCTCCTTCGGGAGAGGGCGCTATGTTGTTTTCTTTTTATCGAGCGTAGTGGTTCTTAGTCAGAGTACGGAGAGTAATGTAAAGCATCACCCCAGTACGAGTCGCGGCCAATACGGCTTTGTTACGGATACCTGTGGCATCAGCAACAATCTTCTCACCTACATCCCGAAGATACAATACTCGTGGGTCTGAACTACGAGAAGCCATTAACTTAGAACGGACTTTGAGAATCAATCCTTCCAAGTCATTCGATCGTTGGATCTGTGTACGCTCAGATTGCATCTGGTCAAACACGTATAGCAAACACTCTTCCAGCATCTTGTCGATGTGTCCATGCTTTGGCTGGGTAATATTTCGGCAAATATAACGAAGGGTATCTTCAAACGGTTGCGGTGGCATGGAATCAACCATAGCTCGTTCAATAATACCTAACAGCTCTGGACGAATAAAGTTGGCTTCGTTAGTAACAATCTCTTTGCCGTAGCGGAGATATGTAGCGAAGCCAGTAACTTTGTCTTTGAGGAAAGAATCTCCATCAGTAGACATACCCATCTCAGAAGTGGAAATAACACGACCACCTTCTTTGAGGACCTGGATGTAAACGGAATAGATCTTGTTGATCACTTCACGAATTCGGGATTGTGTATCTGTTACAATCCGAGAAGACCAATAATCAGTCAGAGAGTTCTTAGCGCCAAAGATGTGATCACTGTAGTTGGTATCAGGACCGATAATCGATAAGCATCGATCTCGAATCAATGCGTGCCATGAACCTAGACGCCGAATGTCCCACTTGTAGTTAAGAGACATGAACGTGGCTTCAGCAACTTCCCGCTTAGCAGGATATTGGAAACGACGACTCAGCAACGAGGTAAGGTATTTGATGTGCAGGAGAGTAAACAATGCAATCATTGTTTCATCACGCAAGTTACCTGGGAGTTGTGTGTTCTCCATTAACTTACGACAAAGGAAAGCTGGGATGTGGTTAAATGAATCTGAATTCACGTTGTGTGAAGGGTCGATCACATCTAACTTGAGGAAGTCATATTGGAGCAAATCATCGTTAACTTGCAGAACTTCGTCATACCACTGTTCACGATCTGATGGATGCCAACGGATAGGGTTAACCCCCAATAGTGCGCCACCAAAAAAAGCCGAGTGGTCAGCATTCTTGTTCATGAACCGAGTAACGAAGTTGATCACACGCATACAAAAAGCGCGGTCTAGTTTAACGTCTACGAAATGCTTTTCCAGCAAATCGAAGATAGTGGTTGTTTCGTGCATTGGGAGGTCTCCTAAATTCAAATGATTGGACTGCAATCAATCTCAGATCTATATTACTGTATTGATATTCATTGAGGAATTTGTTATGGAACCGATTACGGTTGCAGTTGTTGGTGATGATCCACATGCTTTACGCGTGCTTGCTAAACTCCATGAACTCGACCCTAGCAAGATTATTGTAGTAGGCGCTGCACCTGTGAACTATGCTCGTCCATTCGAGTCGTCTCCATTCTGCACAGACCTGGTGGATAACATGTATCCGCATAAAGCCGGATTCCTGAACATAACGCCACAAGAAGACATATCGTTCGTTCATGAACGAATGCTTAAACTGTTGCGCCGTGGTGGTGTAACGATCAAAACCCCATCAACTGATGATTCCCCACAGCGGGGATAAATACCTGGCATCATCTAGTATGAATGTCTTATTCACAACAACGAGGAATACCCGATGTGCAATAACTTGGAAGCACTGCAAAAGCTGATCGACGAGTCTTTGGTTTTGGACGGTGCTACTGGCTTGACTCTTACCGGTTGGACTGACGAAGATCGTTATGACCACCGTGGTTCTGTAATCAATCGTGTTACCACCCAATATGGTATTTCTTGTGGTGGTATTACTATCACCCCTGGTGGCAGTAGTGGACACATGGGTTTCGGTTTCCGTGATACACGCGAAGAAACCAAACCTGTCACTATCGATCAAGTTCGTGGTGTATTGGTTACCGCTCTGGCTACATCGCAAACTGACCAGGGTCGTATTCTGGCTACTGGTCTAGCATCGATCGTAGAGAAGCTTACAGCTAATTGTTTCCATCCGATTTCGTATGACCTGGCAATCGAAGCAGCTAGCGATCCTACCATCCATGTAACCATGACCAATGGCATGCAATCGATCCATCTCGATACCAAACCAGTTGAGGACTTTGCACAAGCGATCAAACTGGATCTGGATGTTCCATACGTTCTGGGTCAAGGTTTCGTGAGTGTTCTAGCTGGTGAATCTGATCGTGGACATTCCCCTACTGGTCTGTCGACTTTGGTTGATGGTAAGTGGATTCGTCATACCGGTATCTCTAGCTATACTCTTAGCGAAGATGATAAACCTAATGTCGATGTTTTGGAAGTCGATGAAATCATTACCTTGGTTTCTGAAGAACGTCGTGAACTCACCGCCAAGATTCTGATTGCAATCATCAAGCAATTGAATACCCTGGGTGGCTTTACTAACATCTATCAGGTCAACATGTCCCATGGCGAATATCGTGGTGGCAAGCCTGCCATTGTTGTCCGTCTGGTGAATGCGCAACTGCGTAAGAACTACAGCTTGGAATTCCAGGCGTAATAAGTTGGGGACCTTCGGGTCCCCAGCTATGTCATTTTTCTTTTATCCTCTGTAGTCCAACTATTACGGAGCTAACACAATGTACAGACGTTGTGAAAAGCCTGCACCCATTACGACCATTGATCTTAGTGTGTACGGCAACCCATGTGACATTTATCAAAATATGCTGAACCGGATCGATGCACTGCGTCGGTTACAAAGTCAGTGGCCACGATGCGATATTAGTCGTTTCGATGTGCAGTTCCAACTTTCTGATGCCATGACCTATTACTTCACTATTTTGGATAAAGCCAACGGTGAGCGGTACGAGTGGTCTGTCCGGAAAGAGTATCCTAATGAAACTCCTGTGCATGCATTTGAGCGTGATTACAATGAATCAGCCCTACGGTACAACTCAGGTGTAAGACGTGCATTAGATGATCACCTAGAAGGCTTGCAGGAACAATCTCTGAGTGCTCTCTATCGAATGGAAGAAACAGATACAGGTTATCGGGTATTCCGTCCAATTATGGGTAGCTTAGGCGTAGTTCCTTTCGATTTGACTTTTGTTGGTACCACTGGTCCTTTACCTACCAATGGTGTCATCCATCCAGATATCTGGGATTACATCGGTACTATTCCTGGCGAGGCTGGTCGGGCTATTGCTCGTATGGTTACTCGACTGATTAAGCTAGGGGTGATGTTCAATAAAGCTGAACGCGTTATTGTTAAAGATTATCGCAGTATTGTTCTAGAAGGTTATGCCTATCGCAATGCTGAAACCCACACCGCTGTCAAACTGACACTTCAAGAACTTGCTGTTCCTGATAGTGACCTTATTCAATACCACCAATACTTCACGGAGTAATTATGATCTCTATCGATACAACATTCGCTGAAATTGCAACTGAATTAGATTGCCCAGTTAATGTAGCCAAAGAAGTTATCCGCAAACTGTTCCTAACATCGAGTAGTATTCCTCTACCTGATGCTTTCCGAGTTAACTTGGCACAACCAGTGGAATATTCTGGCCAGGTGAACTTCTCATCCATTCGCCTGACTGTTCAGATGCGTGGTTGGGGTGGTAATAAGGTCGTAGACAAGGCAACGTTGCTGGTTTACATTAAAGAGTCTGCAAAGGCCCTTGTAGACCTTCAGGTATGGCATGCCTATAATGGTCCTAAAGCTCCAGCTGCTACTGGGACTAATCCTGAACCAGTATGGGTTCCTCATTACCCACCTCAAGGTATCTATGCAGTTTACCCGCCTTCGATTGCACCGGATACACCATGACATATTAGCCTTCCCCAACGGGAAGGCTTTATGCCGTCACTGCAAAAAATCTGAAATCTATATTACTACTGAGAACTTACTCACCTAAAGGAATTTCTCGTGGACCAATATACCCGTGTCAACTTTGATGACTTGATCGTTCGTGGTGTTACCCATGAGCAAATCAATCGTGTTGGTTATGACATCCTCGATTATGAACACCCTACCATTCTGGATAACAAAGTTGTTATGGATTGGTACTACAGTGAAGTCCAGCCAAGCTTGTTGTCAACTAAACGTGTCGGTATCGTGGCTAATCGTAAAGTCTTGCATTGGTTGGTCTGTGGTGAGGACAATCTTGCTGGCCCAGCATGGGTTCATGATGAACTGGCTAAATGGATCATCGCTGAAGCACATGCCAAAGAATCGTGTCTGAAAGGACTCAACAAGATTACCGAGTTGATGTACCGTAAGATCGGTGCAGATATCCGTGGCAAAGAAGCAGTAGCATTGATCGAAGGTCCTCTGGGTGTTGTGATCTATCGTGCCCCTCGTTGGCGCGAATCGAATGACGATACCGGTGAGAGCATCACTCATGAACAACTGGCCTTCCTGCTGGAAGATTATGTTCCGGCAACGGTACTACCTCATGTACTCAGCCAAATCAGTGCATATGTCAATACCTGGAATGAAATCTACGGTGGTCCAGTCGAACTGACGGCGTTTACCAAGAAGGTCGTCGCAGGACAACACTGCTATGTCGTAGTTGGCAATGCCGGTGGTGCGGTTGACTTCAAGTTCAGTTATTGCGATGCGGTGCATAAAGATACCCTTCACCCATCGAAACACACTCAGTCCATTCTCAAGGATTTCAAATGAGTAATTCGCAGTTTAAGCGGGAAGAAGCAAAGTACCATAACGAGCAGTATGAAGCAAAGCGTTTTCGGGAACAAAACAATCTTCCTGAATGGGCAGATGTTGGGCGCCATATTTTTGGTAATCGTAAGCTAGATGTTTCCGAAGTAGAAGAAGTCAAGATCACTGAGGCTACCGAGTCAAAGGTTAGTCAGCAACAGGCTGTAGGACGAGCTGATCGTCAACCTGGTGACGTTGTAGTGATCGGAGCAGGTCAGACTAGCTTTGGGCGCGCAGCGATGCGTGTAACGGCTCAGGCGCTTGCGAATGAAACTGCGAAGCGTATCGCTTTTGCTACTCCAGAAATGATGGGTGAACTCGGGCGACAACAAGCTCGGGAAGAAATGGCTATCATTTGCCAAGATGACCTGACTGAAGCCAAACAATTGGCGGCTGCACTATCATTAGCTGGTGGGAAATATGACAAAAGTTTCTAAAGGTAAACTTCATTACCTAAGATCTCTTTATCCATACAGCCGGATAAACCGTATCCAGCATTTCATAACACGCTTAGTTGGCAAGCACCGATCAAACCGTGAGCTGCAGGCAACATTTAGCATGTATGATGGTTGCAGGCATATTAACTGGGATGAATTGTAGTGGCTAGAGTATCTAAAAGTAAGTTCCGCTGGTTGCGGGATGAGTACGCACACTGGGCCTATATGACCCGCCTACAAAAACCTTTTCGTTTTAAAGTAACACAGGAGAATAAAAAATTGCTGTCATCTATTCTGGATGAAGATCTCGAACTCGGCGAAGCTATGGTAATTCGCCATATGCCAATGACTGATGAAATGATCGCTGCATTTGGTTGCCCTAGTCGTGTAGAAGAGAATACCGATGCCCAATAAGATCTCGAAAGCAACCCGTATCCATTTGCTGAGTGTCATGCGTGAATTGGCACATAATGCACGTATCGATGAATACGTTGTACAGCACATGCTTAAAGCGAATCCTAAGATATGGATTCAGAAAGCCCGGCAACATGTGGCAGCACAAAAAGCCCACCGTCATGACGTGCGTAGATGGCCCATAGGTTATCCTAAACAGAGTCTACCTATGGGTGGTGGTTTTCGTCGGGGTGAGTTCACCGTGTTCTCAGGTCACCCTACCTCATGATGCAGCCAGAACACAAACAGTGTGACCTGGTAGAAACGGTTGGTCATATTCGTGAATGCCCTAAACGTATAGCGCATGTACGGGATGTAATTTGTGGCGCAGTGCGCTCATTGGCACTCGAAGAAATCGCGCGCCGGCGCATCAGTAATTCTATTGAAAGGAAGTAGAACTTCGATAGAAGTAATTTTACTATTTAAAAGCATTTTCTTAAAAAGAAATGTATATAAATAGTAATAGTATATGGGGGGACCCTCTGGGGGGGCCCCATATACTATTTCCTTATACTTAGTAATCAATAAAACAGGAATTTGTAATGAAGATCAACCCTACTGTGCGCGACCTCAACGCGCGTATTCAAGACGGCTTAGACCGTGGTGACAAACTCGAACTGATCATCTGTGCTGATGGTTACATGTATCTTAGCCTAGTAGGTGCCGCAATTGAATCTGAGTGATCTCCGTACACTTCTCCGTGAAACACTCTCCGGTGTTTCAGAAATAACATCTATCCATAATAGCCAATTGTTCGGCTATGCCACTCGTTCAGATCAAGTGTCTTATTGTGCAATTGAATATTCGATCGAGAACAGTGCAAATCTCACCGGTACTTCCAATATTGCAGCTGCATTGATCTTCGATAACTTCTGTAATCGCGATCTAGAAGAACTTGGTAATGTGGATGTCGAATCCAACTATGCCGAAAAGCATCGACTGTGTATTGAAACACACAAAGCCATTCTCAAAGCAGGTTATGTCATCAAAGCTTGTGTGAATCATACACATCCTACTGGTAACCTGGTTCGTACGGAATACTATCGCCATACTGGTGACGGTTGGACAGGTAGCTCACTGCGGGTAGTTTATACACCATCCAACTTCGTACCACCTGAAGCGATCTTGGTCCGTAATAAACAGGGTGAACCAGATAGCCAGGTTTATTACACACCCGGCTACGAAGATGGACAGTTGGTTTATTTGGGCTGTTCTGAACTGGATGGTCGTAATAACCGTTCGATCAAGATTAACATGATTGATGGCAAGGTCTTTCAAGGCATGGTCCTTACCTGTGCACATGAAGCCCGATTGAAAGGCCTAGGTGTAGAATGGGTATATTCGGTAACTCAATCCGAAAGTATAGATGGATGTAAACTCGAATACATCGCAAAACTGAACTGTGGGGCGTTAGTCAATATCGTCATTACGGATTATAGCTGGTCTAACTAAAAGTACTATCAATCCTGGTAGTATGTAACACTGACGCAATTCATTCTTGATAAGGTAGAAAGCATGTTCGATATCAAAACTCGCATTTACTTCTGTGGCGGCGGCTCGACTAACGTTGGCGCTATGTACGACGCTACTGGCGAGCATGTATGTTTCCTCGATTCGTCTTCCGCTAACCTGCTGACCAATCCCGTCCCTGAAGATCGTTTCTACAAGATCCCTGGTACTGATGGCGCTGGTGGTAACCCTGCTTACATGATGCCTTTCGCTCGTAAGCATGCTCCTGAAATGATTGCCCGCTTCCCAGCTGGTGCTTGCAACATCGTAGTCATCACTGGTGGTGGCGGTAGTGGTAATACCATCGGCCCGAATATTGTAGATCAGCTGCTGAAACAAGGTCTGCCAACTATCGTGATCCTGATTGCCGGTACGGATTCTACTCGTCGTATCCGTAACACCACGAACTGCATCAAGAACCTGGAACTGGTTTCTCAGAAACATCAGCTGCCTGTCGTAATGGCAACTGTATCGAACGTTAATGGTGAAGCTCAGGCTGACCAAGAAGTTCTGTTCCTGTTGGATGCTCTGGTTGCATTGACCGACCAGCAAAACGAACGTCTGGATACCATGGACGTGATGAACTGGTTGCAATACAACAACGTGTGTGCGGTAGATCCAGAACTGGTATCGCTGCAAGTGGTTACCACTCGTGCTGAAGCAACCGCTATCCTGGAACCTATCTCGGTAGCTTCCCTGTATACCGACCCGGCTAAAGATGTGCCATTCGGTACTCCATTCGTCCGTACTGTTGGTATCTGCCCGAACGAAGCTAAGCTGCCTTCGGATCAACTGCACTTCATCATTAACAGTGTAGGTATCACCTCGGTTATGGACAAGCTGGAAGAAGAACGGGTGAAAGTAAATACCGTTCAAGCTGGCTTCCGTACTCGTCGTGCCATCGTTACTGTCGATGACATTAGTGAAGATGGTTTCATCGCTGACTGATAATAGGGGAGCTTCGGCTCCCTTGTTTATTTCGTATCTCGGAGTTTTAGATGTCTGTAACAATGGCTTCTGTATTTGTCACTGTCCACCTGTTTGGTTTTGCTTCCACTAATAAGTCTTATGAAAAATATGACAACTGGAATCAATGCGTTAACTCGCTAGAGATCCAGGAAGCGAAGTTCCATAATAAACCTAATCACCAGATTACTTTTGATCGGGAACGTGGTTACTTGGCCATCAGTGATCATCAGGCAAAGACATTGCAGAGGCATCAATGCCAAAAGGAATAACATGATACCCAATATCCGAAGTCGTGCGATTCGTACCACATTGATGCACATTTCTTTCAGAAATAATCTTGAAGGAGTATGGCGACCACAGCCACCAGCTGGAATTGAATTAGTAGCTGGGAAATACCCAGAGCCTAATACACCAAGAATATCGGTAGCCCCTGATATCATCGGTTGTTTCCATGGTGTTTATCCAAATGTCAGTAAGTTCTTTGAAGAAAAGAAATTCCCTTATATGGATTTTACTGTATATGAGCCGGTCTTTGAGGGGGGTGAAAGAATATGGACACCAGAGACCCTAACTAAACATAAATTGGTTTGGGATGCACATGTCACGAAAGAACATGCCATCTTAGATGCAGTTAAGATGAAAATAGTTGGAGCTGTTCGAATCTACAATACAGATAACGAACCAACTATTATGATCCATCCATTTGATGACCCAGCTGAACCGAAACAAAGTATCGGCCCTATTGCTCACCGAATTGCGTGGTTAAGATGAAAACAGTAACTTGGTTATCCAAGAACTGGATGTCAGTAGACCAACGTAAAGCAGTCGTAATTTCCATCGGTGATCCAGGTGAAGACATTCCCTCCTTTGCGGTTGATCCAATTGACTTGTTAAGAACCGAGTGCCATGACATTCCTAATGGGATTGCCATCGAAGATCTTGATTTGAGCTATCGTCAGTTCGACTGGACTCATGCCAGAAGAATATTGCAATTCGAACATCGCCACAAAGATCAAGATATTATCGTACACTGCCATGCCGGTATTAGCCGGAGTAAAGCAGTGGCATTGTATCTCGGTAGTTGTTGCAAACGAATCATCGATACATCTAAACCATGTAACTTCGATGGTTCATATCTTGGATACAACGAACACATCTATCGCCAACTAGAGATCACGCATTGTGACCTGCAGTTAAGTGGTGGACAAGTAACACTGATGGACATGTTGAAGAAATCTTAAACGAATTTAACTCGGAGTAAGACCATGCGTGATATCGCTCGTAATTTCCTGATTGATCTGGTAGCAATTTCGTCTCACCTGCGTATTGCTGTGTTCAATGGCAAGAAGTCGCACATGTTTGATATTGTTAAAGCTACTGGTCTGACCGTAGAGCGTATCGAAGATGTTCTGGTTAAAGCACTGGAATCAGATTTCCGTGACCAGCAACTGGAGTTGTTGTCTTCGCAGATCATTTTCAGCGACTCACAAGAGCGAGCTCGTAAACCATCCGAAGCGATGCTGTACGAAGCGCCATATCCACCACTCCGTATCGTAGCAGCATTGACCGGTAGCCATATCGAACATTTGCGGAATTACCATAGCAATCCACTGAGTCGTTCTATGATTCGTGCATTCATGGATGCACAATTCACTCAACCTGTATTCGAATGGGTCCAGTCGAATATTGATAACGCGATCGATATTGGGTTGGAGGAATTTCAAGAGGGGCCAACCCATATTGGTCGTGGCATCGGTATGACTACTGAAAAAGTTAAAGAACTCATTTCTCGTTCGATGGGTATCCGACCTGATCAAGTCAATATCCAAACAATGTAGGTGACATATGTCAAAGCAGATGGAGCGACTAGATACATTAGTTGCCGCTGATCTGGGTTTGGCACAAGCACCGATTACCATGATTCTCAAACATGCCACACGATTCCCAGATGCTGTTGATGGATTCGTCTTTGCGTTGGAACACAACGGATTGATTCATTATGACATCGCGGAAGTGTGGCGTTCGGTAAATGGGATGCGAGTGCGAGTTCCTCGATTCAGATCGCATCCAGTGATCGAGGAAAGACTCAGACTACGGCAATATAAGCGTTGGTACGTCATGGGGAACGGAAGACTCTTTCCGGTGCAGACGGCCAAATACGAAGATCTCAAAGATCAGTTCTATTTCTTAACGGATAGTGACCCCACCTATCGGACAACAACTATTCTTACCGAGGAATGTATGTTCCTGCGTAAGAAGCCTTTGCTGTTCCACCGTCTACCAAGACCGGCCTGGAGCAATCTAATTTTGATAAAAGGGAAACAACATGCATGACGATATACCAGTAGACGACGTTGATGATGTTTTGGCCTTCGCTAATCGACTAGCTACCGAATATCCGAATCGGTTAATGAAAACAGAAGAAGCATTTATTTCTACTACCCCTATCCAAGTTTGCGTTTGGGGTGGCGATGGCGATCTTATGGCCAACATCGATATTTTGACTGGGAAGGTTTCCATTTGGATTGGTGAAATCATCGACATTGAACATGAACTGGACAATGCTCTTGATCAAGCTGAGGATGGACGGTAATGAACCACATGCATTACATCTGGCAGAAGGCAGCACTGCTGGCTAGTCAGTATCCAGAAGGAATGAAGTACCGTCGTGAAGATGGTACTGCACTTTCAATTACTCCGAAGTTAATTGTTCTTTGGGATGCCGATGGCAACAACTCAGCCCATGTAGATATCGAACAGCAAGAAGTTATCTGCATGAGTTGTGATCCATGTGACATTGAAGATTGGATCACATTGCGTCTACAAGCAACAACGTATGAAAACCTTATTAAGCAGGCGGAGAAAGATGGCAACAGTTATTTTGAGTGGTGCAGCAATCTCGCAAGTCAAGTTGCTGCAACAGGGCGCTTGGCTTTGGGGGAATCACTACGAGTTCAACCACAAGGGCGAAACGATAACAGTGATGCTGCAGAGTCGCCGGTGTTATATCTACGGTGAACAACGGAAGGCAATGATCTCCATCCCGCGCCGAACCATCGAGGGAATTCAAAACCTCAATGAAGAAGACGTGATTAGCCTACTTAAGCGTGCGCGCGAACTACAAGGTGAAATGCAATGACAACAGTAATTACCAAACAAGACTGCTACATCTGGTGGACCAATCAACGCGATGCTGAAAATGCTCAGTTTGCAGATCGTACTAACTGGCCGGAAGAACTGGAAACTGAACTGAGTTCCCGAATGGGACGTGCTGGCCGTGGGAGTCTTTGGATTCCATACAGCTGGAGTTCATCTGATCTTGGGGTTGAATGGGATGATAATAACCCTATGTTTAATGCGTTGGGTAATCATTACGGTGGCATTGTTTTCCGTCGTGAACATCTGCCTTTGTTGACTGGATTCGCCGGGCTCATTACTGACTTCGATATGAACCAGATCCAAGGGCAATGGTACAACTACGACTACGAAATGCAACCATAAGGCATAAGCCCTCTCCTTCGGGAGAGGGCGCTATGTTTTTTTTTGTTAGACCAGTTCTTTGACCATCATGATGATGTTCCTTTAAGGGGCAGCCATGATTGTACGGATGTGATGACGGTTACCTTCTGGATCATTAAAGTTCCGAGAGATCTTACGCCATTTTTTCAGTTGCTCATCATACAGGTCGTTTGCTTCCGACCATTCGTAGATCTTGTCTTTATAGACACCAAGCTCTTGACCATACCGCAGTTGCGCATCACCCATCTCTACAAACGTGGTGTTGTAGATCCATGCTTTAACAGCATATTCCACTAACTTACTAAATGCAGGAATAGCTTGAGGACGAATGTTTAACAGCTCATCATCATTACCTAACCGGCAAGAGAGATAAGCAGAAGGTGACGGAACGTAGATATAACGAACCATTACCGTGTTGTGGTTGATCAGGTTGATGTAAGATGTTTGTGCTACCGGGATACGGCGAGCAGCATCTAATACCTTCATTGTTTCAGCACCCATAACCGATTGGTTATAGTTCATGGCATACCCAGAGTTCTGATAGCCTAAGATACCGAAATGGATATCGAATACTTGAACAATAGGACGCTGCTGGGTATACTCATCAGGGATGTAATAAACGATGGTGTATGGATCAACATATTCCTGCTTAACAGGAAAGTCCAACGGGATGTATGTTTTTGTGCCACCGATCAAATCGATGTCGGGCATAATACGCCCTTCGATCACTTCTTCTCGAATACGTGCTTCCAATGAGAAAGCAGCACCACATGTAGCTTCAGCGGCATACATATCGCGATTCCTGAACGCATCGTTCAGAATCTGGTGCGGGATTCGAAATTTAAGATCACTCAGGGCTTTAGTGATGGCGTTCATTCTCAGACGTCCTATAAAGCGTTTTAAAAGGGTTTTCTCTGTAAAGGAATACCAGAGGTCGGTATAATATACGGAGGGGCTTACAAACGATTACACCAAATTTCAGATCTATATTATATTTTTGTATAATGAAGAGGGTACAGAAATTGTACATGAAGCAAGGTGACGTCTTATGTTGGGATATAAGCCACATCATGGGATTGCTCAAAGAACATCCAGTTACGTCATTGGTTGTCTCCAGAGCTATTCGATTCCATCACCACAATACGAGTCTAGCAATACCTAATCCGTATTTAGATTCGATAATAGATGACTTCATCTGTCATGCGATTAATTCGTTTGAAGAAGTGATGGTGGCCGAGTTTAATCCACAACGCATTACCCCTCAAGAACATACTTGGTTCAATATGAATCAAGCTGCCCGGAAAGAGCTGTGGAACATGTTGCGTCCACTGGCTTACAATTATGCTGGGTCGATGGTCAATTACGCACGAGTTGGCGGAGTGATCTATCTATACGCACAAACCAATTAAACGGAGATCTCATGTCTGACAAAAAGTTTGTACTCCTGGATACTCGACATCAAGTCAAGATCATCTTGGATTACTTAACCCATATTCAACAGCAGCAGCCACTCGTGGGCTTGGTGCAACCGACCAAAGGGTTGGCTCTCAATCTGGTTCAAACAATCGTAGCGGAGAAGATTGAACAGCGTGATAAAGGTATCCCAGATGGCATGGGTACAGATTGGGATGTTGCACGCGCAGCATTGCTGTTCGGGACTACACCGGGACAAGTCCTCCATCGTCAAGTTAAATTCGTGGAACGCATCCTCGAAAATAATTTGATCTATTCCATCTACGACGATATGGATCGTCAGATCAATGCACATGAAAAGTACACTACCTACAATAGTTGGGAAGTCGTCAATACTGGTTCGATGCTGGGTTTGGTTGAACGAGGTGATGCACGGATTCTGCATTGGGAAATGCTCGAAGATGCCCAGGAAGACAAATACATTACTCTGGATCTCGGAAGAGTATTCGAAGCAGTGTTGGAGCAATTCACCAAGAACTTCGGTCCTTACCCGGATTCGCAAATTGATGCGATGATCATCGAAACCATGCTGGCTGTCTACCCACAACTCGTACGTGTAGACAAACGTCAAGAAGTAGTTAACTACGACATGGCTGCAGCATATGGCGTACCGAATCTGTCGGTGTGGATTGAGAAGTACATTCGTGAAGTGTTGGTAGCATTCCATGTTCCAGCATTCGAGCGTTACTTCACACCAGGTGTGAAATACGAATGTAATTACGCATTGCATCGCTTGACTATCCGTGAGCACAAAGAAGAAACAATTGAAGTTGATTCAGATGCAGATCTGGCTCGACAACTAGTGCGTGGTGATTACTTGCCACGAGAAGAACGTGAGCGTGCTGAAAAGTATCTCATGGAAAATCAATAGAGCCCCCATGTGGGGCTTTATGCCGTGAGGTGCAAATGAATCAATATGTAGTGCCATTCGAGAATGCCGTGGCAATGTTCTCGATACCAGACTTCTATGGTTTTAATGAACCGTATTATCTGGATATCGCCATGGAGTTCAATGGCGAGCTTGATAAGCTAACTGATCTAATTGCTAATGCCATTGTCCAAAGGAATGTAAACGAGCCCGAACAGTTCCGTGAAATGGTCCATATGGGCTTAGGTTATATGGGAATAGATCCAGACGAAGAAGTGTTCTATAGCAAGATGGTACAACACATTCGAAGTATCTGTCTGAAGTGTTCCATCCATATCTTCGGCAATGATCTGAAACTTATTGACGCGATTGAAGACGCTGATTGGGTTAATGTAATTTACCGAGAAACTTCGGAACCACAACTATGCTTTATACAGCAGCCCAACGATACGACAAGCTCGCCTGGTTCCCTGGCTATGGCCTTGCCCGTAAGTTACACGATCGGGTCTATGGGAAATCAACCCATAATGAAATAGGACCTGGGGGATTCATGGACGATGTGTTTGAGTGGGTATTAGAAGCTCATTCACATTTTCTAGAAACCGGAGAGATCCTACAGCTACATCATGTACCGCGCTTGACCAAATACAACAAGAATGCTTTGGCGTATGAGATCGAGTTCTTAAAGATAGCTGTGTCCTTATGGAAACGGTTACCGAGAACTATTGGGACGATATTCCCTGTGAATCTACAGGGGAATCACATTGTACTATTATTAGGATATGATCCGAACCATAGAGACTTATCGATGCCCCCGGCTATCGTGAATGTCAGCCCAGAACAGTTCCTTCGGCCCAGCAAGAAAGTACGTGGCGGTAAACAGGATATGAAAACTATTGAAGGTGCCCCATGATCCCAATGACCCAACAAAACTTTATCCCGGATAATGTAGCTGTCCGGGTTTCTTTCGATGCAGTGCGTATCCCCATCGATAAGATGGTGAGCGTTCTCGAAGGGACTTCCAACAACACACCGTATCCGATGGAAGAAGATTCTATCCGTACGATCCTGTACGAGTGTTTGAATGAATACCTACAGTTCTCATTGCCCAATGTTCCGAACGGCCAGAACTGTTCTTTCGAACATTATCTAGATGATCGGTTCAAAGCTCTGTCAGGCATTCTAAACCCTCCTGAGCTTGAAGGGTATCCACCGCCTGATAAACGGATGATGATGTTCCTGAACGCGCAATGGGCGATGGCCGTAGGGGAATTAGGACGACAACTCCTACCGGGTATCCGTGATCTCAATGCACACAACCAAGACATAGAACAAATCCATATGTTCAGGTTAGATGACCACCGCACAGGCATGTATGTGTTATCCGGTGTTCTCTATGACGTGGTAGATGCAGAGACGGAAGAAGGGCTATGACCCATTGCCTCCACACATATCCAATCGGTATGTTTGGGCACATTGATGTACCAGGCCATACAAAAGAAGCCATCGGTATTAGCCATTGGATGTTCTCAACGGCAATCCAGAATTGTATGCCTGATCGCTTCGTCCCAGTCCAAGATGAAATATGGTACGCATTAGAACATTATTTAGGTGATCGGTTACATGACATGCCTAACAATCTTTTGCAGTATGTTGAGGCACAAAGCTTTAACTACCATTACAATGTGATAAATTACTTCTGTCAACTCAATCCAGTAGAGCACATACCTACACCCGATAATCAGCTGGGGGTGGCTATCGTCGTCAAGGAATAAAATGAAACTCAATGAACCACAACTGATCTATTCCGTAATGGAGTCTAGCGCAGGATTAAGATTCGCCGCTCGTTTTCTGAATGAGTCTACCCATGATCCCGATAAAGATAATTGGGATGAAAGTGGAGTCCCATTGCGCAGGGCACTGGTGAATAAGTTCCAAAAACTAGTGATGGATATATTCTGCGATGAATTATTCATGGAGACTATTTTAGAGTCCCCTGAAGAAGACCTGACCCAAGACATGCTGGATACATTTGAAATCTATCAAGAGTTCATCACAATGTTTCCGCATTACGATGTCATCGGTATTGTGCCAATGAATCTGGCTGGAACAGTTGGGTTCATAATTCAGGACAAACCTATGAGAAAACACTCATAGGGAATATCCAATGGCATTAATCACTGACATTGCTGAAGGTACTCGGGTAAGCTTTGAAGTTTACCCAGTTGCTTATCTAGCCAATGAATTCAAAGACGTAACACTAGAAGGGATTGTGACACCAATGGTTGCTCGTCAACTGGGTCATGATCTGGATACGGCACACCAAAACGTATACCCTACATTGGTAGCTGCTGGTCTGTCGGTCCCTAACGATGCTCGTCAATACAACTACGCTTACATCTCGTTTGCTAGTGGTGAGACTATTTTCGTTGGTGTACCTTGGATTCGTGCAGGAACAGTTGTATCGTCGAATGGTCAAACACTGAGTCTGGTCTTCCAGAACTTAGATGATCGTAGACGTCGTCGGATCTTGGAAGCAGTTTCCGCGATCAATGAAACACCTAGTTCTCAGACATGGGAATAAAAGAGCCTCCCCTGGTGGGAGGCTTTATGCCGGAGTAATTAAATGCTATTACGTGAACACACCATCAATATTGAATTGTTTGATATCAAATACACCTACGCTAAACTCAAACAGGTATTGGAACATAAGCTGAAAAAAGAGATTACCGATGGCGCACCTAAGATCATTTGGTGCATCAACGAAGATGCAACTCGTGCAGTAGTATATCGAATTGGTACGGATCAGTTCTCGCTTTATACCGAGGTAGCGAAGCAAGCTCATCCACAAGACTGGGCATGGATAGATGAACGTTTTGGCCCGGATGATCTTCATCACCTAGCTAAGTCTGATGCTTATTTGGGATTGAAGCATCTTTATGCGGAGTCTGTATGAAAGCAGCAACTAAAGTCGTTACTCTGGAACAAACTGGATATACCAAGGAACAATTGTCTATCGTCTTCGAACAGTTAAAAGGTTATCCCCCGCCACCATTCGGAATGGTTACGATCTTCTGGGTACTCTCCGGTTTTGGTAATCGCTTTATCAACATCTGGATTGGTGATGAGCAATTGGAATTACCTGTTACCCATACAACTCTGTTACAAACAACTACAGATTTCCAGAATGCATTCAGAGAAGTAGTGGGTGAAGATCCCCCACTCAATGAAGTTCTGGTTAAACTTGCTATCTACGATGTCAAACGTACCCTCAAGTGGCCACTGGTTGCTTACTATCAAAGTAAGATCAGCGAACTGGCGAACTTTTAAATGAACATCATGATTCCACCATGCATGTTACCACATCGTCGTAAGACTAAAGAAGAAATACGACACGAAGAAAAAGTAACTATGGCTAACAAGATTATGAATTGTCTTGCTCGTCACCAACCAAAAAAGAAACGGAAAAAAGAAATGTCCCAGTTCGAACCCAAATCAGTAGTTGTTTCACAACGAGAAACTAAATACACTCCGACTGAGATCGGTGAATTCCTATATCACCACACTGGTCGTCAACCAGCGCGGCTGGAAGGGCTTGTTATTACCTGGCATCTTGGTGAACTTAACTCACGCCAAATCAACTTCAAATGTGGTACAACGTTAGATCTAACTTTGCCTGCAGAAATACACTATAAAGAAGATCCGGCTGTTGTAGAGAACTGGCTCTGCGATGATATTGAATCTCTGGCTTTCTATGATGTGTGTCGTTTGATAGCTTTCTATCTGACAGAAGTTTATAAGCTGAAAATCCAGTCTCTGTGGGAACGATAGAATAATACTGACTACCACAACACTCTGTGAATGTTTGTTGATGTGAAACTCTTGAAGTGCTACTTCGGTAGCACTATTTTTTCCTGAGTATCCGTCGACGCCTACAGAGGTGTATATGGCGCTACCAGAATTACCTAATCCTTTTATGTTGCCTACCAGTGCGTACAAACGCGATCTGGACATCATTGAAGGGGCTATTGCCGACAATGCAAGGTACTTGCAATTAATGACCCTGGCTGATTACGATCGGTGTGCAGTCTGGGTACGGGAACAGTTCCGTAAAGACGGGAAATTCCCACTGGTCGATCCTAAGACATTTGTTCTCGATAAGAACATGAATGGTGATCGGTCTAAGAAAACAACTTCGTTTATGGGTTTTATCAAACGAGTTGAGAAACAGAATCTATTGTTGTCGCCATCGTTGACAGCATACCTGCCAGAATCTGTTCGCCAATCTACTCACGCTATCTACATCAAAGAAGGTGTAGCTAACCGTAAGAAGGTTAAGGGCCAGCAAATGGCAGCAGAACAAGATGGTGACTTTGAACTTGCTTCCGTCCGTAAGGGTGAGCAAGAGAACTTCAAAATTAACAATAACTCCTACTCAGGAGCTACGGTTAGCGCCGCCACTATTCTGTACTACAAGTCTACACACTCTTCATTGACTTCGACCTGCCGTGTTGCAACGTCGTATGCTAACGCTAACAATGAAAAGTTCTTGATGGGTAACCGTCATTATTACAACCCAGAAATCACCAAGGCAAATCTGGTATCGATCATTAACAACACAGACTACAATCTGCTGCAAATAGCGATCGATAAGTACGAACTGGTTTACCCTACCGCTGAAGATGTAGTAGAGATGTGTCTCTACTCGACTAAGCACTACTGGCAGAACCGTGTGTTTACTCAACACATCCGTCAGATGGCTATGGGCATGACCCCGATCCAACGTGCAGCTGTTATGTACGTAGGTGATCTGTATCACTTGAACAAGCATAACCCAATCCCTACCCGTCGGTTCCTGGAATCGATTGCACAGATTGGTGACAACACAAACACCATGACTCAAGAAGAATACGATAGCATTCGAGATGGTGACTTGAAGCTGTTGGTTAAGTTCCTGTGCTTCGAACAAGTACGTGGTCGTTCTGATGAACGTTTGGCTAATGAGAACCCTGAAGTCTTTGATTTGCTGCGCTCAACCTGTAAAGTGGTTGTAGACGGTCTGGACTATCATCGTGATCTGATCAATGCGTTGTATCTGACTAAGAACATTCCTCACTCGATCCATGCATTCAAAGACTCGTATCGTCGTGCCGCAGTTATCTCCGACACTGACTCTACTATGTTTACGATGCAGTTCTGGGTAGAAGAGTTCCATGGCCGTATCTGCTTTACTCCAGAAGCTAAGCGTTTGGTGTTTGGTCTGGTGTTTCTGGTGTCTGAAGTTGTAATGCACATCTTGGCGATTCAATCTGCCAACATGGGTGTAGGTGAAGATAAGCTTCGTCTACTAGCGATGAAGAACGAATACTACTTTGCTGTGTTGTCATTGACAACTCGGTCGAAGCACTACTTTGCATCTCAGGATGCGGTAGAAGGTATCATGTTCGAAATCTCTCGGATGGAAGTTAAGGGTGTGGGTCTACGAGATTCTAAAGTTCAGCCTTTCGTTAATAAGAAGGCTAAGAAACTGATGGGTCACATCATCGATTGTGTGAAGACCGAAACCCCTATTGACTTGCCAGCAATCTTGAAAGACATTGCGGATATGGAACGTAGCATTTATGTTTCTGTTCGTACAGGTAAATCGGAGTATCTGACTACAGGCCAGTGCAAACAAGCATCGGCATATAAGTCGGAAGAAGACAACGACACGTATAAGAAGTATTTGTTCTGGAAAGATGTGTTTGGTCCTTCGTATGGGGAAATCGCTAAACCTCCTTACTCGTTCTACAAGATCTCTTTGACCGCATCTAACCGGACGAAGATGAATGAGTGGTTCGATAGTATCGAAGATAAGCGACTGGGCATGCGTCTGAAAGAATGGGCATTGGCTAACAACAAGACTGGCTTAACGTCGGTTAACGTTCCTGCTGGTATTGTCGAGAACATGGGTGTACCAGAAGTGATTACCCGTGTTGCTGACGTTCGTACTATTATCTCTAACACCATGGGTGTGTTCTATCTCATCATGGAATCCTTGGGGATCTTCTTGATCGATGCGAATAACTCCCGACTGATCTCGGACTTCTATTAATGGATTTTGAAACTGTACATCCTTTACCGCTGGACATTCGTGAACGTGTTATAAAAGAACTACGGCGTATTGAGACAGATTACAATGTAACTGTCTTGTATGCGTGTGAGTCTGGTAGCCGCGCATGGGGTTTTGCTTCCACTAACAGTGATTTCGATGTACGGTTTGTTTATGTGCCGAAGATTGATTGGCACATAGACCTGGATCGTCAACGTAACGTGATTGAGTCACAAATCCCTGAATACGATCTGGATGTCAGTGGTTGGTCATTGGGTAAAACGTTGGGCCTGTTGCGTAAGTCCAACCCAGCTCTGCTGGAATGGCTAGGTTCTCCACTGGTATACATGCATACCCAGGAAAGAGAAACGCTGAAAGAATTGGCCCTCCGTCAATTCAATCCTGATGCTGCATTCAATCACTATCGGAATTTGGCAAGTGGTACGTGGAAACGATTCATCTGGGATCATGACGATGTCATTTACAAGAAGTACTTCTACGCACTACGCCCATTGTTTGCACTCGAATGGGTATTGAAGTATCGAACAATGCCACCAACTGAATATGAACAGTTAGTAGCCGACTATTCTCCATCACCAGCTCTACAAGTAGCATTGGATGAATTGATGGAACTAAAGCGAGCAGGCTACGAAACTCGCGTTGGTCCACGCATTGCTGTATTGGATAATTTCATCTGGACTCGCTTGGCTGAGCTGAAAGATGTTGACGTTGAACCACCAGAAAGACCTGACGATGAACTATTGAATGAGTTCTTCCGCAAGACTGTCCGCAAATACGATTAATCTAGGGCTCACCTTCGGGTGGGCTTTATGAGGGCTTTATGAATTTCGATGTGATCTTTAAAGTTGGCGAAGTATGTAAATGGCGTTGTATGGTATCGGAAGAATGCCTTGACCCAACAACAGGTATCACTACGGCAAAGTGGTATGACGCTATTGTTCATGAAACATTCGGTTCTGCAATGACACTGTACATTGTCAATGACCATGGTGAATCTAAACCCGTTCCTCACTACGATGCAGGCGAATGGAAAGGTTGCTCGAACATTGGTATTCTCAATCCTGAACTGGCTACTGAGCGCATGCGTGCTTATGTTCAGAAGAAGATCAGTAACCAAAAAGCCGATCATCAACGCCAAATGAACGACCTCCGTAATGAAATGCGGGCGATTGACATCAAAGGCTTCGAAGAAGAAATACCCACCAACCCCATTTAATGTAAGAGGTATGCCATGCAACATTCAGACGACTACGAACCAACAGAAGCCGAAGAATGGGCTGCTGGATATGAACACCTCGACAAAGTCTACGCAGAAGAACAAGCAGTCTTGTTATCTTCACTAGCGATCAATCATAATCTCAAGGAAAAAGGTCTCATGCAAGTCATCAATACCGTAATCGATAATTCCCAATCCGCTGAATTCGCTGCCATTTCAGCTAACCAAATGCTCGCAACCAATGAAGCCCCTGCACCAGATGACGATGGTGGCGTGTGGTTCGAAGGTGCTGATATGGAAGCTATCCTGTCACAACCTACACAGGAACTCCAGTCGGCAAAGGTTCATGAAATTCTTTCTTCGGGTGCTGTACATACACCAAAAGATCCTAGCTATAACACTGAAGGTCCATTCACTCCGCCTGCAGAAGTTATCGGCATGTCCGATGAGAAGCAATTCAGTGGCACCGATCTCGCTGCTGCTTTCTTGGAAGCTAAAGAAAAACTGGGTGGTGATGCTGTAGTTATGGACTCTCTGGAGGATGTAGTAGCCGCTACCGCTACTAATTCCACCATTAAGCCTCCAACCAAGAAACAATTGAAGGCTCAGAAGCATCTGCAAAAGAACATGCAGTCCTACATGAAGAAAGCGCAAAAACAAGCGCAGACTCAGCATATCCTGAACAAGCTGTACACTCACTCGATCCGTACTCCGGAACAAGCACGACAAATCCATGCAGCACAGTTGGCTAAAGCAGAGATCATCGAGAAACTCGGTCAGCGTCAAGCTGATGCATTCTTCGCAGCCAAGCCTGAAACCAAATGCCATGACTTCTTCCCGAAGCCGACTATCGAAGCTAACCCTACTCTGATGACTTCGGTACAAGGTGAATCCCGTACTCTTGCACAAGTCTACGAGTACTTTATCTACAAGCATTTCATGTTGCTGACCAAGAAAGCAGAAACTCCATTCGAAGGTGATCTGAATACATCTGTCGATTGGGCTAATGCCGAAGTCAAACCTTACGTTGTTTACGAAGAGGACGCACCAGTTGAAGAAGCACAAGCCGAAACCACAGAAAGTACGTACTCCGAAGAAGACGAAAAAGAAGCTGCTTGATACCTACCATCACCACACCGGTCCTGGTAGTGGTTCAATGATAGCAAGTAAAGTCTGGGGTAGTATCAAACGTGCGCAGGTTGGTCACAAAGAACGTACATTCTCTGAATCTATGGATCGTGCCAGCAGGTTGCCAACTTCTGGAATCTTTCATCCAGAATACGAAGCTCATGACTGCTTGACCATTTAACAGCATAAAGCCTTCCCCTAGGGGAAGGCACTTATGTCAGTTCACGGATTAGGTCTTCGACGTCTTTAATCAAACGTTGCATCATTGGTGAGCTTCCATTCATCTTAAGTGTTTGCGAATGAACAGACTCACGGAGTTCATGTAGAATTTCGTTGGTCTGTGTTCTATCGTAACTAGGTGCTTGCTTTAAGCTGTCTACTAGATACTTGATGAAAGGAACTCGTGCTAATGCCAGTGCCCACTCATTCTGTACTGTCACAGGTCCCTTGGGCAGTTGTAGGACTTCATACAAAGAATCCTTCAGCAGCATAGGGGTCATCTGTGCAAGCTCTACCACCATCCCTGTACGCATTGTTCGTTGACTCAATGTATTCTTGGCCATGTTATCAGTAACAGGTGTTAGGTCAGGAATATAGAAAGGATGCGGTAATGGATATTTAGTGGCGGGGAGTTTATAAGCCATGCGCGACAAGCGGTTGAAATAAGCAATCTCCAAATAGGATTCCAAGCAATTAACCAACGCATAGGAACCAATGAACTTGTACATGTTGATCTCTTCAGGTTCTACAGTGCCAAAGTTCTGAAACACCCAATGTCGGTATTGAACCAACAGCATTGGAATATTAATCAACAAAACACCATAGCCTTTACCTGGAGTACGATTGTTCATAATGGGCAGGTTGATATCACTACGTGAATGATAGAGGTATCGTAAAGGTTTTAGATCTCGCCAACTGGCCTTAAGGTTAGTCGTAGGGAATCGTTCGATAGATGAGATAACCACTTCTTCACACTGTGGACCGAGTGTGGCTCCTGTCGTAAATATCTTTCCTCTATTAATAGCATCACATAGACCCAGAGTACGGATTAAGCCTCTGGCTTGATCTTCAACTTTCTTTGCCCACGCTGCATCATCACTCCGAAACTCCAAAACGAAATGTCTGATAATCATGGCTACTAGATTTGTACTGTCCACTATCTTGGGGAAACGCCGATAGTAGTTTGTTACGTCCTGAATCTGCTGCTTTACTTGCCGCTGGATATAGGGACGTTTGGGATCATACGTGACCCCCTTGCTACCAATTGGGTCTTCGCGAAATAATGCGTACATGTTAAATGTCCATTGGAAAAAAAGTCAGATCTATATTATTAATTTGCTAATCCCAGCTGTAAGGATTCTCAATGTTTACTAACGCTTACAAATTGGCATGTGCTACTGGCTTTAAAGGCACAGAACAGGATTTCATCGCCGCTCTTCGCCACGCCCCCAAAAAGGAAAGCAACATGGACTACGGTCAAACCAAACTTTCGTCTGACTCCCCTCGTTGTGACTGCTCCGGTTGCAAACCGGCTAATCACAGTACAGCCATGCTGCCTCCAGTATCCATCTCTAAAGAGGAACACCCGATGCAAAACATTTCCCCTGATAACTTCATGGCACTGGTCAATTCCCTTCTCAGTGGTGGTCAGCTGCCTCGTTCCAGTGTAACTCCTTCTCTGAGTGAAGCACGTCAGAATATGTCAGGTGATATGGGTATGCACTACGCCCCAAATCAACAGTTTGCTGGCGAGCCAAAGAACTATGAGATTCCTGAAAAGATTATTGCATCTGGTCAACACTCGACCATTCACAATTTCGTAACACTTAAAATGATTCCAGCTTTCCTGCAGAAGCTGGCTGATGCTATCAATGCATACAGTGGCTTTGATCTGATCCGTGAACAACGTAAGATCATTGCCCGTCTGAGTAAGCTGATGTCTTACCAGGCTCGTCCAATGAGCATCATTCCAACTGCGATTCATGATGAATTCGAAATGAGCATCTATAAGCATTACATTGCTCAGCAGATCTGTTCGACTAATCTTAGCGTAGAAGAAGGCACTAAACGTGTCATCGCCGCACAAGACGCCTTGGATGCCCGTCGGGAAGCTTGCCGTATTAATGAAGAGAAGCAAGCAGAAGCTAAACGTGAAAAAGAAGTGCGTACTGCTGCCCAAGATGAACTGGCTGACGTATTGAAAGACATGGGTAAGCTTTCCGCTACTGAATTGTCCTTGCGTCTGCGCGGTATTGCCGAACAGGTTAACCCTACTCCAGTTGTTGTGCAGGACAGCAGCAATCAAACGGTAGCTGCACCAGCAGTAACTGCCAAGGATGCATATAAAGAAGTCCTTGATTCGGTTGATCCAAAGCACTCTGATATCAAGATCAGCCTGAACCCAGGTAACAGTCGTTCTCTGGATGAGATCATTCCGCCACACATGCGTTTGTTCGGTGCACAGACGCCTCCGCTCACTGCTGAACAGATCTCCAGTTTCCTGTCTGGTGGTACATTCACTCATGACGGTCGTCGTGGTACTATCGGCCTGCACGATCTGCATCCAATGGATGGCCCTATGGGTCAAGGTATGATGTCACACCACTTCGCTAATCAGGATTAAAATACTGACAGCTATCATTTAATACAGGAGATTGCCGAAAGGTTCTCGAATGGTTAAGTGTATGGCCCGCACCTTAGGCGAGTTCACTTAATAGTGTTTGTTGTGTGCTATTATATAGCAGACAAACTCGTCTGAAACCTTAGCGCTTATTGCGCTGTAGTTATAGCCTGAATGGAAAAAATCTCAGATCTATATTACTACATTGAATCTACTCAGCAATTGAATAGACTCTTCTCTTGATCAAGAAAACGAATTCGTAAAAGGAAAGCAACATGTCGGTAAATTCTAGCAAACCAGCAGCACTGAACGTTCAGCCTACCCAGGCAATCGCTGCTCCAGTAGTAACTCCACAACCACAACCTGCTCAGGTAACACAAACAATGCAACCAGCTCTCCCAGTTTCCAATGGTATCGGTGGTCTGAACCGTACCTTCAGCCGTTCCGGTCGTGCCGATGGCAACGATGCCCGCACCACCAAAGCTTTCGTAGCTTTCTCTGAAGCTCAGAAAGAAGCAATCGAACAGCAAGATCTGTCGGATACCTTCCACCTGTTCCGTTTCGATCGCACTGCTCACCAAGTAGCAATGGCATCGATCCTGGTACTGAAGCTGGTTGATAACCGCGGTACTCCAGCAATTCTGGTTAAAGCTCTGCCGATCGTCGATTCGTCTGCAGTCGTCAAGCCGAAGACTTTCCAGATCGCTAACGGTTTCAGCACTTTCGATAAGTTCGAAGCCAAGCCTGATTCCGGTGACATCTTCACCCCACTGTACTGGTCCCGTGTTGTTGCCCATGTTCGTTCCGTAACTGGCCACGCAACCGCTACCGTTTACAATGCTGGTCCACAGGACATTCACGCTGAGTTCGATTTCGACGACAAGATCGCCGTACGTAACCTGCTGATCAAAGCAGTGAACTCGGTTGAAGATACCATGGCTCGCCTGAGCGATGAGCGTCCATTCTCCCTGGCTACCGACATGCAATCCGCTGACGAAATCCTGGCGGCTACCATCGACTATACTGGTACTCCAGTTGAATCGAATACCGGTATCCCTCAGCGTGCTGATATGGTCGTAAGCCTGCAGCGCCGGAAGAAGCATGGTCAGCAAACTCAAGAGAACGAGTACTACGATGCTGATTCTCAGCTGAACTCGGTTTCGATGTTCGTCGATCTGGAATACTCGCCTCAGCAAGTACAACAAGTCTTCGGCATGCCAGCTGGTCCACTGCCACCTCCGTTCATGCCAGCTCTGGTAATCACTGCTGTTAAGCAAGCGAACTGGATCATGGCTAACACCCCAGAAATGTACTTCTTCGCTCTGGGTAACGCTTACCGTGCAACCAACGGTCAAGGCTGGGCTAAACAGTTCCTGCCAACCATCGGTCGCATCAAAGATCCACGTGACATCGGTGCTGTTGGTTATCTGTCCCCTACCGGTCTGAAAGTTGAGACCAAGTCGGAAACCTTCACCGAGCAAGACTTCGCTGGTCTGATGTTCTCCCAAGTTCAGCAGAACCCAGTAGTCATGATCGACCTGAACCGCATGGGCGATAACTCGTTCGTGGAAACCATGATCCTGGATTCGATGGGTGGTCCGAACGAGCAAGCTGCTAAAGCTGGCCTGATCCGCATCCTGTGCAATCTGTATGGTCGTGAGAACTTCACCTCGCTGTTCGATGTGACCAACGAGTGGCTGTTCCGTCCGTACGGCACCGACTTCCACCTGGGCTACTACCCAGATGAGAACGGTGAGAAACGTGACCGTCGTGATCTGGATACCCTGTACGCACTGAACGCATGTGATGGTGTTGTTGCAGAGTTCATGGACTGGTACGCTGCCAAGTGCAACCCGAACGTCCACGCTGAAGTCCGTCTGAAGAAGTCGGAACAGTACGACAAGCAATACCTGGGCAACGTGACCTATGCTGGTCGTGTTACTCGTGCCATCATCAACCCTAAACTGGTTGCTGCTATGGACGCTGCGCAAGTGAAAGCTGGCATCGCAGTTACCATGGACAATATCGGTTCGGTGTTCGGTGGTCAGCGCTTCCAGGGTAACGTTGGTCTGGTTGGCATGAACGTTCAAGGCATTGCCTCGGTCGCTTCCTACATCCAGAACCAAAACGTCTACGCTCCGGCAGTAGGCGGTCAGACTGGTCTGATGTACTAAGACTAGACTAATGAGGTTAACTGGAAAGTACCATGCGAAAGCAAGCGTAACAATTCGGTGAAACCTCTTTAGATCAACCAGTTGGTAAATTGGTGTATTGCCAAAGCGTCACGATAAAGAGCGGAGGTTAAGTTTCGTGAACGACAATGCATCAGTCCAGGCTCCGTTGGTGGACTGGTTGATAAGTTAGATAGGAATGGCTCCCTTCGGGGAGCCACTCTTATTTCTTTTTTGTTAATTTGTATCGAGGTATGAATTGGGTCTACATGCTGAAATTGTCGATCACGATCAGCTACTAGCAAGCCAACGAGGAATCGTAAAGTTTGCTAACGACTACAATGCATCTAATACTGAATCGAAAGAAGAGTTCCAACGAGCTCTGTATTCTCACTTCGATAACGTAGATGCCATTGAAGTATCGGCTAGCTGTGAGTGTGGTCATATGGACGAGGCTTATGACCTCGGCGTTGTGTGCAGCAACTGTAGTACACCTGTCGTATCCACAGCAAGCCAACCGATTGTTCCATCCATGTGGATGCGTGCACCAGAAGGCGTTCGATCGATGATCTCTCCGGAGTTGTTGATCATGTTGCTGGGACACATGCAGGGCAAGGAGTTTAACTTCCTAGCGTACTTCATGGACACGACGTATCAATTTGATGCTAATACCATTTCCTCTCGCGAAACAGATCGCAAGGTAAAGCGACTGCTGCAACAAAACATCCCACGGGGCCTGAACTATTTCATCGACAACTTCGATGCAATTATCAAGTTCTGTATGGACTGCGGTATCATCGGTACGGGTAAACACGAGTTCTATGAATTCCTGGTACAGAACAAGCATGCCTTGTTCCCAACAGCTATCCCGATTCCAACCAAACTGTGCTTCGTCGTAGAGTCCACTACATCTGGTTCTTATATCGACAAGCCTATCGGTCCTGCGATCGATGCTGCTCTCACTATGGGTGGTATCCAGCATAGTCCGATTCCACTGAAGCCAATCACAGTACAGAACCGTACTGCGAAAGCATTGTTGCTCATGGCTACATTCCATGAGAACTATAACAAACAACGGATCGCTCAGAAACCTGGTCTGGTTCGTCGTCATGTTCTCGGTGGTCGTCTGAACTTCACTGCACGAGCGGTAATTACATCGATCAGTGCACCGCATCGTTATGATGAACTCCACATCCCATGGGGTGTAGCGTGTCAGCTGTTCAAGTATCACATCTTGAATAAGCTCAAGCGGCAAGGCATGACTACAATGGAAGCCTTGGGTTTCCTGTATTCAAATGTGCTGCAGTATAACGACCGGTTGAACAGTATCTTCCTGGAACTTATCGCAGAAGCGAAAGAGATTGGTCCAGCAGCTACCTTCCACCGAAATCCAACTCTGCAGCGTGGTTCTACTCAGCAGTTCTTCATCACGAAGATCAAGACAGACCTGACCGATAACTCGATCTCGATGTCCGTGCTGTGTTTGAAAGCGCCTAACGCCGACTTCGATGGTGATCAGCTCAACCTGACTCTGATGCCGGATAACTATCTGACTGACGCTACTGAACGAATCGCTCCACACACGTGGGTATTGTCTATTGATGATCCACATGAAATCTCTGGTAACCTGGAACTCCAAGGCCCGGTAGTGGAAACGATCGTAAACTATGCGCACGAAGATTATCTGGGTGCACCACCTGAAGCGTATCGACATCTGTTAGATGAACCATGGACAGAGTTCGTGCCATTCAAGCAGGCTCAATATGAATTCACTGGATAGACTTAACAAATATGAACCCTACACAACAGGGTACGTGGTGTTAGGAGACCGATGGAATAGATGGTGGGTACCTGCAATGATTCTGGGCCGTGTAAATGGTCATCGAAGAGTTGTTGATTGTGATGGTAATCACTGGTTCATTGATGTCGAAGAACAATTCAGTCTGACCCTACCATGGCGTGGTAAGCGAACCAACTTATACTCCATGAGCAAAATCTAAAGAGGAACAGGCTTATGATGCAGGCACATGGTGTCGACCTTTTGGACATCTGTGCAGGTGGCCATTTGGATATGAATACTCAGTCTTGGCTGGGTGACAGATCTGATGCACTACGTGCAACAATCTCTACAACAGCACAAAGCTTCTTCAACCAAGCAGCATCTCTGTATACCATGATTTCCACGAGCGATGCGGTGCAAGCCCTACGTAACCTCACGGTGAAAGTAGAAGGTGCATGGCAGACCAATGTGATCTCGTATCTGCAGACAATCGATCAAGTGCAGTGTGCACCGATTGTAATGCAACGGTATATCATGGCTCAACCCGATATTCGTCAGATGTATCTGAACGGTGAAGTATCTGGTTATGGCGAAAGCTATGAGAACCTGCATGGTGATAGTGTCGGTGCGAAGCATTATGATTGGCGTCAAGTCATGAGTGGCATCGTTACCGTATCCGATGATAGCTTCCAGCACACCACTTATGTGGAAGATACCAGAGATGATACAGAACTGACTGTATTCGAGAAGGTGGATATCCTGCGTACTTGGAACGTAGTACAAACTGCGCTGAGCGCTGCTGAACAAGATCCGACATCGCCTGAAGGGCTGATGCTGGGTTAAACAACATAATGGCCTATCCTTCGGGATAGGCTTTTTGAGGGCTTAATGTGGATCTGAAATATTCGAATCGTTTGGAACTGTTCGTTCATCAATCAGATGGTCGTCCCGTTTCTTTGGACCTAAGTAAACTAGATCAACCAGAGCGAGCTAGTATGCGCGATAGTGTTCGCACTTACAAAGTAGATGGACTCGAACTGATCTGTGAACGTACCCATGCCGGTAATTGGCAACTCAGTGAAGCTATTAATGGTAAAGGATTCATCAATGACATCCTAGCCGTTACAGAAGACATGAAACTTCATGCAGCTATTCGAGGTATCGATGTTTAATCCGATCAAACCCATATACCAAATCGGTATGGAAGATGGCGGTGGTTCGATCCATTGTAATCGTTATGAAACACCCAAACCAAAACCTGAAAAGCTAATTCAGCTACGTTTCCATGAAACCTACCAATGTTGGGTAACAGGTGAACAAGGTGCACTTTATCTAGCTTTCGGTGATCAGCCAGAACCAATGGTGGATGAAGGCGATACAGCCGTTATCAAAATACGTGACTACGTAATTGAATGTAAGAAACTGCCTGGTACCGTGTACAGCATTCGCTCCATTAAAAGCAAAGATGGTGCCGTGTTCAATACGCTACAATTGGTCCATAGTGATCCACTAGTTAAAATGCTTCGCGCTTCTATTCTTGTACCGGTCACAGACTTGTACAAATGATCGTTGAGATTAATCAACATGGCCGGGAAACATATGTGATGCACCAGAACCCTGGCTCACTCTCAATCAAATTCGCAGATCAAAAGGAACATCGCATGACCGAACCAACTGCAACCGTACCTACTCCAGCGACTAAACGTGGCCCTCGTACTTTTGAAGGCGAAAGCTTTGCCCTGGTCTACAACCCTGAAACCGGTCATTACGATCTGGCATTCGAAGGCAAGAACTTCCCTATCCGCTTCCAAGCTCCAGAATCGTTCAGTGCGCTGATCAAACCGTTGGCCGCTGGCATGAAGCATAAGTCAGGCCGTCATGAGTTCACGCTAGAATTCGAAGATGATCGTCTGGTGGAGATTACCAACGATAGCAATGATGGAGATGCAGCTTCTCCTGTCAAACGTACTGCGTCGGTAAGCGTTGCATTTAATTCCCCGATCAAAGAGTGGATTCGTGTTCTCCTGGAACTGCCTGTTGAACGGGCGTTGCGCACCAAGTAATACATCGGGGACTTCGGTCCCCAACCCTTGTTTTTTCTTTCGGCTTACTCTATGACTCAATAAGAGAATAGGGTAACATCATGGCCGAAAAATATATCCCGACGATGAGCGTCAAAGGTTGGATCGACCATCCTGAAGATAAGGCGGATTACATTATCTCCTGCTTTATGGAATCGAACTACTCGATGTCTGTGCTCCATCGTGACCAAAATATCTCACTCCAATATCTGTTGAAGATCTATGCTAACCGGATGTTAGATCTGGAAACGCGACTGCAAGATGAACTTGATGCGAAACTAAAAGCATCGTTTAACGAACAGTCTAGTGCAAACGTTACGGTTGTAGAAGATCCTTCAACCCCTAACCAATACACTATTAACTTCACCGGCTATGTAGTGACAAATGAGAAAACTTTCACTGTGGGTTGGATGGTACAATTCCAAGACTCACGTGTACTCAAAATTGCCAAACTGAACAATGGAGTTTAACCATGACTGAAGCTACTTCCCTGGAACAAGAAGAATCGCAAAACACGCGTATCCGTAATCTGGAAAAGCGCGTTGATATGCTGGAACAACGCCTTCTGGTAACCGATGGTGCCCTAGAGAAGATTATCCAACTGGTACGTACATCGGAATCCAATCGTACACGTAACATCATGCGGGTACTGTCAGATGTGTTCCATGGCGTGTCCGATCAACTTGGCGCAATCTCCAACGTACCGACTGCCGAGCAGTACGGTGTACAACGTGTAGAGCCAGGTACTCCTGGTACTGTCGTAGTTACTCGTAAAGGTAATGAATACACTTTCGCTAATGCCGAAGAACCAGAAACCCTGATCAATCAAGGCACCGATATTCTGGTAGAAGTGTTCAACAAACAACAAGTCCTGGCTGATGGGGATACCGGTTGGTTCTCTCTGTTCCTGGATGACAAGAAGAGTGAAACCAATGGAATTCCAGCAACCGAAAGTTCCCCAGACCAAGTCGGCGCGTGAAGAACGTATAGCTCGGGAACTTGGTGAGCGTCCAAAGGAATATGCCACTAAGATTCTTGCTGCCGTTGAAGAGCATTTGCCGACTATCAATGAATCAGCTTTCGTTAAGCAAGTAGTTCCATTGCTTGAAAAGATTCTTGTTCCCGCCAATCGCAAGGCGTATCAACGCTTTGTAGTTGACATGATGATGCCACTCAAAGTAGTGGATGACCAAGACAGAACTAAGGTACTGCACATCGTACCTGCTTTGTCCCGTACACCCCGTACTACAGTCCCTCAAGCGGATGGTGGTTTATCTGTGGGTGATGTCATCCACAACATGAACCGTTATCGGGATCTGCATCGAATCGATTTGATTGACGATACCATGCGAGGTTTCTTGCAGCGTATTACAATCTTACCAGATACCATCGACGATATTCTTTTACCTATTCACCGTATCTTACAGGTGTACGGCAGAGAACTCGATGTTACTGCAGATGCCAATAACCCATTGGGTAAAGATTCACTTCCTCCGTCAGCGGATGTCAGGGGAGAGTTAGTCTCTACTCTGTCTCCGCCATCCAGCTGTTTTACTGACGAAGAAGATGAAGACTGATAGAACCAAATCGCCAGGCGTCTTTCGTTATCTAAGTTTAGGCGATGTCCATCTCGGGCATCGTTCTACTCCCGCTAGTTTGATTATCCGTAACTTAGAACTTACAATTACGGATGAACTATTAAAAGAAGTAGACATGTTGATCATTACAGGTGACCTGTTTGATCGACAGCTGAACAATGGTGATGAAGTCGTACACCAAATCAACCGTTGGATTACATTGCTGATGCTGCGTTGTGCAGCGTACAAAGTGATGATCCGTATTGTTGAAGGTACACCAAGCCATGACCGTGAGCAATCACGATTCTTCACTGAGCAAAAAGTCAACGCAAATATCGACGTTGATCTGCATTACACCAAGAATCTGTCCATCGAATACATCGAGCGATTAGATTCATATTTCCTTTATGTTCCTGATAAGCATAATCCGTCTACTGATGTGACACTGCGAGAAGTGAAGCAACAGATGGCTGAGTTAGGTATTGAGCAAGTAGACTTTGCAATTATGCATGGTGCTTTCTCTTATCAGCTGCCAGCTATCGTTCCTGAGCCGACGCACAACGAAGAGGAATACCTCAAGTTAGTCAAACATCAAATCCTAATCGGGCATGTTCATTTAATGACCATTCACGAAAGGATTCTGGCAGCCGGTAGTTTTGATCGGATCTGTCACAATGACGAAATAGCTAAGGGGATGTTTAAAGTTTCCGTTAAAGAAGATGGAACATGGGAACGAGTGTTCATTGAAAACAGAGGGGCTAAGAAATATGTCACTCTAGAATGTCATGGCATGGATACCAAACAACTGAACTTTGCGATTCGTGAATTCATCAAGGAACTGAATAAAGGTTCTTCAGTGCGTTTGCGTTGTAATCCGAATGACGTAGCCAATGGTGACATTGATACGTATCGTCGCGAATTCCCTCAGTTGGACTGGCAAATCACAGTCGACAAAATTGAATCTAAAAAGAACTCGGTAGCCGAAACGTTCCAAGCTTTTGATATGGCTCAGTTCAAAGCAATCACCCGAGATTCTATCAAGGAACTCCTGGTACCAGCATTGGCTAAGTTTGCTCCTGATGAGGCAGCTATCATGCGATGCCTCCAACGACTGGATGGCTTAGCCTAGAGGCATTAAATGGACATCATCGAAAGAGACGTAGGTCAGATACCGGTCAGTATCGGCACCTCTCTTGCATTCGAAGGTTTACTGGGAATTCACCCTAACCAACCCGTGCAACCGACTAACGTCAAAACCATTCAGACCATTTGGATCAATATCCGTACACTAGCGCGAAATCTGTTTCAGGCTGTGCCGACAGAGAAAGCGTTAGAGATGGATTACACAAACTCTGTGCAAGTGCTATTGAACGAGACACAAGTTCTCCCAGTGGCATTAACACAACATGGGTACACAGGAAAGATCCGTTACTACCTAGCTTCTAAAGATGCAGTCAAGTGGGCATTCCCCAAGGCTAACTTCAAAGAGCTTAAGTCGCCTAAACAAATTGCTTATGACATGTTCGAACGTTTCGTTAGTATTGAACTTTATCAACAGATGAAGGCTGCTAACATGGATGTAATGGAGATTGATCGTAAGCCTAAAGCCGGTGAAGGTATTGTAGCGCTGTTGACCCACTACCCACATGAGCTATTGTGGAAACCACAGTTCAGCCGTCTGTTGTTGTTAGAGTCCCATACAGGGAAACTCAAGACATACAACACGTGGTATACGAAACTCAACGGCATCAGCGAAAACGAATACCCAATGCCATTCACCGAGTTTACACTACAAGTGTTCGGGGATGGCGAATTAATAGCTCCGCAACAACCACGTAAGATCTTAACAGAGCTCAAGCAGCTTTCTAAGGATAAGAAGTGGACAGGCATTACAACTCCAGACAAACTCTATCACGATATCATGAGTTCGTCGAAGGAACTGAAAGACCTGTATAAGCTGCTTAGGAAATAATACTGAGCAGCACAATGTTACGAGACTACAATCTGCATGCGCATGCAGTCAACTAAAAGAAAACAAACATTCCGATCGGAGTAATACCCATGTCCCAAGGTAACATGCCAGCACCAATTCTGAACGCATTCTCGGTCATGTCGACCTGGTTGTATGCACCTCCTGTTCAGGGTTCTACCAAACGTCCATCGATCCGCTTTGCTGTTCGTGGTAACGTTCCAACGATCTTCACCAAGACCGGGGTAGATGGCGATGAGAACCATGGCAAGATCGACTTCCGCATGGATCTCGCAACCTTCGCTGCGGCAATGCATTACATCAAGCAACTCGTGAACAAAGTTGAAGGTGTTCCAACCAAACGTATTTTCATCTATCAGGACGACTTCCTGGCAGGTAAGAAACTGGACAAAGTGATTCCTCTGTCCAAGTGGGAAATCGGTCGTTCACAAGACGGTCGTGTGTACATGGCGGTACTGTCTACCAAGACCAGCCGTCCACGTATCCCATTCTACTTCGGCCCATCCAAGTATCACTCCATCCAGAATGGCGATGGTTCTGAGATCACCCCGGTAGAAATGTCTGAAGCTTACGCAATGGGCTTCATGGTTCCTGCTGAAGCAATCGTCTACAACCTGATGGTAAGCTCGTTCGATGAGAATGCCAAGAACGTTGCCAACCCAGCCAACTTCGGTGGCGGCAATAGTGGTGGTGGCGGTGGGAATCGTGGCGGCAACTTCGGCGGTGGTAACCGCGGTGGTGGCAATAGTAACTACAGCGGAGGTAACTCCTCCCCTGCCCCAATGGCAGACGCCGGTTTCGGCGATGTAATGGATTTCTGATAAAGTAAAGGGCGTCCTCATTTGAGGATGCTCTATGCCCCAACTGCGGGACTGGAAAAAATCTCAGATCTATATTACTATCTGGCTAATCAGAAGAAGGAATAAATGTGCAGCTAATTGTTTCGGGAATCCAGGGGTCAGGCTTCACTGAAGTCACCGCTGAACACCAAGGTCAGAAACTGGCATTCACCACAAAGATCTATTGCAAGGTAAAGCTCGCAGAACAACAACGTGTCTTTAAGGAGATCAACAGTTATTGGGAATTCCTCGGTGCAGCACCGCAACAGAAAATCTGGGAATCGTATCAGAAGATCCATGAGATTCTGAACATGTCGCTGGATTCGGTACGAGTAGCAATGTCGCTAAGACATTATATTCGTGAGATGTATACACACATGCCAATGAACGGCATGCGTCGTTGGTTGTCGACTATGGGTAACTTGTTTATCCCAGTTGAAATCGAACGTATCATCACAGCTGAGTCCCGTTACAACAAGAAAGATCAAACCTATCTCGAACACGAATATATCAACCTGGCTACTGTTTCGTTGGCTATCCGTCCGATGATCCCGGTCTTTGGTGAATATCTCGAAAGCAGTTCCGAGTATGACCATAACAAAGAAACGGAAGTGTTGGGTCTGCTGCATGATTGTGAAGTAGCAAACTGGCCATTGAATGAAGTGGGTCCTCATGGCGAGGAAGTTGATACTGCATTCGATAAGCTGGCTGGCTATGTACAGTTCTGTGTGGAAGATGAACCAACTACTCTCGGTCGTTTGTGGCGTGGGATGTCTTCGGTAGAGGTACCAGTGCATCTGCGATCCAAAGTTCTGGTTCGTCGATTGACGATTGTCCCCCTGGACGATATCACCTCGTTCTCCATTGTAGCGAATGCGTATCGTTACGTGCGTTCTATCATTAACCCGAATGAACGTACAACTGCAGAGCGTGTGAATGAAAAGAAACCTGAGTCTGGCGGAGATGAAGATGAGAAGACTTCCTTCCTCGAAGCTCACAAGACAAAACATCGGGTGCCACCAGGTGACATCGAAGCTTTCAACCTGGACACTTACGATCATGTCAAACTCGCCCAACGGGTTGACCCTACAGTTGATCTGAAGAAACTTCAGTTGTGTCTCAACGCAATGAAGAATGTTCAGAACGTAGCAATCAATCCACACCAAGTAAAGATCGCCCAATGGGTGATGGCAAAGGCATTCCCAGCTAAAGCGTTCTACCATACTAACAAGATGGCTACGAACAACATGCTGGCGACTTCCCAAGCTCTGCTCTGGCATTGGGGCTTCCTGGACATCGCGGTGTTCCAGCAAGTTGAATTGTTGAAGCAAGGTGAATCGGGTTCTCAGTTCCAACTGGGTTCTACTCGAACGAACTCTCGAATTCCGAATCGTTATAAAGACGAACTGAATGAGCTGTTCCCTCACCAAAAGGCGCCACAGTATACCAACGCTGGTGTACCAATGCGTACTGAGAATATGGCAGGCTCTGCAATCAGTACTGCCACCGCATCTATCCATGCTTCCAATTGGATCTATCGCGGGCCGGATGAGCTGTATAAAGAAGCTGGTCAAGTTACCAACAACCATGTACTCGTAATTCCGCAGACCATCAAAGCTACGTTGACAGAACTCGTTCTGCATCTGGGCCGTCTAAACAAGTAATCAAGAGGTAGATCAATGTACAACACCATGGCAGGTATGGGCAAACCTAATGTTCGTATCGGTAACCTCGTTCTGGTTCAATCCGGTACTTATCAAGAGCAACACATGCGTCCGTTCCAAATGAACGTGACTAATGATGCGATCAATGCATTGCATTCTGCTACTCGGGGCGGTATGAACCTTGGTGTATCTGCAGTGCAAGATATTGCCGGTACTATCGTCAGACCTGCAGCCATGACCGAAGGTGTCGTTGGTATCTGTGGTGATGGTTGGCAGTCCCGTCGCTTCCGTGGTTTCGTTCGAGTGCACGAAGAGCATCCGATCATCAAAGCCACAGCCACTCAGCGTATCTTCTTCATCTATAGTGACCAGTGTGATGTGTCCTATGGTAATCTCCTCGATCCGAACATGCGGGTGTATTTCAACTCCGAAACTGTAATCGCAGAAGAAACCAAACAAACTGCAATGGGTCTGCAGAAGTTTGCGAAAGTGGTATCTGCAAACCAAATCGTAACTCCAGTTGATATGATGGCTGGTAACAATGGTCTGTTCAGTGCCCCTAGCTCTCACCTGATTCGTCCTGAAGATATCTTCTCGATCGGTCAGACTGGTGCAATCGTAGAGCGTCTCCAGAACTCTGGTCGCTTCGCTGGTACGATCAACCGCATGCATGATCACCGGACTATGGTTGGTGAGTGTGGTGCTTATCAGTATTCTCATCGTCAGGATACTTCCCCAGTTCGTTATGTGTCGAACACTCTGAGTGCATTCCAGCATTCCGTTCGTGAAGCCGACATGCTGGGTGATGATCAGTTCGGCAATACTGCAGCTAACTCGAAAGAGCATCTGTATGGTGAAGCTCAGTCGTATGCAGCCAATACCAATATCCATAGCAATAGTTTCCTGGCTCTGTTGAAAGAACGTGCCGGTTATATGGAACGTGGCTATGTGACTTGGGGTGAGCTGTGCATGCTGTTCCCTGAGTTGGTTCAGCAGCATGGTTGTGCACAATGGGCCATGGACAATGGTCAGTCGATGCGTAAGGTTAACCACGCGCAAGATTCGATGCACTTCCATGGTGCAGACATGACTTCCATCGCGGCGTCTACTCTGGCTCAAACCATTCCATCTCTGATGATGGATACATTCCTGCGACATGTAAGTTTCGCAGTAACCAATGGTGACATGCCTGGGCAGTATCGCTTCGAGTTCCATGGTGAAGGTATCAAGTCGATCATGGAAGGTGTGGATATGCGTCCATATCTCGTAGAGTTCGAACGGCGGCTGGCAACAGATTGCCTGAACACTATCTCGATGAACAACATGATTCCATTCCAGCTATCCATGTCTTCTGACCTGGCTGGTGATTCGGTAATCGATATCTCGCTCCAAGGTGAATCGATCATTCGCTATGTGGCGCCAACTTTCACTGATGGTCTGTTCGCTCCGATCATTACTCGTGACGCTACTAAAGCAAGCACGATCGCTAACGACATGCTGTATCTGGTGTCTGAAGTCGTACCAAATGCTCCAAAGGCATCTGCACTGCAAGCAATGGCTCAAGGCGGCGCAATGCAAGAGCAGTTCATGGTTACGCCGTACAATCACCCAACCATGCCTTCCGCTCAATATAACCCGACTCAAATTCAACAAGGTGCTCTGAATGCTATCTCTTTCGAAGGTCTATGAAGGTATCCTGAAGTCCATGCAATATGACGTGGACGAAACAGGACTGGTGAGCATCCTCACCCCGACAGGTACCAAGGCCGAAGCAACGGTAGGTGGTGCACGTCTGGTAGTTCCGACTCAGAAGCGTCTGCGTGATGGCTTCACGGAAGACCTGCAACCCTATCATCCATTGTGCGAGAGTCTCTCTCGCCGTGGTACTTCTCCAGTACTGCAGCACATGCAGCGCTCGGTAAAACAACATCTGGGTTTCCTGGTGTCGTTCCTGGCTGATGCTCTGGTTAAGATGTCCCTGAATACCAGCATCCATAAAGACCTGCCGCCAGACATGTCTGATGTACTGATGAAGCTTACCGGTGTAACCGATAAGACTCAGGCAATTCTGGATAAGTTGATTCCAGCTGCACATAAGCAGAACAAGCTGATCACGGTCTATCTGAAAGGTCCTGGTACATTCCAAGGCCAGAAGGTTAATCGGATTGCTGTAATCCGTTTCCCGATCTTGGATGAACTGGATAATGATGCTGATAAGGACATGGTCCTCGGTGTTAAGATCCCAGCGAAGCAGCGTAAGGTGATCTCTGGTCTGTTGCGTCTGATCGTTCCTTTCGGTGATAGCCCTGAGGAATATTCGGCTGGTACCATCAGTCGTGTAGCTCCATTCTTCACAGCGTTCCTGCAGGCATATCACAAGATCGCAACTCGCATGAATCAATCCATCAATCGTTTCGCTGGCCCTCTGGCATTGCCTCTGAAACCAATCGAACTGTTCCCACTGGAATGGATCGATCAGTTCGCAAGCATCTATAACCAGATCCCATCGCTGAATGGTAATGATGGTGGTACTGATGAAGTAGCTGAAGAAACTCAAGCAGCACCTCAGCCACAACAGCGGCAGCAGCAGAACCCAGTAATGACTCCGACCCTGAGTGGTAACATGCCTCAGATCGCGAACATGTTCGCACCGCAGCAAGCGAACACAATGGTTCCACAGCAGCAACGACCAGCAGCAGCTTCTGCTCCACAAAACCAGAAGCCTAAGCAAACCGTAGCTGATCTGATGCGTGGTAGTGCTCCTCAGATGCCGCAGATGCAAGGCTATATGCAACAGCCTCAACAAATGTATCCGCAGCAGCAATATCCACAACAGCAGATGGTCAACCAATATGGTCAGATCATTCAACAACCAATGATGCCGCAGATGAATAGCGGTGGTCAAGCTCAGCTGCCATGGGTAATGCAACAGCAGCAACAAATGCAGCCACAGAACCCGTACATGCAGGTGTTCACTCAACCACAAATGCAGCAGCAACAGCCGCAGATGATGCAATACGGTCAATATCCACAACAGCAAATGTTCCAACAACCACAACAAGTCCAGTACGGAAGTAACGGACTGTAACGGCATATTGGGAGCCTTCGGGCTCCCAATTGCTATTTAAATTTTCTACTCATATAGAGTCGAACGATGTTATCGATCTGGTTTTGATTCGGTCTAATTAGAACAGGTCGAACCAATGGGTTACTTGGGTCTCGCATTTCTTTAGCGAATTGATTCGGGTTAGTCATTCCATTCATTCGCAGATGAATAAAGTGGTACTCTGGAGGAATACCCTTTTCCACTAAGTAACCGTAGAAATCACCCTCGTATTGATAGAAGAGATCCAATGGGATATCTTCTCGTGCTGCAGCTCGGCTGATTAGCAAATTGAGATGCGTCTCTAATACTAATCGGAAATCCGCGTCGTAGTAAAGTTCTGAGCCCGGTTTAGCCATCTTGTCGAAAATAGTAAAGGCCATTGTAAGTTTTCCTATTGCATTGGATTTCAAATCTATATCACAGTATTGCTAACCAAAAAGGAGTAAGCCCCACTTGTATCAAGTCTCTGCAGCATATCAGCAAAAACTGCGTGATCGTAATATCGATGAAACGCTTCTCGGTAACGCTTGTCTTGATCCGTTCTATGGTACTACTTCGTCCGCTCGTGGTGCGATGTTCCTGTCGCACATTGGTCAATCCCCAGAGTCTGAAGGTTGTGAACCTCGTCGGTTCCAAGCTGGGATGGAAATGCAGTTTGGTGAATATACGTTCGACGTAAAGTTCCCAGTAGACTGTGTGATCCTGAACGTTATTCGTAAGTATCCTACCTCGGGTATGGGTTCTGCGATTCGACGTAACCCAGTAACAACAATCGTGTTCGAACATTATTACGATAAGCATAAGACGAAAGATGTCTTGCATATCAGTGACTATTGCTCGATGCACCAGGACTTCGGCTTCAAACTCGAAAAGAATAAAAAGGTAATGGAGAACCTGGTCCCTGGCCAGATGTTCGCTAAAGGTACTGTGATCGCACAGACCCGTGCAGTTCGTGAAGACGGGATGTGGGGCGGTGGTGTAAACATGAATGCCATGTTCATGTCGATGCCCGGTACTATTGAAGATGGATTCGTGTTCTCTGATCGAGCCCTAGAGAAACTCAGTCCTCGCATCTATAACGATGCAATCGGGAACGCTGGGCGTAAAGCATTCTTCCTGAATATGTATGGTGATGAGAATCACTATAAACCATTCCCAGATATCGGTGATAAGATCCGACCTGATGGCGTGGTGTTTGCATTGCGGGATCTCGATCCAGACCTGTCTCCAGCGGACATGACTACTCGAGCACTGATGACACTCGACCGAACATTCGATCGGGCTACTATCGGTATCCCAGGTGCAACTGTAGTTGATATCAACATCTATCGTGATGATCGGGTTAACCCATCGCACACACCGCTCGGTATGGATGAGCAGCTCGTTAAGTATCACACGGCGCTGTCGAACTATTATCGAGAGATCATGAAGATCTATCAAGGTCTCTATGGTCGCTGGAAAGAATCGCTACGTATCACTCCAGCATTCCACCAACTGGTCGTAGAAGCTCAGATCCATCTGCCGGTCAAACAAGATCAGCGGAAGCTCAGCCGGATGTATCGTCTGGAGCCTTTGGATGAGTGGCGTGTAAGTCTCACCTATGAAGCTATCAAGATGCCGGGTGGTGCTTATAAAGCTACTGACTGGCACGGTGGTAAAGGTGTAGTTTGTGAAGTGAAGCCATGGCAGGACATGCCGGTAGACCAATGGGGCAACTATGCCGACGTTGTGATCTTCGGTGGTTCTACTATGCGTCGGTCGAACTATGGTCGACTGTATGAACAAGGTATCGGTGCAGCAGCACGAGATCTGGTGCAACGTCTGCGTGTAGAGAAAGGCTTAGATCGTCATGAGACTCCAACTGAAGCCCAGTTGAAAGCAGTTATGGCAGATCGTGAATGGGTTGATTATGCATTCAATGAGCTGATCGAATTCTATAACATCGTTGCTCCATCCATGCCAGAGATTCTTCTGGATCAACCAGAACCAGCACAGCACGTGTATCACGTATTGCGCGATCAGTATTACCTGTTCACTCCGGTAACTGATCAGGTTAGTTTGATGGAGTGTGTTAACCGGATTACCAATTCTCGATTCTGTCCGAACTTCGGCCCGGTGACTTATCGAGATCAAGCTGGACGTGTCGTGACTACGGTCAAGAATGTTCTGAGTGGTTATCTGTATATCATGCTGCTGGAGAAGATTGGTGAAGACTGGTCCGCTGTAGCTTCTGTGAAAACACAGCCATTCGGTCTGCCATCGAAACTGAATAACTCTGATCGGGCTTCTACTCCAGGTCGTGAGACTGCTATTCGTTCTCTCGGTGAATCCGAAACTCGTTCGTATAACTCGGTAGTTGGTCCAGAACCTACTAACGAACTTGTAGACCAAACCAACAACCCACAGGCCCACATCGCGGTAGTTAACTCTATCCTGACTGCGGATCAGCCAACCAACATCGCCAGAGCAGTTGACCGTAAGGTAATCCCATTCGGTAACTCTCGCCCAGTTGCATTGCTGAATCACCTACTGGAATGTCGAGGTCTGCGCCTCGTCTATAAACCAGACTCCGAAATCCGTTACGCTGCTTGAGGTATTAATGAATCATTACAAAGCCCGTGACTTGCTATCTCTGTCTTATGAACAGCTATGGGCACTGCCCTCAGAATGGCATGTTATTGAGTTTGATGATGGACAGCAGTTACTAGCTCGGGACCGGATCACCAAACTATCCGTCCTGAACTGGTATCCACTGAAAGCGTATCCTGATGTACCGATCTTGAAAGAGTATCACATGGGTTCGAAACGAGTGACTGCAAAGTCACTCATCACTCATCTGAACAAAGTAATCTGGGGTATTCACGACCATACCAACGAGGAAGCTGATCCTGAGCATTTGGCTCGGTTGGCAATCGAAGCAACTAACTGGTTGTATAACGAATGTACGGTAAACCTGTCCCCGTATGTAGCAACGCTGTCGATGTTCGACATCGCTGAAGTATATAACCATCCAGCTATTCGTAAGGCAAACGAAGAAGTAGAGGAATCCACCTATGGCATCGAATCAGTTGCCTATAAGCAGATTGGTGAGGCCTTTGACGACATCGCGAACTTCCGGGGCAATTCAATCATTGAAGGCTATCGGTCTGGTACTCAGAAGCTTGAGCAACTACTCCAAGCATTCGGGCCACGAGGATATCCAACTGATATCAACTCCGACATCTTTGCCCACCCGGTCACAGTCGGATATGTAGATGGTATCTGGGATCTCTATGGTTCCATGATTGAATCTCGTTCTGGTACCAAAGCGTTGCTCTATAACAAAGAGCTGCTGCGCGTAACTGAATATTTCAACCGTAAGTCTCAGCTGATCGCTCAATATGTTCAGCGTCTACACAAAGGTGATTGCGGTACACCAATCCTGATCGACTTCCCAGTCCTGAAGAACACACTCAAAGCTCTACGCGGTAAGTATTATCAGCGTGAAGATGGTGTGATGGATTGGATGCGTGGTAATGAAACGCACATGATCGGTAAGATGATCAAGATGCGTTCGGTACTGGGTTGTACTCACCCAGACCCAGCTGGTGTATGTTCTCGGTGTTATGGTCGGTTGGCATTCTCGATCATGCGTGGGACTAACATCGGTCAGGTATCCGCTGTATCGATGGGTGATAAGATCACCTCATCGGTATTGTCCACCAAACATACTGACGCAACATCCGCTGTAGAACAGTTCCAAATCACTGGTGCCGTAGCTCGGTATCTGCGTGACGGGGATCAAAGTGAAACGTTGTATTTGAAGAATGACCTGGCTAACCAAGGATATAGACTAATCATCAAGACAGCCGAAGCAACATCTCTGGCTGACGTACTGATGATTAAAGACCTATCGGCATATCCAGCTGAAAGTGCATCCGAACTGACTCACATCGGTTTGATTCGTACAGTCGAAGGAGAAGATCTGGGTGATATCCTCCCAGTATCTTTGTATAACCGTAAGGCAAGTCTGTCCACTGAAATGCTGTGTCATGTACAACGAGTAGGCTGGATCACAGACAACCGCGATAACATCGTGATTGATCTCACCGGTTTCGACTTCTCTCAACCATTCCTGACGTTGCCTTATAAGCACGTGAACATGTACGAGTTCATGAAGCGCGTACAATCGTTCCTGCATTCCGGTGACAACGGTGATGGGTCGAAGTTGTCCTCAGACAAAGTTGGCTTCACTAGCAAAACTTATCTGAAGAACTATAAAGATCCAGTCGATGCTATTGCTGCATTCGCTGCTCTGATCAATGAGAAGATTCGTCTGAACATTGTTCACTGCGAAGTTCTGGTATACGCTATGATGATTGTATCGGCGTCTGCTAAAGATTATCGTCTACCAGTTCCTGGGATTACGGGTTCATTCGAGAAGTATAACAAAGTAATGGACAACCGTAGTCTTGCAGGCAAGCTGGCATTCGAGAAGCAGCATGAGCCACTTAATAACCCAGGCAGTTTCCTGTATAAAGACAGGAACGATCACCCTTACGATACAGCCGTAATGGGAGGTTGCATGTCTTAAGCGGAGGACGAAGTTTGGAGGGCTTCGGCCCTCCATTACTCGTTTAATTTTTTATGGAACCACAGATCATTGCCGAGAGGTATACCCACGGGGTACGCCTATCCGGTTATTCGAGGGAGACGTTGTATAAACTGCAGCGCTTCTTAGATACGTTACTGTTACGGGAACCGACTAAAGTCCAAGGCCGTATGGTCATGGTTACCAAGAAGAAGTACTATGGCATAACGGAAGACAATCGCAGCATCTTCATCCACCGTAATTCTTATCCTGCACTGGTTAAACATCTAGCCAATGTTCAAATCCCAGAGGATCGGATCAAGGTAATTGATATTGAGGTGCCAAAGGCTGCAGCAGCTACATTCGTGGTGAAAGATAAGTTCTCTATGCGGGACTATCAGGAAACAATCCTGGAAGATATCTTAAGACCACAACTGCGTTCAGCTCGGGTAGACCTGCAAACAGGTAAAGGAAAAACATACACCAGTCTTGAGGCTCAAGCAGCACTGGGATGTCGTACCGCTATCATGGTTCCACCTAAGTACTTCGGTATCTGGGAAGAAGCATTGAAAGACGTGTATGAAGATATCGACTTGCGTTTCTTGCGTGTGAGTGGATCTGCAGAATTACAAATGATGATCAACCGTGGCATTGAGGATGACCTTGACGGCATCGATGTTATATTGATCTCTAACGTAACCTATCGGGCGTACTTAGATACATTTGAACGCCTGGGCGATAAGATCGACACTGTAGGTTATAACGCTCCTCCTCCACGTTTCCATGAAGCGTTGAAGATTGGTCTACAGATCAACGATGAAATCCAAGAAGATCCAGGTCTGTTGTTCCGTACAGACATGTACACCAACGTCGCAAAACAGATCTATCTGTCAGCTACTCCTTTCACGGGGAATGACTACGTAACTAAGATGATCGACTTGATGCTTCCTCCGGAGACATGTTGCCGATTGCCTGCTTACGATTCCTATATCAACGTGGTAGGTGTGCTGTACAGTGAGCCTGCAATTCAATCACGGGATTACCTGACTCCGTTTAAGAACACGTATAACCATGCGCGTTATGAAACGCAGATGATGAAATCGAAGAAGCGTCTGGATATGTATAACCAGATGGTGGCTAAGATTCTTTATGGTCAGTATATCGTCGATCGGATTCAAGAACAGAAAGCTTTGATCCTCTGTGCGACCACAGTGTTTATTGACCAGCTGGTTAAGTACTTGAAAGACAAGTATCCTGATCTGCAGATCAACGAACATTACTCAGGTTCTCCGTATTCGAGATTAATGTTAAACGATGTAACCGTATCGACTATTAAGTCATCCGGTACTGGTGTTGACATTCCTAACTTGCGTGAAGTGATTCTATTGCAAGCAACTGATTCGAAGAAGGATAATATCCAGATTCTAGGTCGACTGCGTAAACTGAAGTTGTTTCCTGATGTGGTGCCACGCATGACCTATTTGGTTTGTCAGCACATCGCCCAACATGTGAAATACCATCGATCCAAGGCTGACCACTTCGCTGGTAAGATCCTTAACATGGTTCTTCGCAAGATCTCATAAACTGCTACCCTTCGGGGTAGCATTTATTCCGTCTAGAGGTTTCAATGAACATCATTTACATCATCTACTTAGTTGCAATCATCATACTGCTAGCTGCGGTATGGTACCGTGACTGGAAGTATCCTTATGCCCAACAAACCCCACACTGGACTAAAACAATCCCCCACAAGATCGCCTGGGGAGCTTTTATAGTAGCTATGCTAGGTATGATCGTCCTACTTCTCATGTACTTCAAAGACGTTATTATAAGATCTTAAAGGACTATATTACAATCATGAATAAACCCCACCTTAAGGAGCTCTAAAATGTTCTGGTTTCTCATTTTTGCTGGCCCCGTGATATTGTCCTTAATGGGTATCGGTAGTGCCGGCACTGGCCTAAAGTTTATTTGGGATAAACCCAATAACCTCATGCACTGGGTAGCTGGTCTGTTTCTTATTGCAGTAGGGATCGCTATTTCGTGTAGTGGTATCCTACTGTTTAACATTGTATTCACCAGCATCAAATAAGGATTGGTTATGTTACTCGCAATTATGATGTTCTATGCAGCCTATAGTGGTTTCCGCTGGATATATGACTGGCAGCAAGGCAAATTGCAAGCAAACACATTCGTATGGATGTTCAACTGTCTTATGACCAGCATTTCTTTTATAGGTTGCATTGCCATCATCTTTTCGACAGACATCAATCTGATGTTCACCGAATCAGGTTTTGGTATTAGTGTCAATCTCGCGTATGAACTGAAAGTAAAGGAGTAAATAGACTTCCCATATCTAAAGGAGGGTGGAAGCAATGGAACATCTATCTGTAGTTGACTACTTCTTTGGTGCAGGTGGCATGTTATTGATTGGGGTAGTTATTATGGTGATTGCTTTCTATCTCCATGTTCGTGAATACAACATGACCATTGCGGTCTATGAATTCATCGCCCTCTTCTATGTCGGTGGAGCTCTTGGGTTAGCTCTGCTCTTCATCACGCTGCCTACACTGTGTTTCATCCGACCAATCTTAATGTGTTATCGGGTAATGTAATGCTTTTAAATATCGCTTCATTCGTATTGGTACTGATGTTTTGTCTAACTTTACCTGGTGGGGTTTGGTTAGTCTATCGCCGTGAATATGAACCTGAATTCATAACACGGTATCGCAAGCCACTGCTGTGGATACTTTCATCTATAACAGTAATTGCGTTGGTATCAATGGGGACAATTTTCTATGAGGTCTCCCAGATTCAGGAACGCTTACGCTTGATGTAACGGCATAAAGCCTCCACCCGAAGGTGGAGGCAATATGTTATTTTTTTTATCTCGTCTGACGACTCATGTCACGAATTTCTCGATCCATGTCACGCTTCACGCGTCCTTGTTCATCTACCTTACGCAGCATATCCGATTCACCTATTTCCAAAATGAATGTGGCTTCGTCATAAGGAAGTTCTTTAAACTCATTATAACTAATGCCCCACTGTTCTTTAACATTGTAACGGATGTACTTACGCATTAGCGAACGTACTGCTCCACCTTCCACCGTATCTTCTTTGTCGAACATACGTACAACATCCAGAGGATGCTTAAAGTGTTCAGGTGGACGAATACCATAGTCGTCTATGTAAGCTTCACGCAGAAGTATCTCTGCGGTTGATGGTCTTACGGCACCCATCTCAGCATAAAGCTTATCTAGGCTGCCCCCACGGGGGCGACGCTGATGGCCGAAGCTATACTGCGTCACGTGTCCGTTGGGGTCAGATAGATCTACTGACAGGCGTGTCATTTGTGGGTCTTTGTTGCGATGACCTACTGGTTGACTTTCTGGCCCGCCAAGGTAAAAAATGTCGATACGATATCAAGAGGGATCAAGTGATCGAAACGTTCATGGAACTTCTCGGCCATTGGAGATTCACATACTGAACAATTCCACGAAGGAATAGCTACCATGCACAGAATAGTATCGTCAATGAACTGCAGTACGGCTGCTTCGAAAGCAGAGGCGTACTTCTTATCCGACATTACGTTGGACAGGTATTCATCAATGACTTCTTCGTTCTCAGTCAGAAGCTCTTCAGTAGAATTAGCATCTTCACGTTGATAGATAGCGTCTACCCAATGTGAGTACTGCCGTGCGCCCGTGATAGCCCCAAGGCGATCGATATAAGCGTTACGGTTAGCATCACCAGGGGCTTCGTTAAAAGCACTGTGAGAAGCATCTACTACGCCGTCAATCCATCTGTTGCCAGCATCGCGTCGCTCAGCAATCGAAGGTACACGGAGACGAATGCCAATATCATCAAACCATTTGATAGGCTTTCGACCCAAAGTGGTGTCTTGTGCATATTGATCCAATTCCTCTGCTCGTAGTTGACGACCGAATCGAACGTGCAGCAAATCCTTCTGACGTTCTACCAGTTGTGTAATATCGAACCAGGTAAGCGAGAACATGTCCAGCTTAGCTTCTTCTACATGGGTACACTTGGATGGATCAGCGATGCATGTATGGCGGTAGTTAAAGCCACCAGGATACATTGTCGATGCTAGACCGTGATGTAGGATAGGCTCATCCAATGCAGACAGACGATGCTCAATGTCACCAGGTGAAGTAGCTACCATGTTGGTATGGGTTACACATTGCAAAGCTAGATCAGTCAGAGCGTTGTTATAAACAGCGATCCGATTAGAGAAGCCTTGGCCTTTAGTAGCACGACCCAAATTAACTGCAACGTTTTGCAGACGTTGAATCATGTTAGCTACTTCGGTATTCGTTGGTGTACGCAGACGAATCCAAATACCAGTGTGGGGCATAGGGAATTCGTGAGTAGCACCCATACCCGATTTACGAGTCAGGTATGCCAACATATCGGACTTAGCCGGTTTGTCAGACAGTTTGATCTTCGGACGAGATGGACCGATCTTACGACCGTTGTGTTCAAAGAACTGTATCCACTCAGAACCTTCACGATGCGTAGCACGACGCGGTGTAGTGTTCATGTCGACGTGTTCGATGGCCGACTGGAGTGTCTCTAGCCATTCGAGGTCGCGTTGCTCTGTGGTGATCTCACCGCCTTCGATATCAGAGAACAAGCGGTGATGCACGCGCAAGATCTCTTCGAAAGTTTCAGGGTTTTCACGCATCAACGAAATGATCGCAGCTGTGGCTGGAATCTTTTCAGAATCGACTGGTCGGTCAATACGGAAATTTACTTTTGGTTGTTTAGGAGTAAAAGGTACCAAGACCTCTTCATCTCCACCGTCAACAGGTTCATCATCTTCTTGGGCGAGCTTATCCGCCAGCTGATGAACGTTCAGCGGTTTAGCTACCGGATCGGTAGCCTCCAGTGTAACATTACCTTGGTCATCAGTAGCCTCGTAAGTAGGCGTACTGATGTTTTGCTGGAAATGTACTGCCAGAGCAGGATCAATTTCTTCAGCGAATTCTTCATCATCTTGGATTTGGTGATTCATGTATTACTCCGAAGTCTCCTGGCCAGCTACGAATGCACGATACAGAATATCTGCATCAACACCGCCAGCTTCCAGGATAGACATTTGTTTCATCAGCTCAGGGCCGACTTGGGTTTCCATTTGAGTTTGAATCTTGCTATACCCCATGGTCAGTTCAGCAACCAGGGCCTGTTCATCTTCAGTTACCGCGCCTTCTTTGCCTTCGTGTCGTTTCGACAGAGCCAGCAGAACGGAGGACATGGTGGCCAGGTCTTCTTTCAGAGCATTAAAGTTCTCAGCGAATTCCTCGTAGTGTTCACCCAGTGTGGTGCGAACCAGTTCTTCTTCAGCAATAACAGGCAGAACAAACAGCTGTGTAGTCTGCAGTGCTTCACTGTTCAGCAGGAACAGTTGTTTCAGGATCGACCAGCCTTCAGCGGCAAGCAATTGTTGGGCTACAATAGATTGAGCCTCTACAATCATCTTCTTGTTCTCTGGATTATCAATGGCAGCCGTATCGGCCAAGAAAGAACCGATATCTGGGGAGGAATAATACTTTTGGAAATCTGATGCTTGGGTATGTGTCATGGTATCGGCAATCTCTATGTTGATTGTATCACCTTCACGAGTAACACTTTTAACCTCAGCGATGGATTCTTGGGTGAATTGGGGATTAGGGCTCATCTATTTTTCCTTTGTGCAAATTTGCGGATTGTTAACATAGTATCTTACCGCCAGTACTTTAGTTCAGAGTAAAGATGGACTTGTAACGCAACAGTATGTGACTAAAATCAAAGGAAGAGGGCTTTTTAATGCAATTCATTATAGACAGTGTATTAACTCCACTGATCACAGAAGAGCGAAAGGAGGTTATCCTGAACTGTGTAGCGTCGTTGGAGTCACTGGACTACCAGGCAGCACTGGATGAGCTCCACCAAGTAGTAGAGATGAAGGATGGCATGTGTGATAACGAGATGCTTATATCTCGTATCGATGATGTGATCTGGAATGCCCATGAGACCATCTTTAAGCAACATGAGGTACAGGTGTCGACTGAGGCTTCACAAGAAGTCCGACAGTCCATCGTAGAAGTGTTGGCTAACTTCGATAAGTATGTTGTCCCTGACCAACTATTAATGTTGTTCGAAGGGGGCTTCATGCCAGAAGAGATCTTGGCTCATATGTGCCAATTGTTTACATCTGCAAAGATAGATGAAGTCTGGCCTGAGATCAAAGACGTATCCCCTAACCTAATGCGTACAATGCGGGATGAGATCGAACGACAAGTTCGTTATCGTGGATTGGATGAGAATGACGTTACTCCACTTCGCCGTGTTAAGATGGTCAATGACTATATCCGCATTTGTGGAGCAGAAACTTTCTCTATGCTTTTGGATCTATCGCAAGCTGGTGTGCGCATCGGTACACGAGAGATCGGTACACTTATTCAACAATCACTAGAAGCTTTGGATCGTAAAGAATCCGAACACGCTGCTTTGGAAATCTTTGGTTTGGTGTTGATGTCGAATACCCCAGTTACAGAGATCGAAAAGAAAGTACGTGACCTCATCGGTGATTACACAGATAACAACATGGACAATTCCCGAATGCTTGAATCTATTAAGCCTTTGGTGAAACTCCTAGACGAGTACAAAGAAGATGCAGATTCGTGAGTACTTCATGCGGGGCCTTTCATTAGGCCTGCATAAGAAACGACAATGGATGAATTGTTTGTTCTCAGTGGTGTACAACATCAACGAGTTCGAACATCATTACGACTATCGACTTTATAAGGACGAAAAAGGTTTATTCTTTTTCGTTCCTGGCAGCAAAGATCAGAAAGAATATATTGATGAATGGAAAGAAGACGTAGCGCTTCTACATTTCCGAGATGAGTTTATTCTCCAACCTGGTGAGATCATTAACTATAAAGGTACTACCCCACTGCGTACGACTTATGGAAACGTATTCGCTAACCACCTGTGCCTGGTATTACCATTCGGAGATATCTTTGAGTTCGAAGCTGGGTTGTTTAACCTAAGCAAGCTCGAAGGAGAAATCCTGAAACGTATGATCGATGACCCTCCAGGTAATGAAGATCCATTGATCCGTGCCACTGATGGTAAGTTGTATGTTAGTCAGTACCTGATGTTTGCTGAACATGTACTTACACTGCCAGCTTATTCAGATGGCTTGGTAACTGCTACGACTAAGAAGTCCTTGATGGCTTCACCAGATCGTAACCGTGTACGGGAGAAGTGGATCAAAGATAACCCAGATCGATTGACTGACCCTGCTGCTGTGGCAGAACTGTCTAACGTACTGAAGAAACTCGATGACGAATATCTATCCGGTGATGAATCGGAAGAGTTCTATCGTTCTAAGAAGAAGCTCGAAGGTGCACGTAAGAAAGTGCATTACATGTTCGGTGCTGAATCTGCGTTCTCTGATGGTACGAAGGTAGAGCTGATTGCTAAGTCTTTGGAAGAAGGCATTGACATGGATAAATTGCCAGTCATGTTTAACTCCCTACGGGCTGGTTCATATAACCGTGGCAAACAGACGGCATTGGGTGGTGAATCGACTAAGACGATCTATCGAATGGTTGGTACTGCTCGGATCGTTGAACACGATTGTAACACACATATCGGTGTTCCTACTACATTGTATCCATTCATTGCTAAAGACCTAGTTGGTTACGGCATGGTTCAGAATGGAAAGACCATCGTACTAACTCCTGAGCTGATCAATCAGTACATGGGCAAGACAGTAGACATCCGTGGACCAATGTCCTGCAAGACTGGTCGTGATGTAGACAAAGGTATTCTGGGTAAAGGTAAGAACGTCTGCGCCGTATGTGCAGGTGCTTCCTTGGCAGAAAACCCTAACGGTATTCCTGCAGCTGCTGCCGGGGTAGGTGGGCGATTCCTTTCCCTGTTCTTGGCTAAGATGCACGCAACTGTTCTACGTACCGTCCAATGGGACATGCATACACGTATCACCTAAACAAAAGGGACTTCGGTCCCCTATGCTCTGAACCATAATCAATGAGGCTTTACAATGAGTAAGAATACCAAGCGGCAACCATTTCAGGCACAACCACTAACACCTGAACCGATTTCAACTATTCCGCTAAAGGAAAATTCTCTTTCCGCAGAGGAAACAAAATATGAAACTACCGAAGCAGGAAGTGATGACGTCCTCGCAGTGGAACAAACCACTGATAGCAGCATTAAAGAACTGGGTGAACCAGCGTTCGACTATGTGGCCTACCGTACAGCAAATGGAATCCCCGATACCTGGACAGACGACCACGTTGACGGATGGATCGCCGCAGGCGGTGACGAAGTAGTACATACTGAGCGCGGCAGCATCGTAGTTGATCCTACCCGTAAAGAACGTGAGATTGCTACTTGGGGCGTTGATGAAATCCTCGATGCATTTGAAGGTAAACTGGAAGGTGTAGAAGAAGGTCAATACGGTGCATTGGCAAAAGCTTATCGCCAACTAGTTAGTGTAGATGCTGCTTGGTCTGTTCGTGATTTGATTGATAATCTCACCCAAGGTCTAGAACCAGCGAAGACTTCTAACGGTGCTTGGAAACAAGACGTTACTCGTGCACGCCGACCTGCTCAAGATTGGACCACCCAAGAACTGGTAGCCTGGGCTCTCGGTGAACTACGCGCTGTTGGTGAAACTACCGATCAGAAGATCGCCATTGAACTGAACAAACGTTTGGATCTTTGTTCCCAATCGAACAAGCCTGAAGACGTAATCCGTACTTACCGGAAAATGCAGAGTAATTCTGTGAAGGTCGTGGGCGTACAGCCTACTGCTGTTACTCCACCGGCAACGCTTCCTGAAGTTGAGCCACAATCAGAAACACCAATCCTGCAAGGGCTGACCCCAATGAATGTCGCATATCTGAAAACACAAACTGAACGTTATCTGAAAGCTTGTAAGCCAGGTACCCCGATTACTGTTGAAATCGGTACTAAAGAACAACGTGAACTCGACAACCTGTTCCGTTATATCCTAAAACTGGAAGATCCACAGGGCTTCGGTTCTGCACTCATTTACTTCCGTGACTTCTACAAGGCTAACCGTAATGGTTTGTTTGACCCACAATACGCTTTCCGCTTCACTGGTACTCTCCGTGCTGAAGGTGATGTCCAGGAAACGCATGTTAACTTGCTTAACATCTTCCACGTCTTTACTGATGAAAACAAAGCTGCCCGTAAACAGATCGATCTTCCATTCCTTCTGCGCAAGTTTCCTTCGGTGAAACAAGCCTGGCTGCTGGAATTCTTCCAACGGTATTGCTAACATAAGTGCCTGTCCTGCGGGGCAGGCTTTATGCCGCTATTGGCATAGTAGATAGTTTTCGATAAAGTCTACATCTGATTACTTATGATGGATAATTTACGGCATAAAGGCTTCCCTGCGGGGAAGCCAATATATCATCTCAGTATTTCACTTCCATCTGTAAGATGTTTTTCTTCAGGGTAGGACAGTAGATGTCAACATAATAAATATCGACGTCTACTGTGATCTCCATATTTCCATGTAGGCACGAAGCATGGATTGTAATAGCACCGGTAGACTGTAGAGACATCTCACATTCGCGGTTGTACAGTTTATAACTGTTATACAACTCTTTGGCTTTTTCTCGGGAATGATAGACAACTGCACAAGAACTATATCCATCCCAACCAACGTGAGAAGCAAAATCTAACAGGTCACCGAACCTTACATCAAAATCGTTCATTTAGTAACTCACAAAGAGCGCGGGCTTGTGATATATCAGTGGAGGCGAACTTATCTGACAACGTGTAGTCCATTAATGCGCAAGCTTCTGAGAGCTCACTCATGAGGTCCGGATTAAGATCCGCCCAGATGGTCCATAGCTTCTTGTACTCGTCCCAGGTGTCAATAGACTTATCCACAGGGGGCTTTCCTTTACCTAACCGCCAATCACTGGAGCCAGGAGCTATTCCTTTCACGTCGCATTGATAATGTGCTTCGATGGTGCGTCCATCTGGCATAAGAGCGAACATCGCAGAGAATCTTTTATCCCCTTGCGATGAACACTCATACCCATCATACCGCTTCCACTGATACAGTCTTCTTTTCTTGTGATACCGATGCTGCAATAGCCTGATCCAGAGTTGGTTCAGCCATACCGATATCTTGCATGAATGCCAACAACATAGTATCCAAGCGAGGAGCAGACATGACCTTCTGTGTAATCTCTACACAGTTAACCCTACCAGCAGTTAAGTTCACACCAGCTTCACGTCGCCATAGCTCAGACACACCTTGAATTGCAGAGAATTCCATTACTGTAGTTTCACGAGCAATGTTCAGAATCTGCGATACGTTAGGATAAGTCGATACAATGTCTAAGTCAGCTACGTGGGTATAGATCAACGTATTATAGTTCGGTAGATCTTTAACGCACTTGATACCATGTTGTCCCGCCATATACGACGGCAGGGTGACGATCCAGTCTCTGTGCGATACCACGTACTGATCGAGTTCATGAACCATCTGATCGGAACTAGAGCCAATTACTTGACCTCGTTTCAAATACCAGAAGTGCATGTCATCAACCAACCGTTTAGGGTTAGATGCGAAGTTCTTGTAGTCAGAAGCTTTCGAGAACAAAGTAATCGAACGACTCAGGTCATTGATCTTCTCGTCCAGTTGTTCCAGACGCATGCTGTCGATGATGTTGTAAAGACCATATTTGATCTTGTGCTTCGTTTGCATCTCACGGTGCCATTCGATACCATTGAGGTTAGCTACTGCTTCGAACTCCAACTTACCGAAGTCAACCTTCAGACAAACCGTATCACCAATCTTCGCTTCATCTAAGGAGTGGGCTCGTTCATCATTAATGAACCAATGTGGAAATGAACCTGGAGTTTCATTCAGTTTCTTCTCACACTTCTTCAAGAATGCTAACAGATCACCTTCTTGTTTAAGCGTAGTCTCTTCATTAACACTAAGCTCTTTACCCAGAATGTAGTTCAGGGCATATGAAGGTTCCTTACCCTTTGCCAAACGCGTTACACGATACGTTGACATCGAGTCGATACATTGGAATGTCGCAGGTGCTGTAATCCAGTGCCATTGATCCTGAGGACCCCGTGACTTCGATACACCCGAAGCCGTAGTCATCATTGCAGCATCTTTCTTAAAATGGAAATGACGGAAGTTCTTTGGTACCGATTCATCCGAGAATACATCTTTCGGATCAATACCGTAATCATCCAGGGCTTTCAGAATTCGAGTCATGTCGAACTCCATGTTCCAGAATGCAAAGAAGTCAGGCTTCCATTCATGCAAACGTTTAAAACACTGAATCACGATATCGGCTGGAGTCTTAACTACTTCAACTTCGATCTTGAGATTACGACCATGCATCAAAGCTTTTAGCTCTGGAATGGATTCCATCTCACGATATGTTTCACCGATAGGATCTTTAATGTCATGAACCCAGTCACCTAGATATGCCAGATACACATTCTCTTTATGCGTAACGGACATACAGATGATCTGACCGTCCTTATCTGATTCATACACGTTGGTTTCGATGTCACCACCAGCTACCGTGTTACGTGAAATCAGACCCGGATAACGTTGCTGGTAATCGTTCTTCAAACAGCACGTGGAACTAACATCAGAACCATACAGATACGGACTACGAGATAGATTCCGCAGACGTGGATTTGGACCTTGTGAATAATCACCCAAAGTCTTAGCAATGTTACGTGCTAGGTTTACCTGAGTTGACTTATAACGAGTTAGGTTCTCAAGTACTTCATAATCTTTCTTCTCAGTGTGATTACGACGACCCTTCTGAGTAATGAAGTATTCTCGTTCATAATCAAACCAAGGAACCAGACGACTTAATTTACGATCGCCTTTTAGATGTATTACTTCTTTAACAAAGTGAGCATCATGTTGTTTACCGAATTGGTCCGGGACGTACGTGATGTGCTTTGCTTCACGCCCGATAACGTCTTCCGGATTAAACTCAATCGTCGACATTAGATACTCCTTAAATATGGGTTGAATACGTATGATTAGGAGTGTCAGTATTTCCTTCAAAGCCTTATCTTTATGATTAATCAGCTAACCATGGGAAGCATGACATGCTACAACAATTCACTATCTCCAACGAGGTCATCTCTGTAGATGTCTCTCGTGAACTGGGTAAAGTTATCCAGGAACAAGTCGTCAAGATGCGTAAGTCATATGAGCTGACCGGTGCAATAAGTCAAGATAGCCTTAAAGGCCTCGGCGAAGCTGTCAAGATGACAGGGCTCAATGTTGAGTTCATCTCTACTACTGGTGACACACCAGATGCCTGGATGATTACATTCCAATACTGGGGGCATCAGGGCACCACGTGGTCTAAGTTCATGCCACAGGAAAAAACAACTTCTAGAGATGGCTTGAAATATGTCACTAAGGTTGACCTGAAGAATCTAAAGGCCACTGGTCCTATGGTTGATGAGCTAAAATTCAAGTCAAATATTTCCACTGCCTTCTTTATGGGTAAGTATGGTTATACTGATGAAGAGCTCACCGGTATTATCCTGCATGAATGTGGCCATGCATTTAATCTATTCGTTACACTCGGTGACTACATCTATCTAAACTACATGTTGTCTGATGGCATTGACGTATTGCTGGGTAATAAGAAGAACGAATACAATCTGGAAGTTCTTGACCACACTTGGATGGAAAAGAATATCGATAAAGATCTCCGTGAAGAATATGCTAACAAGCGTACTCCGGATCAAGCACGTCGTGCGATCTTGTCTACTTGGAAGAAAGCCCCGCGCCATTACCTGTTCGATAACCCCGTCTCTGCACACAAACGTGAAGAACAAATGGCTGACATGTTTGCTTCTCGGCTCGGCTATGGTCGGGCAGTAGTTACTGGCCTGGATCGTTTGTACAAAGCTTACGGTATGTCGACTGACCTGCGTTCGACCTGGTTGGGTAACTTAGCACGCGCAGCAGTGCTAATTCTGTTTCTGCCATTCTCGATCCTCTGGATGCTGACCTGTAGCGGCACTAACGATTTTGACTACAATGGTCGTTACGACAACCCTAAAGAACGTGTATTGAAAGTCCGTATGGATCTCATCACACAACTTAAGACCATCAAAGACCGCTCTCTGGTTGGTCCTATCCAAGCAGACATCGATTGTATTGATGAGCTGTTGAAACAATACCACACTGGTACTAATCTATACGACTATATCGAAGACCTGGCATCCCCAGTTGCTCGTCGTGAAAAGCGTTTGATTGGCCATGAAGAAAATCTTGAATCCCTGCTCAACAACTCGCTGTTCGTTGAAGCCCACCGTTTTAAAGCCTAAGGTAGAAGACAATGAGAACTGGTTTCCTTATCGCGCGCATCATGAAAGAACTGAGCGCACCTTCCAACAACGATCGTCTGGCTCGTGCCATGTTCGTTGCCTCCGCTGTTGGTTATCACGTGCCACTGTGCATGGACCGTACTGCTGCTGAATGTGCTGACATGCACATGAAAACATTCCGTGACATCTGCGGTTCTGTTAATGAGAACATCGCACTTGACACCAAGAAAGCCCAAGACATCTTCCGTGAAGTTATCCGTATCCGTTTTGAACTGGTACAAGGTGTAATTGATCCGGCAATCGTCCATGCTGCTCTTTGTTCCAGTACTTCTGAAGATGGCCTGACTCGTCAAGAGTTCGCCATGTCTGAGTGGTTGGCTTCCCGCCCTGACTTCATCCGTTGCCAGCTTGAAATCGCAGACGTACTAAAGCAGACTGCTGCTGAGGAATGATGATGGTAGTTGCAAACGGAATCCCTCGCATCAATAAAGCACATGCGGAGGCACTAATTGTTGACGAGCATGTTCGCTACATTAGCGAGACTCGTACAACGATTTGTTCAGTCCGTTTGGTAAACGAAGAGTCGATCACTGAGTTTGCTACTTGTGGTGTTGACCAGGTATTCGACCCTATCCGGGGTCGAGCTATCGCCCGCAAGAAAGTACTGAACGAGATCATCAAAAAAGAACACTATCTATTACGGCAGCGTATCTACGAAGCCAAGATAAAGGAAAAAGAAAATGGATCAAGAAATTGACAACCCACTCCTGCCAGACCCGCTGACAACTCCGCCAGATGTGGAAGTTTCCTCTGATCTGTTAGAAGACCCTACTGATTACCCGATTGATAATCAAGCTGAGCTAGTTACTCTTATCGAAGAACCCGCTCCAATGACAACTGATGTCATTGATGGTAACCTGCAACCAGAACTAGAGATCGCTGTTGAAGCTATCAATGACTTACTGGATCTGCATGCTACTATTAAGGCACATGGTGTTAGCTCTCACGATATGGCTGGTCTGACTTCGATTCAGAAACGTCTGATTGATAACAACATTGCTTTGCCTAAGGCATCCTTGGAAGAACACCAAGGTTACTTTACTCCTGAACGTTCTTTGTTAAACCAAAAGGTCAGCTTAGAGAACATTGGTAAAGTCATCCTTGAGACCATTAAAGCTTGGCTCAAGAAACTTATTGATCTGGTCATGTCTGGTTATCGTTGGGTTAAAGGTCTGAAACAAAAGCACGCCGTTCTCGATGCACAGCTAGTGAAAGCCCGTGGCATTCTGTTAGAAGTCCGTAAGATCTATCTGAAGATGCGTACATTGAATGGCGTTCTGGGTATGGAAGCTTCTAGTACAATGTCCGAACTAGCCGGCACTATGTTACTGACATCGTCTTTGCCTCGTAACCGTGTCACGCTATATGGCTTCTCTGACGACGATACTGTCAGACAGGTTAAGGCTTTGTTTGAAGACGCTCGTATTACCAGTAACGCTATTTCGGCTAAGATTTCTCAACTGAGTCAATTGATGGGTAATCAGGAGATTGTTTCTGATGATGATCTCAATACACTGAGTGATGTTGTTAATGTACTGACCGGTACAGAAGCGATGTTGCAGATTTCTGACGATGATGAATATCTCTTGAAGAACTTAGGTTCTGATTTCTGGGAACATGTGGAGAAGTTCCGCAGTGTCCAAGTAATCGACTTTGATGCATTGGTTAAGCATTATGGTGCTGCTGCCGATTCCCTGGCTCGTATTCGGTCTATTAAAATCGATAACCCTCAGCAAGCAGAATTTGCACAGAGCGTTGTTGATGTGATTACCATTACCGTTAATCGACTGAATACAATCATTGAGTTCTTTAATAAAGCCGCTCAAGCTCAAGTACAAGCTGCTAAGACTTATCGCGAGTACTACTCTAATGCTATCGACATTCTTATGCTGGATTTCAAATCGAAGAATCCATCGTCGCAGTCTGTGAAAGAAATGAAAGTTTTGATTGCACAACTACAAGCGTTGAAATGACATAAACGGCTTCCCCTAGGGGAAGCCAATATGCCGTGTTATTCAGCTACGTCGTGTGGTAGGAAGTTAACAGTTACGTCATCTTCAATTGTCAACAGTTGGTTAGCCAGTACCACCATCTTCTTACGAATAGACAACCGAACAGCATCGTCTTCCACAGTGATGATAGGATAGTTCTCTGTACCACCCAGACCATTCAGTTCGTTAGCCAATACATCGTCGCCACTAGTATCATCCAAACGGGTGACAATGTTGGAACGAGAAATGGTCTTAAGCGAGATCTGATCATCCAAGATTTGTTTATCATTATCGATAAGCGAAGGACGGATAGTAGAGTTAGTATAAGCCGCTGGTTTAAGCCAGTGTGTAATCGAGAAGGCTTGGTCAATCTGGATCGTAGCCCGTTGTCCATCACGTACACTAACCACAGTATCACCGAAGGTCTGGGTAGGATAGACGAACAGTTTAGCTTTCTCCAATAGTCGTGCACTGATCTCTTCGATGTCTGAACGCAGCCAACCTACGAATTCCATAGGAATTTCTTGGCGATATGCAACAGCTGCAGCCTCAGTAGCAAAGTAGAACAGACCATCGACCATCAAGATAGTTACTTCACGCAACAGTTTACGTGGAGCTACCAATACCGGCTTATTATTCACGATGACCGGATCGCCTTTCAGGTGCAGCCAGACTTGTTCGCCTTGAGCATCGAGTACCGGTGTATCTTTAGCATGCAACAAGTTCATGATGACTTCGCCATTAGGGCCGATGTCAATAACCAAGTTGCCGTTCTCATCTAGTTCATAAACGTTCTCAGTCCACATCTTAGGAACGTTAGTGGTCCAACGCTGATAGTCCTCTTCACCGAGTACAGAACGGTTGCGTCGCCAGATACGAGTCATGTCGTAGCCCAGAGTTACTTCCAGACGTTCACGGGTTACAAGCATCCATTGGTTAGGCAACAAATGCGCTTCTACCATGGCATCGATCTCATTAGGCATATACCCAGGAGTCATCGAGTTTATAACCAGAATAGAGATATCGAATTCATTAGCCAGTTTCGTTTTGAAGTTAGTCTGTGCAGCAGAGAAAATGGACATGTTCGTAGTAAACAGTTCACCACTCGAATCGAGATCATAACTAGTGTCAATATTGAATTCAAACACTCGTTCATTATTCTCAATAGCTACCTGACGACCGTTAACCGAAGCGAAGATAGTTTCTCCAGTAGGACGATAACCGATCTGACAAACAACCTGTGAATCATCTAACGATTGGAACTGAGTAGAAGAACTCAAACGAACCCGTACCAGATAACCAGTTGTAGTCCGAGAGATATCGTAAGCATCTACGGTTGCTTGTAAGTTCGATGTATCGTTCTCACCAACAAATGTCTTCTCGGTAATAACTGGACTATCGAGGTAATAAGGACGGAAGTCAAAATTACCATCGGTAGCATCCATTACATAGTGGAATGGCGAATACACGAAACGAGATTCGTTAACCAAACGTGAGATGTCTTCAGGATCAGAGTTATTGATACCCGCCAGTTCGGCATCCGGTACCATCGTTACTTTCCCGTTAGCAAACCGGTAGAGCATTGTAGGTAAGATAGTAATGCGTTCACCGTTGTCTGCAGTGTGCGCAGAAGCAGCAATCGATTCCATGTTGATGCGTAACTGGGACATTACACAACCAGCACCAGACACTACGTCAAGAGCTTGAGGCTTGCCCAAACGCCTAGAGGCCAGGAATTGTCGATCGGTAATGTTGTCGATGTTGGATACCAACGTGTAGCCACGTTGATCAAGTTTTGCTTCCATCTGAACATCAGTGATTGGCAAATCAGGATCACCCATTGTGTTGTCAATGGCACGATCTCTGAGAGTAACGAAATCCAAGGCATTAGCTCCACCTGTAACTCGTGTAAGGTTCAGTGCTTGTTTAATACTGAACGTGTTAAGTGGAGACACGTAAGTTGTGTCATCATCAATAGCGTTAAACATTGCCTGAAACTGATCAGGACGGAAGTCAGCCATCGATACATCTAGTTCGCCTTGTGAGGTATAGATGTCAACCCGAATCTTACCAGTTGCCATACCCGTGTTAGTATAGATCGTTGGTATAGCTACTTGTAGTTGTTGACCAACTACTCGCAGAACGGCAGTAACTTTTAATGGGTTATAAACTTGATCAGTATGGGTCGTAAGGATCTCAACCCAAGGTGAATTAACCCCACCGTCATTCAGATACACTCGGGCAAAATAGAATTTGTCAGAGAATGAATAAGAGTGTTCAAACAGAGTAGATGGAGACAGAGCATCCGTATTGGTATTGATCCGCATTTGTTTAACGGGGATCTTCAAACGAACTACTCGGTTACGCTGCATGCGTAACATATCCCACTGGACTTGGTTAGTCTTCAATGTTTCGATAGGGGATACAGAAGTGCCATCATAAACAATCTGTAACCCACCATGACGTAATACCCGTAATTCAATCGGGTACTGCATGGTAAATGGAATGGTGCCACCAGTAAACTGAGTCAACCGAGGAATAATTAATTTCCGTGCACCTTGATCACCATAAGGAATGGCCTTCTGGATAATCTCTTCATAACCGAGGTACAGTTGGAACTCAGTGGTAGAAGGATTACAGAACCGACCGATGTAATCATCAGACGACATGTGGTAATAGGTTTCTTCTTGAGTCAAAGCCATCCGTGCGTTTAGTTTACGCATCTGAGCTTCCATCTCAGTAATAGCCATGGTCACACCGAGCGTACCGCATTCCATAGATGCCACGAATGGGATAGTTGCATCCGGAATATCGTAAAGGCCTTTACCTTGAAGTTGTTGATCGAGTTCCTCCAGTGCAATCTGCTGCATCTGGCTAGGGTTACGTCGAGCATTATAAATGCGTTCTCTGTATTGGCTCATTGTGGTGTCTCTTGATTAGGATTTTGGGTAGTCGTCGGAGCTGGAGCTTTTGTAATATTACCTGCTTTCAAAGCTTCATACTCTGATTTAGGTACCCACCATTCCAATTCCATATTGGTTGGATTGATCCGAGGATAAGCGCGATAGTTGAAATATGCCTTTTCCCAAGGGAACAATAGATGCATGACATTTTCACGGTTCTCATCTTTCATTGCTGAGTTAAAGTCTTGCTGCAGGTCATTAAACTCAAAGATTAGGATGTGATCGTAAGTCGTTACGCCATTGCAACGATAACTAAAGTTTAACTGGCTTGAGATAACTTGTGAACCCGTTTCCGAACCATCGCCAGTATAGTTAGCAATCTCACCAGTTGGAGCATTCTCCGGAGTAGCTGCACCACATGCAAAGATACGTGTAACATAAGTACGAGTCTGATCCATAACCAGCCGATAGATCCGTGTATCGTAATCACGTTCATTCATCATTACTAATTCTGGATAAGGCATGGTGCGCCCTTCTTTACCCAGACCTTGTGCTAGCAACCACATGTAATGCATCAACGTAACTGGATCACCTTCAACGTTACGATACGTCGCTTGGAGCGTAAATGTTTCGTATTGGTATGGTACATCATCTACGTAAGCCATCGAGTCACGGTAGATACCGGCGGTGGTTGTAGACATGTTAATGGTGAAGTCTGGCCAACCGTTTAAAGAAATAAGGTTGTTAGACAGAATGGGAATAAAAGGAGACAATGGGTCAACCAATGAACTCTTCAGAGCATTTTCTTTCTGTGTAGCACTCCATGGATCAAGCGTAACACGCACTAATCTTTCGAGGCAATCTTGGTCTTCACGCAACAGCATAGACAACCTTCGGTCTACCATGCAGTTATCGTATGATAAATTGAACAGCGGTTTCGTGAAGAACGTATAACCATGGTTCTCAGTGTTTTGTAGGAGCGGAGCATTTCGCCCTAAGATGTTGATGCCGAACGCCGCGTTGCTCAGTGCCTGGTTCCGCGGGACTTGTCCAATATTTTGTGCAATTTTCTCGATGTAACTATTTACTGACATTTTAACACTCTCTATTTTCTAAAAGGAAGAGACACATGGTAGCTCCAGTTTTAGCAGCTGCAACTGCAGTCGCTACGTCCACCGCTGCTCAAGTCGCTGGTAATGCGCTGATGCAGACTGTATTTAACTTGGCTAAGAACGGCCTGCAAGTTTCTTCACTTGCCGATCTAACCAAACCAGCCCGCGTAGAACCCCTGGCTATTGTCGACTCAACGTTGATCGATCAGCCTTACATGGTTTCTCTGTTGAAGCTGGCGACATCTAACTTCGCAGGTTACTACCTGCAAGCGGTAAACATGATTCTCGGCGTTGGTCGAATTGATACTCTTAAGGTATTGGATTCCCTGAACCCTGATCGTACCCTGGGTTTTGACTACAGCAAAATGTCGGCCAAATCCAGTAATGAAAGTTTCGCTGCTGCTGCTTATGATCCACGTGTCTATGCCAACGGCCTGCCTTCGCTAGAAAGCTTCTCTCGTCGTATCCGTCCTTCTCTGTTGTTCTCGTTCGAAGCATTCTCTGACGATGATGTCAGGAATGTTCAAGGTAAGCTTGAGAAAGGTGCCGACTACATTGAACAGAAAGGTAAAGAAGCCGCTGGCGCAGGTTGGGGTCAAGGCGGTACTTCATCTAATGCCGAAATGTCAGCTGGGGATAATAAAATCCATGAGATCGAAAACCTAGCTGTAGGCAAGCTGTTGAACGTCGAAATTTCTGACGGCGACAAGTCGGCTAAACTTCCAGTCCTGATCCGTATGATCCCGGCTGCTGTTCCACCTCAGTCGTTGGTTCATATGTTTAGTGCTGGCGGACGCGATAGCTGGGCTCAACGTATGTTCATGGTACAAACTGGTCAGATTAAATTCTGGCGTGATTTTGTACTCGGTCAAGACATGATCGATGAACACTTCCGTGCTTTGATGAACGATAAGTCCGGCGTATTCAAGATGATCACTGATCGTCGTCGCAACAACTCCTCGAAAGCTCTGCAGACTGGCCGTGTGTCAATCGCTGATGCTTCGAACGTTGCAATCGTTTCTACTGAAACACTGAAGATGGCTACCGGTAAACTGTTCGGTAAGATCGAACAAGAATCTGTACGTAAGGCAATCTTCGATAACAGCTATTTGTTGATGCTAATCGTTGTTGATGAGCGCTGGCAGCGTGTACAGATCTGGCACCGTGGTGTTGATCTGGCTACTACCCACAAGTTCGATGAGATCGAGCGGATGGAAAAATCGAAAGGCCCTGACATCACTGAAATGTTCAAGATGTTCAGTCGTTCCATGCAAACCAATTTGTAATAAAGGACCTCTAAAATGAGACTGCTCGAATACGTGGGTTCCTTAGCTCCTTTTAAAGAGCGTAAGGATCTGCTTAACCAAATCGCTGACCTGGAAGACGAATACGATTCTACGGTAGCACCCCTTCTTTCAGAAGTCCGTGACCTGATCCTTTCTATTGATGTTAAATCACAGATTGGTCAGAAGTACATTGGTTCCATGCAACGTTCGGTTAACTACCGTGGTAATTTCCTGGAACTGTTTTTCAAGTCGATGGAAACCGTTCGTGGTAATCTGGGCCTAGTGGTACAAGAAATCCGTCGTCTGTTTGCTTTCCAGTTCACCAACACTAATTTGACTATCAACCGTGCTAACATTCTGAAGTATGTTGATGCGTTGAGCTTCTACATCCGTTGGGGCCGTAAGTTCATGCTGTTCCTGGTTACACAGGAAAGCCAAGCTCGTGGTAAAGCTTCTCCATCCCATTGGTCCCCTGCTGAAACCGATTGGGTTCAGTCGAACATGGATCAATTCATCGGTCTGTATCCAGCGATGATTCTGAATCCTAATGAACTGAAACAAAAGTTCAATCAGGCTTCTGATGCTGAGATCAATGCTGAAACTTACGATCTGGCAACCCGCTCGTTGGGTGATGCTAAGATGGACCCGCTTCGCATGGCTGGTTTCTCACCACAACAGAACCCGTTTCTGACTCTTGGTAAGTTTATTGCTGAATGGCGTATTGCTCGGTACAAGGCTGCTCAAGAAGAGTACCACGCACTGCAACACCGTCTGCTGGAACTACGTGGTCAACTGCAAAATGATCCAGCTTCACCAGTCCTGCAACGTCAAATCAAAATGTATGAAGAGCGTCTGTCTGAGTACGAATTTGAGATCGCAGCTACTGAAGCAGATGCACGCGGCTAAGGAGTCGAACCATGGGTACGAATTCAGTAAAAATGAATAACGAATACTCTGGGGGTCAGGCTCAAGCACAACGTCGCTACATCACAAGTGTACGCGACGAACGCATCCGTGACCTATTCCAAGAGTTTACTACTTTCCCCACTCGCACAGAGTACTGGGAATTCCGTCGTCGTGTGATTGCTGAAGCTAAGCGTTTGTTCGGTGGGAACTATAACTGGTTCATCCTCCAAGACAACAATGCTCAACGGGTTGATTGGAACTACAAGTTTCTGCTCGATACCATCCGCTTCATTGCCACAGGTCGTCGTGAACTGAGCATCCATAGTTGGCCAATGATGCTGAGTGATGAACCACCTACTGGTTTGCAACTCATCGGTGGCCGTAGTGATGTTCAAGATCTTTTCAAACAACTGGCTCTAGCTACCTCAATTGAAGCTATGCTTCAGAAATGGTGCTCACAGCCAAAAGGCTTTGACGACTTGATGTATACCTTACACATGCTGTTTGGTAAAGCAACCGTCCGAGTCAAATAGGAGTCAACAATGGTTGGTGCAACCAATGCGATTGCTCCAGAGACCCCTAAATCAATCGACGGGGTAGAACCCGTCGATATGATCGCCTCGCTCGAACATCAGTTCGAATCTCTGGAAGAACGCACAGAGGCAACGCTACGTAAGTTAGCCCAAAGCTTGTCCTTCGGTGTTGCGTTGGAAGCTCAACGGTTAGACCCCGATGCTACAATGTTCCAATATGCCTTAGAGAAATATTCGGATGTGGTCCCTAATGAGTATCTCTCATTAGAAGATATCTCGAATTCGTCTAAGAAGGTATGGGATCGGTCGGTCGAGTCATTAAAACAACTGCAGGCTGAAACAATCGAATATGCCCGTGTGATTAACATTGGCAGTGATCGGTTGGTTGAGAAGACTAACATGTTGTTCGAACAATCTCAGGCTATTAAGAATGCACCATACAAGACTGAGTTCACACTGAAGTCCCCTAAGAAGTTTAATATCGATGGTCGGTATGAACCTAAGGATGTTACTCGTGTAATCTCGTTGGCTAACTCTGCATTTGCTTTTCATGATAAAGTCTTTTTGTCTTTCATGGATACTGTCGCTAAAATCTTCGATAAGCTTTCATTCAACAATGACTTTGCTGAAGAGGAAGGCGTCGACTTTTCTCGGTATTCCACTATCTCGTGGATGGCTAAAGCCGAACCTGTTGAACAAGATGACCGCTTCCGGGTGAGTTCTCCTCTATTCCGTACGCCAGCTGTACAAGGCAACAAAGCTTTATATGCATCTGGTCCAGGTGAAGCAAAAGAGAATGAGCTGATGAACTGGACATTCATGGTTAATACTGTTCGGGACTTCTCGTTCCGTTATTACACAGTACGTGAACTCAAGCCAGCTAACCAAGAAGCTTTGATTGTAGAAGTGAAGTCTGTTGATGATGTACGTAAACGACTAAGCCAATTGTTGGCTATCTCGAAACGTTTCCAATCTCGTAAAGGGTACGAATCGAAACTTGCACAAGCTCTACGTAGGATTCAACTTACGGGTGAGAAAGTACGTACTAAGGCGGGACAGTTTAAAGTAGAGCCCGACAATGAAGAGCAAGCAATTGCCAAAGACGACATAAAAGAAAAATCCACGAAAGGACGTCCAGCTATCTCGGACATTATCCAGTCGGTTACTTTGATGATTAATAATGTTGCTCGTATGGTCACTGATTACAACAACGCCATGGCGGGTATTCTAAGAACACTTGGCGGGTTAACGTATGTTGCTGAATTGGAACTGAGAGCTTTCCAGCCACCACTCCGTAAACCTACACCAAATGAAATTGAAGGCGCCCCAAATGCACAACCTCGAACTTGAACGGATTCGACTACAGCGTAAACTACAGACGCTGGGCGAGATGTTAGTTTCCTTAGAAGAATATCAGACACTAGCCAAAACAGGTTTAACCAAACCAACGGCCACCATTATCTCACATGACTTGGTTCGTATTGCCCGCCACATTGGTAGTGTAGATGCTGTGTCTTTAGAAGATGCAGTTACAATGGAGCAAACCGCGACTCAGACCGCAACGGGCACTGATAGTACCTCTTTAGGTGATAAGGTATTGTCTGCCATCAAGACATTCAAAGAATGGCTGGTAAAGGCGTATAAGCTCGTTAAAGACCAGGTGGGTGCTCTACTGACTTCTTTCACTGCGTTGCGTGCTAAAGCAGATGCTTTGCGTGGTATGGTTAAGTCCGTACCTGATAATAATACCGAAGTTCACATTCCCGTGAAATTAGCTCAACAGGTTTCTATTTCTGGTGAGATGGGTGATGGTCATTTCCAAGCGTTGCGTCAGATAGCTAACTTTGGTGCAGTGGCTTATCCAGAAGCTATCAGCGAATTCTATTTGGAAATTGCTACTGTAGTTAAGAACTTTGATCCCACGCAAGAAGCTAGCAGTATGGTTGCTGCGATCGAACAATCTTTGACTCCATTGAATTTCTCTAACGTGGACACAGAAACTTATCCTGGTAACGTAATGATCACTCATGACGAATCAGGTTACAACTATAACGTGGCTGAAACAGAAGCACGTATTGTTGAAGAAGATGTCGTTCGTAAAGTTCGTAGCTCTAGCGAACTAACCGCCGCCATCAATAATGTCGTTAAAGTTATCGATCTTGCCGAAAAGATTGAAGGTACATCAGCACAGATTGAAACAGCTATTGATAAAGTAGTTGAAGCGTCTGACGCCTTGGTTGCTAAAGTAAAAACTAAGGATGAGGACCAGAAGAAGAACGCTAGTGCTATGGTCACTAGTGTATTAGCAACTACTTCTAAGGTATCCACTAGTACAGCGGGTATCATTCGTTACTTAGGTCGTGTATTGAATGCACATCTGCAGATCATCGATCATGAAGTTAAAACAGCAACTAATTCACAGCGAGTCTAAACATGACATTTGAACAAGATTTCCTCCAGGTTAAAGGTATTACTGGTACCGAAGAAGTTTTTGGTACTGTTGATCCAGTAACCGAAGAAAAGCAAGATATGGTACCGATCGATGTACTCGGTACTGACGTTGGTGATATCCAACATGAACTTGAAGTTATTGAAGATGCCCGTGAAGCATTAGAAGCTTACGATAACTTCCTGACCCATGCCGGTCCAGATGGCATCTCTCGACAAACTGCAGCAGCTATGTACATTGGTTTGTCCCGTATCGACCGTCAACTTAATCAGCGTTCTGATTTGGTTGCTTCTATGGAAGACAATGATCTGGCTGAAGTAGATAATCGTAACAAGATGGCTGTCGCTAAAGGCGTTGATAATAAAGGCATCGCTGGACGTGGTAAACAACTGTTCGATAAGTTGAAAGAGATTATCGCTAAGCTGATTGAGAAGATTCGTAAGGCATGGGCTTTCTTTATGAATAAAGCCAAGCAAGCTGGTGATAAAGCTAAATCTGTATTACAAGGAATTAATGATTGGGCAGGTCCTAATGGCGTTGGTGGCGGTAAGAAGATAGAAATCCCTGGGCGAGTTAAGATGTTTGTGTTCAAAGGAGATAAACCTCTCCCTATGACCGATGTTAACGCTCTAGTAAAATATGCTTTTATCGAATACCCAACATTCCTCATGGAACAGTTCAATCAGATCAAAGCTTCGATGAATAGCAACGATGCTATTTCTGAACTTGAAACATTCCTAGCGTATGATGGTCCTTTGCCGGATCATTGGGTCATTGAAGATGATGGCAGTGGCTATCCACATGCTAATTTCAGTGGTGACTCAAACAGTCCTGGTAAGCATCGAGTTCGTGATAAAGGTGCTATCACCCAAGCCATGAAAGCGGTACAAACCACGTGTGACCTAGTTAATGACAATATCGGTGACAATTCCATTATGGATAAGCTGTCTAAGTCATTCGAAGAATTGCTGAAGACAACTGGAAATAAAACTGACGAATTGGATAACTGGAACCGCTTGCTGAAATCCAGCGTTAAAGTATCCACCGCATGTGCAGCTGCTAACAATCTTCAGAAGTTGGCAACATTTATGGTACATGAACAAACTACGTTGGCATTGCTCGAAGTTGAAGCCGATTAAAAAGAATAATACTAGATCGGGGCTTGTCCCCGATCTTATGTATCTTTTAACCTGAGGAACCTGCCATGTTGAATGTCAGAAAATATCTCCCTTCTATGGAAGACTTTGATAGTCTTCCAGATACTCTTGCAAATGACATCTCCACTGATGGAGAAAACACATATGTTGCAGGTATCCCAGAAGAACTGATCCAACCTGTTGAGAACTCTGAACAGGGTAATGAAGGTGATGGCACTATCGTCGATAACCTTCAAGCAAAGAACGAAGAAACAGAAGCAGTAAAAGAATCTGAGGATGATGGTTCTGGCGGTGAAGAGGATGAGTCGTTAGAGACTACTCAAACCGAAGATGAACCAGATACCACCGATGATGAAAAAGAGACTAATGCGAAGGCAGAAGAACTCGATGAAGAAGAGAAAGTTGTTGAAGCAACCTTTGCTATCGAATCGTACGAGAAGCTTTTACAGAACGCTGGTCCACATCTGACCCAACAATCCGCTGCTTTTATGGCAGTCGGTGTGGCCCGATTAGAACGCCAATTTGGTGAAGCTAATCTCGGGTTAGAAGATTTTGATGCTACCCCATATTCTGCTCGTCAGACAGTGGCAACTGAAACCATTCGTACACTGCTTACGTCTTTGCGTAATCGGATTAATGGTATATGCAAATAAAAGTCAACAACGACGCCCTCGCATAATTCGATATCTAAAGGAAACACAACATGCTTAACCTCTCGACTTACATCCCATCACTGGAAGAATTTGAAGAAGTTCCTTCTCCTCTGATGGATGGTAATGTTGCACCTGTGGTTGAAGGCGCCATTGTTGGTCAATTACCAACCGAAGGCTTCCCAGTCCCAGTAGAACAATCCGTGGTAGAACTACCACCACAACTTGATCCAACACCGCTACAGCCTCTGGAAGAAGGCATTATCCAGGAAGAAGTAATTGCTGAGAACCTGGATGCAGAAGCTGGTCAACTGATGGGCGCACAAATCGCTCTGGAAGGTTACAGTAAACTGCTGCGTAGTGCTGGCAAGAACATGACTCGTCAATCTGCAGCTTTCATGGCTGTTGGTATGCAACGTGCTAACCGCATCTTGGGTGTCACTACCTTGGGTCTGGAAAATGAAGAGTCTGGCACACAAGTCATGGCAATGCAAACGGCTAAGGTCGACCAAAAAGGTCTGGGTGATAAGCTGAAAGAAGCAGGCAAGAAAATCTGGGAATGGCTGAAAGCTAAGTGGGCACAACTGGTTGCACTCGCACGTAAGCTTTCGGGTAATAAAGAAGCAGATAAACAGAAAGTACTTTTCTTGATCGCTGCCACCAAGCCCGGTAAGACTGCTTCATTGGAAGCACCTAAAGGTCTGAAGACTGCACAAGTACTCGATGCTATCCATGGTGATGAAAAGCGTAGCAAACCAGTGGCCAAGACAATTGTACTGCCCGCTGTTCTGGCTGAAGGTATGGTCTCGAATGGTAAGCTCGATCTCAACTTGACCACCATTAGCCAACTGCGTTCGAAAGATGGCTTGGACTACGTTAAAGATTCTGTCGCTTTTATGAAGGATCTTAAAGACTTCATGTTGAAGATGACTAAGGACACCACTCCAGAAGAAGCCGGTGATACCATTAGTGATCTGGCTAAGAAGCATATGGGTGGTAAGAGTGCTAAACTCGTATTGCCTGGTGGTGTTGGTTTTGAGCGTGTCGAAGGTAAAGTTACATTCACTCGTTCTGAGCCAGGTGAAACAGAAGTTTCTCTGCCAAGTCTGCCAGAAATTGCACAGTACTTGGAAGGCATCAACAAGATCCTGAATGAAGATGATCTCCAAGAAGAACCAGTTTTTGATGAACTGGAAAAGATGATGAATTTCTTCTCCGGTGATGAAGCAGAGCAAGCTGACAAACGTCTCCGTGCATCAGGCATGTCTAATGAAGATATGGATGCAATCACTCGTGAAATTGAAAAGGCCCTGAGTGCTTTCCCACTTGCCGATAACATCAAAGCTATCGTATCTTTCATGGGTGCTTGGCGACGTGCGGCTATTGCTACGATGGATCACCTGATCGCTGCTCATGGTGGCTTGACCGGCACCATCTCGCAAGAAGACTTTGAAGCATTGCCTTCTCGTGGGCTGTCTGTGATTCCTGGCCAAGCTGGTAGTAAACAAGGTATTGGTGCTGCTGTTAAAGCTGCATGGGCTAAAACAAAAGAGTTCTTCGCGCGTCTGTGGGAACAGTTCCGTAACTGGATTGCTAGGATTTGGGAACGTATTTTTGGTAACGAAAAGCAAGTCGACATGTTGCTGTTGACTAACGAAGCTATTCCAGACGAAGGTCAAGCACCATCTGGCCAGCCTCTAGCTCTGCCACCTGGTACTGGTTTGAAATCTGTTTCGGCTGCTAAATCTTTAGCTGGCCCTAGTGCAGCAGGTGAAGTACCAGTCGATGTTACGCCTGAACCAGTTGTCGAGAACGGCTCTCCATTACCTAAAGGTTACATCTATACCGATGCCCTGAAGAAACTGAAGCTCAGTTCTGGTTATGCTTTTGAACCAACCATTGAGGAATCGCTAATTACCTGGTTTACCGATAGCTATAACCCAGCTGTAATTAAAATGTGGCGTGATGTTACTAGCATGGCTAACAGTAACTTTGATGTTGGTGCTTTCGATGCCTGGGGCAAGGTATTAACTGACATGGCGTCTAAGGTAATGGCAGGTGCACCAGTCGGAGAAATTCCCGGTGGGCAATCGCTGGTCCTCAATGAAGGAACCATTGCTTTCTCCTTTGGGGGTGGTGACGGTACCGAATCTGAGCCGGTGAAGGCATTGAACAAACGTCAAATCGCCCAGATTCTGGCTCGCCAGAAACGTGCTTTCCGTGGGTTAGAACTTGCACAGAAATCTACAGATGAACAGAACCGACTGCATGAGCAATTCTCTCAAGTAATCGAGCGTCTGATTAATAATGCTGATGAGGCTAAGGCGTCGCAGTATTCTGCATTCTACACAACTGTTAACAAGTTGTTGTGTAATACAGCTGTGCGCCAATTGGCTACTACCATTGGTTCCCGTTTCACTGCTCGCACCATCGTTATGGATGAGATGATTGCCGCTCGTGCTAAACGTGGCTAAATAAACGGGAGCCTTCGGGCTCCCTTTATTTCGATCTACCCAATGCTATGTTAATTGCAATTAGCACAGAATAAATTCCTTGAGGAACAAAACATGAAATTGTCAAAACTGCTTAAGGCTATGGAAAACTACGAGGAAGCTCCAATTCCAGAGTCCGTAGCTGCTGTTGCCGAAGGTAACACTGTTGATCCACAAATCGTAGACGCGTCTGCACCAGTTAATGAACCCTCGACTATCCCAGATGCTGGTGAGATGCCGCTAGGTGTTCCTGCTGTATCGCCTCTGCCAATCATCGAAGAAGCTCCGGTTATCGCAGCTCCTCTTGCCGAAGTACCTGCTGCTATCGAAGGCGAAGGTATGGAACCACTACCACTCGCTGCTGGTCCTCAGCTGATTATCGAATCCCCATTGGATCATGATAATACCATGGCCATGATGGATCGGACTATCGTTGAGTCTACTGCGATGGGTAATGAACTTACTGAAATCGTAGAAGTACAAACTGCTCTCGAATGCTATCAGAAACTCCTGCGTCAAGCTGGCCCAGATGGTATTACCCGTCAAGCTGCTGGTTTCATGCGCGTAGGCTTGGAACAATTCCAACATGATGGTCACGTTGATCTGTCCGGTCTGATCGGTTCCATGGAATCAATGGGCGATGGTGAGAAACAACATCTGCTCCCTTCCAAAGTTAAAGCTGGCGGTATTGGCGATAAGATCAAAGAAGTTGCTGGTAAGGTTTGGGAATGGCTGAAAGGTCTGTGGGAAAAGGCTAAGACTTTCGTACAACAATTGCTACAAGGTGTTGTTGGTCTGGAACGTAAGCTGAATAAAGCTAAAGCAGCCGCTGAGAAAGCTGGCTCTACTGCAGGTGGCGAATTCCAAGTACCTAACCCAGAACGTATCATGATCGGCTCTAAGCTTTCGATCAACTACCCAATCGAACTGAAAGCTGTTACGATGCTGGCATGTAATGTGTATCCAGAACGTATGGCACAGTTCTATAGCGCTGTGGCTTCTGCTATTGGTAATTATGATCCTGCTCATGGTGATTCCCAAGAAGTAATGGGATTGCTGGAGAAAGCTAAAGAAGTTCTGAAAGATGTAAAAGCTTCTGACCAAGTATTACCAGGCAACGTTAAGATCGATGTTGGTGATTCGGGTATTTCTTATGGTATCGCCGAAGCAGGTGATTCTGAGAAACCAGAGTCGGTAACTTCCAAAGCACGTTCGGGTTCAACTATCGCAGCTGACCTGCAAACAATGTTTGTCGTACTGGAAGCACTGAAATCGTACGGTCAACATCACGAGAAGATGGCACAAGCAGCTAGTAAAGTTGGTGAAGCACTGGAACGACTGAAGAAAGCTTCGTCGGGTGAGGGCATGGAAGATGGCGCTGCACAAACTGCAGTTGATATCGAAACAGCTGTAGGTAAGCTGCTGCACCAAGCTAACCCACGTGGTAATGAAATCGTTCGTTATCTGGCTAAAACTACTTCGGCTTACGCTGATGTGATCCTGGCTGAACTGAAAGTTGAAGGCGTTAGTTCTGAGCCTAAACAACTCGGCAACGACTCGAAAGAAGTTGCTACTCAATAAAACAATAGACGGGGCCTAGTGCCTCGTCTTATGTTAGGAGGTCCTATGGACTTTAAAGAAAAGCTCCAACGGTTAGAAGAACGTCGGGGTGAATCAAGTGCAGAGTGGATGGCCAAATTACAAAATGGAACTCAAGGCGATGCCAATGAAGAGATCCTCAAGTTAGCCGAGGTACTCGCTGATTCAGATGAGACAATGACAGAAGAGATCATTGACTTAGTGGGTGGGCTAGAACTATACAAGCCTTATGAATCAATTGGCGATACTCCTTTCTTTTCCCTTGGGTTAGAAAGTGTGAGTGATACAGTAGTTAAGATCTTTGATCGTATCATCGCTTTTATTAAGCGTTGGATTAAAATACTTAATGAGTCAGAATTTAAGCTATCCCTGCATACTGCTTTGCATAGCCATTCGCTAGAGAACATCCGTACTACCATGCGCACGACTAGCCGGATGCATCATGAAGACACACGGTTTCAAGTATCTACCCGTATCCATAACTTATCAGTTAACTACCGGCCTATTTCAAATGCAATTGGATTGATCAATGCACTGACTATTCTGAAGCACGTAGCTAATGCTTATTTCGATACTCACTCGGATAAAGTGTTGTCCCAAGTTAACAGAGTGGTCAGTGGTGTTACTGATCAACGTACAGCTAGTTTCTTAGCGGAACAGATGGCTGGAGCTAGTCCTTTAAATATTTCTAAGGAACCTATCTTCAGACCGAATGATCTACACGTTGAGTCACCGCACTTAATGGGCAATCACCGTTTTGTTATTACTGATAACAATATCGCGTCAAGTGATGCTGCTGATCGTGTACAAGGCATTCGAGTTAAGCTAGAACCTTCCCAACTGACTCCTGCTCAATTACCGAATGGCGTGAACTTTGAATACTTCGATAGTCCCATGACCGAAGCAGTCTTGACTAAATGTGACGATATTCTACGCTTATTGGCTGACTCTAACAATGGTCCACGCCGTCACGCACGTAGGCAGGCCATGAATGCCCTTCTGGCTGCCGTAGAACGCGTTAACGAAGAAACACAGCGTAACGGTATCCGTGATGAAGCAGAAGCCCGTAAAGTGGTCTCAGTGCTTGAGTCATATATCGCCTGGATTGCTGATCCTTATACTTCGTTCTATGCATATACCTTGCGTAATGTGCGTGCCGCACTTAATGTGTGTGAGGCCAATATCGCTTAGTTTTACGCAATCTTGTGAAACGACGTTTCGTCCAAAATTGTCGGGCTGTGCCAACGGACGAACGGCATAGCCACAAATCAATCCTGTACAGGTAGAGAACATGAATATTCTGAATTATCTAACTCCTTCATTTGAGGAGTTCGTTGATGCGCCAGTTGGTGCTGATCAACTGGCCCACAATTCTGCAGCCGCCGTTCCTGGTGGCACAGAAGTCCCAGGTGCTGCACCAGTAGCCGATACCCAAACTGATTCTTTGGAAATTCCTGAATCCGTAGGTCCTGCTCTCGTTGCAAGTTCCGATGAAGTACAAGCTGCTGCTGTCGTAGAAGACCCAGGTCATTCCGAAGCTGCAGCCGCCGCTGCACAAGCAAGTGATTCTGATGCTGCTCTTCTGGAACAAGCACAAGTCGCTCCTGCTGAAACTGGTTCGGCTGATGCCGCTGTTGATACTACAACTACTGAAGAAGGTACTGGCGATGTTTCAGAATCTGCCGAATTGGGTGGCGATGACACTAGCACTGTTGACAGCACTGATGGTGACATTGGTGGCGACGAGCTGGGCGGTGATGCTACTACTGACAGCACTGATCTTGGTGATACTGGATCGGATGAGCTTGGCAGCACTGATGATGCCGCAGGCGATGAAACCGATCTGGGTACAGATGAAGCGCTGGGTGATGAAGGCACAGAAGAGACTGGCGATGACGCGGGTCTAGGTGATCTCGGCGAAACTACCGACGACACCACAACTGAAGAAGATGGTCTGGGTGAAACCGAGACTGCAGAAGGTGGCGAAGATGGTCTGGGGGACGGTACTGACGGTGAAACCGAAACCGGAGAAGCCGAAGGCGAAGAAGAAACCGAAGAAGCGGGCGAAGCCGAAGGCGAAGAAGCCGGCGGCGAGTTCGAAGAAGCCGGTGAAGAAGGTGGGGACGAGTCCGACGAAACTAGCGGTTCCGAAGAAGAAACCACTGAAGAAGCCGAAGGCGAAGAAACTGATGCCTCCGAAGAAAGTGGTGATGAAACCGATAGCGATGAAGATGACGGGGTGGAAGTCGATATCCCCGACGTAGATACCGAAACTACCGAGGACGACGCTGTCGAAGCTGAAGAAGAAGCCGCTGAGAAAGTTGCTGAAGACGAAGCTTTAGAAGACGAAATCATCGATACATCTAAGTCTGTTGATGAGCTGGATGAAGATGCCGTTGCCGTAGAAGAATTCATTGGCGTACTGCAGCATGGTATTCGTACCAAACGTTTCAATGCACAGACCGTAGCTCTGGCTCAGTCTAAATTGCAGAAGCTTTCCGCTAAGTGGCAAAGTGAAGCTCCAATTATTCCTTCGATGGAAGATTACTCTGAAAAGAATCTGGGTGCTTATTACACCAATTCGTTGGAATCTTTCTCCAGCTTCTTGAAGAAAATCAAACACGTTCGTGATTCCTACCTGGATAGCTTTGCTAAGAACATGAACGAGCGGTTGCATTTGAAATCGGTAGATGCTTCTATCGCCGCTATCAACAAAGCCCTTGATGTTCAGATCATGCGTATTAAAGATCTGAAGCTGGAAGAAGCGGTTAGCGTTAAGATCCCTGCTGTACTTCGTACTAAAGATGGCCTGAATGCCACTCTTACTAAAGAGTTGAAGTTCCTGGGTCAAATTGCTGGTGTCTTCAACCACGATAAGAAGTTCCTACAAGGTGTAGCTTCTCTGATTTCTGCCGCTGTTAAAGAAGGTGATGCGATCAAGTCGACCGCAACATTGCAGAAGGCACTGAAGCTGGCTTTGCCTGCTGACTCGTATCCTGTTGCAGCATATAAAGGTTCCGACATGTCGGACTTCCACTTCGTTCGTGCTGATGTTAAACGCACGGGTAGTCTCGTGGATGACATGAAGACACTGGGCAAGCGTGCGATCCATGATTCAGTCCAGACTAATCGTGGTATGAGCGGCGCCAAAGATACCGAACAGTTCCTGAAGGCAGATGTGGTTAAACTTTTGCAGTTCGCCAAAGTTCTGGTCGGTTTGTCTCGTGGTACTTCAGCTGCTGCCGGTAAAGACATCATTGATTCTATTCATGTCGTTAATACATCGAAGTCCGAAGCTAACCAGAAAGATGCTAAAACTGGGGATGCAGAAACTCGTCGTTCGAATGATGCAGCTATGAACCAGATGGTTACTCAGTTCTGGTATGCCCTGCAAGCTTCGTCTGATAACTACGCTCATTTCCAATGGCACATCGTGCTGCTGGTTGATAACCTGGTTAACCTGGTTAAGAAAGTCAAATAACATAGACGCCTTCCCTCCGGGGAAGGCTTTATGCCGAATCTTATGACTTTCAAAACTAACGAGGGGATTCACATGCCTCATGCACTAATGGTTCTACCCGATACGTACGATTCTGTTATTCGTCGTGTTGCAGTAGATCTGACAGAACAACTGTCAAACATCATTGATATTCCCAAGTCTACACATGTGTATCTTCCAGGTTACTCTGAGAAGGTTCCATTGGACCAAGGTAACTTCGGTGCTTGTTGCTCTACGGAAATTGTTTATGACCCTGAGGCACGTGTTACTATTCGTTACCAAGACATTGCTGATGATAATTTCGCTTTGCCTACAGCCGTAAACACTTATAAGAACTTGCCTGTATGGGAAGACCCTATCCGAGATATCCAAGTATCACCTGTTCGACGTATGATCGATTTCCGTGTTGACATCGAGTACCAGTCTGAGGGAATTGTTACAGCTAAGCGTTGGTTGGATGAACAACGTGCCCGTGTTTCACGAGGTGGAGCTGAACTCACACTGAAGCTTGAATATTACTACATGCTACCGCGTCCTTTGCAAGCATTGTTACGTGGCATGTACGATACGATTCAATGCAGTGATTGGCCTATCGAAGAAACGTTCATGGAATACCTGGACAAATACTTCTGGCAATCTCATACCCACGTAACTACTTTGATCATGACCCACGAGCAGCCTGCTATTCGTGAGAAACAATTAGATGTGGTGGGCTGGTTTGACTTTACAGGTACACCAGACACACCGTCGGCTAACTCAGACAAAGCAGGTGCTTACACCGTATCGGTTACATTCACTGTACGGTTTGAACAACCTACTCACGTCTATGTTCGATACCCGTTGATCTGCCACCAGAATCCAATTCCTAATTGTTTCTGGCCTAAGGTACAACCTAAACGTTATCAACAAGTAGATCGTAAGCAGTCTTATCTGCGTGGTCCATTAGATAAGCAATTCGTTGCTCCACGTCCTCGACATGTGCCGTACATCCAATATCCAGAAGCCAATGATTGGACAACCAATAGTAAGCCTTACGATGCGTTCACATTTTATACGGGATTAGTATCGATCGAGAAAGATGACCGACGCAGTCTGTTGGATCTGACTAATATCGGTAATTGGTTCTTCACTCCTCATTTCTTAGAATACTTCACTGACCTCGGTACGGAAAGTATTCTGCGCCCTGGTGGATTGTTCAACTTCCGTTTGTACAAGAACAATGAATGGATGGATCTGCAGCTAGAACTCGAGCCAGGTACTACTATGATTCGTGCTCCTTTCGATCTAGACCCTACTAAGTACTATCACATCGAGATCTCGATAGATCGTAATTGGTGGGCTGTTCATGATAAGGTATGGGCTTGTCTACGTCGTTACCCAACTGTGTTCTGGACTATGTGTAATCTATTCAATGTAAGTGTTGGCCGTAAGCCTATGTCTGAGATGAAACTGTTGGGAGTTAAACTTCCTGAACGTTTACCGAAAGAAGGCTGTCCAGGTGAAGGCTTATCTAAGTGGACTGAAGACGTACCGGTGTTCAAGACAGGTGAAGTTAAGATCGAAGATGTGACACGTGCCCGTCAAGAAATGGAAACACGTATCGGTCCTTGGTTCAAAAGTAACCGTAACCAGATCATGACTGTGTTGTGTGGTGACATCGTTTCAACGAGGAAAGAATAATGCCTATCGTAGAACAAATTAAAGACGCGGGTGATCCGTGTTACGATCCGGGACAAGGTCCAGTTCCGGAAAGCGCAGTACGTATTGAATCTGAAGTCTTTCGTGGTATTACGATTGACAAGGAATACGCACCGCCTTCAAATCTAATGCAATGGACAAGTGGTTCGAATTGGATTGTAGACTACTGGTCACAGATCCTTAAGCCTAACCAAGAACCTACTCCACAAAATGTTAACCGTGAACCACACGCACAGCAGTACCGCTGGCTTAAGCGAATCCCGCTGAAAGTTAATGGTGGATTGTCCGATGATACTGACGATCAGATCAACGTATGGACACGGACTGGTTCAGGTCACACTTATGGTTTCATGACTCCTAACCAGGGGGACATGTTTGCTGCAGGTATTGGTAACGGTAAGACCGGTCTATTTACGATCACATCGGCTAAACGTGTAACCATTCAGAAAGGCTCTACTTACGCTATCGAATGGAAACAAGTCAGTGAGCTCACAGAAGAGCGTTATAATGACTTGAAGCGTAAATCTAATGAAGAGTACTGGTTCTCTGCTGCTTCCGCTAATTCGGGCTGTGGGCCATTCATCACGAATGAAGAACAAGCTCGTTCAACGATGTATGCTAAGTTACTGAAGACACTCGTAGATCGTTACATCACTGACTTCTTCTCCAAAGAACATTCTACGTTCCTCGTACCGGATCAACTCTACAAGACTTATGACCACTGGGTAACCAAGGCATTCATCTCGATGGTTGATACTACGATGGATGGTCGGATGCGTAAAGTCAAAGTGTTAAACGTAATGTCTGAACCGGTAATGTCTCAGCCTACTGTGTGGGATGCTATTGTCCGGCATGATATGGATAAGATTACTGATTCCACCGAGCAATGCCATTTGGTTAGCACTAAGATCTCTCGGTGGCGCCCAGAACTGCAGGCAATTGGTTACTCCGGTATCCCACGGTTTGTGTTTCCTATGGAAGCTCCGACTGATGTAGATTCGCAGTATGATGGTGAGGACCGTGCACGTCCATGGGGTATTCCATTCCATGAAGGACAACCGCGTCGTCCTATTCCTGGTCCACACAAAACACAATTAGATCGAGACCTGGAATGGTTTCGTCGAGTTAAACCAGAAGACGAACGTAACTACGCTAGTCAGATGTATCGTGTACCCGCTGACATCCACCCAGTGGTTCGTGACAACTATTACGTTTTCACAGAGTCGTTCTATCGTTGTGATACACACCTCCAGTCTAAATTGGAGATGGTTACTACTACGATGATCAAAGGTGAAGAAATCGACAAAAATCAATTTGACGCATTGTTAGAGAACATCCGGTATTGGGATAACCTCGAACGGTTCTACTACTATCCGGTGGTGATCGCATTGCTCAAATATGCAATGTAGGTAAATCATGGAAAAGCAACTGATTACTCGTAACACCGCATCATGGCGGATTTGGAACTTACGGTTCCATGTACAAATCCCAACACTGGCCCAGTACTCAGCTGAGTATCTGCGTAAGAACTTCATCAACGTATCTGGAGATAAGAAACTCGATAAGCTCCGGATGAACCAACTAGTTGACGTTAAACAAACGTGTGCTGGTTTGGCGATGATTATTTCTGAGGGCTATTCATTCTCTATCCTGAATCGTTGGGACTGTGTGCAGATGTATAGCGACATCCAAGAGCACTTCCGGAATTGGTTGGATATGACGTATGGTGGTTATCCTCCTGACGCATTCCCTCCTATCTCTGATATGCGTCTCTTAGAAACGGTTGCTTTAGAGATGCACTCCGAAGCCCAGCGCTTGTCTCCAGCAGACCGTGAGCAGGCTTCTAGGATCTTCGAAGGTATCAACCGCATGAACCGTCGTCGTAACTTAGTAGCAGCTGACAAACAGGCTCGTGATCGTGTGATGCAGGGTGGTCAGTTGAAAGCATATAACTCCATGGTTGATCAAATTGAAAAGTATATCTTGGGGTGATTAAATGGCTGTTGATAATACGCTACTCATGCGAGAAGTTGAGGACATCCGGGATAATGGCTTAGGTAATTCTGGATGGCGAATTGATTGCCAGATCATCATTAAAGAAACACAATGGATCAAACCACACAAAGTCGAATATGAAGCCTTGACTCGGGACTATGCTTCTAAGGAACAGTTCTCTGATCGGCGTATGATTCAGTTCATGATGCAACAGGGAGATTTCCAGTATGATGTTATTCCTAACCGGGATAACTTAATGGTGGAAGTTGTTTACGTTCCTTTGCAATTTAACTCATCCGCTCCTGATACCACACGTAAGTCTGAAGTGAAACGTTATCGCGCTGTATTGATGACGCAATTCAACAACGCACTTACTAATAAGAATGCCCAGACTAGTTCACGAGAAGCATTGAACCAACTGGGCATGATGTCAGTAGCAATGCAGTTGATCGATGAAGCAGCTTTCCGTATCAACATGATGTCCTATGGTAATGGTCTGCGTCAGTGTACCACCATGATGGCTGTCCAAGAAGTCTTGGCTTCTACGATGGGCGATGTAGGTACGCAAGATATCAAACGGGTTAACGGGATTAACTTTCAGGAAGGTTTCAATACAGAGATCCGGACAGTAATGGATTTCCCTGATGGGATCATGCTGAAAGATGTTCCCCACTATATCCATGAAGAAGAAGGCGGTGTGTACCCAACTGGATTTGGTAGATACCTACAAGACCAGCACTGGTACATCTATCCACTGTACGATTCCACTCGGTATAAGAAGAACACTAAGGTTCTGAAACTTATCAACGTTCCTAACGATCGTTATCAAGGTGCTGAGCGAACGTACAAGATCGATGAACAACACGTAACAGTGCTCGCTACTGGTGACGCTAGTTCATTGGACAGTGGTTTAGCCGATAACTTGAAGCAAGGTAATGGTCTCCGCTTTGGTGACGTCACTAAGCTACTTGGGGACTTCGGTACGGCGAAAGATAACCGAACCCTCATCGATCGTGCTTCTAATGTCTTTGAGGTCTCTACGGGCCTCCTAGAGTCTGGTATGAATAACGTAAGATGGGCGTATGATCGGGCTACCTCTAACCCGTTCAAGCATTATTCAGAGATGGCTCGACGGCGTGGGATGTTCTTGAAGCTGCAGTGGTATCATGGCGATTCTGATTTGTTGTTCCCTGGAATGCCGGTTAAGTTTATGACTATTAACGATAACAATGTAGAAACATACAACGGTGTGTTATTAGGTGTAGACGAACAGCGAGGACAAGGCGACTCTAACGTGGAAGTAACATCCCATGTTGGTATTGTTACTCTCGGTGTATTCATTAACCGTAAAGAGGGTGACCCGGTGATTATTGATCCGAACGCTCCTCGCACGAACTAACGACATAAGCTCCTCCCCAACGGGAGGAGCTATGCAGGTAATCACATGCCGGGTATCAATCACTTCGTAAGAATAGAACAAGTCTGGTCATACAACATGGTGGGTAGCATCAAAGAAATCATGAGTATAGACATGCATGTCATCAATGATCTCTTCACTAAGACCGCATCGTATCTGATGGCCAAGCATAATTTCTTCTTATATCAAGACAACCAACAATACAATGGCTTCCTCAATGAGCTACATGAACATATTGAGGGCTACTACAAAGTCACCCCGGATCATCTAATCTACTATTTCGATAACTTATTCCGGATCATCTCTCCTGCATTAGCACAGATCACTGAACGTATTGTTACCTGTACTACGATCACTACAGAGCTAGGGGAAATTGAAGGGTTCGTATTTGGGACGTAAATGGTGGATTTAAACCTTTTAAAAGCCTATATTACTAACATGAATCTAGTCAATTAAAAGGATTAATTTATGGACTTAGTATCGAAGGTAATGTTAGGCTTAGTTAGTAGTGTTGTAGCAGTTAGCGCTGCCATGGCAATACACGTTCACATCCGCTCCAAGGAAGCTATGAAGGTGCTGGATGACATGGAGGCTGAACTTAAAGTAGTTCACCATCAATTTAACGAAGCTGACATTTCCAAACAACAAGCAGAACGCGCTATCGATGCGATCATTGATCGTTATCAAGTTCGTTATCTGATCTATATGCTGGCCGATAAAACTGAAGTAATTACGTTCTTCGAAGACCATCGTAAAGGCAACAAGAAACTGTTGGGGTATCCAGCATGAGTAATGTAATTGATGATTCCGTCAATGAGCGGTACCGCAGAATGGCTGAAGGCAAAGAACCTAAGGCCGTATCTCAAGATGTACTCTGGATCACTCCCCGCAGACTAGGCATGCTCTTCGGAGTTTGCTTGGTTATGACCGTTATGTTTAACGGGATTCACTAACCGTTGTAAACTTTCCGTGTATGGAGCTTTGCCATGTCAATGAATAAGTTTAGTATTGGTTTGATCATCGGTGTAGTTGTCGCCATTGGCGCCACTGCTTTCAAAGTGAATTCCGTCTGCAAGAAGCATGACGAGGCTTTGGAACTGTTCGACAAAGAATTCACTGCCTTGTTAGGTCTGGTGAAATCTGGGTTGTTGACTGTTGAAGAAGGGCTGAAAGAATACGAGGTTGTACACGCTCGTGCAGCAGAACGTTGCCTGGCGCATACACTCGATCGCAAAGCCACAGAAATCTGGCTGGCTGATATGCACAAGGTCAATATTGGCTTGATCAAGATGACCCTTGCGGATAGCTAAGATAACGGGTGGCTTCGGTCGCCCGTTATGCTGCCAGATGTTGATTTAAAAGATTTAAAAGGCTATATTACAACTGTGAATGTACCCCAGTAATCTCAGGAGTTCACATCATGCTTAAGCTAGTCCATATTGGTCTCTTGGCTGCTTTCACCGCATCTAACAGTGCTGTGATTGTTGAAGAAGTTAAAAAGCCTGGTCCTCTCCGCAGTAATGCGAAGTTGGCTGTAGGTGTTTCCTGTGTTGCTTTGGGCGTCAGCTCAATCCTGCTTTCGTTCCGACATACTTAATTTAATCTAAGGAGTTACATCATGATCGGCAATATCTTCCGCGTTACCCTGCTCGGCGCTGTTGGCTATGCTCACGGTCGTTCCGTAGTACAAGAATTTAAGAAACCTGCTGCAGAGCGTAACAACCTTGGCGTTGTTGTAAGTACCGCGGTTGCCGGTCTGTGTGCTTGTGCCATCGGTGCGATCATCTCCCCTAAATAACCATCTGCCTGGTATATGGCATGAGCTTATAGTCTGCGGATTATGAGCTCACCACAAACTTAAACTAAGTCGATTTTCTTTTTAGGTGTTAACTGGCACCTGCGCTATTTATAAGGAGCACAACAATGAAAGTTAAAGGCATCTTCTCCAACGATCCGGCCAAAGCAATGTCGCAGAAAGAGATCGATCTGCAGACATCCCGGTTGAAATTTGTAAGTGCTGTCGGCGGTCTTATCGCCATGACTTTGGGCATTGCGCTGGCTACTATAAAACTCTCCAATGAATTGAAAAAGTAATCAGCACAATCTAATGAGAGGGATCGCGTTGGTCCCTCCATTAACCAATTCATGGGGGCCGGTTCAATGGCTGAATTCATTATCGGTAAAGATATCTTCAAGGAACCTGGAGATCTTTACATTGTCACAGTAAACACGATCGGTGTTATGGGTGCGGGTGTTGCTAAAGCATTCGCCGAACGCCATCACGATCTGTTTCTCAAATACAAACATGACTGTAAGATGAAGATCATCACAATCGGTCATCCAGCTCTATATGAAGGTACTGACGGTAAACGCTATCTAATGTTCCCTACTAAAGAGAACTGGCGAAATCCTTCAACCTACGATTACGTTGGATTAGGTCTGCAATGGCTCGTCGATAACATCGGTGAAGACGAAGATCAGATCAATCCTAAATGGACCATCATTGTACCACCCCTCGGTTGTGGTAATGGTGGCCTAGACTTCGATATCGTCTCTGAGATGATAGAAGAAGCTTCTGGTAAGATTCCAAACAAGATGATTGTTGTATATCCACCTTGGATGAGCGGTAAACAGTGATACGCCATAAGCGCTACCCCGAAGGGTAGCCTTTATGCCGTGACATTGAAACAGAATAAACACCTATATTACAACTGTGAATGTACCCACCAAATTAAGGATAATACGATGAATAGGTTCTTAAGTTTTGTTGGTCTTGTTGCCGCTGCTAATGCGTGCTACTACAACCAATCACGTTTGGATCGTAATGATGCCATGCGTAAGATTCCTGCAGAAATCGAAGATGCTCTTAAGCACTTCGTTTTTAAACCGACTTTCGATGAATTGAAGAGTCAGTTAACTTTCTTCGAAGCTTGGGGTAGCTACAATATCTATTACGCCAAGCATCGCGATGAGTTCGTTGCAGAACTCAATAAACAAATCAAAATGGCATCCACCGGTAATTAAGGAAGTTTCATGAAAAATGTAATTGGCGCAGTTGTAGCGGTTGCAGCAGTTGGTGGCTTGGGTTATATTGCCTACCGTCGCTACATGACCAAAATACTTGATGCTGGTACAGTTCAAGTTATCAAAGGAATGAAAGAGGTTAATGCCAGAAAAGAACAAGTGATTCACTTGGGCCACGCTAAGGAGTAACAACATGCAGAAAGAGTCATTGGCTTTCCAAATTGCTTTCTACACTGGTCTGACCAAACGCATTCAAGCGGCTGGTTTTGCTCTGGGTATGGGGACACCTTTGGTAACCAAAACGTACAAAGGCTATCTGATTAAACAGATCCAATGTACGATGGAAATGCATGAAGCGTCTTACGACGTGACTTACACCGACAAAGATGGCAAGGAAGGCCATTGTGTCGAAGTGCTTCAATTTGAAAATGACTCGGTGAAGGAATTCATCGCTCAGCGTTTCAATGTAATGGTCTTCACTCGGGAGGTTACTGGTGTAGCCGTGATCGGTTATGACGGTATCTCTGTCGATGGTGAATCTGTAAGTCTGGGTGCTACTTCAGGTGAATACCTGATGAATCCTGGAGCACGCTTGTTCTTCGATTCACGTGTAGTCGGGAATAAGGTATAACTTGTGGGGACTTCGGTCCCCATAATTTATTCATAAGCCAGTGCATCGCTGCTTTATGAATAAATTATCAACTACATTAAGAGTAAACATCATGAAAAACCATATCTATTTCGTAATTGGTCTGATCGTTGGTTCTATTGGTCTGGCTAATCTGTCTGCTCTGGCAGATGATCGTAAAGAAGTTGTAGCCGTAGTAAAGAAAGAAATCATTCTTGGCCATCGTATCGGCCCGAATGGTCAAGAAATGCTGGTAGTTAAATAACCCCACCTATACAGGAATACCAACTATGAATCTTCTGACACGCGTTGCTATCACCGCTACCGCTGGTATCGCTTCTGGCCTGGGCATCACCCTGCTGAAAGAAGGTATCAAACACGTCCATTCCGAGGATCACGATGTCCGTCGTGATGCATCTATCTTCGTAGGCGCTGGCGCGTTCTGCCTGGCAGCTGGAGTAACTGCCGTTCTCTCGACCGTCTTCGAGGAATGACCAGCTGGCAAATCGCAATGACACTGCTGCCCTACGTGGGCAGCATTTTGTCGTCATTCGGTGAAGCTTCAGTAAAAGCTTTCCAAACCCGCAATATTGCACAAGGCCACGAGAGGAATGCTTTCTATACCTCCATCCTAGTTGCAGGTAGTTACGTAGCTAACGTTAATTTCGTAATCATGGGTGGCTGGTGGGTATTACTTACCGCAGTTATCGGTGGTTCATTCGGCACTGTATTCGCAATGCGCTTACACAAATTTCTATTTAAGGATAAGTCATGAAACTCATTCAACAAGCACTGGTTGTTCTGTCCAAAATCAAATCCCTTCTGGTTATCCAAGATATCAAGCAACAATTCGTGGATAAAGAAGTTGGTGCGATCATGGATCATGTCCGTGCAAGTTATCCAGATTTCATGGTTCATGATGAATCACCCAAGATCATTCACACCATGGGTTCTGTCGAACTGGACTATGTACACATGGCTCAGTATAAGAAGGCATTCAAAGGCCTGGGTATCGCTCTACTGAATGCTACGCCCGGAATGCAAGAACAGGGTTTCAATATGTTCCTGCGTTTTGGTAATAACATGCTACCAGTAAAAGTCTACAAACAAGTGCACATCGGACGTGGCCAACGCTGCCGCATGATGAAGCCTGCGATTTAAAAGAATCCAACACCTATATTACTGTTGCGATAACCGTTATCAATTTAAGGAGTTTCATCATGAGTTCTTTCGCTAAAATTATTATTACCGCAGTCGTCTGTGGTGTAGTACAACAAGTGGTCTGCTCGATCTCCGACGTATACCGGCCTAATCCGAAGGTCGAAGAGCCGAAGTAATCCCCCCGAATTCTAAATTAAGTATTGGAGCATCTATCATGGGCAAAGCATTTAATGAAATGGGCACTCTCGGTAAACTGTGTATCATCGTCATCGTTGCTTACACGGTCAAAGACTGTGTGCAACATGTCACTGAAACCATCCGCATGAACAAAGCAGCTTCTTCGAAGTAATCGGCGAATCCGCCTGCTGTACAACTCAACCCCACGTAAGGAGCATCACCATGCTTAGCAACCTTCTGAAACTTGCTGGTATCGCTGCCATTGGTTACATTGGCTTCCAAGTTGGTCGTCACTGGGACGAAATCTCTGCGGAGATGGATGAACTGGACCCACCTAATCCTAACGATCCAACCGTGATCGTTGAAACCCCTGTGCCACCTGCGGAGTAAACGACATGTCTATGCTCGGTTCATTGATCAAGATCGGTGCAGTCGGCGCCATGGTAGTAATAGGGCAACGACTCTGGGACCGCTATCAGGTTGAAGACCTGTATGTGGAACTGGATGCGATCGTTGATCGTGTCCGGGCTGACAAAAATCGGCGTGGTACTGTTCGTGCACATACGCTGGTTGAAGCGAAAGAACTCATTGCTGCATTTGAGCGCAAGGTTACTTACGTCGATTCGTTAAATGAGCTTCGTCGCAATGTCGAAATCTACATCGAGTCGATTCCTGACTGATGTCCTGGGGTGGGGGGCTACGGCTCCCCATCTCAATTTTCTTTTTTGTAGAGCACTAATTTTATTTAAGGATAAACACCATGACAAACTTTCAACTGCAGATTGCTGGGAAGATTGTATTGGGGATAGTTGTTACTGCTGGTTTTATCGCCATTGCTCGTACAGCTACTCCAATGCGTGACATCAACGACATTATCGAAGAAACGAAATATGAATGGATAGATGCCAAGCTGCGGCAGTCCATCAATGATAAATACAGTGCTGGTAAAATAACTCGTTTAGAATGGTTAGAAGCCATGCATAATGGTCCAGCTAAATTGCTGTGGCTACGGCTTTCTACCACCTATCCAAATCACACGCACTACATCGCTAAACGTATTCGTCAAGAATATCCACACGCAACTAAATGGGTTTAATAATGCGCAAGATTGCTTTGACTGTTGCTATGTGCTGCGCCATGGTGATTGGCGTGGCACAAGCCATGTGGGAAATCGAACAACCAGTAGGTGGCGTTTCAGATCAGTTCTGTAAGCGCCCTGAACATCCGTGCACAGCTTTTAACTACGAGGTGACCCATGAGTCAGTTGCATCGGTTTCCAAGCCCTGAAGAAGTTGTAATGCGTTACCCGCATCTCCGTAAGAACTTGGGTCATAATCGCCCCATCGAAGACCTGGTGATACCGCATGAACTGGCGGTAAAACTATTTAGCTTACATGTCACTGCTGCATTGTTAAAAACAAGGAACAAGAAATGATTGTTAAGACATTCCCAACCCATGCGCAAATCTGGCCTGCCGCTCCGAAAGGGAAAGTGGACAAGTTGCGTAACCTGATTGTCAAGAACATGTTGTTCCCTGATAACCAACCGGGTTGGCAAGTATCTGGTCCGAATGGTGACCAAGGTTTCAATGTTCGGCTTCCTGGCATCTACCATGCAATGGATGTAGAAGTATATCGTCAGGAACTCGTCTTAGCTGGTTGGGAACTCCGGAAAGTTAAACACCACGCTGGGAACACCATTATTGTTCTCGTCAATGTAGGAAATGATCATGCTTGAACTACCTCCAAAAGCCCTCGAACTATTCACTGCGATTCCATGTAATGAGCACTATGTTAAATGGTCCGATCGCGTGCATGCGTTTTATGTCTTCATGGGTGAAACAATGCCTGATTGGTTGGATGGTTGTGCCGTTGCTGTAAATGACGGTACACTTGCATCCAGTATTGCACAGTGGAACAATGTGTTGTGCCATATGTTCGATCATGGGGTGAAGTTCCAAATAGCGAACTGCCGTTCGTATTGGTTCATCAAACGTCAGACGTCGAAGTGGGCAACTATCGAAGGCGAGCATAAACTGATTGAGTTGTGCTATGTATCGTTGTTCGGAGATACTTTCTCCGGTCACGCTACAGAATACTTTCCGGCTAACGGGCTGGATGATGTACGCATGGCGTTATACACGCGTGTACGTAATGACTGGCACTGTAAAGCGTCAGATATTGGGTATAGTGTCAAAGATGCCATCGAAGCTAACAATGATGATGAAGCTTACCGGCAATTGAAAAGGGAACTGGTCAGTACTACAGCTCCCGCATAATGTGCGAGCTGCATGACCACGAATACTTAATGATCTTCCATGAACGAGTTAAGTCTCGTTCATGTTGATTTGGTAACGGGGAAAATCAAATGTCGCAAGTAGCTGAAAAAGGTTGCACAGTAAGAATCATCGAAGATAGTGATACATACGAACCAACCAAAGATCCAGTGCTGGCTAAGGTCGTGTATTCCATGCGTGGCCTGCACATCGTTGAAGGTTCCAAGCTCTGGCCTGATCGGACAGATGTGGCTGATGTTCAAGTAGCCATGGGCGAGATGTATTGCCGTGGTGGTTGGCATGCAACTCGTACCTCCAAGATCATCCGTGTCGATCATGAAAATGGTCTGGTTGAAACTTTGAATTCCGTCTATCGCAGTATCGATGGTCGTCTGGCCTAAGGAATAGAAATGCCGTTAGGTATGGCTGGTGGCACAATTGCTGCTATGGTTATAATGCTCATGCTATCTATCGTGATTGCTCTGATAGAGATCGGCAAGAATGGGCCAAGCTGTCACAACAAATTAATGTGGTGCTTTGGTACCATGTCGGTCGAAGTGCTGGTTATTTTTGTAACCATGACCAATTACATTAATCATGGTGTCGGTGCATCATGATCCAATGGCTAACACTAATAGTGGCACTAGCGGCTCTTGTAGTCGCAGTGATCGCACTTTATCGTGCAACCCACACCGAACGTAAGGTTCAGGTTATCCCACCTCCTTGCCAACACAAGTGGGGTGTGCGCGAAATGTCAAATCGAAGTGATCGATGGGATCGTTGCACTGGTTATGTGTACATCATGCAATGTGCAGACTGTGGTGATCTCAAAGCCACGCATATTAACGTTAACGGTCGTGATTGGACGGAACACTAATGAAAGATGAAACGCTGTACCAAGCATTCCAAGCTTTGTTCTTTGCCTGCTGGCATTCGAAAGATAACAAACGCGAATATACCGAAAAGCTTCGTGCTTTAGCTGAACTAGGTGAAAAGGTTTGGCCAGATAAGTTCGAGATGGTTCGGAAGAATCATTCGTGGTCTACTTGGCAGCAACGTTACAATGACCCTGAGGCTATTCTGCCTCAACGTATTTGTGATGATGCGCTGCTGCAACGCATTACCATTGAGATGTTACTGAACTGTACCTTTCATGCACGAGGTGATTGGTACATCAACATTGAATCTGAACGTGCGATCGATGATAGCCTGAACGGCATGTCATTGACTTACTACAATCGAGTAAGTGAGGAGACCCTGTATATCGGACGTTTCTTTAGTAGTGTCACTACCACAATGATGATCGAAGTTGGTCATCACATCCGTTTCATCGAGGGCGCTTCTAATCCAATGACGGCAGACACTGAATGATCACGATTACACTACAAGGCATTTACGTAATCTCTTCATTGCTCAGCTTGGCTATTGCATTGGTTGTAGGTATTCATCTGCATCAACTGGATAATTGTCTTCGTGAACTTAAGGTTCACAATGATCCCAGGGTTAAATACTTCACAGCTGCTGTTAGTTTCTTCGGTACGGCTATGTGGGTTATCTTGGGTGCAATCTTCGCTTGTCTGATGGTGTACGAAGACTTCCGTAGACTCGGATTATAAAAAGTACTGATGCCCCCTACCTAATGTGGACATAGGTGACTAAGAGCATAGGAGGGGGCTTTTTATCGCTTTAATTGGGAGTAGAGTCTTTAGCTCTACTCTTCCTTTATTCTTTTGCTTTACAACAACCCAATAGGAAATTAACTATGTTCACATCTAGCGATAACTATCTGCCTACCATGTTGGTGGTTGGCCTGAACAAGTTTAAACAAACGGATTGGTCTGATTCGGCATGTAGTGCTGCGTCCCGTATCTGGTATAACTCTACTAACCCGAAGAAAGTTATTCGGAAGGTTGTAGTTAAGCGTCGACATCCAGATGCTCCCCATGCTGCGAAGAAGCTCCGCAAAATAGCGGAGATGGTTACGTGGTGTCTTAATGAAGGCGAGTACATGACTATCCGTCCAGACGGGTCACTGGAAAACAAATTTATGTGTCTGATCCTGACAGCCCCATATGCTCCCCATCATTTCACAGCTGATGAAGTAAGGATGACTGTCGATTACATCATGGCTTGTCTGAATGCATCAGCTGGACCAGATGATACAGTTAGTGCACTAGCAACATACCTGAGGGGTTTGAGTGAGGACAAGTTGTCGAATCCAGAACTACGTGACCTGTCTTATCAGTGGTATCAGTTGATGTTGACTGATCTCGAAAACAAAATTACCCAGTTAGAAAAGGTAGCAGCCTAATGTTGGTAACAGGCTTCTATAAACATGAACCATCTATCCATGAAGATGGTAATGTAGCTAGTTACGATTCGGTTGGCATGCTTGCCGTTGACCTGAAACGTCGTGCCCGCTGTGTACTGGGCTTACGTGGCATAAATCATGCAGAGACCATGTCATTAGATGGCAATGCTGTCCAACATGCAATGCGTATGATCGCCGGTAATCATGAAGGTAGCATACAAGTAATTGAATGGGTGATGGCCGAATATGCCACCCACATTGCTAATGAAACCCATTACTGGGAATCACCTAGGCTATCATCTGATATCCACTGGGAATAGCTATAGCAGTAAATGCAACTATAGATCAACTACTTAGAGAATTCAGATGTTCCAGAAACTGAGAAAAGCCTTTACCCACCGATTGATCGAAGATAACAATATCAATGCTGCATTGATCCGTGAAAGGATTGACATGAATCGTCGTGTAGCTAACTTGGTAGAGCATGCACTTGTAAGTGGTGCATACGCTGGTCCACAGCTGGCTGATAATGGTTTCATGTGTATCGTTCTGTGCGAGAACACTACCGATCCCGAAGCAGCCATGGTTGCAAGAGAACGGATCATGGCACGCATCTATCCAAATCCCGCCTTAGTGTCGCACATGGTGAGACACGGTGAACTGAATCTTACAGATGACCCGTTTATAATGCGTATTCATTGCTCGAATTGGTTCTGGAGTTTCATCAACGAGCAACGTGATCATGCCGATCACCTCGAACAAAACTGCTGCCCTCGCCAATTTAATAAGGTCTTGTAATGAAACAACTGGCTAAGTCTCTTGTCGCTGTGATCGCCCCTACTACTGAAATGGGCAAACGTTTTATCTTCGAAGCAAACCGTAACCAGGAAGTTCTTAAACTCAGACTGGCTGCTGATGCAATCGAACGAATGATCGTAGGTGGGTATTATGCAACTGAAGCATACCGCTCTTGGTATATGTGTCTAACCCTGCGCGTAGCTCAAGAACAAGGCGTGATTAGTCGTGAAGCTAGGCATGCAGCACGTTATCACATCATGACCAAAATTTTCCCAAGATCATCTTTGCTTACTCATTTGCGATACGCTGCCAATGGGTCTGTTGATGAACTAATGGAACATGTCAATCGAGATGAATTCGAAGAACGCCTGTTCCGTTCAAATTGGTATTGGGGTTTTATTCGTGAACTGCGTGCACGTGCTTGTATACTAGAACATGAAACTTATGGAGGTCACTGGTGAAACTTCGGGATTCGGCAACAGTGGTAGGCGTATTGGTTCGAGAACACCTCGAAGCATTCGAAAAAGAATTTAATCATCAGCTGCGTAATGCCAGTGCAGCTGCACTGAATTCACGTACTGAGACAGAAGGAAAGAATCGGCGCTACTGGGGAATATCTATTCCAGTGCAAGTAAACACTGCAACGTATATTCACATCCGTGATGAACTACGTAAAGTTGGTTGGCAAGTTCTAGACTTTGCCGACGATGTTCCTGATCGCAACACATTCAAAATCGCTGTACTGTGACATAAAGCCTCTCCTTCGGGAGAGGCATTTATTTCGTATTTTGATTTAACTTTATTTTACCGCTATATTACTAACTTGAATATACTAGGAGCAACACCATGTCTAACCTTATCCGCGTCTATATTCGTAATAACCTTACCTCTACCGTGTTCTATTTGGTAATGGTTGATCGTAAATGCGAATGGCGCGAAAAGAACACAATGATCGATGCTGTACGTGAAGCCATGTGGTTTGATCGTAACAGTGATACTTTCTCCAACATGTACAAGGAAGTCGCTGATTTCATCAAAGCTTCACCTAGCTTGGCTAAGTCAATTGAAGTAATCGTCGAAGACAACAACCATGGTACGTTCTACCGCGGTGATCTCGAAGGCCTCGGCAATTTCGAAACCACTACCACCCACATCAAAGACGCTATGGCTTCTATGCCTGAAGTACCACCTGTAGAAAACTCTTCACCGACTCCACCTGAACGGGTAGAACCAGTGGAGATTCACCCACCGAGACAAATCGTCTCAACCACCGAAGTTCTCGACGTTGCTAACGAAGAGATTATCGATGAGTTCTGTCAAGAGTTCAACGATAAAATGTCCAAAGGTCAATGGGTCTTAGACCACGCGACTTATGGGGCAGGTGGTAAACAGTATTGGAAGTTTACCTATGCGGGTACTTTCAATGCATGCACTATCGCAGCAATCGAAAAGATTCTGCACGAAGGTGGATGGAAAATCTTGGATGTCACCCATGGGGAAAGCAGGGGTGCATTCATTGATGGTCCGTTTACATGCCTGGATATCGGGCGAGCTGTGTAACAAGGAGGTGGGTATGTCTGAAGCTATTGAAATGATGAAAACCATTGGTGATCATCATTACGTTGCAACAGATAGTCGTACTGTAATAGCTAGGGAGTATGGGTTGTCAGCAAATGGCAATCCGTACAGAGGTGCTTGGGTGTTGCGTGAATTCAACACCGGCAAGTACCTGGATCATGATCATAACCGTAATGATCTATTCGAAAGAAATAAAATTAAAATACTGGAGCTTTAAGCATGTGTCGTAGATTGGGGCGGAAACATCTGGAGTATACAGATCGCAGGAAAAATCTGTATATTCCCAATAAGGACGTTGGACGTGTCTCAACGGATGGGACATTGAATGTCGGTGCAAAACTGGTGATGCAACGTGCCTATAATGGGCGTCGCATTGTTGAACTGTACGGGTTTAACGCGTTGAATGCCTATACGGATCTTCGCGATAAGTTCAACGGTGGCGAACAGTTCTCATTGAACTTACGCCAGACACCAGCGAAAAGAGATCGACTGGCACATCTCGAATATACTCAAGGCCGTGTTGGGCCAACAGCATATACGAATGTGCGCCGCGCTGATCACCTCAAACGCAATAACGTAAAAGCAACCGGACAGGTATAAAGGAATAGCAATGTCACGTGTAATTTCTGCTGCGCAGGCACTCGGCCAACTCCGCGATGACCAAGTCGATGAATTCTTAAAAACATTCAACGACTGCATGAGCGATCCGATTTGGATCGACAAATGGCGTTGCGGTCTGCCTGATGCAAACTACTGGCGGTTCTCTATGCATGGGGAACACACTGTTGCTACGGAATTAAAAATCCGCAGTGAACTGGAAGATGCTGGTTGGAAAGTAAACGAAGTGGCTCGCGGCACAGACCGCACAGCTTATACCTGCTACTACGTTGCAAAAGCGTAAGAAACAAAACGACACTGTGTAAAACAAAGGGGTGGTAGATGGATACCACCCCTTTCACTAATTTAAGGATTAAATATGCCATTCGAAATTCCGAAGCATGCTATTCCTGCTTTCTTGCGGTTGGTAGAAATAAAAGACCTGTCCAAACATGTTTGGATGTGGGGCCAGTACATGGACTCATTCGATAGACCCCTGTTTATCGAAACAGGGGAACACATTTTCGAAACGCCAACAGCAATGCACCATGCTGGTTTTACCACAGACCATGAATTACCAGATGCCATGCAGTGGTGCACAGCAATGTTGACCGAGTTGTTCGAAGGAGGACTCATCATTGCAACTGGCGTAGCAGATCGACTGACCGTTACACCGACAGATACCTGTTTCGTATTGAGTTACGAATCTATTGGTCGGATGCGGGACTGGTGTTGGATCAACCAGCGTGCAGATGAACAATTTCGACTTGATCGTCCATACGACTTGATGAAAGCTATCGTTCGTCGTTTTCCTGAACCATGGAACAATATTAACTAAGTTAGGAATCAGCATGGCTTACGAAAAGATTTATAAAGGTCAACGTGAAACTGGTGTTGTCACCAAATACGAATACATCGATGAAGCAGGCAAGACGTGCTTCCACGAGATTGCAGAAAAAGAACCCCATCATGAAATTGAATGGGTCCAGAAGTGGCAACCAGAGCATGCTCCAGTAGGTTCTGTGGTACGCTACAAATCTTCGCGGTCTTTTGCTCCAGATGACGAACTTGTTGAGGTGACTGTAACTGGTCACTACTGGAATGGCGTTAAGTCGTGGGTTGTGTTGACTGACGATGTCTGCCAGATTCGGGGTGGTGATAGCAAATGTAGTTTCAATGGTGATCATATCCGTGAGATTGTATCCCGTGGTAAAGGCGGGGTGCAGTTTACTAACAACAAACAAACTATCAAGCATTTCACTGAAAACTACAATAAAGGCTTAACCCAATTACCGAGCGGCGTAAAGCGCCCACATTTGTACGCCGCACATCTTCCTTCGGATATTGTCGGTTACGTATTAACCACACATCCACGATTTGCTGATTTCTTTGATGGCATGCATGAAAACATGTTTGTCCATGATATTACAAAAATGCTTGCACCACTGTTCCAGTTCACTTGGACTTCTACATGGAGTGGCTATGCAACAATAAACAAAAAGAAACTGATCAAAGCCTTGGCCCGTATTATTCCACGGGGTCGCACCAGTAAGTTGATTTCCTGGAAAGCAGAACAAAAAGCGGCAGCGGAAGATTATCGTCGAGATATGGAAGATTTCTTCAACGATCTGTAATACCGATTTAAAAGCAATACACAACTTTTAATCTTGATGTACTTGATTTGGGGTAACGTTACAAAATGCGTATTACTAACATGTCCAAGAGCTACTCTCCCCCTGCGTTGGATCTGGTAAACCAACTCGTTGATGCTAATGGGATGGTTCCAGTATATCACAAAACTGGTCAATGCATGCGTTGGGTTAGTGACGGTGTACGCGAAACACTCGATCCAACTTCGGTATGTCATGACTTCATGGTACCTGCTGCATCGCTACAAGCTCGTCTCGGCACAGATGCCGGTGGTGAGTTTATGCATCTTACATTTCCTGCTGCATGTGGTCGTTGGCACAACATCGTTCGTGCTGAAAATGGTCGTCTGGTAATGGGCGATCCAAAACTCCCAACTTGGATGTACTGATATGAATACCCAGTTCCACGAAATTGATATAAAGGTAGTGAATAGTTATCACTCGCCTGAAGTCATCAATGCGTTCTATGCCTTACTTAAGCATCCGACTGAGAAGGTTAGGATCATCCATCAGTTCTACTCAGAAACGTGCACACGCCACGTGGAGATCATGGTTGGTGACAAGGTAGCATATACCTGCATCTTCGACATGATGGGGAACGAGATGGTTCGTGGACTGATTAACTACCAGATCCGTGAAGATCCAATCTACCTGTCTCGCATGGCTCTGCGTGATGTGTATAACTTCCTTCAGCAAAATGCAATCCACCACTACGAAGCAATCGTAGAACGGGTATCTGCGGACTATCGTGAAGTAGGCGATATCGAAGGTCTCGTCAAAAACATTTCTTAAATGGAGTGGAAGTTGAAAAAGATTATAACCGTACACCGTAAACGACATGGGATCTCATACATTCCTAAGCAGTACGTAAAAGATCTGGCTGATGGTGTTAATATCATCAGCATTATTCTGGAAGGTGATCGTCGTCCAGCCTTTAAGCCAAATCAGAAAGTACTTGAGCTGACTGATTTGGCATTTGGTTTGAATGGCGATGATCACCGGAAAGCTTTAGCTTTTATGGATGAGTTGGATGGTGAAAACCTTTTCATTCATTGTGAAATGGGCCAAGTCCGATCTAAAGGGCTTGCTCGATGGTTGCAACACCAACGTCCCCAGTATCAAATCAGTGGACATACTACTGATTTTTGCATGGCACTCCAGATCCATAAGGAAACATAATGTCTTCAACTTATTCCGAACCAGTTAGTACTGCGGACGTTCTGTACCTCGAACACTACGGTAATCCGAATTCTTTCGGTACATTGGCACAACGTATTACCGACCATTTTGGTCCAGATGTCAAACTCAGTCAGTTTGATATCGAACCTGAACGTTTGCAGGTTCGAGGATGCATGTGTTGCAATGATTCTAGCGACTATGAAATCTACTTAGTGATTACCAGACGTACCGATCTGTGTGAATCAACGGCAGATCAGTTGATGTCCAGCCTCACCATTTCTTAAGGAGCGGTACATGCATTCGGATCTCAGCAGGCTGAAACTGAAATACTACATTAATCGATACGGTGAAATCACCTACGATGAAGCAGTTCAGCTTGCGAAAGAAGCAGAACAAATCGCTACTGACTGTGGTCCAATGGACCCAGCCTTTATCTACTTTGCGCAACAAGTCCGCGATATGTGGAAGTTTGCCTCAGTTCGTAACGAAACCGAAAATCTGGAACGGAACGAGCATCTTGATCGTAAAGTATTCCTTTGCGCTTGGACGGATTGCACATGGGGTAAACCCAAAGTCCAACGTACTGAGGAAATCGTTTTCCAGATTCCTCGATACAACCGATCACTTTCGGAACAGCGGTCATATATGGCCCAGGATATTCGGGTACGCTACAATGTGCTGGTGTGTACTGACGATATTGAATTCATGGAGATGGAAGAATAAATGCGCGCCAAAGTAAAAGATATTCGCCAGGGTCGTACTCTGTGGATGGTTAACTGTTACCTCAAAAATCCACAGCACCGCAGATCAGCTACAGTCCAACGAATAGAATGTCTGGACACACCCAAACCAAGTAAATATCGAAGCTGGCAGAAGAAAGTTCTGTTTGCTAATTTCCGTTACCAGGGTACTGTTTGGTCTGGACCAATAGACATTCATCATTCTTTGCGTGACCACAATATCGTCTGGAATGATTACAATCAGCATATGGTCTTCACAAAGCAGAAAGCTGCTGAAGCTTATGCTGACCGTATTCGTAGTGGTTGTTATAATGCGCAAGAACTAGCTTTCATGCGTAAATGCGACAGGATAACCAACATCGTGCTTTGATTTCTTACCCAGAGGGATTACACATGTCTACTCAAGTGACTGATACTGAACTATTGAAGTCTATCTGCGAAGTTATCTCTGGTTCTCCAACGAATCGGCTCCGTAGCATCCAGGATATGGTTGACCACATGAAGCGCCACCCAGAAGCATCTGGTACGCTTAGTGATGCCATGACCAGTCACTGCATGGATAATCTCGAATGGGTGATAATCGGCAAGTGCTCGGATTCTGATCTGACCATGCACGCTGCCAACCTGATACGTGCATACTTCTTTGCTCACCTTCGACTTCACGAACTTGTGTACATACACAGTGATCGGTCGAAGGTTACGATCGGCATCGAGATGGTACCGACCAAGCATAAGAATGCTATTGGCTTCTATCGGGTGTCTTCTGTTGATTCTGACTCAATGCCGGGAGAAACAGAGTACTACATGTTCCCTACCTGGAAATTCCAAGCAGGTGTATCACGGCGTTGTCGTGAAGCTTTCCCGAATAAGCGTACTGCCTTCGGCCTAGCTTCTCCGCATGATGCCGTAGATGACACCCCGCAAGTTATAGAACCACGCATAAGACGTGTGGCCGAGGAAGAATAGATGGATCACAGGTTAGTAAAACACATACTGGAAACTATGCCACCTTTTGAACCTAAAGGAATGAACATGTCAATCCCACAAGTTACACTGCTCACCGATTGTATTGCTGAAGTCATCGAATCCCAAACTGGTTTGGTGGATATCGTTAAAGCTGTTCTGCGTCACCCTGACATCAGCGCAGTAGCAGAACAATACCGTAAAGAACTAGATCCATCGCCGCATAGAACATTGACCAATCTCATCACCGCCCAGGAAGAATCTCGCCAGCTCATGGAACGGTTTTCTTACGTTCTCATGTATCTGGAAGATGAAATCCGTGAAGGCACCAAAGGCGAATGGCGTGAAATCGTTAAAGCTCAATCTAACCAGCGAGTAAGCATTGATGCTATCCGCAGCCTGCGTGAAACATTTGGCACTGGTCTGCGTGACGCGAAGTTCATTGTTGAAGCCTATAGCGCCGGTCTGTTTGAATAAGACGACATAAAGGCTACCCTTCGGGGTAGCCGCTATACCTTATTTTTTTTTGTTTACTCAGGCTCTCGACCGAGCTGCATCAAGACTTTGTGGCAAGTATCCATATCGTAGAAGACACGATCGTATTCACCTGTGTGAATCTCCAGGTAATTCCCTTCCGTGTGAGGGAATGGTTTCTCATATACATCAATAACAATACGTTTACTGTAGAACAAATCTTTCAGCAAGATGTCTCGACGCAATGCGATCTCAGATTCACCGATAGTGGAATGATCCCATTCGATACCTTTAAGGATACTGTGTGCGATCTCCCCTGCTGCGTTTAGGACAGGGATAAGGTTCTGACTAGCCGTGAACACTACCACACGTGACGAAAGACCCATACGAGCCTTGTAGACAACGTGGTTGCGCAGAGCTTCGATCAGATGATCAATTTGTTTCATTTTGTACTCCGGGAATAGGGTAGCGGAATAAATTCTCCCCGAAGGGAGAACCATTCCTGCAACCACCACCAAGGTTCTTAGATAGACCACGCATCATCGCCAGCTTCACCAGACATGCCTGGGAGTTGACGCATGCTGTAGTCAGCTTCTTTGTCGATGTCCCACGGGATTGTACCCACGGGTGCAAATGGAAGTACACAGTATTGGTCTGCTTCGCCAGTTACAGTGTTCCGGTGTTTACCACGTTGAATAGTGAAGTACGATTTGCCTGCTACTTTAACGATGTGGAAAATGAGTTCCAAGTCTGGTTCCTGACCGAGACGACGGCAACCATCATAATAACCACGGTTAGCTACAATCTTCACGAAGTCTTCTGTGTTCTCACGCATGAGCTGCAATGCATCAGATGACAACTGGTGTGGACTAAAGAATGTAATGCCTCGTGGAGCCGTGTAGTTACGCATACGCCGGAATAATAGTCGAATGTCATCACCAGCTACCTTCGCATCCAAACCTGTCTTCGGCAACATGTTAAGATAGTCGACGCAGAGATATTGGATCTCATAACCCTGAGCTTGCAAACCATCTAGCCAGTTAGTAAAACCAGCAATGGTAAAGTCGGTAGGGTCAAAACGAGTGATCAGTACTTTGAAACCAGATTCCTGCAAACGAGCAGAAATGTATTGAGTAGCCATGACCGGATCGATTAGTGTCTCATCTACAGCTTCACCTGTTTCGTTCTCCATCAGGTACTTGTAAAGGATCAACAAGTTATCAGACAGTTCGTTCTCGAGTGTTACGAACAAGCACAGGGGTTTCTTGTTCTTATCTCGCATGAACGGTTTGTTGAACAAACAGATGTGAGAGAATACCGTCAGAGCAAAACCAGTTTTAAAGTTATGTTGTAGACCACCACCTAGAATGAACTCACCACGACGAATAGCACCCAGTTTACCTAACATGCGATTAAGACCTTTCCAACCAGTCTTAAATGCACCTTCAATAGACATAGTCTCTTTAACAGCTTCGAAGTATCGAGCTACACCTTCCGGATCATCAAAGTCGACAGTACCGATTTCAGCAGGATGCTTAGCTTCAGCACGAGCTTGTACAAATGGATCTAGTTTGGATTGCATCTCACGAATCAAACTGATGCTATTAGTAGAACCAGTAGCATTAAATAGAAGCTTGTGAGAATATTCCTTCATGATCTGAGAGATCTTCGTATCATTTAAGTGAGCACGCAGAACGTTACGCTTCTCATTGATACGTTGCATGATGGATAAGCCATCAGGGAATACTTCGTTTACCGCAGCCGCAACTGCTTCAAATAGGTATGACTCTTCTCGTGCACATACTTGGACGTTCTGAAGAACTTCCATAAGGCTCGGGAACTCCGTAGGTGTTTTGCAGTTGAGATCAACTACTAATCTACGAAGCTCCAAAAAGGTTTGACGTCCATGGTCGCTATCGATCGAAGTTTCTTTAACTTGGATCGTTTCGATTACGTCAGAAATCAGCTCGGTCGAAGCCGATGCAGGGGAGTCGTCGCGATGCTCTAGGCAGAGCAAAGTGATGCAACTAACTAAAAGTTGTTTATGCGAAGACATTTTTGCGATATTCCTGAAAGTGAATGTTTCTAATTATGTGCCATGTATTATTAACTTGGTTGGTAGTTTATTACATATCCCTATGTATCCAGCTATAACGTCAACATTCAACGGGGTGTCCTCCAATGGTCAAACTGTTAGTCCTACCCGTCACTCTATTGGAACATTTCCGTAACGACGGTGTACAGCTTACTAAATTGCTTGACATCAACTATATGGCAAGCGTTGCGTCAGTCAGCGATCTCGCTGCTATCCATGACGCGATCAATAAATTCCCATTCCGCTTTTGTGAAAGCACGAAAGTGGAATTAGCAGATAGTCCGGTTACCGGCCTTATGCAACTAGCCAGTGCTTCAGGTGTTACGAACCTTAAGATGCAAGATTTACACAATCGTGTAGAAGGACGTATTACCAACAACGCACTAACTAAAGCTCTGCATCCTAGCCTTGAATGCTATGAATACAGTCTTTATCCTGTAGATGAGAATCTTTGGGTTGCTGTGCAAAAGAGTTTGCACATGGGTAATGGCGATCCTGCTCGACTCTCCATCAAGGCCAATCGTGCATTATTTGATAGTATGATTGGCGAACTGATGCGAACTCGAACATTCGAGAGTGTCGCTTCAACAAAACTGTTCACTTATTATTTAGAGGCACTGTAGGCAAAGCTCCTACGTCCCTAAGTATTGTAACACCACCAAAAACTCATCTCCTTCGAAGGAATAGATCATGAATCTCGATTCACTGTTTAAACATAATGCACAGAAGCAATACACCCGCTTCTCGATGGAAGACTTCCTGGGCGCACTGGAAGCAGAACAGAACTACGGCGACAGCGTTCTGGCTAAAGGTAAAGGCCTGGTAGAATTCATCAGTCAAGAAAACTTCGGCGACATCTCTGAAGCTCAACGTGGCACCGCTGGTCAAATGTACCAGGACATCGGCGCTACCATGCAGAAGTTCGGTTTCGAACACTTCAAAGATAGCAAAGGCTATATCACCGAAAACCAACAGCGCGCTGCTACAGTTGCTGCTATTGCTTGCGCTGATCCAGAAGCTTACAAACGTGCCCTGCGTGCCGTTTCTAAAGAAGTAGTTTCCAACGAAGACAACGTTCACAACGTACGTCACGAATTCGGTGGTCCTGCTGGTACCCTGCAAGTTTTCCAAGACCACCTGGGTCTGGAAAACTACAACGAAAAATCTCAGCGTGACTTCCGCGTCGTAACTGTTGGTTACAACCTCGAAGCTTCCCGTCAGGATGAGTTTGCTGAACGTCTGTACCCTACTACCGTTATCAACCCAGTTGAAGGTGGTGTTGTTCAGGTTCTTCCTTACATCGCTGTAATGAAAGACGTCTATCACGCTGTTAGCGGTGCTAAACTGCTGAACGAAGAAGTCAACATGGTAGAAGCATACCGTGACCCTTCGATCCTGGATGACAACTGCACTGACCTGATCCCTGCTGTTGATCCAGATGGTACCAACCTGAAGTTCTTCGTTGATCCACTTCTGGTTCCACACCACGTTGTTACCAACGAACAGAACATGTCGGTTACCACTGGTCCTCTGAAGCCAAACGTTAAGATCGACCTGATGGGTAACTCTAACGCCAACCTGCTGATCAACAAAGGCATGCTGGACGTTTCTGATACCATCGATCCAAGTGGTCGTCTGAAAGCTCTGTACGTCAAGTTCGACGGCAAAGTAGTTCGTTTCGTTGTTGACCGTCTGCCTACCGCTGTATTCCAGCCTGGCCTAGTCGGTGACACCCGTATTGCTAAACTGGACTTCATCACTGAAGACCTGGTTGTTGGTGCTGACACCAAAGCAATCGACGGTTCGGTATCTGCTAACATGCAGGAACTGGTAAACCGTAAGTGGACCGCACGCATCTCCGTTACCTTCACTGGTCACGTATCCACTTCTCGTGGTGATGCTCGTTACGGCGCTGCTGGTATCGAAATCGACCGTATCGTCGACGAAGACCGCAAGCTGATCTCGATCGAAACTGGCGACGGTGCTGATCTGGTTGCAGCTATCGGCGAACTCGAAGTTATCGGTTACGACCTGGACGTTAAGTTCACCAACACCAACCGCCGTCAGCGTGGTCACCTGTTGGCTACTCGCGCTATCCAGTTCCGTCACCCAATCCCGATGCACGCTCCGGTTACCCTGCCAATGTCCACCATGGATGAGCAAGGCCCAGGCGACGTCGTTAAGGCGCTGACTGTCAACACCAACATCCGTAACAGCAACAACGCTGTTAAACGTCTGCTGAACTACCTGGCTCAGCTGAAAGAAGTTGTTGGTAATGGTTACGACCGTCCTAAGTTCGGCGCTGTTGAAGGTGCTCTGAGCATCATGATGCGTCCAACCTACCGTGAAGGTTCGTTGCACCTGCCTGACCACATCGACACCCTGAAATCTCAGGATCGCTGGCAGGACGTTTGCAGCACCATCTTGAACTTCGCTAAAGGTATCCTGTTCCCAGCATACCGCGAGTCCAACATCGAAGCTGCTTTCCGTGTAATCTCGGGCAACCAAGACGAGAAGCCAATGTTCATCTTCGCTACCGACAAAGAAATCGGTAACTACCTGATGACCCAAGGCGACGACCGTACTCTGGGCGCAATCCTGGAATACGACCTGGTAACTACCAACAACGAACTGTTCGATGGTAAACTGGTAATCGTTCCTACTCGTAAGAACCCAACCGAAAACGACATCCTGTCCTTCGGTCAGTTCTTCTACGTATCGACCGTGATCGCTGACCTGCCTATCACTCGTGGTGGCCAGCAAGTGACTCGTGAGATCGCAGCTGTTCCGTTCAACCTGCACGTGAACAACATCCCATTCGCAATCAACCTGACCATCACTGGTCTGGAAGAAGTAATGGGCAAATCGCAGTGGAACAAACCACTGATCGATGCTATCACTACTCCATGAAGGAATCCGGATAATGTTCGTCTACTAGAAGATGGAACAATCCGGTATCTGGAAGACGGTACTGTCCTACGGTACCAAGAGTAGCAAACATACTGCCTCTCCTAGTGAGAGGCTTTATGCCGTGTTGGACTGCAAATAATTTCAAATCTATATTACTATCAAGCATATAAACAAGGAGATATATTCTCTGCCGTAGTAATTCCGTAGTAGTTATTACTACAGAGAATACGAACCCTTTTAAATCTTGAGATCCCAATCAATGAATTACTTTGACCGCTTTGAGAAAGTGCTCAACCAAAAGTTCAATGGTGACTTAGAGGCTACCCTGAACTTCACCCGCTTTGATAACTATCAAGGCAAACCGTTACGCATCCGTGAAATCGATCGTCGTCCTAAGAAGGAACCTGTTTATGTAACAATCCCTGATGAACCGATAGTTGACATTCCAGTTGTTGAACCAGCAGAGGAAGTTGAATTCGAAGTAATTGATTTAGAAGCAGAGATGGAAAGAAGGAGAAAAAGTACTGAGACTAATAATCCTGTACAACCTGAACCAGCTGTCGAAGAATCGAAAGCTATTCCTCTTTCTTTGACCTTACGGGATACGACTCAGTCGACATCCAGGGGGTCGGTTTTACAAAAGAAGAAGAGTCAAACTACCAAGACCGCGCTCTCGGCTACCGGTGGTAATCGAGCCCAACGTAGAGCCGCCAAAGCCCTTATCCGCAAAGGTGGTAAAACGTCAAGTTCGAGTACTCGGAAAGACGATGAACGAAACAGTGGTGGTTCACAAAAAGCCCACGTACCGAAACGTGTGAGTTTGAGTGAACTGGAATTCGGGTTCAGATTGGAATAGTTTTATGCCGCAACGTGGGAAAAGTCCATTCACTGAAATCAAAGGTTTAGATTACCAAGCCGGTTATATTAGCAAAGATAGTGCAATCGCAACTCAGCAAGGTAAGTTGGGTTCTCAGATGTCTGTTGGCGGAAGCTGGATTATCGAGAACTATACTGATACTGAGATCATCAGTTATAACCGACTGGGTATTACACAACGGGCTAAGCAATGTAAACCGGTTCGTGGTTATGTCCGTATCGAGATGTGCATGTGGGTTGGCTCTCTGTCAGCATTCGAAGATCTAACGCTTCGTACCACCACCAAGCATTTGACGGAAGCGCAACGTAAGATGATTAGCGATTACATGGCATCGCCTGTAGCTGATCGCCTGCGTCCGCAATCTGGTTATCAAGAACTAAGACTGCATTGGGATATCCCAGCACAGTTGTTACGTGATAATCCTCATGGTGTCTATCTAGATGTCCTAGGGATCGTAATCGCATTCGTAGACCCGAATGCTAGCTCGTTCGCTCCACCGCATGTCGACTTCGAATATCTAGAAGACGATGAGTTCGAACATCAGGGTGTCTATGCATCCTTCAATAAACATGATGACTTAGTCCAGGCTGTCTGGATCAATTATAAAGGAACTAGTGCCACCAAGCTCTGTAACAACCAGAACGATCCAAGCCAAGATGAAGGCCTGACTGTATGGATCGATGGCGAGAAGCATTTCTATAAGCTATCTGAGATGGCTAGCAATGGCTATCACATGACAAAAGCTGCAGCGTATGCTGAGCATTCTGAATCTAATGCTGCCGCCTCTGGTGCGCACAAACAACATCTACAGGAGATGGAAAGAGAATACGACCGCAAGTTGAATGAAGAGAAGACGACTTATGAACGTCGAATGCGTGAAGAAGCAATTGCACGAGAACAAGAGCAGAGAGAATCTGATCGCCAACTCAAAGAAGCTGACCGGGTCAATAAAGATCTCCAACTCAAGCTTGCTGCAGAGAAGGATTATCGACTCTATCTAGATCAGCGTGCAGATAAAAGATACGACCGAGAACAACTTATAGTTGACAAGCGTCCAATCCGGATTACTTCGAAGCTAACTGTGGTAGCTACTGCGACCACTGTGGTGTTAGGTTGTATCAAGTTCTACCAGGAAATAAAGCGAATGTACGGCACAGAAGGGAGTACGTAGTGGACCCGAAGTTAATCGCAGGAATCAAAGCACGTATGCCAAGGATGAATCCTATCCTGGCGAATGGTATTGCAGTCGAGCAGATGATGACTATCGATGAAGATACCGGCATCAACTATACCCGTCGTGAGATTGATCGCATCATGGGAATCAATGCCAACATCTGGCCAGCTGATTTCAAGTATGTCGGTAATACACTGGTAACTCCTTGGAAACACTTCGATGAGATTACCCGTGAGTATGGCTCTAAGCGGATAGCCAACATCGCGAAGTCGACCACCTACATGGTGAACCTAAACTTCACGTATAAAGGCGAACCACTGTTTCCTCGTCCATTGCTGTTGCCATCGATTCAAGATGGTGGTATCGTAACACTCAACGGTGCGAACTATACCGTATCTCCAGTATCTAAAGACGTAGCGTTCTCTGTATTGAACGGTAGCATCTTTATCCCACTCCGCAGAACCAAGCTGACCTTCAAGCAGAAGTCTCACCACTATTACTGCAATGGTCATCGAAAGATCATGTATGTGATCTGGTCTCAGATTCACAACGAGATGGGTAAACGCACTAAGAAGGATTATGATAAGCGTGAGCGAATCGAATCCAGTTTGGCACAATATTTCTTCGCACAATTCGGCGTAACGGAAACGTTCAAACGCTGGGCAGGTGCAGATGTGCAGGTAGGTTATCTGAAAGACTTCCCTGAATCGCAATACCCACGTGATCAATGGAACGTATATCAATCTGCCACGCTTACAGGAGCTCACCCGACGGGTGATCATGTCCTGGTCGTCCCAGCCCATCAGGAAACTGATCTGGTGAAACGATTGGTTGCAGGATTCTGGTATGTAGTCGATACATTCCCTAACCGGTTTGTGGAACCGCACTACGCTGATTCTATCGATCTCTGGCGCATCATCCTGGGCCACATGGTTTTCGGTGACTTCGAACACCAAGGTAAAGTGGCAGAGAACATCAAGTCCCACATGTATTCTCTGGAAACAACTCTCGATGAGATGACCATGGAAGAGCTCCACTCTGTTGGTATCAAAGCCAATAACATCTGGGAACTGTTCCATTCCATCATGACTGATATGGCTCACCACTTGTATGCTTCGGATATCGATGAAACGTCGATGTATAACAAGCGACTCACGGTACTGCCATATGTGATGGAAGACTTCAACTATGCGGTATCCATGTTCTCGTATATGTTCCAAGGTCGTCGGGATAAAACCGAATGGTCTCTACAAGAACTGAATGATGGCCTGAAGCGTTCGTTTAAACTGAACACAGCCATCCGTAAGCTCACCTCTGAACACGGTGAATTGGATACCCTGTCGATGCCAGGCTCCAACAAAGTAATTCGTTGTACCTCTATCCTAGTTCCTCAGGATCGTGCGAAGTCTGCTCTGGCTCACAACAAGTCATTGCTGGCGGATAACTCTCGATTGTTGAACGCATCTATTGCTGAAGTGTGCCAGTATCGAAATCAACCGAAGAACAACCCAGATGGTCGTGGGCGTCTAAATCTGTTCGCTAAGTTCCGTCATGACGGATTGATCGAACGACGTGATGAAGTAAGAGAACGTATCGACGCAGCACAAGCTCGCTTCAGTCGATAAAATCTCAGATCTACATTACTAGGATGAAGCTCACACAGAAGGGGTAAGCCCTAATTGCAAACATTCAAAAGGAAACAACTGCATGTACCCGCAACAACAAATGATGCAACAGCAACAGCACCAGCCGCAGTATTTGGCGAACATCTGCATCAACCAAGTGGATCAGTCTACATTCAATCCGAACTTGCCGAACGGAAATGATTTGCCAATCCAGGTTCCTCAGTCCCAATGGCTGATGAATCCACAAGCACAACAATTGCTTGGTGTTGCCCTCGGTACATTCCGTCTGCGTCTGCAAGAACGTGCAGCTCGTTCGCCACTGCATACTTGGGCATATAACCAGATCTCTCAGAACCGTTTCCAGAATCAGATCTGGCAACAATGGTCTGCTCATCTGGCTGGCTTCCTGGAATTCATCATGGTGGCCCAATCGCAGAACAATCCACCACAAGTGGCAGTTCCGAAAGCAGCAGATACCATGTTCAAATGCTATCTGTCGAACTGTGTTGCAGCTCAACCGCAACTCGGTCAGTTCATTGCTCAAGACCAGGCTGCTATTGCAGACATCCAGAAGTATAGCCAGTTGTTCGGTGTGATCATGCAGGATATCCAGGCATATCGTTCCGGGCGTGCTATGGCTCCGCAACAGCAGATGATGGCTCAACAGCCACAAATGGCCATGATGAATAATGGCGTGATGGTTTCCATGGCTCAACCAGGCTATGGTCAACTTCCAGCAGTAGGTGTGAACATGAACTATGGTCAACCGCAAATGGCACAGCGTGCACCAATGCAGTTGTCTGCAATGGCAGTAGGTGCTCAACCACTGGGTGTACAGCCATCCATGGCAGTGCAGCCGTTGTCTGGAACTGGTAATACTGGTATGGACTATGGTATCCCAGCGGCAGAGCCTGTACCGGCTCCTATGCCAGTGGTACAACCACAACAACAGTCGACAGCACCATTGATGCCAGTTGAATCGTATGGTGAATCTGTGGCCCCTGTGACCACCCCTGTCGTGCATCAACCGGTGATGACCGTGGAAGAGCTGGATCGTCCGATTCCGATGTCTGCTAAAGATGTCATTCTCGATCCGCACTATCACACCCCAGCTGGATTCGATGTTGATATGGAACGTCCATATGACATCATCCATTCCCCAGGCGGCATTGTAACTCGTCCGGCTTACCAAGTTCCCGATTGGACGGTAACTCGTAACGATACATTCGTCTATACCCAAATGGTCGATCCTTCCCGCTATATTCGTTTCTATACGAAGTGGCCTGATGGGATGGTCCAGGAAAGCATTGTCGAGATCAATGACATGATGAACTATCTGCAACACGAGATCGATGCCGATCTCCGTCAAGCGGCTACTCACCACAAAGGTGAAGTGCGTCGTACTGCCCTGAAGATCCATACCGAGATCACCGACATGAAGCCGATCGCCGAAGTCAAAGAACTGCAACTGGCAGATGAATGCCAACCAGTTAAGATGTCTGTGGATTTCCAAGGCACCACTGACATGGAGAACGAAGTAGAGTCCCGTAAGGTTCTCCGCCAAGAACTCGGCCTGTCGAAAGAAGCTAAGCTGCCATCCCATGAGTATAGCTCCACTCGTACTCACCTGATCGATATCGATCAAGATGGTTTCGATGCTTTGCTGGGTAGTCTGGATACCAACGATCTGCAACAAGTCGCCAAAGACTTCGCTCTGCACAATCGCCAAGGTCTGCTATCCGCTCGTGTCTATAACTTCATCAATCAGCGACTGACTCTGGAAACGAACTCGTTCCTGAAAGATGCCATGTCCCTGGATGTGAACATCGATGACTTCATGAATGACATCGGTCCTCTGTTCGATCACCTGAACACTGAACTGAGCAATGGTCAGAAATATGTGAACCTGCTGAAAGAAGCAAGTTCTCTGATCCTGTCCCGTGCTGTGCAACTGTCTCGCACTGAAGACGAAGAAGGTGGTGACGTTACCTATTCGATCAATGACACCTTCGTCAACCTACAAACTGGTTGGATGCTGGCTGACCTGACTGATGCCAAACTGAATACCGAAGCTCAATTGGTATCTGGTTATACGCATCTTGCTCTGATCGATGCGATCAAAGGCATGTATTCCCGTGCCTCTGCTGGTGAGCGTATCCTGCGTCGCTTCCGTGTCGTGACTCTGGATGGGGCTTATCTGGAAATCTTCAAAGGTGTCCTGGTTGATAAAGCGTTCATGTTCAAGCGTGTAGCGTAATAGTCATAATGCCCTCACCTTTGGGTGAGGGTTCTATTCTGTTTGGAGCTGTTAATGATTAGCAAATGTGTACGCAGTATCGACCGTGACAAAGGCCTGACTCTGGCAGACTGGCGTAAGTTCTTTGAAGCTATCCCAACACCATGGGTTTACAAAGCCCATGAGGGCACACCTGAACGGATTATCAACACAGCAATGAATGCCAAGGCATACATCAGCAATGTTGTATTCCACGATGACCACTTCACTTACGATCTGAATCTCCTCGATGGTTTCAGTGAAACTGATCACTTGGAACATTTCATCGAACCAGTCTACGGGATCATTTTCCGTGGTGGTAAAGCAATACAAGCCGAAATCAAATTCCTGGAGTTCTATCAAAGTGAAAGCGCTCGGGGATAACCTTTACCAATTCGTATTGCCTTACAGTGATTATCCAGAAGGGTTCAAAGAACTCGTTAAGGATGAACGCGAATGGCAGAAGTGGGTCAGTGATGGCCCTAATCTATCCGAAGCGTACAACTACATCGATGGGAATAATGTCATTGGCTTGATCAGTGATGTTAGTTTCCAGGAAGACACATTTACTTTCATCTATCAGGACATGCTACGTAATCCAGATATGATGGACCGCATGAAGTTCTATGCACGTGCAGTAGTTGTCGCAAAGACCCCTGAAGAAATACCAAAGATGCACCAGTTGTTTTGTTTCGACTGCATGCCGTCAGAATGGCCAGATCCAATCCAACAATTCAAATTGAACAACATTGTTGACATGTGTCAACCCTAATTAAAAAGGAAAGCTACGATGAACGCTATTGTTGTATGTGATGATGCCCTGGCAGAAGTGATGGATCAAGAAGCTAAGACTGCGCGTGATGTGCAGTACATTACTGGCAGTGGCCAAGTCGTAAAGCTTAAGGCTCCGTCGATTGAAGACATGCAGCAAATGCATGATAATCTTACCAATCAACATAATGCACTCGATCTCCATGGCACTGCCCAACCGGATCACTTTTCTCGGGAAGGTTTGCGTCAACGTGAAAACTTGCACAACGAGACTTACATGGAACAACTCATCAAACCGATGTTCCCAGATGACTTCCCAGAAGAACAGGTAACTGATACCAAGCATAAAGCTTTGGATGAAGATGGCACTTACCACTACATTGCTATGGACGACCTGCCTTTGGTTGGCCGTACTGATGCTCCGTACAAAGTTGCTACCACTGGTGACTTGTACAAATACGTCAGTGGTCAATACTTGACGTTCAACCCGTATGCTGAAGTTGGATTCCAGCTCTCTGTTCCGCGTGTAGTTATCGAAGATGATACTGCGCATATGCCTACTGGCGGTAAAGGACCTCTGTCGATCATCTACAATGTTCATGCACTGCGTCGTGATCTGTATATGAAAGGTGTGATGAACTGGACTTACATGGACATGGTTCCGAAAGGTTTGATCGCCCCTTCTGATCAACTGGAGAAACAACGTTCGATCTATTTCCGTCATAGCCACAAAGCACTGGTGGAGCAACTCCGTACACAACTCCGGGTTCGTGGTGAACTCCAGAAGGAATATGTTAATGCTCTGTCTCGCATTGGTGTTGACGTCTGGTATGCTGATCACCAGTTCGGTTTCAAAGACGGTGAGTTTGTAGCAGTGTTTGCATAAATCAACATACCGGATAAGACGACATAATGGCTACCCTTCGGGGTAGCCTTATGCTGTATTTTTTTTTTTGTTTCTTCGTGACTAGAAATGCAGTGTAACTGGATAAGGAGGCAACCAATTGATTGCATTAATCCGAGGAGTTAATGTTACAGACGTAGCTGCTGGTAGAATAGTACCAAAGAAGAAGTCTTCATCGTAAACAGCAATGTCATAAACACTACGAAGCATTTCTAATATTTCCGTAGTGTTAGCATAATCCCCAGGCTTACCCACTAGCTTAACATCCTTCAAAGCATCATCGATACGATAGCGATTATAATAAACCACTTGCGAACCTTTGATACGAGTAGAAGTGGTCTTAGCCTGTATGGTTACTCGAGCATTACAATCATTCTGCAACCATACACCCGCATTAACAAAGTCGACATCTTTAATTTGGATAGCAGGCACGATCCCATGTAATGCACTGAACTCATTCAAGAGTTTTTCTTTTGTGTCCGGTAAATACATGTTAACCTCAATCGTAGTGCAGACGTAAGAAGCCTGTCATGTTAGAAGATAGATCACTAAGTTCTAATACCACTACACGGTAGAACTCAGAACGAGAAGTCCACTTAGGGATAGTCGCCCCATTGTAGACAACCTTACAATGTGGTTCACCATCTACTAAAGAATGGACGATGTTGTTAACGGCAGGAACAGATTGGATTTGGAACTTGATACCCGATGCCTGGAATAAAGGATTCAGTAGTTGTTCTGGGTTATGATACAACCCAACTGGAAGATCCTTAAGACTATCTCGCCAACGACTGAAGTCATAACCATTCGTGCAGTAGTTACCATTGATTTTGGCAGGATCAGGTCGAACCGTTACTTCAGGAAACTCATTCGGTTTAGTTGTCAACGTAGAGATGTCAATCTTAGACGTATTAGTTAAACGAACGCGCAAGAAACCAACAAACCGTAAGGACTTGTCATCCGCCTGAATAATTATATCGTTATCACCTACAGCATTGAATCGATCGAAAGTTTGATGGATGAAGTCATCTGTCTCAAATACAATCTCATTACGTTTACCAAGCTTAGTCAGAATATCAATCGTGCTAATGGGTAACGTTAAACCACGAATGTCAACAGCAAAGGTATTGCGGAAGAACTCAGTGCAATTCAGTCGATCATAAGTGAATACCGTTTCGGTAATCTCTGGCATCATGTTAACTGGATTAGTAGAACGGTTCGGAATGATTTCAATCTGAGTTAGCTTAGGACCCAACTTAACCAGTTCCTTTAACTTCACAATTCCAGGTTGGAGTTGGAAATTATATTTGTCATTGATCATGTCACAAATAGCTTGCCATGAACCTACCTTGAGGTAGTCGCGTGTGATATACATTTAAACATCATCCATATCTGGGTAGTTGGGGTCGTCTGAGTTTTGGTATTGACCGAGGTGGTTATCTACTGGCGGAGCATCATCAGTAAAGAACTGTACCTTCATCAACCCTACGGATGGCATCTTGGTCTTAATGTGAGAAACAGCTAACGAAAGATCGTTAATATAAACCATCGGATCAATCCTCCGATACAATGTACCATCAGCAGACAAATCGATATTAGGTAATACCTGAGCATCTGTAATTTTGGTCTTCATGTAACCAATCGATTTGTAAGCATGGACATTTATGGTATCCACCGTTGCTCGGAAGTAGGAGCCCATTGACGCTCTGTAATCACCTACCCGTACCGTTGGCATACCAATGACATGGAAGTTAGTGTAGGCGACGTTACGGAGGTACTGGAGAGGATAAGATGACAGACGTTTCATCAACCGCAACAGTTCCCGCTGAATTTCACCCAATGTGATCACTTTAAACAGATTCGCACCAGTTGCAATGTTAATGCAGTCTGTTACAAGTTGTTCATATTCGGAAACACGGAACCCACGAATGTCGATACCCTGAGGTAAGAAGTAATCATCAAATGAGATAGGGTCTTTTACCAGACGACATGTACGATTCATGTAATGTGCCTTAACAGCATTCTCACACATCGCTCGACCATCTTTATGTTCCTGTAGCGAATATAGTTCCCACAGACGTAAGTAAGACTTATGACACCGAGTAGCGTCTAAGTAAAACTGTTCTGTAGAAATGTAAGACGTCATCGGGAATACACGGTCTTGGATAGCGGTCAATACGTTGTCCCCAACGATACGTGGAGACACGAATGTCTTCAGTTGATCCAATGTCGGGAGAGGATTACGCATTACTTCATACGCGACCATAGAAGGAATCATGGTGATATCAGATTCCAATACTTGGGCATAAGCGTAGAGCATCATGATGTATGCATCTTTGACAGACACCGTCATAAGCTCACCAGTCCGTGGATTAGGGATCTGTACATAAGCACGATACTTACCACGAGAGGCTAAGTCTAACCATTCGTTCAACAGAACGTTCATGTGAGAACGCACAGAAGAAGTAGACCGGTCGATTACTTCAGAGTCGAGGATCTTAGTAGGCAAAGTAGAGAACTGATCAGATTCGATTTGTTCGGTAATCTCTTTCTCTGCGTCAAAACGTACGAGTGGGTTATCACGAGCCAGTGGATCTTCTCGTTCGAGAACCTGCCCAACGGTAGCTTTATCTTGTCCTTCATGAACAACAGGAAAGTTAACATCCAGTTTGATAAGTTCAGCCGTTGGCTTTAGGTCACCAGGCATTGCGGAAGCGTTCTGCTTGATGTTATACCAGATTAACGGGATACCACGAGGGGTAAGGATATTATCTACCAACCGTTGCCATGTAGATTCTTTACCCACGTTACGTTCGTACCAATTAACATCACGGTACAAATGAAGTTGTTGCCCTTTGTCGAGATAAGGCATGAACTCATCCAAACGAGAGTTCGAACCCAGCCATTCACGAATGAAGAAACTGTTAGCACGACGGGTCTTAGCATTACGCAAACGAATCAACATGATCGCTAGCGGAAGCTGCGTATAAAGAGAACCCAGGAAGCCTGCAAAGTACAGATCATCCGAGATGTTAAACTGTTCATTGTACCAGCGATTGTAAAATGACGTCACCCAGTCTTGAAGTTCGTGATCGAAGTTATCTTCGTTCTCTTCAACATACTTGGGGTCATAGTACAAAATCTCACCATTATGTGAATCAATCGCACGATCGATGTCAATTGGGTAGATAACCCCATTGATCAAACCGACTTGGTCAGGAAACTGACGCACTAGGTTATTGTAATAAATACTGCCTGGAACATACTCTCGGGCAGTTGCACGGTGAATTGCTAGATTATCCTTTGTGAAGTCTATCATTTCCAACGTGTCTATGGACCGCACTACCATTTTACTGTCCGTCGAGTGATACTCGCCAGCCATGTTCATGTAGTACTTCCACGATTTAGGATCAAGCTCATCCGAGATGATACCTTCTTCCGCCAGCCGTTCATTTAGAATAGTGGCTGCTGCATCGAATTTAATCACCACTGTACGGGCTAGGCGCATTGTATCGTTTCGGTAAACTTCGAAATAAACGTTGCTCATGCTTTTTACTCACTTGAATAATGGGAGCTTCTCATGGCTCGAAAAACTGGGGGGAACGGTAAAACGTATCCCATGTTTGAACAAACCCAAGAAGGCCTCAATCCATTAACGCCCATTGGCGGTGTTATTAACTTGCTGCGTAAAGCAGTTAGTGAAAAGGGACAGAGTGTCAACCAACCACGCGTTGGTATCAACAAACAAACAATGGATCGAGTATCGCGTCAGACGTCGCAAGACATTACTGATAACGACTCAATCATGCAGCTCAACCCAGACTTAGAACTTGTTGAGACCGTAATGGTCGGTAACATTCTCTCGCCTAAGGATCTGGGTGAAACGGAACTGGCTTGGTCTGTTGACCCGGTTCTGTTTGATAGTGAAATTGCACGACTACTGATAGAGCCTGTAGAAGAGCATTTTAAACGAGACTATAAGATTAACGACCGTCTCGACCTGGTGCTACGAGAGATCATGTTCCGTAAAGGCGCATCGATCCATATCGTTCTACCAGAGACCGTACTCGACCATTTGGTTAACGGCACACGCAAGGTTTCCATGGAGGCCTATGCAGGTTTCCGTAAGCGTATGTCACAGGGCGAACCACTCGGTTTATTAGGTCACCCCACCAATGCTAACATCTCGTTAGAAAGTTGGAATGTAACTACCGACGGCGCAAACAAGATTCGTGGTGATGCTAATCTACTCGTTACTGACAACTTCAACATCCTGAAGTCTCCCGTAGTGGGTCGTCGTGTTCGTGAGACACGTATCGCTGACCGTTTGAATCGTCATCGTATTTCTCTTGAAGCAGAACTGCAACAAGAAACGCAGAACTACAACTTTACCAATGCTGACATTGAAAAGCTTTATCAACGGAACCGTAATGGCACTACTGACCATGCTCAAGTTGTAACATCACCTCAGTTCATGGACAGGAAGTCTGTAGGGCATCCCCTGGCACTGCTTCCACCAATGGAAGCCGTTATCCCGGTATTCATGCAGGGCCGTCCACATGAGCACGTAGGTTACTTCTTGCTGGTAGACCAAAATGGTTATCCGGTATCGAAAGACTCTACTCGTGACTTCTATGGTGAGCTGCAAAGTTCATGGAATTCTAGCGGTGGCGGTAACTCTGATGGCAACTCTGAGATCCTCCGTCTAACACGTGAGGCGATGGGAGCCAATGCCAGCAAGCAGGATTATGAAGTAGACGAGATCCAAAAGACTTATAATTCGATCATTGTGAACGATCTACATAACCGTCTTCGTAACGGCGAGTACGATCAAGAACTCGAAATCGGTATGTCTGAAGAAATCCAACGGATCATGTTGTTCCGTAGCTGGGAACAGAAATGTACTCAACTCGTTTTCATTCCATCCGAACTCTGCACCTATATGGCTTTCAACTTCAATGCTAACGGTGTGGGTGAATCACTACTGTCCCGTTCGAAGATGATTGCAACCATGCGTTCTACTTTGCTGATGGCTGATACCGTCGGTGGCATGCGTAACGCAGTAGGTCGTAAGAAAGTTAACATCACGCTAGACCCGGATGATCCAGATGCTGAACAAACCATCTCGAACATTCAATCAGCTATCATGGAACAAGCACATCGTTCGTTCCCACTGGCTGCTCCCGATCCTACTCAAGCAATGGACCACCTAATCCGTTCTGGCTTTGACTTTGCCATTAACGTTAACGGTGCAGACTATGCTGAAACGAAAGTAGAGTATGATGACTATAACACGAACCAACAGGCTGGTAACCCAGATCTGCAGGATCGTCTACGTCGCATGCATATTTCCGGTATGGGTGTACACCCTGAGAAAGTTGACCCGATGTCTTCACCAGACTTCGCTACAACTGCAACTCAGAACGACTTGGTATTCTCCCGTCGTGTACGTGCTTATCAGAAAGCTTTCACTGAGTACCTGCAAAAGTTCATTCGTACTTACACACACCACAGTTCGATCTTGCGCCAGAAGATGGCTAAGGCGATTGTGAAGAACCGTAAGATGTTATCGCCAGAACAAGCAGCACAACCAATCGATGAGATCATTGATGAATTCATCGGAGCATTGGAAGTATCGTTGCCTGCTCCTGATAATACCCAACATGAACGTCAAGCCGAATCGTATCGTGCTTATTCCGATCTGTTGGACTCGACACTGGAAGCTTTCATTACACCTGACCTGTTCCCTGATGAAGTACTAGGGATGTCTGGTGTAGCTGATAAGATCCTGAACCATGTTAAAGCTTACTTCAAACGTCAGTGGCTAACCAACAACAATGTCATGCCTGAACTGGGTGTACTGTTGGAGATGGATGGTGATAAGCCTGCGTTCTCGTTGTTAGACTACATGGCAACTGCCCAGTCTACTATGGGTCGAGCATTCATGGAGTTTATGAAGCACGAAGTCGATAACAAAGACGCATTTGCCAAAGAGTTCAAGAAAGTTATTGAAGCTGCTGGCGCAAGCGACGGTGGATTTGGTGGAGATGCTGGTGGTGGCTTCGGTGATGATACCGGAGGTGATGACACAGGTAGCGGAGACGATGGTTTCGGCGATCTGGGTGGCGGTACAGACGACGGTATGGGCGGTGACCTTAGCAGTGACATGGGTGGTGACACCAGTGGTACTGATGACATGGGTCTTGATGAACCTAGTGCTGATGACTCAACTACAGACGAGGATGCAGCGGGCGATACGGATGGCTTGGATGATCCGCATGCAGCAGCAGCTAAGGATGAAGAAGAGGATAAGGACGAAGAAGCACTCAACAATTTGTAACGACATATTAGCCTTCCCGTTGGGGAAGGCTTTATGCCATCAATTAGAACCAAGTACTCGGAAGAAAGCATCATCATGGATGAAGGGTTGTGCTGGATTACGGCCACCATCTACAATAGCTTTAGTTTGCCACCGTCTATGGTTAGCATCGTAGTCGTGCCGAATATTATTTGTACCTGCATAAACGAATGTATCCACTTCATGAATCGTGTGGTAATCAAGCATCCGACCATAAGCACCTACGATGGGTAGGTTATCACCCGAAGGATCAATGAACCGACCTGGTAGACGTAACCATTCGATAGGTTCGTAGTCTTGAAAGAATGAAGGAGTGTCAACAACTACAAAGAAAGATTGTGACATGGTTAGATACTTCAACACTACTTCATCAGAACGCATTTGTTCAAGAGACATTAGTGTTGGGTTTTTAGGATCAACAACCAAACCTAAAGTATCTAGATCTAGTTCTTTAACTGATTGGATATACCGATCCAAGAACATCGAAGAACCAACTTCAACACGCCATGTCCTATCACCTACGGGCTTATAGACTTTCCCCAATACCTGCAGATAACCACCTACCACCAACAGAACAGTTTTGTCCGTAATATCGATGTTGCTAGGCATGGTGATATAAGAAGCATCATTTAGTGGAGCACCTTCCCGTTGCGGACTAATCATTGATTCGGTAATAGGGATCTTTTGAATAGCTCCAATCGTTTCGAATGAGTATACACCGATCTGGTTATTGTTCGCACGACGTACAGACTTATTACCATCCAATACACGAATACCAGCAGCAGTATAATCGGTGATATGGAAATATCCATTAACCGTAGTTAGGCAATACTTATCGTAATCGGCATACGAATGAATCGGATGTGTTAGAATCAAATCTTCTTTGACAAATTTAGATGCTGTGGAGTTAACATGCAGGTCACGACCTTTAGGTTGAGCAATATAACCAGCATGCCAAGCCTGAGCATATCGTACCAGTCGTTCTGTTTCATCTGGTAACTGCGCTTCGAAAGGCAAGGTCACATTACCAATAGAAGTTAACCATTGCTGTACAGTAAATGTCGGATCAACGTTATTCATCCAAGTTGTAACATTATCAAACTTAAGAGCTTTGAGTTGTTGCTGGCCTGCACCTGGATAACCGATGTAAAGAATTACGTCGCCATAAGTCACAGACAGAGTGGTAACGATTGCATTACTGAGGTCAGCTTCTTGCCAACGACCTTTACGTCTATCGGCCCGATAGCGTGCACGTACTAGAGTGTACATTGATGAACCTCCGTGGGATTGAATAATCCTATGTGAATTTAAAAATACTGGTGTGCATACACATCATTAAGCTAACAACTGCGCACCAGCGCTACATAGGAGGATATATGTCCACCATGAGTACAACTGGTCTCTACGAAGAGGACCTGCACGGCACGAACCCTGCGAACCTCGTAACAGGTGAGATCCAGACGCTGCAAGTTCCTGGGCCTGATGATTACTACTTCATCATTCCAAAAGCTGCTCCGTACTTTACGGACTCTCTCAAAGTGTACAACGCCCAAACGGGACAGTTGTATGTGGAAAACGAAGACTACCTAACAGGCCACTTCTTCATTGAAGCTATGGACTCAATCGGTCGACCAATTAATGGTTCTATTCGTTTTATGAAACGAACCATCCAGGGTCAAGTACGATTAGAGTATCGGACTATTGGTGGTCAATGGGGCTTTAGTGATTCGGCTATCCTGGCAGAACTGTCTAACCGACAGCTTAATCCACTTATCCGTACTTGGGCTCAAATCGATGTACTCCCGGCATTGTTTCCTGTACTGGAACACAACCAAGCAGTTAACTCACTGATTGGCTCTGCACAAATCCTGGAAGCATTGGAAGCCTTAACTGCGGTCGTCGAGGCTTCGGCTGAAGGCGCCTCCCAGTCTCACTTGCTGGACTTTGCTAACCCACACCGGGTAACTAAAGCACAAGTGTTATTAGGCCTAGTACAAAACTATGCAATGGCAACAGATACTGAAGCCCGCGCTGGTCTGCGTGATGATGTTTACATGTCGTCTCGTGCTGTTTATCTACAAGTAGTGGATAAAGCACTGACCCCGCTCAATGCACACATTGCTGCTCAAGGTAACGTGCATGGCTTGACAGCTGCTGACCTCAACTTAGGTCGGGTTCCTAACTTCTCTGCTGCATCGCCAACAGAAGCGGTAGATATCACTAACAACATTACACTGTTAACTCCGTATACCGGTGCATTGTTGTTCGAACAGCTTTCTAACGTACCACGGATCGATGCATTAGAAAACCTAATCCGCGATCACATTGCTGATACCAACAATCCACACCAACTGACTCCTGCTATTTTGGGTATGTACTCAAATGCAGAGATTGATCAGAAACTGGCCGACATCGCTGGTGGGGGTGGTGATGCTACTACTTTCGGTGGTAAGACTCCAGCAGAATGGGAAGATAGCTTCACCTCAGTAGATGATGTCGAATCGGTAATCGATAAAGTTCGTATTCAACACGAAGAGAATATTGCATTAATTCAAACCGTGTCACTAACATCCAGTTGGACACCAGCCGATGAAACAGCTTATCAAGGTTCCTTGATTGGTTCCGCCACTGCAGGCTACGGCATGTATGGTGTGATCAACTCATTCAACTCAGTTAATCTGATTCAAGGGTCTGATGTTCCACAGATTCCGAACTTGGCTACATTGCGAAACGCTGCTGATGGCTGGGCATCTGCTGAAGATGCGGTTTACGTTATCGCTCCGAATGGTGCATTGCGGGCCTATGGTTCTGCATCCGTTGCTGCTCCAGTAGGTTGGAAGGATGATGTTTCCTTTAATACAGCTAATGCATTGGAAGCAGTATGGGCTACGGCTAGTTTGGTATACATGCGTAAGCGTGGTACTCCTGCCAACGGATCTAACCCAGCTATTCCTGGTGATCTGTACATGTACGGCGCGGCCACGCCATTGACTTTGGTTTCCCCATCATCAGAAGGACCAGTGACTATCTTTACTTCATCCCAGCAAACCTACATCGGCGAAACATCGGTATTGGAAATTGCAGATGATGTATTCGTTGGTCGCGGTACTGCTCCATGGGTATCTGCTATCAATGCTGTTATCACCGCAGTATCTGCAGAAATCGATGGCATCGACAATACTGATTTCATTCGGGATATCCGGATTGGCGACACACATGTAATCATCACTAGCTCGGTTCAAGGTGATCTCTATGTGTATCAAATCAACCGTACTGGTAACAACGTTACTGGTGTAGTCCGAGTTACTGATCCAGCTATTTTCGATACCCATGGTACCTTAGTACCAATTGGCGCAATCACTGGGGTTAAAGCAGTATCTGGTGCATACAAGCACTTCTGTATTGTTACTGCAGATGACGAAGCCTTGTTCTTTGGGGATAACTCCCAAGGTCAATGTGAAGTGGATAATGCAGCTGGTCCATTCCTATCGATTGCAGCAGGCAATAACTTTACCGTTACGGTTAATACAAAACACCAAACGATGTTCTGGGGTAATTCACCGGATAACTCAATGTTGTATGGTAACCGTGGCATTACGATCGAAGAGGTAACTCCATGATCAGTACAGCTATCGTAGCGGCCATGCTTCAACGTATGGCCATTTGGGCAGGTGAAACAGTCAACCGCTTCTCATTGGTAAAGACCAGACTTGAAGCACTGGAACTGTCTTTCCGTAATCTAAGAGAAACGACCGCCGATGAAATCGGCTTAGGTCTAGTTGCAAATTACGCGCCTTCAACGTTAACACAAGCGAAGGGCGGAGTGAACAACTCGTCGCATATGACACCAAGACGTACCAATGATTTTGCCGAAGAGAAGATCTACGGACCAATCGGCGATGCGTTTGCGACAGCAGCTGCTCGCTTGCCATAAAACACACAAGACAGGGCATGGGTAACCGTGCCTTCTTTTGTAAGCATTATCCAAACGGAGTAACCCATGGATAGCCCAATCGTACAGCTACCACTTGATCTAACGGGGACTGACCCTAACAACCATATTGGTAGCGAAGAACACCTACTGGTAGATCTTGATGGTTTCCCGTATAAAATCATCACCCTCTTCCACGGTGGTTTTTATACGAAGGGACTCAAGGTCTACGATGCAGACTACAATAAGCTTATGCCTGATGTAGATTACATCTGTACTTACAAACATCAACAAGTTAGTGACCGCACAGGTCTGGAAGTTTGTAGTGCAATCGTTTTCATTAATCCAGCCATTGATGGCATCGTTTACACTTCTTCCCAAATGGTCGGTGATGACATCGCCTTCAGTTTTACTGTAGTGCAGGATTACATCACTTTCTACAATACTAAAACACCCGATTATATTCCTACGTGGTCTGACTACATCGGTACCGAACCCAATTGGAGTCCAGGTGAACTAGTGCAAGCACGTTGGGGGTTGGATACTTATCAACCGTTCAACAACGAATTAGAAACCATCTCACGTCGCCTAGTGATTGGTAATGATAATGCTGAAGAAGATTTACGAGAATCTATTCGCGATCGTCTAGATGTATTCTTGGCTCGGTTCAACAACCGACTACAGCAACACATCGATGATAAAGCTAACCCGCATGCTAGTGATGCAGAAAAAGTAGGACTAGGCTTACTGGAGAACTTACCAGTAGCTACAGCACCTCAGGCTTTAGCAATTGCATCGGATGATCATTACATGACTCCTGCTCTGGCATGGCAAGTTAGTGATCAGTATGCATCGATTCCTTTGAAAGCTCACACTGATCTAAATCCAGCCAACCCACATGATCTTTCTTATCTCCAGTTGAATTCACACAGCAAAGCACAAGCTACTGCAATAATCAACTCGAAACATCAGAAAGGTACAGTCATTGCAAACGCTCGGACCATTCTCTATCAAGGTGAATGGCACACATATGAAGCGTATGTAGCTAAGCTACGAAAGAATCTCTCAACATCTTATTTCCCTAACGGTATTTTGCAACCCCAGAAAATGGGAGCTGGACCATTAGAATGGAATGCGGTAATGCGTGGTGATCGTAGATGGTCACGGGTAGCGGATATCCTAGCCGAATATGTTACTACACCAGCAGGTTCTTTTAATACCATTAGCGTTAACGCTTATGATCCGAATATTGCAATGAACATTGTGCGTTCTACTTGGCCATATGAGCCAGTAGGTAGTACAGTATTTGCTCGGATGTTAGTTGCCGTTCAACAAGGCTGGGGTAATGGCTCAACGCATTATGATGTTGCTCAAGACTATGCATTTGTCATGACACCTTCTGGTTGGATTATGGCTTAAGGTAAACAAGATGACTCCACTACTGCACAAGTTTCCACTAGACTGGACAGGTACCGACCTGCGTAATCGGACACGAAGCGAGATGCATGACATGTCTGCGCTTTATGATCTGGACTACCGCTGTGTAGTCTTGGATCATGGTTACTTCTATACTGACGATCTGTACATCATCGATGAAGCAGGCCGTGAACTGAAAGAGACCACAGACTACCAACTCGTTGGCTTTAATACCGACGTGGTAGGTAAGACAGCTAAGACCGTTGTGTCCGTAATTGTGATTACCAATAAAAAGGTAGCCTCTAAAATTTACGTTGATGCACAGATGGTCGGTGGTGGTTATGAAAAGGTAGGGCCTGCAATCGATCAGATGGCTATGGGTCTACTCAACAACACCCGCAAAGTCCACTGGAACAACATTAAAGACAAACCTGACCGTTATCCTGCCGGTGGCCATATGCACCCGCTATGGGAACTGTACGGCTTCACACCTACTGTTACGGTACTGAAGAGGATGTCTGTTGCTTTCGGTAAGAAAGTTCAGCAAGTATTGGATGCAATCTACAAAGACTTCGATACTCAAATGAAAACCATTGAGGGTGAACTCGATGTTGTGGAAGCTCGTTTGACTGCACACATTGCAGACACTGCTAACCCACACAAAGACTCGAAAAATAACATCGGTTTAGCGAATGTATTCAATGCACCTACTGCTACATTAACACAAGCACGTTTAACTAATGGCGATCTGATGCAGGTCTATGCAACTCCATGGTCGATTGGACAGGCACTCGATGCTAACTTTACACCGGTCTTGCAAGAACATATCGCTAACAAGAATAACCCACATCGAAACACCACTACTCAGTTGAACATGTACACAATTCCTCAAATGCAGGATAAAGCTAATCTTTATACTGACCAAGGGGCGACGATGGACAAGTCTGCAGCTGTCTATGGTCAGACTGCTGATTCGTTGCGTCCACTGATGCAACTGAACAACCACACGAATAATTTGACAGTTGGCATGTACCCATTCCAGATTTGGGCTCGTCCATATATCGGCGGGTTATCTCCAAATGCACAGGTATTAAAACCTGATGGCTATTGGCAAAACATTGCCGATGTGATTACACGTGGGGTTACACCAAGTACGCGTATCACTGTGATGCAAGGTGAATTCAACGATTATGCTCATGCGGTCAATACCGCAAACGCAATCATGACGGGTTGGCCTGTCGGTTCATTGCTCTATTGCCACTGGAACTATGCTAAAGCATCTGGTAACGGTAACGGTGCAACTCAATGGGCAAGAACACGAAACACCAGTATTCTCGTCTACACTGGTGGTGGCGGTTGGATTACTAGTGCAGGAGGTGCATAATGGCTAGACTTACATTCCTTCCCTTAGATCTTACGGGGCAGGCACTTGTCAACAGACGTACAGGTGAACAACACCCACTGATTAAAGTTGGTGATAAAGTTAACCGCGTCTGTGTTTTGGATCATGGTGCTTTCTATACCAGCGGCCTAGTGGTTCGTGATAATACCGGTCGACTACTTTCCCCTGTCACAGATTTTAAGACAACCTATCATTACGACAAGTTATCTAAGTTGACGGCTAAAGAAGTAATGGGTTTGATCGTGGTTACTAACCCGACGGTGGTATCACCATTAACCGTACAATACCAAGCTGTAGGTGGTAATTTCAGTATCTCTGTTACAGAACTTAAAGCGTTGTTAGAATCCATTAAAGAAGATAACTTCACGCTTAAGTGGGAAGACATCATCGGTAAACCGACTGCATATGTTCCTGAAGACCATGACCATGAATACTGGCAATTGTGGGGTCTGGAAACTACCGTCGTTGAAATCGATCGGATTGCCGCTTCCTGGAAAGCTGGTACAATGGCTATCTCTAAAGAGAGCAAAGACTACGGCTCAATCTACGTTCAGAAAGGACGAGATGCTATCAATGCCTACGCGGTGAAAGTATCTGCTCACTTGGCTGATGTTAACAATCCACATGCGACAGATAAGAATAAGGTTGGCTTGGGCTGGATTAACAACTGGACAATGGCAACAGGCGTACAGGTAGTTAACCGAAACGATTCGACCCATTACATGCCTATCGGTGGGATGTATCGAATTCTGAATACAGGTCCTTTGCCTGATCTCAATGCACACGTCACCAACTTCTCCAATCCACACGGCACAACGGCAGCAATGGCCGGCAGCTGGACAACCACAGAGATCAACCAATCCTTCACTGCGAAATACCTGTGGACGGATATAGCTACTAACTCGACACTGTATGGTGGTCGTACATCTGCTACACTGCGTTATGACGTAACCGTTAACTTGGACCCACGTGATATTGTTGTTGGTGGCTTCCCCCATACTCAAATGGGGAGTAACGGTGGTGGTATTGGCTTAGATACTTGGAACTGGGCATTGTGTGGTGATGGCAACTGGAGACGCTGGGTAGATCTACTGGCTGGGTTCAATAGTTCCCGTCGTCGATATGTATCACTAGGTAACTATAGCGACGCAGCAACTTTGCTAAACGTGGCCAACACTGCTTTTGGTGGCTGGCCAGATAACACGGTGGCAATCGGAACAATCGTCAACCATCCTACACCAGATGTGATATATACCACTCTCAAAGCTTTCGTCAAGTCCGGTGGGGCTTGGGTTAGTATCTACGGTTAAAAAGAGAAAACAACATGTATAATGAAACAGTGCTTTCAGATATGACGAGCGGTGAACGTGTTCGTGCATTGCTGATGTTTAACAAAGTCAACGGGGAATTCATTGCAGCACTTAGCTGGAATGATCCTACTACACTAGGGGGTCAAGATTATATTCAGTATGTCGAAGCACAATACGACATGACGAATGATGTAGTTAAGGGTAAATACCCAGACTACAAAATCATGAATAAGAACGAAGGTCCACAGCCGTACTACGAAGCTCAAGCAGATGCAGTAATGTCGGCTAAGATCACTAAGCTTTATCCAGTGGTTGAACAGGTCAACGTTCTTGCTCGTGCACTAGGTATCCTGGCTGAGAAGTTAGGCGTTACTGAAGAACTCAGTGAACTTACCGAGATGGTGGAATACATCAAACTCTGTAAAGAAGTGAATGCATCTACTAAGGAATTCTATAGTGAGTCTCCCGATTTCATTTACATCAGCAATGAAGAACTTGCAATCCAAGAAAATGCTCGATACGAAGGTGGTCTTCACGAAGCCTTTGGGGCAAGAACGATCACAGGTGGACGTGTTTTCGGCTGATACGGCTGAAGCCATTGTGGGGGCTCTAGAAGCCCTTCCATCTGGTTACTGGTACCAACGCTCAAAGATCAACTCCATCCCCACTAAAGGGGTGACTGAGTGCGACTACGGGTTCTTAGGGCACAACCAGATGCCTAGAGAACTCCGTGAAGCATTATGGGACCTAGCTCCATCTATTCCCAAGTCAATGTTAGAAGAAGTTTGTGTTAACCGTTATGAAATTGGTGCTGGGATGCCTGAGCATATTGACTTAGCCCAATATCAATACAACATGGTTATTGCACTATCTAACAATGGCGATGGATGTACTGTGATGGATGAGTTCTTCATCGACGTACCGGGTAAAGGAATGGTGTTCCCTCGCAAGTCCGAACCACATGCCGTACCTCCGGTTAAACATAAACGTTATGTAATAATTTTCCTGTATGCATAAGGAGTGGACATGTACACACGTCTGCACACGCTTTCAGAAACAGCAGTAACCGAACTACGTGAGCTTAAAGACGAAGTGTCTTTCTCCGATTCGTACGGTTCTCGTCGGAGACAAGGCAAGAACGATGCCAACGCTCTAAGTATCTACAACTACTCTAAGTGGTTTAACTGGACTCACAAACAACGTGAAGTTATCCGTAAATCATTACCCGAGCAACAAACCAAGAAAGCTAAACAAGTTTGGTTCTTGGAGTTCCCTGCTCGAACTGGTTTCCTAGATGTAATGACATATTGGATCGACCACGCTAAGATGTGTGGTAAAATCTGTGCTTATTCATTGACAGATAACCAGACGATCTATATCGATGGCCATTCGGTTACTCTTGCTAAAGGAGAAGGTATTTACTTCTGCCTGTCGAGTATCCATCAGATCAAGCCTTCCAAAGAAGGTCAACTGTGGGCATGTGTTATGACACAACAGCCTGTGGAAGCCCTAATGTAGAAATACTTTTTCTACTTAATAATACAATGCCTCAACAAACAAGGACATCGAAATGTCGATCTTGGACCAACAAGTTGTTAACGTAACACGTACCGCTATTGGTGCACTGTTACAAACTGTTAAATATTTGGGGATGCCTACAAAGCTTGCCCTGATGCTAAACACTACACTGAACCAGAAGTTCAACGTACAGAATGGTGTGTTGCCTTCTGACGCACAGTCTCTTAACTTCCGTTATCTCGTTATCGGGAACATGGGTCACTACACCGTCAAAGCTGATGATGGTTCGGATGAAACTGATGTTCGTCCACACCGTACTAACCATAACGGATTGTATAATCATATTCCATTTGTACTCCGTGAAGTAACTGATGACCTGACTTCATTGGAACGTGAGAAGTATTGCCTCCGTACCCAAGAAACACATAAAGGCAAACCTTACTTTGCTTACTATGGTCGCCGTATCAATATCTCTTCAGTCGTTCCTCAGCTATTAGAAGTAGAGATCATCAACGGTGTTGAAGTTACACGTCCATACGTACCTACACTGGAAGACTTGAATCCTACGCCACCGGTTATCCCGAATACTGGTATTGTTGTTGGTTCGAACAAATTCATTTCGGCTTCTGCTATTGTGGAAGTTAAGTTCACTAAAGAAGACATCGCTGAGATCGTTAATGCTCACCGTGTCCGTACTGGTTCGACTCGTTCCCCAGTTATCTCTGAAATCGGTTTGGTAACAGGTGTAGACAAACTCGTACCTGGCCCTGCTGGTAGTGGCGGTAGCTTTGACTACAACGAAGTTATCGGCGCACAGATTTCTGTACACGTTGCAACTAACCACCCTATCGCATACAACTCTAATGGTCTGACCATGGTTTACGATATCGGTGCTTCTGAACCAATGCTGGGTGATCAAGCCCTCAACGTTGCTGAGTTCGCGAGCTAACTATGCTTAAGATGCCGGAGAACTCAGAACCGTTTAAGATTCTGTCTTTAGACCCTGGCTCTTCGCATCTAGGGGTAGCAATACTACTCGACATGTTGGATGGTTCAGACGTAACAATTGATGATTCCTTCACAGTTCATCTTAAAGACACCTGCCCAGAATATTCTGAATTGGGTGACTTGCATGGTAACCGCGTGATTCGTCTGATGCAACTCGGAGATGCTGTTTTAAATCTCGTGAGAACGCACAGGCCACATGCGGTGATTGTGGAGGCTAACTACTTAGGTCGTTTCGCTACTGCCTTCGCAGCGCTCGTAGAGTGCGTTGCAATGGTGCGTAGTGCTGTGTACATGTACGACCCATTCATGCCTCTTTATCAGGTTGACCCTTCCACTGCGAAGATCAATGCTGGTATGGAACGTATTAAAGGAACAGACAAGGAAGATGTACGTCGTGCAATGAGAAAGCGTAAAGGCGTCGCTTGGAACGTAAATCTAGAAGAACTAGACGAACACAGCGTCGATGCATGCGCCATTGGCGTGTACTGCGCAGAACACATTACACCTAGGGTAATGCCCGCCGAGCCAGTGAAGAAATTCACCAAGGCTAAGAAGGAACGCAAGAAGCGGAGACGAGGTAAAAGACGATGAATTTTTTCAAAGGTCTACAGTGGTTCGAATGGCTCCTGATTGGTATCGTAGTTACGATGCTCGGAGCTTCATGGTTAATCTGGAACAAATACGATGAGCGCACACTAGAAGTCGGCGGTATGAAAGTCGAAAATAGTGTACTCACGGAGACGGTGAAATATAAAGATCAGTCCGCTACCATCTCGGATCAGGTTGTCGCTGAATTTGTTCAGGATAAAGAAGATGCGAAGGCAGAGTTGGAACAGTCACGTGAAGGAGTGATTGATGACTACATTAACATGGCAACAGCCACAACCGTTGCACCCGCGACAGTTGTGGACGTCCCTAAAACAAAGGTTACAACGAGGCCAAAGGCAACTCAAACTCGGCCCGCCACCAAAGCATCTGATGATACTGGTGATCTTGCTCGTATTAGTCTCATGGCTAACAGGATGCGCGAGCACTACTGCACAGCTGCCCCAGAACGTGGTGTCGGCTGTAATGCCGGCGGTACTAACCAATGAGTGTTACGTTTCTCCGCCTCCTACTGATGAAGACATCCTTAACGCTCCACAGCGTTATCGTGTAGCCGGTAAGATGTCGGATTGGGAAGCTCGTTTCCTGTTGATGTCTGATCACTGGCTCCTACAAACTGACGCACTTGGCGTGTGTAATAAACAAGTGCGCAAATCACGTGAGTGGGTAAACAAACATCGTGGTTTGGAGAAGCCTAATGAAAATCTCGGAAATCCTGAATGAGATCGACCAGAGTCCGATTTCCTCTCACTCAACTGCAGCATTAATGATTGGTTATCTGAACAGTGAATTAGCACTGGTCGGAGAGACCGCATTGACTTCGAGCTCTACGGGCGCAGAAGCCATCGCTGCAATTTACAAAACCCCACGTGAAAAGCAAGATGTTATTTTCCAAAAGGACTTTACGTCTATTCGGAAGAAAGACAGTTACAAGTTCATGGTTCTATCCATGGCTGTTCTTGCTGTAGTGGCGGGGGCTGGTTTCGCTGGAAGCGTAGCTAAGTTGGAAGGAGAGGCAGCGGCAGGTGTGACGGACGTATTCAAAGTTCTGATCACCGGGTTGTTTGAAATTGCTAAAATGCTTATTTCAGGTCAATAAAAATATACTGTCCGTCCCTTAAGGGGACGGACTTTATTATGCTATGTGGATTAATCAACTTTGTAACCACAGGACTGAGGTTTAAACATGATCACTACAGATCGTTTCCCGTATGACATGCCTTCCCGCGACGCGCTCGTGGAACAGGTGAATCGTGACTTGCAACGGAACTACAAACCGAACCAAGTTAGTTTTGAAGATATGTTCTTTGCTCCTCTGCCTGCTATCCCTGGCCGTACGTTTATTGAGATGACTAGTCGCCTTACTGGCCTAAAGGAATTCTTTGTATATCGCCGGTTAGATTTGGCTAATCCTAAGGCACTGGGCACAAGTACTCGCATTAAAGTGTTGGGACAACCGTCTCCAGCCAGTATCGCAAACGAAATTAATCGCAGCCGTCTGATGTCATTCGGCCCTGATGATATTTCATTCTCCACGGTAGTTATCCAACCTCCTGAGAACACATTCGTCTATCGCTTGAAAGCGATGACAGGCAGTTACGCTTACTTCGGCGAAACAGACATTATCGTTGAAATTATGGAAGCTAACCCGTACGCTCGTTATCTTGAAGACGGCGATGCCCGGTTGATGGAAACCGGCGAAATTCGTGAACTCGAACACGCCTGAGGTATATGACATGGCTATTCAAAACGCTATACTCGATTCTATTCCTTTACCTAAAGCGAATAAGTCTCGTGCAGCAGCTATTCCAACCCTAGAAGCTATCGGCAAGATTACTGGCATGTCCCCGACATTGTTGGCTACCTTCGCATCGATTGAATCGGGATTTGATTACACTGTCAAAGCATCGACATCAAGTGCAACTGGTTGGTTCCAACATCTAAATAAAACTTGGGATGATATCCTGGCGTTAACTAATGCCAAGTACAGTCTTAAGGATGATGCTCAGCGTAGTCTCCGTTTAGATCCTCGAGCCAATGGCTTGATGGGCGCTGAACTGTTGAAGGACAATGCTCGCATTCTTCGGAGTGGCCTGGGACGTGAACCTAATGATACTGAACTATACGCCGCACATTTCTTCGGTGTTGGTGCAGCTAAGAAGTTCTTACTAGCGGATCGTAAAGCACTGGGTAAGGACTTATTCCCTAAACAAGCTGAAGCAAACGTTGGTATCTTCTACGCTCGTGATAAGAAGACAGCCCTGTCAATCGCACAGATTATCGATTTACTCGATTCTAAGGTTGCGAAACACCGTGGCTAATAACGCCAGATAAAGAAAGGACAAAGCCATGAGCGGAGCACCAGCTGCACCAAACAAAAACATGCTTTCTGGTATGGAGCCACTTCTCACCCTTAATGGTGATGAATTTGTAGAAGTAGTTAAAAGAGCTATCGATGGTAAATATAAAAACTACCGGGTACTAGCTAGTAAACTAAGAGATGCATCCACAGCGTATGATTTCGCTGTGGAGAATGGTTTTCAGGGTACATTAGGACAATGGCTCGATTGTACTCGTGCGCTCTATACTCCTGACCCAGCTTCGAATGGTAAAGTATTCGTGGCGGATACCCAAGGTATTGGACAATGGGTCGAAGTTAATATCGGCATTGTCGAAGGGTTGCAAGAAGAACTAGATCGCGTCTTATCTCAAATCGACACATCTACGGGGGTAGCTGCAGACGCGGCTACCGCTGCAAGGTTGGCAGCAGAACAAACAGCCGCAGACGTTGTTGAATCAACAGCAGTTAAAAATACGACTGCGGACTTCGCTACTGCAGCACAAACTTCTGCTCAACAAGCAGCTAGCTCTAAAACAGCAGCCCAGGGTTCTTCATCGACTGCACAAACAGCAGCAACTCAGGCAATTGATGCCAAAGATGCAGCTGAAACATTTGCGGCTAATGCCGAGGGTTCATTTGCAGCAGTAGTTGCGGCTAAGGACACTGCGGTAGGTGCAGCGACTACAGCTGTTTCTGCGAAAGATGAAGCTGTATCGATGCGTCCAGTAATTGATGAAATGACAGAAGCAGCAGAAGTAGCTTTGGCTAGTACCAATGCAGCACTTACGGAAACACGTAATGCACGTGATGCAGTAGTGGGTGCTGAAGCAGAGTTGGATTTGATGAAGTTGTCATTGGCAGCAATTACTGCTGACCCGACTAACGCTGTGGTATCATGGGAACTCGGTGCCAAAGACTTTAACTTGGTTCAAGGCGGGGCAACGTTTAAAGCTGTTGCAGCTCGACTTGCTGGTTGGAGTATGCCTGACGAAGTAGCATCTTACCTGACTACTGTTGTTTCATTGCCTAGTCATTGGGCAACCATGGACATCTATGTCAAATGGGTAAACGAAGTGGCTAACGTAGGTAACTGTGTACTCGGTGGTGAGATCCACAAATGGAAAGTTGGAGAGACCATGAACGCTACTCCTGCGGGTGGTTCTGGTGTAATGGCGGCTAACCCGTCTCCGTATATCGTCATTGAATCTAAGGTTGCTTCTGCACTAGTGCTCGATCCGACCCGCATGACGACTATCCGTATTGCTCGTCAAGGTGCATCAGTTAACGACACATTGCTGAATGCGATGACAATCTTTTCTATCAGATTGGTTAAGACATCATGAACATTACTTATGCATCAGAAGGTCCTGGGTCACTGTTTACTATCCATGGAGAAATCGATGGCTTTGAACATAGCGCTACTGTGGATGCTTCGCTGACCGAAACCATGACTCGCGAGGAAGCTACTGCACTCGGAGAGTCTTTAATCCAAGAGGCGTACCAACGCTATCTTGAGGAGTAACTGCGATGATGATTCCCTTATGGCAGTCAGGTATTCCAGGTTCACCTGCAGTGCGGGTGATGCCACCGAATCCACTTTACGTGGATACAGTGATCGGCACCGACAAAGGTAAGGGTACATTAACTGAACCTTTACGGTCATTGGATGACGCTCGTTTGATGTGTGCTGGGTTGCCTAATTGGGTAATTAAAATCCATGCTCCATTAGAAACACCACTCCGTCAAGAAGTGGTATATGAATCCACTGCCGATCTAACAATTGAAGGCATTGCTGCTAATGACCAGTGGTATGTATACGGTTCAGAAGTTGTTTCTGACTGGACGCCACTGGGCGATGGGTTATATAGCAAAGCCATGGTTGACTGGACATTAATCCTATTCGCGGTAGTCACCACGATGCAGGAACTAGTTGGCGATCGGATGTTTCAACGTAAGTTGTTGGCTAGTGATACACCAGCTACACCCAATGAAGGTGAGTTTGGTTACACCGGCGGTACGATGTATATCAAGCTAGTAGGTGGAGTTGATCCAAACCTACATGTGATCGAAGTAGCCAAACGTAACACTGGGCTAGGTACACGGGGTCATGGGTTACTCAAGATCCGAAATATGTACGGGCGTTATTTCCTCAGTGCAGGCATTAAGAATGGCCTGGCCTTTAACCCACTGGGTACTGGGAATCTAATTGCTGAAGATTGCGTCATTGAATACACCGCAGGTAGCGGTTTCGCTGCCGTTGGACAAACCGAACTAACGACATGTATCCGTTCCAAGGCATATCGATGTGCAAACGACGGGTTTAACCTACATGGTCTGTCTGGTGCTTCATTGATGTTGTTGTACGATTGTGATGGTAGCTATAACGGTGATAAAGCCGGGCAATCCGCACAGGGTGCATCTAACCATGAAGCAACTACGATGATCATCTACGGTGGACGCTATGACTACAACGTCAGTGGTGGTATGGTTGTAATCAATACAGCCCGATGTGATATTCATGGGGATACCGAATGGGGACCTGTATACATGCGCTGGAACATGCGCTTAGGTAATACTCTTGGTGTTATCTCTAACCATGGCGGTATTGCCTGGATGGATGAATCAGTCGGGACCGTGACGGGTAATGTCAACGTTCTCGATGGTCAAGGTGTCGGTATTCGTCGTTGGCCGACCGCTACTGTTATCGGTCTAGAGAACATCACTTCTAGTGGCAACGCTTTGCCGGATGCAATTTAAAGGATTTCGCTATGAGCGCTAATGATGTAGCACCAAACAAAAACATGCTTTCTGGTATGGAATCATTGCTCACAGTGAGCGGTGATGAATTCGCAGAAGTGATTAAACTAACCCCTGAAGGTACATATAAGAACTACCGTGTATTGGTAAGCAAGCTAAGAGCTGTATCCAACGCATATGAGTTCGCTGTACAGAATGGGTTTCAAGGTACACTAACCCAATGGCTGAATTGCACAGAGGCGTTATATACTCTTGATGCATCCGTGCGCGGCATGGTGTTCGTGGCTGATGATAACGGCATTGGCCAATGGACAGAAGTAGGCATTGGTATTATTGATGGACTGCAAGAAGAACTGGATGATGTTTTACGTCGTACCAGTGCTTCTGCTGCTGCTGCCTCGGCTTCAGCCGCTGCGGCTCAACAAGCATTAGTACAAGCTACAGGTGCAGCTACCTCGGCCACAGCCGCTAAGCTCGCGGCGATTAATGCTTCTGGTGCTGCAAGTGGTTACGCTTCTCAGGCAGCCGCTGCTGCGGTTGAAACTGAAGCCGACCGAGTTGTTGTAGTTACTACTCGCGATGAAGTTGCTGTAATTGCAGCATCTATAGAAGAAGCGAAAACTGAAGTTGATGCAGATAAAGATGCAGCTGCACTCAGTGCTTCTGCTGCTTTGCTTTCTGAACAACATGCAGCTACTAGTGCAACTACAGCTACAACAGCGGCTACGCTGGCTGGCGCTGCTCGTGATACCGCTGTAACATTAGCTGCTGAAATTGAAGCCTCTGTTGATCTGGCCATCGATGCTAAGAATACCGCAGTCACTTCTGCCGCCGCTGCGCAAACTGCTGCTCTAGAAGCAGCTGCAGCTCGTGATGCTGCAGAAGCAGTTGTTGTTGATGTCACAGATGCAGTAGCAGAAGTCCAAGGTTACGTTACCGAAGCTGAAGCCGCACGTGATGCAGCACAAGCAACCGTCGCAGTAGTAGTTACTGCCAAAGATCAAGCTGTAGCCGCTGCAACAGCAGCAGAGACAGCTAAAGATAATACGGTGGTATTAGTTTCATCCGCACAGGTTGCAGCAACCACAGCAGAGTCGGCTAAAAATGCAGCAGAAGCCTCTGCATTGCAATCCACCACAGCACGTGATTCTGCCGAAGGCTTTGCAGTTGATGCACTGGCCGCAGTAGGAGAAACACAAAACTTAGTACTGTTGGCGGATGCAGCAAAAGATGCTGCCGAATTGTCTGCTGCACAAGCTACCACAGCGAAAGAAGCTACTGACGTTGCAGTTATTGCTGCACAGGGTTCAGCCACGCAGGCCACTACTGCCCGTGATGCGTCAGAAGCATTTGCTGCTAATGCATTGTCTGCAGTGGATGAAGCTCAGGCCCGTGTACTGGAAGCGCAATTGGCGGCAAGTGAAGCCAAGGCTACTGAAATCCAAGTCACCGAGCTGTCCGAAACAACGGCTGGTTACCGGGATCAATCACTGGCTGCACGTGATGATGCTGAAGCTAATTCGATTACTGCATTGGCTGCGGCAGCAGATGCTCAAGCCAGTAAGCTGTTGGCGCAAGCCGCTGTACCAGCTGCAGCAGATGCTGCACAAGCAGAAGTCGATGCTTTCAAGCAATTACTTGTTGCTACAGGTGTAACACCTGGTGCCACAGTAGTCACTACCATCCAAGGTGGCGATAACGCAGTGTCTCGGTCTATCCAGGACAAGTTGCTGGAACAAGCTATTTCTGTTGCTGACTTCAAGCTATCGGCTGAAGGGTCCAATATTCGTCCTGCATTAGTCCGTGCTATTAAAGCAATAAAAGAAAACAAGACTAAGTCGCGTGTATTGTTGATTCCATACACAGTCGGCGAATGGACAGTAGATAGTCAAGTGTTGTTCGACATCTCCGATTTCACATTGCTGCTCTATGGTAATGTGCGGTTGACGGCAACGACCCGTCAGAAGACTTTCTTGTTCTCTTCGGATATTATCAATGTACCGGCAGCAGCCTTGAAGAACGTTGCAGTATTTGGTAACGGCTCTTACGTCAATGGTAATGCCGATCAGATGACGTTTACTTACGCGCATGGCGATGGTTCAGACAACGACAGTGCTGTACGCTTTAGTTACATTGACAACCTGCGTGTGTACAACGTGTGGGCAGACAATGGTCCTATTGATTCGTTCTCTACTATGCGGTGCCGTAACCAGCTCATCGATGGTTGCAAGTTCACCCGGTCTAAAGAAGACAATGGTTTCTCAGCTACTACGGATTGGGGACCAGTGTGGGAATACGGCAACTTTGATACTTACAGCTACGGCGTAGTATCTAACTGCGTAGCCGAAGACAACCAAGACTTCGGGATGACCGCCTATAATGCTTCGGGTGTCTATTTCTTGAACAACCGTAGCCAACGTAACCGTGCTGGGTACAGCTATGAAGATAGCTATGGTGCTCCGGACACCAAGAAATACGATGGTGGCTTCTTTGGCTGCTGGGCATGGAACTGTAAAGAGCAGGGGTTCTATATTGACGCAGATGGCATCACAATTGATCCTAACTGTAAGTCATGGAACATTCGCTATATCGGTAGCAACCCTAACGGTCTGTTTGGTAACGGCGTAGTTATTGCTAACGTTGCTTCAGCACGAGTAGAAGGTGAACACACTGCTTGCGGTCATGCTGGCTTGGCTATCTTCAACGGCACCGGTAATTTGATCCGTGTACATGCCAAAGGTAAGTTCAATGACAACGATGCCTCAGGTATTTTTGGTCGAGGTGTTAGTTTCCTACACATTGAACCAGGTACCGAAGTTCGTAGCAATGGTAAAGTTCAGGTGAACGCCCAGTATAACTACGGGGTGAACATCAGCAACTCTGGTGGTGCGAACTATCTGCAAGGGGCAGGTTTAGTCAAAGTAGATGGTGCGATCATTAGCGGTAATGGCTTAGGTGCTGTCGATATCAACTACGTGAATCTCGTAGACATTCACAATGTGATTGGCGTCGATAACGGACAATCCGGTTCTAGCTTAGCTATTCGGGTACAAAATGCCACAACAGCACGTGTATTCGATAACCACATGGAGAGCATAACAGGTAACCAGACATTCGTAGTTGATATTGAAGCTACGGTACAGAATGGTTACGAGGGTGGTAACACAGGTACCGGTACTACTGGTCTTGTAGTTAACAATGCCACAGTTAAGCGGCAATCCATGCGAGCACAGTACTACGGTAGTTTCACCTACGATGCACCGAGTATTGCAGCTGGTAGTCAGGTAGCTCCGTCCTTCTCTGTCCTGGGAGCAGAAGTTGGAGACTTTGTGCAGGTGTCCTTCTCTACGGATATTGGCTTGATTTCGGTCAACGCCTTCGTGGTTACAACTGGTAACGTCCTGGTGTATTTGCGTAACAACACTGCATCGGCGATTGATCTTCCTTCCATGTCTGTACGAGTGCTGGTAACTAAGCGCAACGGCGGTTAACACAATACAGGGTCACCTAGTGGCCCCTTTATTTGACAAGGAAAATTTATGTCATACGAATCTCTTGCTACTGCGGTAGACTTGCTGACTGTTAGTAATAATGAATTAACAGCTGCAGCTGAGGCAGTGCGCACTGTCGCGGAGAATGCCCGCGATGCAGCGGAAGCGTTCGCGATTAACACCTTGGCTACTGGCACTGAAGTAGATGCCAGTCGCATCGCGGCAGAACAAGCTGTATTGGCCGCTGGTTCTGCTGGTGCTACAGCTGGCAGTGCTGCTGCTCAAGTCCAAGTCGATGTACTTACAACTTCGATGGCCAGCTATACAGATTCTGCCAAAGGGGCTGGTACTCTTGGTTTCGGAATGGCCGTGCCTTATGCACCGAATACACTGGGCGCTCGCGTACGTAACTATACCAAAGGATTTTATACTCCATATGACCATGGTGCTGTGGGCGACGGTATAGCAAACGATACAGCAGCAGTGCAGGCGTGTATTAATGCCATGCCAGTAGATAGTGTTCTATGGATACCTGGTGATGCTACCTTTAATATCCCTGGTGGCGTGACGCTCTCCATTCAGGATACACAGATCACTGGTGGTGGTACCTTTAAGAACGGCCCTTTGATCCTTAACAAAGCAGCCGTGACTGGCGAAATTCGATGCGATATAAACCACATCAAGTTTGTTGGCACAGCATATGCAACCAACGGAATCGAGCTTATTGCTGGACGCCGTGTAACCATTACGAATTGTATTTTTGATGCTTTGAATATTGGTGTTCTACGTCGCAGTGACGCTGGTCAAATTTTTCACAACGTGGCTATGGTTCGTATCACCAATAACGATTTCAATACCGTTAACTACGCATTGAAAGTAGAACACAACGCTGATGCTAACTCATGGCAATATACGAGTGACTGCGCTTTTGACAATAACCAGGTAAACATTGCCAGGGTATGTCAGATTGACATTGCTGGTATTGATGGTGCACACATCACAGGTAATGTGATGTTCATGGTTGGGTACACGTCAACTGATACAGCCTTAAAAGCTGCGAAAACGCACAATATCAAAATTGGCCAATCGGACTGGATCACCCTAGCTAATAACAACTTGTTCGAAGCTGGACTTGAATCAATTCTGCTGGACAAAGCCAAGCACTTTAATATCTCTAACAACCATATTGCCTGGCCTGGCCAACGACAGCCGTGTGATGCTATTCGGCTAACTGGTACAAGCGAACCTAATGGAGTCATTACTGGTAACACTCTGTCACGATTTACTCGTCACGGTATTGCGGTAGAGGCTAACTTAGATAACGCTACCATTACCAATATTAACGTGTTTGGTAATACCATCGAATACATGCTCAATCCACCGTCATATTACGGTACGGATGACATGTCATTGATTTCTCATTATTCGATATATCAGCCGAGCAACTCACCGACCTTAGTTTCCAACTATCTCAACGTAGTAACCGGTGGTATTTTCCCGTCCATTCGCTCACGCTTGGCTGAAGGTATTCGTCTTGGTAGTAAGAGCGCAATTGCCGGTACAGCAGCCATTACCAAAACGGTGACTGCTGCGGAAGGCTTAGCTACATTGACTTCAGAGTTATCTTCGGCAGTGAGTACTAGCTACGCTGGACTCCTGCAGATTGAAGCGCGAAATTCGCCTGGTACACTTGGGTCCAACTTAGCCAGTTATTTCCTGCATATCACTAAACAACCAGGTGGTTCTGGCGTTGTGTCGGTAATTTCGCAACAAGGCCTTACTGCTGGTGCTGGTGCTAACCACCCCTCCTTCACTTTTACAGTTGTTGGCGATGTGTTGACAGTTACACCTGTTGCCTCTACTACTGGGGCATTCGTGTTTTGGATTACGGCTATCGGCGGAATTGGTGTATACACGTAATTCGAGAAGCCTTTAAGGTTCTAACTTAACACTGTTTAACATTAGGAGATGTACATGTCTTATGAACAACTAGCGGAAGCTGTTGATGCCTTGTCGGCAGCTAATGCCGTCTTGCGCCAATCGGCAGTCACGGCAATTGCAGACAGCAACACAGCTAAAGAAGCGGCACAACAAGCAGTGCTAGAGGCGGAAGCTGTTGTTGCAGCGGGTATCAGCGGATTAGCCGATCCAGATGGATCAGAGAAACTGGGCTTTCAGCGCAGTGACCTAGCCGAAACCATCACCAACGTTAATCTCATGTTGTCCGGTCTCACCGTGAACATCTGGGAGTACGCAGACCGCATCACCAACAAACCGGGGATATCGCCCAGCACTTGGGATTGGACACCCGCTCGAAACGCGGCCACTGCCTACGTAAAATCTAAGGGTGGTGGTTGGGTAAAATACCCGGCTGGCACGTATCCACACACTGTGTTCACTAAGTTGCACTCGGTGAGCGATCTTGGTGATGGGTCAAGCTGCACATACATCACAGCATTACCACGGACTTCTACGGTGCCGTATGGCATGGTGGAGATCGAACGCGGGGCGGTATCGTCTTCCCACATCGTGGGCATTCACTTCCAAGGTAGTGTTATCCCAGGCCATGGTCAACCGACACTCAACCCCGACCAATGGGGACTGTACGCCAAAGCTCAATGGGACGAAGCGTACTTCCATGGCGGTTGGTGGTTCTCGGAATGTCGCGATGTACGGTTCTCCAACTTTAATAAGGGTGGTTGGACTCGTGGGGGCTACACCAACAATAACTACAAACGCCCTATCCAGTTCCTGACGTTTGACAAGGTGTTCTTCCAAGTCCCTGCGGGTGGCGAAGCCTTGCGTATGACTGGGCAACATGGACAGATCGATTTCCGGGGCGGTAGTGCTGAAGGACGGGATGGTGTGACGGCCTGGCGATGCATTACGTTGGATTGGGACCCAGATCCAGCTACCATGGCTGATCCGGCCAGCGGTCAAGGCGAAGACCCGACCCATATTCCCGGGCAGGCTACGGCGGTGTTGGCTCCGATCAACGTGACGTTCGGCAGTCAATTTTCCATGCAGAAGTCCCAGTATGGGATGTACGCACGGAACGTTCGGTCCATCTTCGCTCAAGAATGTTGGTTTGAAGGTATCGGGAAACTATTTACTCTGGCGGCCAATGCTCAGGTACATGTATCGAAGAACCACTTGGCTAACGCAGCGGATGGGACCAGATTCTTACCGGAAGTTACTAGTGGCTATATTTACAGCCTCAGTGGTAACGCTTATTTGTCATTCAGTCATGATAATGAATATCAGGGTATCGTGGATAACTACCTCGATCCTGATGTTGACTTTAATGCCATCAATGGCTTGAACGTAAAAGGTATGCCATCGGGTAATACACTCGGTAAGTTCAAAGCTTATTCAAACAAAACTTTGCTCTGCGATGGTACAACGCTGGATATCAAAGCACACAAGTATGCGGTTATTAACCCAGGTGCAGATCCTACGGTCAAGTTAGCCAACCTAACCGCTACAGCCGCTCCTGGTGAAACAGTAATGCTTCGACCACTCAATGGTACGCTTACGTTAACCAACACCGGAAATATTTCTTTGAACGGTTTGGGTAATTTAACGGTCCCACAATTTGGTGTAGTTACATTGCTACGGTTGTTTCAGATTGGTGCATCACCTGCCGAGTGGGTAGTTGTTAGTGCCTCCGATAACTACTCTACGGTGAAACCTGTTAATGGGTTCTACTACTGTTTGGGTACACGTGTCTGGCAACCTGGCGCAGCGCCTAACACCCCAATGGGTTGGGTATGTACCCAGGCTGGATTGGCTGGCACTACTGCTATCTTCAGAGACATGCCAAACGTAGGGACTACTTAACATACGGGTGGTCTAAGTTAATAAGTCTCTTAGACCACTTAACCAACTAAAAACATCGGAGGTTTCATGTCGTACGAACAATTAGCGTCGTCGGTAGCTGCACTGGGTATAGTCAATACCGATTTAAAGAATACGGTACTCACAGTTAAAGACGAAGTAGAAGAAGCTCGTGATCAAGCTCAACAAGCTGTATTAGACGCACAAGCGGTGGTTGCTGCTGGCTTAAGTGATCTGTCCGAAAATGGCGGGGATTTGGTTGGGTTCGTACAACCGATGGGTCCACCCATGACTATCGGCGAATACCTATTACGTAATAAACTGATGTGCCTAACTGGGGACATGCTTCAAGCTTTCATTAATTTCGCTTCAACCAGCGGTGGGCGTGATGTGACTCTAGTACCTAACCTAGTCTATGAAATGGGACTAAGTCAACTAGAGATTAAACCAGGTGTTGAACTGAAAACAGACGTTGGTAATGCCATGTCGGTACAGCATGTGGTCACGAATAATCCACGTGGGTTGGCTACTTTGCGTTTTGGTGCGATCACCACAGATGCAGTATTAGTCAGATCTACTGCATTTAATAACAGCCTGCATAGTTTTATTATTGATAACTCGCTACAGGTATCTGGGCATGGTATCCACTGTGATGATTCCGATGGTGTTCAACGGGTAGGTACCAAAATCCGTAACGTCTTTATTTTCAAACGAGGACTGGGTGCAGGCCTATGGGTTAAACCTGGACATAAAGAAGGTTCAGCTCATGAGGTCTTTGTTCGTAATGGAGTCGGCATAGCCACAGGTACTGATGCCGAAAAGCTCGCGCAGTTAGCCGGTGACGGTGAATACGGTGTGGTAATAGAATCTGTTGATTGGGATTCCAATCGCATCCTTTGCGGATTTGCTAAGAAGCGTAGTTTCTTTTATACCGGGGGAGCATGTCGTTTTCGGGATGTTGATGCCTGGGGCAGTCAAGACATCAATGTTGAATTGATGGGTAGTTCCATTACTATCGATCGTTTGCAAGTAGATGGTGCAGGTAATGGTGGGTTATTGGTTAATGGCGGCGATGACGTTGTTATCAACAAATTAATCTCCATCAACAATTGCCTAACAGCCGCAACCCCGACAGACGATATCATTATTCGTGGTGAATGCCGTAGCCTTTCTTTTGATCAAGTTCGTTTGCGTGGTAGTCTTGGGAATATCAGGTATGGTATTGCCATGGAAGATACTGCAACTGGTACAGGTAACATTGGTGATCTGAATTTTGCTTCATCCTATCTGGACGGTATGAATGACAGAGCCCGTGCCTATATCAACGTCTCGGCCACAACTAATGCACTGTCTCCTGCTCGTGGTCACAGCATGCACATTGAGCGCCTAACAGTAAACCCACTCTTTACTAAATGGGCCAATGGGTTGCCTGATGGATACACTATTCGTGGCAGTGCCGTACCAACACAAATCGTCCCAGCCGGGATGTCCACAGGGAAATATCTTTCCGGATGTCGTGTTGTTTCTGGTGCAGTAGGTGTTAGTGGTATCCAAACGATTCTAGATAAAGACAAATATAAAGGTCGTCGGATTTATTGCGGCGGTTGGTTTAAAGGATCGGGTTTGACCTATCTCGGTAACCAGCGGATTCAACTTTTCGATGGCGTCAATACATTCGTGGAGATTATTCCCAATGACAATCAATGGCATTGGGTAGCAATCGATAAACAAATGGATATCAATGCAACCGATGTCCAGATTCGTTTGGTTGCCGCCAATGATACCACAACGGGTCTAATGCTAGAAATGACAGCTGTCTACTCCTGGGCATATTAATACCACCCAATAAGACCCAGGTTGAATTAATCATGGATACACCTTCTAAAGACTTGTCCGATCGGAGGACCTATGTCATATGAACAATTAGCTCAAGCGGTGACAGAACTGTCTGCCAGTAACACCGCTTTAAAAGAGCAAGCCGCAGCGGTACTTGATGCCGCTGATGTTGCTTTAGCTGCTGCAGCAGCAAGAACAAAAGTAAACGTAGCCTACCCGTTCACATATGTAGCAGGGCAAGCGCAATATGACGTTGAAGTAATCTCCGGTGATAATTCAGTCACTACAGCTGGTTTGTCACTATGGGTCGAAGGGGCTATCGAATACGCCTTTACTGTTGACACGATGAAAAAGTTCACTCTGTTGAATCCAGAAGTTTATTCTGACGGGCAACAGATGCGGATCATCGTCAATGCACGTTATGACCACATGTTTGATCAGCTCGATAATTTGTACACCGTCGAGAAAACCAAACGTTCCCAAGACTACCTAACTTACTTAGAAGCAATGGGTTTGGAAACAGAGATCCCATATGCAGCAGGGATTGATGTGGTACGTACCACACAAGTAGTACGGTACTTAGACGTTAACTATCGTCCATTGCGGGCAGCATTGCCTTTCACCACCAGTACTTGGGTAGAAGACCAAAGTAAATTGGTACAAGCTGAAGACATTACGTTACGTCAATTCTTGTATGGCCCGCAAGGTTCAGAAGTCTTAGGGTTTACGCGTAGCTCATTGGCCACAGCCACAGGCACCGTCAATAGAATGTTGTCGGCTCAACCATACAACATCTACGAATTTTCTGATGCCGTTGTTGATCGCCCTGATCTAAATGACCCCGATACTTGGGATTGGACACCAGCAATAGCCAAAGCCTTTACGGACATTCCGTTGGGTGGAGAGCTAGTATTTACTCCAGGTGTATATCGTTCTTCTGGTGCTACTCGTATTGGCGCACTGCGTATGTATGCGGGTGGCAATGTTACGTTCTTGCAGATCGCTAACGCACCGACCGTCACACTGAAAGGTCGCTTGGACGATATCATCAGTGTTACTACGACTGAAGCTTCGTCATATGACTTCAGTGGTGAAGGCGCAGCAACAGCCTGTACTAAATTGTCCTTTGCTGCAACACCTACATGGGTAGTAGGGGATATAATTAAGATTGTAGCAGATGATGTCTTGTTCGGTTCGGCTAACACTGAGCAACGGACAGGTGAGTTCGGTTTCGTAGGTGCAGTAGTAGACAACGACGTATGGATCACACACTTGCTGCGTGACCCTTATACACTCAATGTTCGAGCTCGTCGTCAAGTCGATGACATGATCGGGCTGTATGGATTTACTTTCGATACCTTGGATACGGGTAATGCCAACGGGTGGAACTCCGATCTATTGCAAGTTGTAAACGGTCAAAACTGTGAATTTGAAAACCTGACTGCTGAATTCGGTTATGGTATCTTCATGAACTTGCAGAGTATTTTCCGATACAAAGCCAAAGGAATCATGGTCCGTCGGTTAATCAATGATCCTGTTTCACAACGGTACGGTTACGGCATCTCGGATAAATCTTGTGCTTTTGGTGTAGTGACTATGTCACACTTCATGGGCTGTCGTCACGGCTATACCACTGGTACTAGTCGTGTACCAATTGCTGGTAGTGAAGATACCCATCGCTATGGTCGAACCTATGCGACTAAGGTCAGTGACTCTACGGGTATGGGTTGTACTAATGCCCCCTTCGATGCACACGAACTAGCTGACTCCATTGAGTTCCACAACTGTACAGCACACTCTGGTGTACGTGGTCCACAAAGCAGTGGTGCTGGTTTCCAAATGCGTGGTCGTAATGGTGTATTCCATGGGTGTATTGCTTCTCAGATGCGCGTAGGTTTCTCGTTTATCTCGACCTATGCTAATGAGACCAGTAACGTTACTTTGATCAACTGCGAAGCACGAGGAGTGACTTCACAAGCGGTCATTAACTCTGGTGCTGCTGGGCGCACCATTGACAAGGTAACTATCAAAGGTGGTAAGTTCAGTTCGATCACTCAGTCGAACCTGTTGTGGATCGATCATCTGATCCTGGACAACCCGACCTTTATAGTACCAGCTGAGTCAGGGGACTATTCCAAATGCTTGGCCTTTGGGCGTGGTCGTGTAACAGGTACTGTCACTTTTGACCTTTCAAATGTAGACCCTACGTTGACTAACGTACGGTGCTGGTCGATCACCAGTGCGTTCACTAACATTGATATTGCTGACATGCGTATCATCGGTGCACCCGCTAGTGTGACTTCACAAGCAATCTGCGAAGGACAATTGATCGATCCTGCGTACAAGGTGACCTTCCGTAAAGTAGAAGTTGACCGACATACCGAAGGGACTAAAAGTGGACAAACCACAATCGCCTACCGGTATATCAATAGTCAAGAAGGTACTACCAGTAATTTCATTACTCGGGTATTGACTGCTTCTGGACAATTTGTATCCACTGGTACATTGTACGGTGACATTACACTGAAGCTGTCTGGTGGGCCATACACTTTGGCAACCCCTGATGCTGGTAAACATGCTGGGCAACGCATGATCATTATCAATGCCGGCACAGCAATCTTGACTATGCCTGCAGGTGGTACAACTAACCTTACTGCTAGTCGTGCGATTGCAGCAGGTTCTGCATTGGTCCTGGTGTGGGATGGAACCATCTGGCTCGTTGCCAGTTAATGAATACCAAGGGCTTTGCATAAGAGCCCTTATACGGAGGTTTGTATGAGTGTTGGTCTACTCACTAAGTTAGCAAAAATAGTTCCTAACCTACTTAAGTTGGTTACCACTGATGGTGCCAGTGAAATCGGTAGTCCGTCTGGAGTAAACTTAGCTTCAGCTAAAGTCTCTCTTCAGAACATGGCTGCTCTTTTGGTATTGCCAAAACCAGTGGTAGCAACAGGACGGACATTGGTTGTCTATGTAGCTGGCTACTATGAACAAGGTGATGGCGGAGAAGGCGATTGGTACTGGGCTAGTAACAGCAATGAAGTACATGATGCCGCCATGGTAGTCAATCCACCGGGTAACGAAGGCGCAGGACGTTGGAAACGAGTCTTAACCGACGAAGTACGGCCTGAATTCTTCGGTGCTGTTGGTAACTACAGTTGGGATACCAAGCAAGGTACTTTGAATACAGAGGCATTACAAGCGTCACTGTGTTGGTGTAACCGTAAAGGTTCGATCCTACGTCCGATGGCTGGTCGTAAATACCTGACCGATACACTGCGTCTACATTACGATGCTGTGTTAAACCCTAATTGGCCTGGTCGTAGTGGCCGAGTCAGTATCTTGGGTCATGGTAACGGTCATGCGACTGGTGCACTGGAAGAACCAGGTACTGCCTTTGTGCACATCAATGGATCTAACACACCGCTTATTGAACTCAAAGGTCTTTTCTCCATTGAGAATCCAACTGGCATGGGTGGTTATTTTTCTTTGATGAACTTCAACCTTGTAGGCGGCACACACAGTGCCGATGTACTACGTTTACAAGGTGCGCAAGGTAGTATCTTCCTACAGAACTACACTGTTAAAGTACAGAACCCTGCAGGTAATGGTATCGTAGAATCGACTACTTGGGAAACTACGCATATTAACGGATTGATCCGTGGTGGTGCATCAGGTACCGGTACATGGACAGGCGTCGGCCTAGATATCACAACTGATGGTTCGTTTGGTCAGACCAACATGAAGTGCTATACTAACGTCGATTGTTACAAAATGGGTTATGGTATCCGTATTGGTCGTCGTGGTGCAGTGCAGGGTACATTCGGTCCACTGGTCTTCATTGGCGGCCAAACCTCGCTGGCTGATCAGCATGGCTTGTGGTTAGATGGTGGTGTTATTTCTTTCACTTCTATCGGCCAACAATTCGAAGGTTGTCAGAGGAATGCCATCAAAATTAGCCGTGAATATGAACCAGGTCTGTTAGCTACGGATATAGTGCGTAATGTTAAGTTCTCGCAGAACTACATCACTGGATCTGGTTTGGTTGAAGATGGTTCATATGACAGCTATGCGATTCATGTCCAAGATGGTGATTCTATTACCTTCGAAGGGATGACCTTCAACACAATGGGTAGTGGCCTTGCGTACAACGCTGAACTAGTAACCAATTTGCACATCATCCGTCCATTGATCCGTACTGTTCGCGAATACGGGGCTACATCAGGAACGGGTTTCCATTCGTATGGCGCAGCGCCAGCTATTCAAAAGTTCGAATGTACTGATGCTGTATTCAATCAGAACCCACTAATACAGTTCAACGCTGCGGCAATTGAACAGTTCTCACGCTATGCAGCAGGTGGTTATCTCAGTAATGCTGGTCAAACAACGCCAACAGTTTCTATGGGCGGTGCTTGGGCATCAGATTCGATTGATAACATGAACTTCAATAACTCAGAACCACTGACAGTGACTAACATTCTGGGTGGACGAACTAAACAAGTACTGAGACTTTCGTTCTCAAATACCTTGACCACTATCGCCAGTAATGGTAACATCTATTTGCAAGATGGGCGAGACTTTACACCTAAGTCTTCCAAGTCGTCATTAACTCTCCAGTTTGACGGTGCAGTTTGGGTTGAACAGGGTCGTAGCAATGGCTCTGAACTAAGAACCATCGTATTGGAAACTAGTGCTGTAGCACGACCACACCCAGGTACAATCACTACGGAACATACTTTCGTTACAGTAAACATCCCACCTGGTCTACTTGGTCTTAATGGTATCGTTGAAGTTGACGCGGTATTTAGTTATAGTAACAACGCTAATACCAAGACAATGAAGTATAAGTTCGGTGGAGGTTCATTCTTTTCGACTACTGCCACTGCTACGTCTTCTGCTGCATTTATTAAGAGACTCCAAAACAGAGGTGTCGCTAATAGTCAACTGGGTGAAGCTGCTAGTAGCCAAGTACAAGGGGGCACTAACGCTAACGCGCCGTACACAGCTGCTATCGATACAACGGCAACGGTGGCTGTAGCTATTGTAGGTCAGTTAGCGGTAGGCACTGATACAATGACACTCGAACGATACACTGTCAGGGTTATTGTGTAATATTAAGGGAGGGCATAAACCTCCCCCTAACCCCCCTAATAAATTTTGAGGTAAACGTATGTCAATTGGTGCTTTAACTAAGTTGGCAAAGCTTGTGCCCAATCTGCTATCTTTGATGGGGATGAATGGCGCACAAGAAATTAAATACAATGGTCGATCTGTAGCAGCTCGCTTAGACGAATCCCCTAGCTTAACTGATTTCTGGCGTGAAGGTGATGGTGAGGATTGGCAACCAGCTTTTTCTCGAATAGTGGCGGCAGGTAAGCGTTCAGTTATTGTTCCCAGTGGTAGCTATGGGTTAGGTTCAACAGCATTCTTGCCTGCTGGTTTCTGGGTCGACTGTGAATCACGCAACGTGACCTTCTTTCATTTGGATACTGGTTCATTCGTAGATGGGTGTCTGTTCATGATCAACACCACGAATGGCATTACTTGGTCTACACCATATCCGAATATGAACACGGGTGGGTTTCAGCGATGTAATTTCACCAATCCCCATGGCGTAAATCCTGCTAAGGGTATTAAGTGTTTTGGTTCAGGGAAGTTCGAACAACTAAAGTTCAATGGGTTAACCCAGAGCATCATGCGTCCGACTGGTTTCTACACAGACAGCTTTCATCTGAGTGATATTATTGCTGAGAATCCTCAAGGCAATGAATCGTATCAGTTTGATATCTTAGGGCTTGGTGACGGGTTCATCGCCAAGAATATCCATTGTCCTTATACCGTGGCCACTGCACAGTCCATGAAAGCTATGCGCTTACGTGGTATTCAAGGCGGAACAGTAGAGGCTTGTATTGGTGGGGATTATCTAGTTGAGCTGTGTGGTAACATCAACTTCGTTGGCGGACACTTTGAACGTGCACAACATATTTACGATTCGTCTGATGTAACAGTGGATAGTCAGTTCCTTCCAGACACACGTATTCCGATTATCACCCAAGGTACTTTTGCTTCATCTTCAAATGAATCCAGATTTACTGTTAAGCTTCAGAATACACGCTTCAGGAATGTCGAAGGTCTTATGGAGTGGACTGGTTTCCATGTACAGCAAGGAGACTCTGTTTCTTTGATTGTGGATAACGCAGTACATCAATGGACAGTGCAAGGCGATTTCCAACGTGATCAACAGGCCGGTATCCGTCTCTGTCAAGCGGATGGTATAACTCCTATTCCGAGCTTCAACAATTATTCATATCTGACTTCTCGTAAGAGCATAGTAGATATTCCTAACATCGTTTCTTTGAATCACGGTGTACGGATGGCTGATGCATCATTCCAAGGAATTGCATCATCTCGAGTAGAAGCCGTGGGTACTCGTTCGACAGGGGTGAACCAATGGAAAGCAGCGGTTGGCACTTATTACTACAATGTACAAGTGCTCTATGATGCTGGTCGTGCTATTGGACGCAATCCGGTTAATGCTGAAGCCAGCCTCATTGCTGCATTAGACAAAATGAATGTGCTCAACGTAGGTTTTGCAACTTCACCACGTAATGGGATCATTCGACTCTACCGTGGTACTGCGGCGGGATCATATACGCACTATGTGGATATCCATTCATTAGGCAGTACATTTATGTTTGATAATGGTGTAGCCGTTAATGGTGTACCGTGGTTAACACGTACCGCTGGTGCGATGAACACCATCAACAGTATGGGTAGTTTTATTCGTTTCACTGGTAGCCGAATAAAGCTGGCGTCTGATGCTTTGCCTGGGAATGCTGGTTCCTTTATCCAAGGGGATCTAGTGGAACGTACTGATGGTGTTATTGATGCTAACTCCATGCTCCTTACCGGGCATAAACGATTAACCACTGGCTCCGGTGGAGTAATAGGCACCGACTGGGCTTATCTGAGACAGAGTCATGTTTCACCAGCAGTGTAACATGAACAGTAATTTTATGTAACAAAAGGATTCCGCTATGAGCACTGAAACAGTACCAAACAAAAATATGCTTTCCGGTATGGAGTCTCTGCTCACACTGAGTGGCGATGAACTTGTGGAAGTGGTAAAGCTTATGCCTGATGGTTCGTATAAGAACTATCGCACATTTGCTTCTAAACTCCGTGTAGGTAAAACTGCATTTGACATCGCCGTGGAGAATGGCTTTGTCGGTACAGAGGCCGAATGGCTTGCAACATTAGTAGGCGAATCCGCTTACGAGACAGCTGTTCGTTTAGGCGAGTTTGTGGGTACTGAAACCGAATGGGTTCAGTCTATGGCTCCTCTGTATGAACACAACGTTGAATCGAGTGGCCAAGCTTTGGTTGCTGGTGTAGACGGTATCGGTGCATGGACGCAACTCACTGGTGCGCACGTTGGCTTGGATAAAGTCGACAATACTACGGACATGGAAAAGCCGGTATCCGATCCACAACAAACTGAGTTCGCTCGGTATCTGTTGCGGTCTCGGACAACTACTGAAGTAATGAAGGTGCTATTGGCACTTCCAGGCATTCGGTATACAGAGGACATGACTGACATCATCTTTGATGAAGGTGTTGTGGCAGTTACCCCTTAATTGTAATACATAGAAGGAACGAACGACAATGATCATCCAAATTAAACGTGGCGTCACAGCAGTAGCAGCAACATGGGTAGGCGTTGAAGGCTCGCTCTTCATCGACTTAACTACTAAACTGGTTTACGTGCATGATGGTGTCACAGTTGGTGGTACATTAGTAAGTGGTCTCAGTCAAGCTGCTATTAATCAACTGATTGATACTAAGCTAGATGCGCAAACATTGGCTATTGCTGATATCACTGGACTGGAAACTGCTCTAGCCGATACTCTGAAAACTGCAGATATCGGTAACACAGTAGCTTCCCTGGTCGGTGGCAAGGTGCCTGTTGGACAACTCCCTGATCCAGTTGTGGTTCCGGTTAAAGCAACTGGGGCTGAGCTGATCACTGGTACAGACGACACTAAGTTTGCTACGGCAGCTTCATTGTTATTGTTACTTGCCGATATTGGTTTTACCAAAGATGGCAACGGCGAATGGCATCTGGAATCAGGTGTTGTAACACCATAAAAACATACGGGAACCTTAGGGTTTCCTTATGCCGTCTCAGTATTTTTTAACCTACTGTATGAGTCTTATTTAAGTTTTAGTAAGGCGTCCAGTTTATTTTACTAAGACTCTCTTTAAAGGAAACATCGCGATGGCTGAGTCAAATAAGAAGGGTATGATCTCAGGAATGGAGTCCCTGTTAACAATCAGTGGTGAAGAATTCCTTGAAGTCGTCCGTATGGAGACAGATGGTAGCTTCAAGAACTACCGATTGCTCATTTCCAAAATCCGTAACAATGCAGGTCTATCCGCTTACGAGATCGCCATTCAAAATGGTTTCGTTGGTACCGTCGAGCAATGGCTAGCGTCACTCGAAGGTAAGACCGCATATCGAATCGCCGTGGACCTTGGGTTCATCGGTGATGAAGCCGCTTTTATTGCCTCTTTGAAAGGCGACAATGGCGCGGAAGGTAAGTCAATCTACGAGATCGCAATTGATACTGGGTTCGTAGGCACCGAAGCAGATTTTCTAGACACGCTTGTAGGTAAGTCCGCTTACGAAACTTACTTAGGTCTTCCGGGTAATGCCGGTAAGACAGAAGCCGAATTTATCCTTTCGATTAAAGGCGTGAAGGGTGACACAGGCATTCAAGGTATCCAAGGGGAAGATGGTAAATCTGCATTCGAAGTATGGCAAGCCTTGCCGGGTAATATCGGTAAAGATGAATCGGAGTACTTATACGCACTGACTGGTGCTGCTGGTGCTTCCGCTTATGAAATTGCTTTGGATGATGGCTTTGTTGGTTCTGAACTGCAGTGGCTTTCTTCCTTAGAAGGTCCTTCGGCATACGAAGTAGCTAAAGCGGCCAATCCTTCTATTCCTAGTGAAGCTGCATGGTTGGCTTCTTTGGTAGGTCCATCCGCATTTGCTGTTGCACAAGCGGCAGGATTTGTAGGTACAGAAGCACAATGGCTTGCTTCTTTGGTCGGTGATTCGGCGTATGAAGCTTGGTTAGCTGAAGGCAATGTTGGTTCAGAAGCACAGTTCCTGGAATCTCTTGAAGGTTCGGATGGTGTGAATGGTACCGATGGCGCTAACGGTGCTTCTGCTTATCAGACCTGGCTCGGTCTGCCTGGTAATACCGGCAAAACAGAAGTTGAGTTTATCGCATCCATCAAAGGTGCGACAGGTAATGATGGCATAGACGGTATCAATGGTGCCGATGGCGAATCGGCTTACCAAACTTGGTTGGCTTTACCTGGTAACGCTGGTAAGACAGAAGCAGAATTCATTGCTTCTTTGAAAGGCGCTGCTGGTACTAATGGAACGAATGGTCTCAATGGTAAGTCAGCTTATCAAGTTGCAGTTGAAGATGGTTTCCTCGGTTCTGAAGCCCAATGGCTAGAAAGCCTGGTTGGTCAAGAAGGTGCCATTGGCCCTGGTCTGAATGTTATTGACACCATTACACAAGAAGAATATGACGATATCGTTACTCAAGGCAATGCACTTGTTGGTGATGCCTACCTGGTCGAAACTTTCCTCTATGTCTACAATGGCACGAGTTGGGTTAAGTCTAATTCTATCCAAGGTCCAGAAGGCCAAGGTTTAAATTATCTTGGTGAATGGCCTACTGCTATCGCCTTGCCACTTGATGTCAATTACGTCTCTGGTGATACTTACGTATGGCGGAGCTCATTGTGGACATTGGTAGAACAACCTGATCGTAAATGGGTGGACATTGGTGTACCTGGTCCTCAAGGTAAATCCGCTTATCAAACTTGGCTGGAACTTCCAGGCAATGCTGGTAAGACAGAAGCAGAATTCATTGCATCACTCAAAGGCCCTAGTGGCGATGATGGTATCAATGGTCAGGATGGTACTAACGGTATCGATGGTGCTAAAGGCGATGATGGTGAGTCGGCTTACCAAGTTGCAGTACGTGATGGTTTCGTAGGAACCGAATTACAATGGCTTGCCTCCCTGAAAGGTGACCAGGGCGATCAAGGTATTCCTGCAGTAGCATTCGAAATCAAAGGTACACTTACCGATGTTTCAGAATTACCACGCCCTGGTAATGCTGCGGAAGCCTATTACGTTAACCGTGATTTGTATATCTGGATCGTTGATGATGTTGTCCCGGCCAACTCCGACTATCAAAACTTCGGTTCTATTAATGGTGCTTCGGCATATGAGATCGCTGTTGAAGGTGGTTTTGTTGGTACTGAAGCGCAGTGGCTATTAACACTGAAAGGTACTGACGGGGTAGATGGCACTGACGGTACTAATGGTACAGATGGCCGCAATCTACAGGTCAAAGGTACCCAAGTTGATTTGGCTGCCATTCAAGCATTACCAACACCAGTCGATCAAGATGCATGGGTAGCATTGGACACAGGTCATCTGCATATCTACGTAACGGATACATGGATTGATGCTGGTCCTTTCCGTGGTGTGGATGGTACCGACGGCACTAACGGTGTCGATGGTGAATCTGCTTATGAAACCTATAAAGCCCTTCCGGGTAACTCAGGTAAAACTGAGGCTGAGTTTATCGCTTCGTTAAAAGGGGCAGATGGTGTTGATGGAACGAACGGTACTGACGGTCGTAATGTAACTATTAAAGGTTCTGTTGCTAACGTTGGCGCTCTTCCTGGCGATGCTGTTGAACAAGATGCATGGACTACTCTGGACACTGGCATCCTGTACATGTGGATTACTGGCGCATGGGTTAACCTAGGTCAGTTCCGCGGTGCTAAGGGTGACGATGGTATTCAGGGTATTGTCGGTAATGATGGTGCTCCAGGTATCGGTATCGTTATCAAAGGTGAAGTAAACGTAATTGGGGATCTACCTGATCCATCAACTGCTGATCCAGGTGATGCGTACTACGTAGTTGCAGATAACAAACTGTACCAAGTAAACGATGCTAACCTCTACGGCCCTGGTATTACTATTGTCGGCCCTCCGGGTGCTGATGGTATCCAAGGCATTCAAGGCCCTGCTGGTACCTCGATCTCCATCATGGGATCTTACGCTACCGAATCGGCTCTGATTGCTGCGCATCCTACAGGTGTTGCTGGTGAAGGTTATTTGGTTGGTGACGATCTATACCTCTACGGTGTTAACCCAGTAGGTGGTGCTACCGAATGGTACAATGCTGGTCCTGTACGTGGTCCTAAAGGTGATCCTGGTATTCAGGGTATCCAAGGCTTGCGTGGTATCCAAGGTCTGACTGGTGAACGTGGTGCATTGTGGCTGACTCTACCAGATGGTGTTGAAGTTCCTACATCTGGCTATGGTCGCGAAGGTGATTGGGCAGTTAGTGATAACTTCGATACTTTCTACAAAGCTCCAGGCACAGGCTGGGTTCAGATCGGTCGTCTGGTAGCTGGTGATGTTAATTCACCACTGGGTAGTTTGGGTAAAGTAGTCCGTCTGGGTACCTCATGGGTAGCATTGCCTGTTGATGAAGTTCCTAATCTGGAAACAGGTAAGATCTACGCTCGTCAACTCAAAGCAGGTGAAACTGATTTGGGTGAATGGGTTGAAGTTACTTTCCCTGCATTCCCAGAACCAGCTGCTGATGATAAGCTTTACGCTCGTCGTCTTGCTACTGGTCAGACTATCGGCGGTTGGGTAGAAGTACCTGGTGGTATTGCTGATCTGGTGACTAAAGATAACAAGCAATACATCCGTACCTTCGAGACTGCTGACTCTGCTCCGAAATGGAAAGAGGTAGTTATCCCGGCTGGTATCGGTGAAGCTCCAACTACTGCGGGCAAAGTTTATTTGCGTAGTGGCCAGAACAACAACTGGGTAGAATACGTTGCTCCTGCTGCTGGTATTGCTGAGGCTCCAACTGATGGTAAACAGTACATCCGTAAGAACTCAGCATGGGTGTCATTTGATCGTTACGATCTCCCAGTTACTTCAATCTCTGCAACCGCTACTATTGATCCATTAGTAACTGCGTATATTGATGTAGATAACACTGGAGCCACAGCTAAGACCCTGACACTAAGTCCGGGTACCACTGGTCGTGCACAAACAGTAGCCATGTTAATTCGCGGCGCTGCAGGCACGATTACTTTCGCAGCAAATGGTGGTGCGGCACTTGGTTGGAACACAGGTACGCCTCCATCATTCACTGGTGCGAAAACAGTACTGACATTCCTTTGGACTGGTTCGACTGCTACTGGTTGGATTGGTGCCCAAGGTGCAGTAGTACCTTAGTAAACATAAGCCTCCCTTTGCGGGGAGGCACTTATGTTATTTTATGAATCATTAACAAATACGTTCTCAAGGAACTAACATGACTACAGTCAATCGTACTACCCGTCTGATCGAATCAGATAGCGGCGATTATCCTCTTTACTTAGCTGATCTTCCTTCGCGCGTACCGAATACTTCATTCCCACAAGTGGTAGATTCCGAGATTCTTTTTGAATTCGGATATGAACCAGTACTAGATGTTGAAGTCCCAGTTAACGATGTGGTTACAGAAGGTGCACCCGAGCTCCGTGATGGTAGTTGGTATCGTGTCTACAATGCACGTGCATTTAATGAGACCGAAGTAAATACCAATCTAGCTGCCGCTAAAGCTGCATTGAAAACACAAGCAGAAGCTAAACGTGTAGCTGATTTTGAAAAAGGTTTTCCTTACCAATTCGGTGAGCAAATCTATCATGTACAGATTCGACCTACTGATCGACAGAACATCACAGCCTTACGGGTTATTGCAAAAGAAGCAGTAGCTGCCGAAGTGCCAATGCCTATCAACTTTCGTGTCTATGAAAACGTAAGTGTTACCTTGACCGCTGCTGAGATGGTAGATGTAGCTAATGCTACTTTCAGTAAGGTAAGTGAAGGCTATGAGGTCATTTGGACTTTCAAAGATCAAGTAGACGCAGCTACGACTATTGCGGAATTGCCTGTACTCCCATCCGAATTGTTTACTTTGTAAACATTAGTCTTCCCCGCACAGGTGAGACTTTATACATGTAATACTTAAACAGGAGATTACGTATGTTTGAAATGCTCCTATATCCTGGAAGTCAAGGGCAACAATATTTCCCTAATTCCGGTCCTGGTCGCAAAACCCTAAAAGCTGGTAATGAGGAAATAGGTTATTTTGGAACTTTGTCTTCTGTTGAATTATTCCAGGGATGGGAAGTCAGTAGTGCTTTAGGATTTACTGCTGGGTTAGTCAACAAAGAAACAGATAACACATGGATGAAATTTGTTTACCACGGGAAGTTTCTTTTCGTGTGTAAAGAATATACCCGCTATAACCTATCATGGGATGATGTTTATAAAGCGGGCGCGATGTATGGTCTTAAGGGCAATGGTCCTTACCCTGTTTCTGGTTTTCCAAAAGACCAATGGACTGTAATGGTTAAAGAAGAATCAGGTGTTTCCATCCCTTGGAAGTTAGTGCCCCGTACCATCCGAGGAACAAGCGTTGATCCTTATGTTGGTGTTGACTATACTGCATTTGGATTGGCAGAAGGAAACGAACACAACGATTTGATTTTTCGTTTATTAACCGATGGTGCGAATAGTCGACCTAATACGGGTATCTTTGAAAAATGGCCAGGTGCAGATTTAGGTATTAATGGGAACACTAACCATGGCTTCATCCAAGAGACATCTGCTTCTAACGTAGCTAACTCAATGGTACGTGGTCCAACAGGTGCAACTCTCAATCTACCAAAAGCCACTGTTCGTGCAACTACCGATGGTTGGCGCCCAGTGTTGGAATTGGTTGGGGATGATAATGCTTTCAACCCATACCGGTTATATCAGGAATATACTGGTAACCAAGGTCCCCTTAGTGTTGCTGGTCAATTCGTAAATGTGGTATATAGTCCAACTCAATTCAGGGTTACTGATGGGGCTACTATCTTAGCACCTGCTGTCCAGTCAGTAACATTCGTGGACTATGTACGTAGACCGCAGAACCTATCGGTAGCTAATCCGATCTATCCCGTGTCCATGACTTTCACACGTACCTAAGGAATGAAATATGAACTTAAAACTTATCTGGACAGATATCAACACTGTAGACGTTACAATTAATATCTATCGCAGCGAAACAACAATTGATACAGCTAACCTTCCTGCGCCTGTAGCTACGTTAACTGCGGGTGAAGAAACATGGACCGATCCGGATGCTGTTCGTGGACGTTATTACTACTACGTCTTTAAAACCACGAGTGCTGTAGATACTGTAACATCTGCCAACTATCGTATTCAAGCAGTTCCACGATTAGGTCCTGGACCATCCGAATTGAAATATGGTGATTATAACTACGGTTATTTTGGGTCTATTCCATCTAACGAATTCATTAACACTGCTAACTTACGTAGTGCAGTGAACTTCCAAGCTGGACCTGGTAACAATGCTGCTCCAACATGGCACAAGTACGTACGTAATGGTACTGTATATTTTGTACCTAATACTTGCTTGGGGCAATCGGTGCAATGGACCGAGATTTATGCGGCTGGTATCATGTTTGGTATCACTGGATCAGGACCTCATCGAAATGGCGCTACTGCAACAGATCAACGTAAGACAGTGACCATTGGTTCCGATGTCTTCATTGTGCGATGCATGAAAGGTTATAGTGATGATGCCACACGTATTGTACCAAATGCCACGGTCAACGAACCTGCTGAATATTCTAATGAATTTAATGATTTTATTTATCCTCTCGTTAAATTTGTTCCAGCTGCACAACGCTTAGTTAACATTGCTGCGCAAGGAGTTCAAGAAACATTACCTGGCCCATGGAACGGTTATACAAGTGTGGCTATCCAAGAACTTAGTGACAGTGGTTCTTTGCCTGTAGTTCGACGTGGCGGTGCTTTTGAAACCCGTACAGGTTTAGCCCAGCGATCCAGTAACACCAACGCCTATCTATGTTCATGGTATCCAATTTTGGAACTAGTAGCACCAGCTATCTAAGTGAGGCAACATGTCAATTACAATTAACTGGCCTGCCACTAACGTAGGGGTAGCGACAGAAGTACGTATCTACGCTTCTACGGCCAAGATTCCTGATGATACATTACCTGCACCTATTGCCACATTAGCTGGGACAGCAACTTCCTTTGTATGGTCGTCACCTCCTACTGATAACACGGTATATTACTTTCGAATCGCAATTGATCGTGGAGCAGATTCTTGGCTTAGTGATAACCAGCCCTATGGTTATTTCTCTACCACTGGACCAGGTTTACAACAACCTGTCCGGGGTAGTTGGGAATTGGGTTACTTTGGACGTGTTCCAGTAGCGGATATGATCTCCGGTTCAGCTCTAAGAACAGCAATAGGTGCCGGAGCTATTGGTACCGCAATCGCTGATTCTAACATTACGTACTATTACAAATTTGTAAGAGAAGGTAAGATTCTGTTTTATCCAGCTGGTGCCATTATTACTACTGTAACATGGGACCAGTTATATAACCTCGGTCTGGTGTATGGTACAGATGACAATGGTGCTTATCCAGTAGGTGCAGCCTTAACTCCAACTAACCAAAAGAAACTGATCACTATCGGTGCTTTTAGTTTCTTGGCCCGTTGTCCGAAAGGCTCTACGTTACCAACTACCACATTGGTGACTACTGCAACAGCAGATAAAGAAGGCTCAGAATGGGACCAAACCATGGGTCGTGTGAATCCGAATGCTACGTTGTCATGGAACACCAGTATCATGCAAGATGACAACGTAACTATTCCGGCTACTACGCAAGGTACTATTACACAACATTTGTTGGTTGCTAGTGGTACACCTAAGACAGCACTGCATCGCGGTTCAGCAGCAATTGATGCAATTAACCAAGTGGGCACTGGTACAGCCAGCTATGGCTATGCTCCTTTTCTTGAGCTACAATTTTGAGGTTTGAACGATGCCAATTAAACTAGATTGGATTGATCACAACGTCTCGGCAGATAGTCGTAACGTCTACCGATCGACGTCCAAGATCGATCAGGGTAACCTTGGTGTACCTTTGGTATCATTACCAGGTGACGCCTTGACTTATACTGACAACACCGTGCAACGTGGTGTGACTTATCATTACGTTGTCACCAGTGTTCAGGGTACAGATGAAGCCCCATCTGCCGAATATGTGATCGCTTATATCCCATATACCGGACCTGGGCCACAGACCTTAGTTCGTGGTACGTGGGACTATGGTTATTTTGGGCGAGTTCCATTAGAAGATATCTTCTCTTCCACTGAGTTGGTTAAGGGGTGTAATCTGGCCGGAAGTATTACCATCAACACGACTGCTGGTAACTACTGGCACAAAGTGGTATACGCTGGAAAGATCTTATTCTTCCCTAATAACTCAATTGGTACAGGGATTTCATACCAGACGTTGTATAACGCTGGATTAGTTTTTGGCGCTAGACCAAGTTCTGAATGGCCAGCTGCAATCAAAACGCAGTTAGGTACAATAGCACAGAATTTTGTAATTAGTTCTGGTACCCATCGATTTGTAGTAAGGTTACCTACTTCGCGGTCTAACATGGCCAGTACTAGTGTAGTGGCTACAGATCTACGTGGTGGTGAAGTTGATGCTGTATTTGCAGGCTTCTACATTGGTCGTGATTTCAATGATGCGAAGCTTCCGCAATTCGATGATTGCACTACTCCATTAGCTAACGGTAACTATTACCATACAGCTGATTATTACGATGGGGCTAGTCCTAACGCTAACGCCATTTTCAGATTCGGTTCCACTGGTTCGGTAATTGATAGCTTGCCTACTAAATTCTTACTTACTAACCCATCTACTTCTTTCTATTGGAAACCAGTATTAGAGTTAGTCTATTAAGCGGCATAAAGCCTTCCCGTTGGGGAAGGCTAATATGTCGTCTCACTCTGAAAAGCCTTCCACATCTGAAGGGTTAGGCTCATCAGATTTAGGCTTACCTTTAATATCAATTAGACTGAAGTATCGGGTGTCAATGTAGTTGATATCCATGTTGTGCTGTGTAACTAAACGGAAACGGAACAAATCATGTTTCCGTTCTTCTATAGTTAGTTCAGCTGGATCACGATCAAATAACTTTGGATGCACGACGTTAAAGTCGGACATCAGGGTTCCTACGATTGCAACATGATGATACTTAAACCATTCGGCAAATTCGTAGATAATCATTCCACCGAATTCATCAGCTAAACGTTCAACAGTTAGTTCATGAATATGGTAGTCCACTAGTTTAACGTTTAATTCAGAACCATACTTCTCCTGGATAATACGTACCAGTTCAGAACGTTCGGCAGGAGACAATACATAAGGGGCTACATTGATAGCCAGACCAATTTCATCTGTGTGCTTGGTCATGCCATCCATCATATTGATGTCAGCTTCTGCCAGCAATTGATAAAGGAATGGCGCCATACCCGTTTCGAAACTTTCATTCAGTGTCTTAGCTGTATTACTACCACCTCGTAATTCATAAGCCTCACGGAATTGATCATTAGTAACCAATCCACCCGTTAATGCAAACCAATCATCGTAATCGCGTTCCCAGTAAAGAGGATTCATTACTAGTGCTTCAGCGGCTTTCTTATTGATACCCGCCATGACACCTAAACGGGTATCTAACAAGACATCCAATCCAATCAACATTCGTCTGATCATCGTGGTGCCTTATTCAAACCATGTTTGACTAGTACACCCACAGTATCCCGCTCAAGCGTTGAAGCAGCGCAAAGCATAAAGAGCCATGGGTTATCTGTTAGAATGGCTGCCAGTGAGCCTACAGGAGCTTGACGGGACAATGTAGTCGTGTCAACAACGTTAGACTTGGTATTGTACATGTCTGTACGGAAACAGAAGTGATTAATTGCCCCTGTGACATCATCTAGTTCCTGCATAAAGGAAGTAGTAGCTGACATCAGCAAGATATAAAACTCAGGGATGTTACGGATATCATCAAAGACACGACGGACAAAAGATTCATTCTTGCCTTCACGCAGTAAATGATGAACTCGGATATTAGTGATGACTTGGATTAGGTTAGTGAGCATAGACTTTTCACCGACAGGGTTCAAAGCGATAAACTCTTCCAACCCTTCCACCCAGGCTTTCCGGATGGAATCAGTTAGACGTGGATTCATACGAGGTTATTCCTCAGCATCATTGACGATAGGTATACCGACAACGTTTTGTTGGATTTAACAATACTCGGTGTCTCAGCCATAATCGAAGTCAACGAAGCTTCACCCGTTTCCATGATCTGTCGGTTCATCTGATTATAAGCCTCAGCGTCACCACCACGGAACTTAACGAGTTCGAGTACCGCTGTGTTAAGACCTTTCGAAACGTTAACCTGAATCTCAGGACCAGACAACCGAGAACCTTTAGAATCACCGGAGGCTTGACCAGACCGTTCATCCACTACGTGGTTAGAACCTGGAATAGAACGTTTCTTCGCGAGCATCTGAACTTGACGACGGAGTGGTAGCATACCGATCAAGTGTTTGTTTGGTGTTAAGTAAACTTGCCCTGTGGCCTGGTCTGTCAACTTGAGTTGTTGGAACAGTTCAAAACCTAGAGCTTCGGCTACTTTGTAGTTACGTTCGATACTCAGCGTAACAGCAGCCAAGTTAGGGGCGAACAATGTAACGTACTCTTTGCCTGATTCTAGATTATCAATCCAGGTGGCAAACTCAGCATCTGACATTCGCTTGAACATATCGGCCAGGAGTTGCTTGTTAGGGCTTCCCGGCAAGAACATGTCGATGAAATGCAGTGCATCCTTTTCTGTTGCTTTGCGTGACATCGTATTTCTCCATTAATGAATACTATACGATTAGAGAGGATAGATTGGTCTGGCGTCTGCCATTGCTGGTGGCAATCGATTCGCACTGAAGAATGGCAAGATCTGTGTGCGATATGTAACGCACCATTGGTCTAGCGTGTAAGGACAATCCTTAATAAACCAGAACCGTGCCCAGTCAGCAGGATACTGTCGGAGAATGTCATTCATGAATTCAGACATTTCTAAAGTAGTAGTAAGTGGTGTAACCATGCGTCGATTGAGATCTTCAGCTAGTTCAGGGTCAACAGCACGGGTCATCTCGAAGATGAATTGATTATAAGAGTTCATACGTTGGTCCAGTTAACTAAAGCTCACCGCAATAATTAACTTCTGTTATGTTTGATAGGAATTTGGTGATAAGATGTCGGTGGCAAAATGTGCCTTCCGGACAATAGCAACCGAATGCAATGTTCTCATGGCTTATCAACCAGTCAAAGAATTCTGGGTAATTGTCGTAACGCCATTCCAGCATCGCCATGTATTGAGCTTCATATTGCTCAGGAGTAATGCGTTTACTTTTAACGTCCATCACGATCTGCCAAGTGGGGGCTAATTGCCACATACCTGACTTGACAGTTGTATCGTAATAAGGAACATTATTAAAGAGTAAGTTCTCCAACTTACCCAACTGAAATGTGTATACGTTCATTTTATTTACGTGTCGTGATGTTGATTGTGTTATTGACTACATGCACTGAAACATCCATTGGTGCATTAATGATTACCTCGCTATTACTGTCAACAGAGATAGCGATCTTTTGACTCTCGAAATAATAACGTCCGAACCCAGCGACTTTAGGTGGAGCTGGAGGAGCAACCTTAGGTAATGGGTTGCGTGCAGCTATACGTGCTGGTTCATGTGGACAATTAGGTTTTAGACAACCTTCAACATTAATGGCGAATTCACATCGATGTTTCCACCACCATTGCTTTAACAACGTAAACAAACTCATTTGGTTTCCTCTTGGCGCGCTGCGCGATATCTACGGATGAACTCTTCACCCCTAGTCGGATTTCTTTTGCATTTAGGATGTTCACAATGAAACGTAGCAGGTGCATTCACATTACACCTACAAATGCCAGAGAAAGCATCAGGCACAATAAGTGCCCTCAGCGTAATTACGTCCCAGACACGCCAAAGGAAATTACCCATTGGTTACTTCCAGAGGAACGATCTTGGCTTTGTCTTCTTTAGACATCCAGTAAGGTTTGTACTCGAAGCGCAACATGCGGATCAAGTCCATAGTTGACAAGAACTTCTTCTCGCACAGGTGTTCTTCTTCTTTAACCATCCAATAGCCACGAGTACCCAACAGGACTTCCCAATCGTAGCCCATCTTCACCAAGCCTTCATACAGAGCCGCTGGAGTAGGTACGTCGAGTTTACGTTGGAACTGGATGAGTTGTAGCATCTCAGATTGAATCTCTACTGCACGACGCAGGAGAGGATCACCGTTAAGCTTCTGCCGTACTTTGGTACGAGACAGAGCGACGTTAGGACGCAGTTCAACGAAATAGTTCTGTACGTTACCACCGATACCGAAACCATTCTCTTTGCAGTAGTGGAATTCAGTCAGTGCTGGCAGTACGCCTTCGGATTGCGCAACGATGATCGGGAACAACAAATCAGAGATGCCGCCTTTCGAACGCAGGTTCTTAACTTCCAAAATACGGAGGTCCGAGTCACCCTGCATTGCGGTAGCGTTGTCTAATGGATAGACAGGCATCTTATCATTGTTCAGTAGTACCTTGTTCGATACGACGTCCCACACGTTGTTAGGCAGCGAATAGAAACCAGACGATACGCCTTTCAACACGGTATCTTTCTTCATACCGGTCAAGTTACGTTTATCGGTAGGGTACATGTCCATGTTGATGATGTCACCAACGTGAGCTGTCAAGATGAAATGCGTACCAGTTTTAGCAGCTACCTGAGGCAGTTGGTTAAACAGTTGGTTCTTCGCCTTACCGTTCGTCATTGCATCGGTGTTGTTCTTGCCATCACCGATCTTGTTCTTGGCGTACATGTCATCAACAGCAGACACGATAAACTTAGAGAAGCTATCGATGAATGCAGTGGTTGGCTGTAAGCAGACTTTATGCTTCTTGTCTTTATCAACAAACGGAGTAGTTCTGATGTGCTTCTTCGGATCTTTAGCCTTCTCGTCTAGAGACTTACGAAGTTGGAAAAAGAACTCATCGCCAGTGTACTGAGACAAGTCAGTAAACATGAATTGTGGATCATCGTTGAAATCAATTGCTGCGATCTCATCGAAGTGTTTAGCTACAGCAGAGAAGCGTGCAACTGGATTCAATGTACCTTCTGTGTCATAGACCATCGAGTGGGAACCAGGCATTGCCCGTCGGACCATCGATAACATGTAAACACCAATAGCCGTTTTGAAGTTGTTTGGTCGAGATACAATCCCATTCAAAGCCCCCAGACCACCGTTGAGGATCATCTCCCCGTGTTCACCCTCTTCATAATGACCAGACGAAATGTCCATCAAACAGCCGACGTTTACCGCCGGTCGGAATGACGGCTTCTTAAACTCTTGAAACATGGTATTTCCTCTTTGATGTTATAGTACAATCACTTAATTGAGTTCAAGCGTAATTTTATGTCTAGACTTCAAGAATCATTAACACAACAAGGTAGCTACCATGTCCCTCTTTACTCGTTATGGCGACAACGCAGTTGTATCCAATGAATCAGTCGGTGCTCCAACCGTTGATCCGATCCGTCAGTTTTATTTCGCTTGTGAAAGCATTTCCATGGAAGCTGCCGAGATGGGTTCCATTGCCGGTTGGTTTGCTCGCATGGGTTCCAACGTATCAATGGCAGTTAAACGTGGCTTCGAATTGATGACCACTTATGACTGGGCGCCACTGACCACTCTCTATCCTTCCAACATGAACACAGTAATGCGTTCACTGGATTACATGGAGATCCAATCTAAGCCTGTGTCACAACCACGTGGGTTCTCTGGTAACCTGCATGACTACGTGATTGGTTTAGCTCCTCGTATTCAATTGGCATGTGCTATCAAAGCAAATGTTATTGATCCAGCTATTCAACGGTTAGGTCACTATGTTACCAATCCAGGTGAACGTGGCGATCGTCGTGACTTCCCAGGTGGTGCAGCTGATATCGGCCAATTGGCTAAACTGTTAGCAGAAGAAGCAAAGTACTTTAAAGGTGGTTCTGATGCTACTGCTTCGTTTGGTCAACTGTTCTCAAACAATGCTGAATTCGTTAAAGCTGAATTCCAAATGGTCGAGTATGGCAAACTGTTAGCTCAGACGCCTCCATCGGCTGTTAAAGCATCGGTAGAACAATTGTCAGCCGTTGCCCAAGGTTTGTTTAAATCGTTGTCCTCAGAGCGTGACCCTGCGTCTAAGCAACTGATCCAGACAATCGGTAATGAACTGGTAGCCGTAGCTAAGTGGGTTGAATGGTATGCTGTTCAAATCACTCGCTTAACTGAAACCAATGCTGTGTTCGCACAGCTTGAGCGTGAACTCCGCTGAAGGCATAAAGGCTTCCCCTAGGGGAAGCCAATATGTCGTTATGCGATAACTACAGGAGACGCACAGATTGCAAACACCCGTTGAATATCATTGCGGAAAGTATCTTCATCAGAGTAACGCAGCCAGCAAGGGATTGCCTTACGAATGCGATTCCATCCACAGTCCGGGGAGCTTTTGGCTTCATTTAGACTTGGGATGTCCCTTAAACAATGATCCGCAATGCAAGTAGGAAACTTCAATGCATTACCATCACGTACGAGGCACATCTGATCATTCAGTGCCATGGCTTTGCCGTACCGTTCACGAACGACATCACCGCCGACCCACTTAGAGTGGATGATGGCTAACACACACATCCGTTTAAAATCATTGTCAAGCTTGGCGCAGAAGCGCAACCCGATTCTTGTGAAGAACCGAGCAATGACTTTCTGGAGATAGGTTAGTAGTTTCATGGAATACCCGCTATTTAGGTAGAATGAACTGCGTATACGGACTCTGGTAAATTGCAGACCCTTCATCCGTCATGAACACAGTCGCGTATGTGTAGGCACGAGGCCCAACAGCAATGACCAACACTTCTACCTTCGTAAACCCAGCACCAATTCGATTAAGCTGGTTGCGAGTTGGAATGTCCAACCCTAGGCACAGCTTAAGTTCCACGTCTTGCCCGCGAAACTTAATCTTCGGATTAATCGACTCAGTGTTCTGAGTAATCGATTTCAGAAGTTGTCGGATCTCTTTTTTCCCAGACGAGACCTGTTCGAAAAATGCGGATGTAATTTCATATGTTTCAACCCCATCACCTAAGTTCCCTGTTAGGTAATCATCCAGTTGTCGCTGGAGCTGCTGGAATGTCGCTACGGCATCGTTTGCCCGTCGCGGAGGGTTGAGGGTACGGCTAACCAATTTATAATCGGCAGTCGACAATACCATGATGTCTGTATGCTTCGACAACAGATCCGCGCTAGCCGATTCAATACGGTTACGGATTTGTGCGTTGAACACGTTCGACAGATTGAGAATCCCCAATTCAGGATTATCACTCGGGAAACATGTTGCATGCATATTGATTACTGATTCCAGATAGGTATCTGGTTCGTAAGCTTTATAGACACCAAAGGTTGCTTCGCTGATAGGTCGTCCGATCAACAGATCAGCTTTCGCTAATTTATCTTTCGGTGTATCCTGCGGTTTAAAACCGTAGTTATGCATACGACCCAGGCTGTACATGTAATAGTAACCGTCTGGTTCTTCACCTGTATTAAACCCGAACAACAAACGTGATTCCAATACTAATGGATTCACTGGTTGTTTCTTCAGCTTGTTGACTTTCTCGCCTTCTTGTTTGATTTCTACCGGCGCGGATTTGACTTCATGTCCTGCACCCAATAAAGCATTCGCATCAGCTTTATCGTTACCCATGTCGCCGGAATGACCTTTAACCCAAAAGAGGTCAAGCTTACGCTTAGGTTCTTCCCACGACGTCTTCAGTTCAACCAGACGTTTCCAATAGTCAACGTTTGCAACTGGCATCCCATCAGATTTCACCCAATCATTTTTCGCCCACTTCGGAACGTACTGCGTCAGACCCTTACGAACATATTCGCTGTCCATTAACATGACCATCGATTTCGCAGGTGTCTTTAGTGCATATTCAAATGCACCAATCACAGCCCCTAGTTCACCCGTGTTATTCGTAGGGTTCTTCTCGATTGCACCATAAGCATCGATATACTCGATAACCGAAACTGTTTCGGCAGCTGGTACATCTTTATACCCTTTCGCTGTCGGTTGTTGTTTCGTCGCTGCTTTAGACGTCATGGCAACGTTGCTATAGGTGTAACCGTGAATACCCCAACCTGCTTTATTCTGGCGGAATGAACCGTCAGTATAAAGAACAATACCATCCATTATGACGTCCTCTGAAGTAATAAAACTGTACTAGATAATTAACCAGTCCAGTGTTTTTACTTACAGGACCTTTTCCATTCCTGATGAGCTTCAAAAATATCCTTGCGTTCTTGCTCGGCATACTTTTCTAAAGCTTTAATATGCGCTGTCAAAATCGCATCTTCATCAGGTTCACCGTTCGCTAAAGCTTCAGGACTACTGAATTTTGGACGTGATGGCATTTCACCAGCGGGGGGTAGAACGAAAGCCGCACATTTTGTACTTGGGGTTTGTACGGTCTTTCGCTTAACTACCTTGGCTGGTTTTTTAGCAGGGGTCTCTTTTATTGTTTTCGTTGACACTCTAGGAGTATTGGAGACTTTGCTGTCGTGAGTCTCAGTGATAAACACGAAACTTTTCGGCTGATTTAAAACACAACCACTACTCATTACAAGTAGCAAAAATAATAAAACATAACGCATGATATACTCCCATTGGTATTTTACTTGAGAAGCTCATCTAATCGCCGACGCCGGGCGTCGACATCAGGAGTGCTGTGAGTAGCCTTGAGGTCCTCCAGTTCCCGAACGATTGCATGTTTCTCAGCTTTAACAGCATCCAACTCGGAACTTACCCAGAAGATCGTAGCAAGCATAAGCATGATACAGAACAACATGAAAGTAATGTGCCGGTTTTCCAGCATAACCTCTTTAACAGCACGCTCACCGAAGATTGCACGCTTGAGGAAAGGCCACAAGGAGAGCAAGGCTTGAGTAGTTAGGGCGACCATAATAACCTCTAGTCAATATACTAAACTACGCCTACCCGTTAACGCACTAACAGCGTTTCTATCGCAAGACAGCTTTTAAAACGGTAGACAATCTTCCCGTGGGAACTCCCCACTCTACCATGACGTTTATCGTTAACACAAGCGGGACTATCAATTTTATAGATGGCTTTACCATCGCCCGCTCATGAGGACCGTTAAATGTATAACTTGAAAGGTTTCATTGGATACCCTTCCCTGGTCAGTAACGTACCTGACCAAGTCGCGAAATTTGGAGAACTGTCCAAGAACAGCTCCACTTACGCAAAAGATGTAACGACCCACACCAGCACGTCAGTACCGAATACGGTGTTCTTTTCCTTTCATAGCGTAAGGGATGAAACTCCAGCAGATGTAGATCCAGCAACCAAGGACCTGGTCCTCAAGCTGTCTAAATATCTGTTGGATCAGGCAATTGCTGGTGCGATTACACAAGATCCACAAGTCGTAAGACAAATGGTGCTGGCCGAATTCGGTCCACTGCTAGAAAGCTTCTCTACTGGTAAGATGCTTACTAACAACACAATCTGGTTACCAGAGTTTGTTGTCTTTGAGATGTCTGCCCCTACTGAATCAAACCGCGTTCAGTTGTGGTATGCCGATGATAGCTTCTCTGGTCAGTATGACGAATACGTCATTGAGATTGTTCATCCCCTGATTCCTTACGATGATTTCTTCAATGATCCTCTCGTTGTGATTCAAGCACTGAAAGATTACAACTTCGATGAGAAGCTGGAAGAAGCACAGGTCATTCGTGCACAGTACCCGTACACCAACTTACGGTCGATGACTTACGATTACGTCCACCCGACTAATCCTACTATCCGACAACCTGCTCGTTGGCTTGCATTGCTCTATGGTATTGCTGCCGATAACCAAGACTTTATTAATGACAAGATCATTGCTGAGCTCTTGGCGAATTCTACCCATACTCGTGAAGAGTGGGAAAAGATCTTACCTGACTTGTTCAAGAAGACTGAGTTCATCATTACCCCGTTCTGGGAAAACTATTCTGTACCGACTGGTATTCTAGGTGCTGGTTTCTATAGCCCTACAATTGATCCACGGAAAGAACTACCGTTGCTCCGTCGTACTGCTCGTGGTCCTGGCTATACACAAGCCTGGGTTGATGCACAATACGAATTGTCTTCGCACACTTATAAGTCATTGGCATTCGGTGTACTGGGTAACCCACAGAACCGTGAAGGCGTTGTAAGATTTTCTGCTAAGTTCCCTGACTATCTATTGGTAACTAACGGCACTGCTGACTTTGACCGAGTCGATCCTTTGACTACTGGTGAATGGATGGTGTTGTTTGCTAAGTTGCTGAAAGAAGCAGAGACTATGGATCGCTACACTTCAGTACCTCTTGGTATTTCCCGTATGATTCGTGATGGTGTCGTTTACGCTACCGCCATGTTCCAACGTGTGAACTATCTGGTTGTTACTAAGTCTTCCGTAGAAGAGTATACGTAAGGGGCCTTCGGGCTCCTTTATGCCCAATCTGATGATCCCCTAATTAACAAAAGGCTGAGTCATGGCTAGCGTAATCCCGCAAATCGGAATTAAAGGTCGATGGGAAGTCCGGAGTCCCTTCTCTACGAAACCAGGCCTTCTATATACCCTCGGTGCGATTCGTTCATTCATCGATATCGAGAACAACGGCGTAAACGTATTTGAAACGTATTACGGTTCCGTAGCTCTTACCCAGGCACAGTACAGTGAAGATCGCCGTAATGGTGTAATGCTCCTTACTCTGCTTTCCGACACAGATGCACCGCTATACATTCCATCGTCATTCATTACTGCATTTCCTTCATTGGACTCGGTAGCGTATCATCATTTGGTTTTGTCTGCATCCTGTGGCGCTTTACCCGTTACAATGTCATTAGATTTCTTGACGACCCAAGTCGCTAAAGTAATCTCTGATACCATCGGTGTGGTCCCAACTATTAATATTGGGATTGTACCTTTGTTAAGTGTTGTTACTCCTGAACAGCATGAAACAAATGAAGCGTTGCGTGAGGCGGCAATTTCTAACCGTACTACCGACTACGCTCGTCTCGCTGAAGAACAGCGTAAAAACGCTTTGCTTTCTCAACGCTTGGCAGTTGCCGAGAGTATCATCAAGAAACTTAAAGACGAAGGTCTTATCCCTTAACGGAGTTTAATAATGTCTTATCTGAATCCGAATAAACTTAAAGCTTTCATGGCCAGCCTGGAAGATAGCGATGGTGTAGCGCGTCAAGTAGACGTTACCAATGCTAGTGCTTCAGCAACCAAAGATCATCCTGCCTCACCAGAAGCAGAAGCTAACTCTAATGGTGAAGCAGCTACTGCTGCCGATACCGTGAAGGTTGGTGATGGCGACGGCGTTACTCCAACTATTCAAGACGCCATCAATGCAGGTGTACAAGTTGGTGAAGACATCACTAAGATGGAAGAAGCCAAAGCAGCTTGTGAACATCACATTGGTGAAGTAGCTAACTACATCGACCGTAATGAATCTGTTCCACCATCGTTGGCTGAAGTAATCAAAGTAAGCTTGGCTCGTCATGACCGCAAGTTCTTTGCTCAGACTGTTCCAGCACTGGAAGCTTTCTCAGCACACACTGGTCGTATGACTACTTCCATTGATCTGTTGAAACGACTGAAGTCTGGCGTTGATACCATCAGCCGTGGTCTGGATGCAGCCCGCGAACAAAAAGCTCGACTGGAGGCAATTGCACATGGCTAAGGTAAAACTTTCTAAACTGTTGCCTTCATTGGAATCGGAAGACGGTACCGCGGAAGTAGTAGAAGCTAAAGAAGTTAGTGCTGAACTGGGCAAAGCCGAAGTTCAACAAGTAGCTGACGATGGTTCGGGTAAAGGCGACGTAGCTGAAGCTGCTCAAGAAGTAGAAGTTGATGGCAAGGATTATACCGCTATCGATGAAGCTTCTAAACGTCAAGGTGAGATCATTCACAAGCAACTCGAACGTCTACAGGAAACCGAAGTATCAGTTGAAGCGTATATCGGTGTATTGCATACAGCTGCCGCTGCCAGTGATACTATTGGTTCTGGTGCTGCAGCAGTTATCAAATACGATCTGACTTCGCGTTATCCAAAATTCTTTAGTAAGGTTGTTCCATCTGTAGAGTCTTTCGATGGTGAACATGGTCCTGCTCGTACTACTCGACTAGAACGGGTCCTGCTTGGTAAACTGGGCGAGATCAAAACCAGTATTGCTAAGAAACAAGAACAGTTGACAAAGCTAAAAAAGTAGCAGTCTCGAAAGAGACTTATCTAGAAGGTCCTGATAGTACGTTCACGCATCAAGGTAAAACCTACAGCGTAGATCGGTTGTTAGAACTAACCCGTGATCTCCCAGTTGTTCAATTCGACATTACTGAACTCGGATGGATGATCGATGATGATTACGATTTAAAAAGAATGAAGGCTGCCGATACGTCGGTTCCTATTTGTGTCTATCAACTACCGAAGTCTGGGGCTTGGGTAACAATGGATGGTTATCATCGTGTTATCAAAGCACTCTACGTTGAGAAGCGTAAAACGATACCAGCCAAGATTGTTACAGAACAGCTACGTAAACAGCTTTAACTAAATCATTCGGTTGGTGCCTCTGGTACCAACCTTATGTAACTTTAATCCGCGGAGTAACACCACATGGCTAAGCCAGTAACTAAGAAACCAGCAGTCAAGCCTGCTGTCAAAAAACGTTTTCAAGATGCAATGGGCTTCCTGGCCTCAATGGAATCTGTAGCTATTGCTGAAGACAAGAATGTATCCGTTGACGCCCCTGTTCAAAAGGACGTCAAAATCGAAATCACTGATACCGTTAAACCTAACGATGAAGTTGGTGCTTCCGTAACGAACACCCAGACCAAAGAACTGAAAGATACTACTCAGTCTGGTCTTGCCCAAACCCAAGACGTTGGTAAAGTCTCTGTTAAAGAAACTACCGATGCTGGTAATGCTGGCGAAGAAGATGCTGTAACTAACAAAACTCCTGATGCTGTCAAGGCAGGCGAGAAAGATCTGACCACTGGTGTTGTTTCCCAGGAAGATGCTATCGAAGCCAATGAAACAGAACACCTTGAACCAAAAGAAGCTGATGATGCTGTAATGAACGTCGAGCATGCTGTTGAAGAACTCGAAGCTAATGGTATTACGGCTGGTTCCGATAACGCTTTGCAGAAAGCTGAATCGGTAGGGAACGACCTGGAGAATATCTCTAAAGTAGAAGCTGCTCTGGAACAATATCAAACTCTGTTGGTTGGTATGCGTAAGAAAGGTGTTAAGCCTACTCCCGAGCTGGCCCGCGCTATCAAGATCTCTCTGGAATCCCATGACCGCAATTTCTTCCGTCCTATCGTTAGCTCGCTAGAAGACTTCGCCCGCCCTGATACCCGTCTGGTTGCTAGCCGTGGTTTGGAAGCAGCTATCGGTGACAAACTGAAAGACCTGGGTGCTGCTGCCGGTAATGCTCTGCAACGTCTGATCGAAATGCTGATCGATGCTTGGAACCACTTCACTCGTGACACTCCTAAGCTGATCGAAGAACTGGATAAGACCATCAAAGCTGTACAAGGTGCTGAACTTGCTGCTGGCGAAGACCTGCAAGTTAAGTCTGCTGGTCGTCTGATGATCAATGGTAACTTTGCTGGTGATTCTGTTGACGTTGTTAAGAACGTTGAGAAGACCGCACAACAACTGCTGGTTGACTGGCCACAAGCTCTGATCCAACTCGTACAGACCATCGAAGCTTCCGGTAAGCAAGTAGCTGTGTCTAACGAAGACTCTGCTGGCTCTGCCCATGGCGTTGAAGAAGCTGCACAGAAAGCTCTCGAAGCTACTTTCTCTCAGTTTACCCAAGTTGATTCCGGTGAAGCCCCTAGTTCGATGGGTGCCTATGAAATCGTAACTCGTTCGCCTGTCATGCCTGGTAACAAAGCCATGTTCATTGGTATTGGTTCCGGTACTAGTGCGGCTGAGAACGTTGCCGATAAGAACTTCATGAAGTTTGAATTCGCTTCTACTGGTGATGCTGAGTCTGGTGAAGCTGGTGTTAAGATCCCTTCGAAAGAACGTGCCGTTGCTGCTCTGAATGCTGTTAAAGGCATCGTTGCTAACCTGATCGGTAAAGATACTTCGATGGGTGCTCTGAAGAACCTACGTAAGACTATCACTTCTGGTAATCCTACCGCTAAGGGTGCTGTTCAAGCTGCTCTGATGCAACACCGGATGTTCATGGGTTATCTGACCACTCTGGTTAAATCCTACATCGCATTCTATGGTCAAGTGGCTGCTGAAAGTACTGGTAAAGGCGTTGCTGTTCGTGAGAACAACCAAGCTGCTCCAACTGACGGCAAAACTAAAGACCGTACCAAAGAAGCGGATGATGAATCCGTAGTCTCCGTACAGTAAGGTATTCCCATGGCCGATATCACTCTAACACAGGTTGACGCTGACCTGGCCCGACTGAACCAGTACAACCTGGCTCTCGAAGGTTTCCAGCGTGTGATGGAAGGTCGTGAGATCGTTACTGGTCCACTGGCGGTGGCAATGCGCATCGCCTTGGAGGACGCTGAAGTTGATCAGGATGATGACAAAGGCGTTACGGGTAAAGACATTGCGACTGGATTTAAGAAAGTAGCTATTACTGTTAAGAACATTATTCAGTGGCTATTGCGTACAATTGGTAAGCTGGTTGAGAAACTCGGCCTTGGGATGCAACGTCTGGGTGAGAAAGGCCGTAAGGTTAAACAAGCTCTAGCGGAAATGCCTGAAGCTGCCCGTGCCAGTCTGGGTAAAGGTGATGCTTCTGAGATTCCTCAGGACGTCTTACAACCAGAGATGCTTGCTATTGCTGGTGAATTTGTAGGCAATGACATTGAAGCAATTAACAACGTCATTAAGATGGGTACTTACATCAATGGAGATTTCCCTAAGATGTTTGACCAGATCATGGGCACTACTGAGCAATTAGCTCGTAAGCACATGAATGATGATACCTCTGAAGAATTCTTTAAAGCTTTGGCTGCAACACTTAGTACAGGTCTCAAACGCCCTACTGTTCCTTTCAGTGGTGATCATTTTGCTGCTGCTGTAGCTAATGAAGAAGACACAATCAACACTGTTCCTTTGATGGGTGACCAAGGTTTCGTAATGCCTGATCCGAAAGGCTCCGGTACACTAAACGAAAACAACCCTATTGAACAGCTGCGTGGTTATTTTGTATGGCACTTCGGTGACTACAATACTAAGAGCACAGGTTCTGTTGATATCCCAGTAGTTGACTTCGCAACAATCTCTAAGATTACCGATTTGATCGATAAGTCTATCAATGATAATATCGATAGTTCTAGTGAACTTAAGTCATTGATGGATAAACGTGTAAGTGCAACTAATGCATTACTCGATGAAATGGCAAAAGGAGATGGCCCTGGTGCACGTGGTGAGATCGCTATGTGTGTCGGTGTAATGCTTCAACGCTTCGCTGATTGCCTAACGAATATTCATGGTTGGTACGCACGTACATTGACACAAGAACTTGGTTATCTGAATACTTGCATCGATGTAGCCTCTAAAGGCAAATAACGACATAGTGGCTTCCCTTGCGGGAAGCCTTTATGCTGTCTCATGCTGAGCACGTATGCTTAGGGTCACCAGTGGCTTCATGGTTACATGTAGCACGCATTCCCGCTAGCACTACGGGAATGCCATTGATTGTAAAGATCGCACTGCCTTGCGGCATTATAGCGCTTGCATGGGAACCACTACCATGTCCAGTTACACTTGCCCCCATCGTAGCGATAGGGACACCATTGATTGTAGCGATGGATTGGGTGGGTTGGATAATCCCACCTGCTGTATCAATACCTGCTCTTGCAATACCACTCATATGTCACCCTACGATTGCGAAACCACCAGATGCTTTAATCAAAACCTTACCGCCACCGATAGTGACGTCAGGAGCCGCTATGTTGACTGTTTGTGACGTACTGGTAACATTAGTCGTCTGAGTACTTACCGTGTCAGGAGTGAGCTTATAGACGGTCCCACCTACGGTTAACGTAATAGATTCTGCAGCAAACAATTCAATTGTCTTTCTTTCGATCTTAATGAAGGTACCATCGGCATTCTTCATTTGGATTCGGTTCTCACGGGAAACAATTTCGATCTCGTTATTGATATCATCCGTAATTGTGAATTCACCGGTATCTGTATTGAACTGTTGGGTATAAGCATACGGTTCACCGTTCGCTTTGGATGTACCAAAGGTAAAGTGTTTGTCATGTGCTGATACGGCCATGTAATAACACGTATTGAAGTCAACGCCTGCACCACCAGGAGTAGGAGAAGCATTCCAGGTATAGACAACAGATTCTAATGCCCGTAGTTCGTTCTTTAAGGCCAGTGAGCGCCAATAGTATTTGTCTGAGTCTCCTAGTCGCCATACTTCTACGAGTTCGTTACGCATGATGTCAGGAGGTGTAGCACGGTTATCCTCAGAAGGTAACCATTCACAGGGAACAGATCGTTCAGCTGTTGTTTTGACTTGGTGAGTTGCTCCGCTAGTGTCTTGCCATTCCCTTACGGTTTCTTTGGGATCAAATTTGATTTCCCCATCAGTAGCCATTGCCTTCTCGTTCATGAGAACGTTCAGTGTTTTAGACTTGCGGGGCTTGTTCTCTTTAGACGTACCGATAGAAACTAATCGGAACATGGATGCGGCTTGGCCGCTTATTGGTTTCTGTGAAGCTTGTTCCATTTTGATATCCTTGAAGATTATACTCAAGAGCCAGATCTAATGTAGACAACGGCGCTAAGAATAAGGAAGGGGGCTTTTTACTGTGTATCTAAGTTTAGTAAAGTTAGAGCGATACAAACGATTGATGTTATCGAACATCCAAAGTTTGGAATGGACACCAACAAAGAACCTGATGGTAATTATTGGTAGCAATGGTTCGGGTAAGTCCTCATTGCTTGATGAGCTATCCCCACTACCTTCTCATCACTCTCAATTCGAGAAAGATGGCAGTAAGACAGTACACTGCATGCACCGTAATGCTCGGTATGTATTGCATTCACATTACGATCGTGGTACAGGTCATCATTCATTTATCCGTGATGACATTGAACTGAATGAAGGTGGTACCTATCAAATTCAACTTGATCTCTGTAAGCAAGAGTTCGGGTTACAGCAAGACATCCAAGATTTGATGACTGGACGTACTAAGTTCTCTCAGCTCCCAGTTAACAAACGTCGTGATTGGTTGACTCGTGCATCTCCAGTAGACCTGGGTTATGCGTTTAACATATTGTCCAAAGTTACAGATGCTGCCCGTGCACAGAAGAATGTTATCGATCACATGACTAAGCGTCTAGCGAATGAAAACATTGATATGCTGGATGACTCAGAGATTTCTCGACTGCGTCAAGAACGTCAGCGGTTGACTGATCGGGTTAACACATTGTTCCTGCATCGGAATCCTTCATCCAAACGTGGCTTTGCTCACAACGGACATGCTAAAGAAGAACTGGATGCACTCATCTACGATGCCAAGTGGCTACTGCGCCAATACCCACGCCTGACTGATAACACTCGGGTTGTCAATAAAGGCGAGTATAACCAGATCGTTAACCAACGTCTGGCTAACGTACAAGCTGCGCAAGCAGTAATTGATCGGTTGTTAGAAGAACTTGAAACTATTCGTGCTACAACACCAGCACAGATGGATAAGATCTCACCTGAGGATCTAGCTGAGTTGAAAGAGAGATTGCAACATCACTTAACAACTGCGAATGAACAAAGCAGTGTGATGAAAGCTTATCAAGGCTCGATCCCTTTGTGTCGTACAGGATTATTTGGTGATCAACATGCTCGGTTAGAAGATGCATTTGATCGTGCTTACGGTATTGTGATGTCCATCCCTAACAACGAAGATGGGGAAATGTCCACAGCCATTGCGCAAAACAAAAAAGAACAACTGAAAGAGTTCAAACATAAACTGCGTAGCATCGAAGAGTTTATCTCCGAGACAATGCGTCGCATTGCTACATTAAAAGGATGCGACCATGTACAGTGTCCAAATTGCCAACACACATTCGCTCCTGGTGTAGATCCGAAAGATATACCGCAACTGGAAGAAAGACTGCGAAAAGCCTCCGAGGCAGAAGCTCATTTCCAACGTGAGATAAAAGCCATTGATGAGTACTTGGAACGGTATGTTGATTATGCTGGCTATGTACAGCAATTCCAACAAATTACCAGGGATCATCGTGACTACGCGGCAGTATGGGAATGGATGGTCGGTGAAGGTAGACTGTTCCGTTCACCTAAGTCGATTGCCACAGATGTAATTAGCTGGCACACTGCACAACAGGCGATGATCGAAACAGAAATCCAGATCGAACACAGTAAGCAGATAGAAGCTCGTTTGAAAGTTATCGAAGAGATTGACTTTGATGCTGCAGGTTACATGATGCAACGAGCTATAGACCTGGAAACAGAAGTCAATGTTAAACTGTTGCAACAACAATCTACTCGGGATGCAATCGAAGCATATATGCATTCGGGTAATGATGTTGATGTATTCATTGGTAAAGTGAATGGTTGTTTGGAATCATTTGCTAAATGGCGCGAACTGGCTCTGCAACATGCCGAGTGGTTGTTGGACCAAGCGTTTACTTCTGAGATCGATGCTACTCACCAACAACTAGCCACTACTGGTAATCGTTTGCGTGAAGCAGAACGTCGGGATACAGAAATTCGTTTGCTGGAAGATACGGTAGCTGATGCAGCTGATGCTTATACAGACTTACAACTCCTGGCTAAAGCGCTTTCCCCTAAAGGTGGATTGATTGGTCAGTACATGTTGGGGTTTTTGCAGGGGGTAACTAAATTGGTTAATACAGTCATCGAAGATGTCTGGACTTACCCAATGGAAGTATTGCCTTCGAAGATTGATAAAGAAGATCTGGATTATAAGTTCCCATTGAACGTATCAAATGGTGCTGTGGAACCTACCGATATCGATTTGGGTTCTGATTCACAGAAAGAGATCGTTAACTTTGCCTTCCGTATTGCATTGTTAAAGTTCATGGGCTTTGACGACTTCCCTTTGATGCTGGATGAATTCGGTCGTACCTTCGATGAACAACATCGGGCTAACTTGATTCCATTCATTTCACGCATGATTGAGATGGGGCAATACCAACAGATTTTTTATATCAGTCACTACCAGAACACACATGGTGCCTTCAACCAAGCTGAGATTGTTGTACTTGATCCAACTAACGTTACAGTGCCAGAGCAATTCAATAAAAACATGGTGATGACATGACCGCTGCTGCTGTTGTTATTATCGGAGGTGGCCTTGTGGTCGCCTACCGACGGTTACAAAAATTAATGTCGTAATGCATTAATTCTCAGATCTATATTACAACTGTGAATCTGAACCCTTAAGGACCATCATGTCTACTACCTATTCACTGAAAGCATTCGCCTCAAGTTATTCCCTGTCAATCGAACAGTTGTTCGATCGTAGCTGGATGCTCTACGATGTTACGAAACTGCGGATACTTCATCTGGGTAATCCGATCACGTTTATCCATGATGGCAATCAGATACCTGAGTTCTTTGAGTATCGTAAACCTGGCGTTAATGGACACCAAGTTCGTGGTTCGTTTATGAACCAGGTTCATGATTTGACAGTTAACAAACGTGATATCCAAGCATGGTTTGATGCAGCTACAGGCAATCGTGATCAACGTGCAACCAATCCCTACCGATCAAAGGATCTTTGCACTTATGGACATACCTGGTTCGAAACCATTCTGGCTACGATGAAATCCCCGAACAGTTTGTTGTGCTGGCATATCACCAACCGCAATCAACAAATCGAAGATATCAAGAATCCCCCTCCAACGAAAGAAGCTAAGCCGAGTTTCTTCGACAACATCAAGAAAAAGCTGTTCGCTTAAGGTATTACATGGAACGCGATTACTTCAAAGAAACCCTACCAGAATTCCGTACCCCTCGTGCCAATGGTGGACTGTGGCAAAAGGATGATGTTGCACGTCATGTGACAACATGGGTTTGTACCCTGACAAACTCGCTTGAACGTGACACTTGGTTCTTTGCCGTTAAGGTAAAGCATGTTGGTGGTGAACTCGATGGACAAGAGGAAGTGCATTTCTTTCTTGATGAACGAGATGCTTGGTTGTACCGTGCAGATCGAATGGGCTCTAAAGAAGTGCACTGGGTTTCCTATGAGCGCTTCATTAACATGCAACGCAAAGTTGTAGAAGAAGGCGAAATCAAAACGATGGACTTTTCAGCCCGTACCCTGTGGGATGGCTATACGCTACAGGAAATCCGTAATCTAAAAGTGTGAGGTGGTTATGTTAACTGCTTATAAAGTCGCTGTACTGATGGTGGTATACGGTATGATCTTCTATCTGTTCTGGATTGATGATTATCGCCGTTTGCTGACGAAACTTGTTGATCACCGCCGTGACCAACTGGGTCACTACATCAACACAACCATGGGCTGTATCCATATCGCAATGGGTATCTACATCTTCGGCTGTGTTGTCCACTTAGTCTGGAATCTATAAATGACTGAAACAGCACGCATGTTAAAACTGGTTACAGAACAAGGTCGCAGTATATCTACGGATAAACTGTCCCTGCTCTGTATTACTGCCGATTCAATAGCTGCCGCTAATCCAGAGATCGCCAAGCGGGTTACTTCATTTGAAATGGAATGGCGCGAGATCTCTGGTACCGTGGTGCCCTTCGTAAGAATGACATTCAATGGTTGATTGAAACTTTTTAAACAGCTATATTACAATTGTGAATCTAGCCTATTAAAAGGAATCCAATCATGTCGACGATCAAAATCGGTAAAGTTTCGCTCAACCTCAAAACCGGTAAAGTAAATATTGATCGCCGCACGATCAAGAAAGCTGATCCTTCTTGGCATCATGCTGCATATGTAGTAATCGGTCTGGTGGCTACAGTTGTAGTTGCCGATTATATCCGCAACAAATAAACTGAACCTCAAAAATCAAAACGGAGTAACACAATGAAATTTTCTACCCTCGCTGCTGTAGCTGGTATCGGTGCTGTTGGTTTCCTGGCGTACCGCTTCCTGACTGGCAACGAAGTTCTTGAAGTTCCAACTCCAGAAGAAGCTCTTCCGGAAACTCCAGTGCTGCTTCTGCCAGCACCGACCGTGGTTGAAACTCAAGCAGAGTGACATACCACCCCCTCCTTCACGGGAGGGGGCAGGTTCAATTTTCTTTTTATTCGTCTTGCTCTTGAGCTTCTCGGATTAGCTTCATGCGATCCTGGAATTGATCAGATGTTTCATTAACCAAACCAATGTGTTCTTCACCCTCAGCATGTTCGAAATTACCCAGATCTTCAAGCTTGAGTTCTGGCACACGGCCTTCTGGTACATTGTGAATTTCGCCGGGTTGAATAGCAAACGGGTTCTGGTTCTTAGCTTGACGGATAATCTCAGCCATAGCGCCCAACAGATCGTTGTTAGACTTGTTGCCTTCTTGCTCGATCTGGTTACGCTTAGCAGCAATAGCAGTTTGAGTATGGTCTTTTGTAGCTTTAAGGATAATGTCAATATCATCCTTGTCGCATACACCTAGGCCTTTGGACATCTTCTCGATTACGATGCTCTCACGGATCTCTTGACCCCAGGCTAATTGTTCGTCATATGTCATGGCTTGAGCGGCGTGACTCATGGTGTGCTTCCTTATTCTTTGCGAGTAATCAAATACTCAACTGATTAACAATATACCGTAAACGGCATTCTGGAGTTCATAAGATGTTCTCGAAGATCATCAATAAATACAGGGCCTGGCGATTAAATTCCAAGCTCGAACAATATGCGGAGATCCTCGAAGACATCGACGGGGCAAACTGCAAACCTGAAGACTACCCCGTAAAACTCAAAGAATTCTGGCGGTTGTTTGATATGTCACTGTTGGATGACCTAGTCATTCGTGATGTGATGGGGCACACCGGGCAGCTAAGGCACCGTAACTTCGCACAACTCCACCAGTTGTTGTTGGATGTAAACGATGCTATTGCCAACCAGCAAGACTCCCGGATTGAATACGTAAGTCGAACAGGCGTAATGCATCAAGCAGAAGTTGAGCTCGATAATTACTTCTTCGATCCGATCCATGGTCACTTGAACATCAAAGAGTGCCTGGAGCAACTGCGTCAACTGTTACAAGCCCATTGTGGTATCCTAGAGAACATCGAAGATACGTATGGGCAGCGCAAGATGCTACATGTGTACTATGACATCTATACGTTGTCAGATTTGATCATTGATATCCTTCACGATAAAGGAGAAGCCTTATTCCACTAGACAGGTTTTAGCACTACCAAACCCTCTTAACATCCACCGTAGGTGAATAGCAACATGGAATCCGTAAAAGATCTACTGACTGATCCGCTTAAAGGTAAGAATCGTGCTCAAGGTGTATTGTGCTATCTCTTTCGAGAAGTACTGCTTTGGCGACGTGTGAATCAGATCGTTTGGAATAAGCGACTGAACGCATACTTTGAAAAACCACATAACCAAGAAAAGCCAGATAAAGGAAACTTGAATAAAGCTCTCCTGAATGATGACTTGCCTTGGGCTGGGTTTAAGAAGGCGATGGATTTCCTCTCACCACTTGAAGCTAAGCTGGTGATGGATTTTACTTGGCGTGATGGCAGTAGCACTTCGTACGAGATCGTGATCGATCCAGCTGGGGATGAGAAGCTCCAGTATAAAGACGTCTTCACGTATGAAGGTTGTGACGTATTCAACAAAGCCAAAAAACCGGTATCGACATTAGCGTATCTGTTCCGACATATCATCGCCCAAGAAGGAATAGATGAGACGCAATGGGAACAGTTGTTTAATGACTATGCTGAAAATCCTGTTAATCAAGTTGGGGTTAAGAAATCCGAACTGAACGGCACCATCAGCATGATGAAGCGAGCACTCCTAGATGGGAAACTCTCGTGGAACGTGTTTAGACGTGGTGTACTGTTGCTGAAGCCACAAAAAGAAGTGTACACCTTGAAGTTGAAGTGGACCACAGACCCACACTTGATCAATAGCATGCCCGATCAAGAATGGTCAGCCACTATCGAAGACCCGTACAGTGAGAAAGCGTAATGCAAAAAGTTCTGAACCTGAGCACCATCTCCCGTGATAACCCTTTCTCGGTAGATAACCAAACTCCAAAACAAACTGCGACTGGTTTGAACTTCCGCACATACCGCGGACTCCGTATGTATCTCATCACGGGCTCTATGGAGCCTGGATGGCTTCGTGCTGTTTACCCTCATGACTTTGCTGCCCTACATCAGAAACAAGCCGCTTACGTGTTCGTACGCGATCTGAAGGAAATCATGAGTGGTGCTTTGCAACGTGACATCGCCACTCGACCAATGGTTGGATTGATTGCTAATCGTAAAACGGAAGTAGTTACGGCTGGCAATACATCTTCTGATTATGAATGGCGCGATATTGTTAAAGAGGTTGTAGCAGGCTTGTAACTCCAAACAAGTGGCTTCCCTTCGGGGAAGCTGCTTATGCCAGATCTTATGATCCTCATATTTTTTTTTTACTTCAAGGTGAGCAAAATGGCAGCAATTGCACTTCCGTCTTTTCTGGGTACACCAGAAGACGCAACAAAAGTAGTAGACGCATACGGTGAAACTAGTTCAGAACTCCGTACACAACTCTCTTCTAAGATTACATCGTTCTCTTCTGGCCTAGGTGGCGTGTTCGATAAGACGGTTGGTATTGCTAAAGGTATCGGTAATAAGCTCCGTACTAATGCCATCGACTTACCATCAGCCATGCGGCGCGTACAAGGGGCACTGAAGGGCTCTCGATCAGATATTACTAGGATTGCTAGCTCTACTGAAAAGATGATCATGAGTGAGCTCACAGGCTCTGATAAGAACACCAACTACATCAAGACTGTAACCGATGTAGCGAAGGGTTTAGAACTCATGGTAGGTGATGGTCGTCAAGTTATCGACTCCTTTAAGAATGGGGGTTATAACCAAGTCAGTGCAATGGTTGGGTTTATCTCTGATCTAACCGATAGTCCTAACTTAAAGCTATTCGACTTAGGTGCAGAAGCGGCTATCTTGCGTGGTGTAGTAGAAGAAGTATCTGCATGGGGCGTTCCTAGTCTGGTCGATAAGATCATGAAGGATCAACCAGATGCTACCAAGTATGCGGTAATCAAACGTTCTGCTGATCGTATCTCTTACACCAGTTCACTAGACGTATTATTGTCTTATGCCAATGTAGAGTCCAGCAAGAATATCGGCACCGAGCAAGATCCAAGATATGCTAACATTGGAGCTGGTGCACTTAATGCCAACACCCCTGACTTTGCTATTAAGGTATTGTCTAACTTTGCATTCGTTCAAGGAATTACCGTAGGGGATTATCCAACACAACTAGCTAAGCTTGTAGAACTAATGAACAAATTAAAACCTGATTGGTTCTGGACATTACGTGGACAACAGCAAGTGTGGAACTTAGGTACTCTGGCGACAGCGTCAGAAGATGCAGTGAAGCTTTTCCTATCGTCCCCAGTATATCGGGATGCTATCTTAACCGCTCCATTCTATTCGCCAATGCGCGTGGATGAATTAGTAGATACCATGTATCCTTTAACTACAACAGCATAACGACATAATGGCTACCCTTCGGGGTAGCCTTATGCTGTATTTTTTTGTTACGACATGTAGCGAGGGCGCCGAGTAGCTGGACGACGTTCCCAACCCAGATTAGTAATCAGGTCAGATACATCGAGATGGCTAGCAGATTCCAAACCTTGAGCTTTACGCTTCTCAGCTTCATCTTGCAAGGCCCACAGAGTAGTCGGGTTAATCGTCATTTCTGTTTCAGCGAATGATTCTAGTGCAGGAGAGTTGTGCTTACCCGCTACATAGATACCACCTTCACCAACGAAGTCCCAGGTAGAGATTTCACGAGTGTACTTAATACCACGCATTACATCGTCTTGGGTAATCGAACGTACTGAGCAATAAGTGTTGATGTGTGGATTGGTAATAGATGCTTCGAACTCTTTAGCGAAAGGACCGTAAGGTTTAACTTCAGCAATAACGAGTTTGCAAGGACGACCATTCTCATCTCGGCCATCGACAATAGTCAATGCACGGATGTGTGCGCAAACACGATCATCATCGATCTTACGGATACGACCCAGGTATTCCCGATCGTCCATATAGCGTTTGCATTTCTCACCATCTTTCAGAACCCATTCCCAAGGCTCAGGGTGTTTGAATTCCATGTACAGCACTTGCTTGAGCAAGCGGCGCATTAATGGAGAACCAGGTGTAAACATTGATACACCTGATGCGGCATCATAAAACATACCGGCAGAGTTTTGGGTGCCATAAGCGCCAACGCAGAGAGTGTAATACCCATCTGCGTCAGGAGTCAGGATGCCTTTCTTACCACCGGCAGTCAGAAGACTACCGCTAATACGTACTTGGTTACCGGCTTGCTTCTGGACACCAAAGTAATCTTGAGCTGTGCTCATAATGGTGTTCCTTACGTACGAAGAATTTCTTCAATCAGTTCTACAGACTCACTCGGGTTAACTACCGCTGTGTTGATAGCGTCAGCAAAGTAAGCACCGTTCAATCGGCTAGTGGTATCGGAGGTGTTCCAAACTACAGAGCGGAAAGGAATAACTTTAGGTGGGTTGGTGACAACATCCGAATGGTTATTCAGAATGTGTCGGTACAGTCGTGTCAGGTCGTCTTTATCACGAGCAGTTGTCGAGATAATCAGTTCCAAGATCGCACGTGAACCCAAGTTAACACCAGCATGCAGCGAAGCAGTGTCAAACATCTTGGCCATGTCGTAATAGTTCATGTACCACGGAATGTTCCCTTTAGCGACTAGTTCATCGTAAAGGTAATAAGTCAGTGTATCGTTCACTACGAGTTGGTTGTTCACAAATACCACATCACCAGGTTCAAAAGAGAACTCAAAGTAATCAGTACCACGAACTGTAACTTTCTTAGTCGAGCTTGGACGGATCTGCATCATTGCAATTGTGTTATCAACACCGTAATATTGGTCATTCACAATGAGAGCATAGAACCCAACGATAAAAACTTCAGAACCTAGGATCGCTAGGTCCTTATTCTGAAATCGTACAGGCACATGAATCTTAACAGGAGCATCTGTAACAGTGCTCCCATTCTCTTGTAGATGTAGGTGTTGGAACACACGCTTTGCATCGCGTGTTAACTCCATTACTTGGTCCCCTTGATCTCTTTCTCAACCTTAGCTAAGTCAGCCTTAAATTGTTTCAGTGCTTCCGCAAGATCTTCCTCATCGGAGAGATACCAGGATTCACAGATACGATCATAAGCTTTCTCTTTCTTAGCATCACCATTGGTAGACGCATTCAGTACTTCCATGCGTGCAATCAATGGCTCCATTTCTTTAGGATACTTAGAAGCGAGGTTACGTACACGGGTTGACTGGCAACCCGCTTTATGAATACGTTGATCAAGGGTTAACGCTTTCCCGAGTGTGCCTCGAGACTAGCATCAGTATCTTCGTCTTCAGCATCCAGTTCATCGGCTTCATCAGTCTCTTCGACCAAAGGACCTTCACCGGTAGCTGCATCAGCGATAGCGCCTTCTGCTTCACCACCTGTAGGCTCCTCTAGTGCTGCTGGAGCTTGTTCGATAACTTCAGGCTTGAACCGTTCGACTTGGATCTGACTGGCTGCCCAGACAGCGTACAGAGAGAACAGTGCGTTAGTGGACAGTTCACGACGAGAAGCTTCAGGAGCTTCTTGGCCAGCCTTATCCATCAGTTGCATATATTCCCAGTAAGTAGATTCAGGGAAGTAGATACGGCAGATCAGTTGACCGAAAGCAACGAACTCATTGCACAGTTGTTCTGGACGAACAGCACGGATAGCATCAACGACTTTATCACGCAGACCATCTACTTGCATTTCAGCAAGAGTACCTTGACCAGCTTGATTAACGAATGCTTCGATCATGTCTTGACGACGGGAACGTTCAGCATTGTCAGTAGCAGCTTGTTGGATCAGTGGATAGATAGCTTGGAACTTCTGAATGAAGTAGACCTTACGCTCTTCTAGTCGAGCTATGGTTTGGCTACCACTGTTTTCCAGAGCAGAACCCAGGACAGCAGACAGGTCGCCATTAGCAGCACGCCATTGTGGTTCAACGTCACCATTCAGCCATACCACTAGACGACGGTTCTCGATTGCATTAGCTGCTTCAGCGCGGAGTACCAGCACGCCATTGCGCTGGTCTTCAGCACGACGCTGATAAGCACGCAACAGATAAGCACCAATCATCTCGTGAAGCATACGCATCACATGCATCCATTCTTCGTAGCCTACATTCATCTCGCCTACTGGTTCGCATGGGTTCTCACCCAGGTGACCACACAGGAAGTATGCCAGCAACAGACCATCAATGTTGAAAGGAGCATTAGTCCCAACAACGAAAGAAAGTTCACCAACAGTAAGAGCTTTGTTACGATTGAACAAGTCAGCATAAGTACGGCTGATGACTTCTGGATCTACACCCAGCAACCATTCGGTAATTTGTTCACGTTCAGCATGTGGGTTATTGATCGAGACCATTTCGATGATCTGTTCAACACCTTGAGCTGGGAGAATAAATGTACGGTATTGAGGTTGTGGATTTACGTTTGCATAGTTCTGCAAATGAGAAGTCAAACGTGGTTCCGAATGGATAGCATTGTAACGGAAGATGTCAGCACGAATATCAGCAGAAGTAGAAGCTTGCTGACGTTCATTGAAGTCACGTACCATCGAGTCAATACCCGGAATAACAACGTTGGCTACATTGTACTGGATCTTACCCAGAGCAGCAGCAACCAGACTGACCATATCCTTGTTGTCTTCTTCGACAGTGATAGGTTGTTCTTCGTTCATTTCGGTAAAGTGATCTTCAACCGATGCAACGAGTTCATCGGATACTTCTGGACCGGCGGTAGGTTCATCTACAGCATAGCCGCTTGCGAACTGAGCAACAGGAAACTCAGGATTCGGAACGACCAGCACTTGACTCGATTCAGTCAGTTGTTGTGCAATCAGTTTTACAGACTGCACGGTGTTGGCGATATCAGACATGATGTTTCCTTTAGATTGCGAGTTGTTTAGCAATACGGGCAGCCAGGGCTTCCTGGATGTCTTGCTTAGTTAGGAATACCCCGTTCAATGTGGACGAAGTATGTTCGGTGCCGAGGATGCGCAGAATTGCTTCTGCGCCCAGTTCGACAGCGGCAGACAGAATCGAAAGATTCTGCCCGTGTGCGACGTTGTTACTTAGATTTTGCATTTGCAGTTCCTCTGTAGACACCTACCAGGTGCTTTGACAATTCAGCAAGAAGGATAGTGGTTGTTCCGATCAGCTTAGGGCTCAGTACCATCCGTTCTTCAACGGAAGTGTTACCGAAGATAAGGTCGATATCCAATCCAGATTTAGTCTGGTTAACGCCACGCATCACACGAGAGAATACAGTCTTCATCTGGTTAGCAACTACACCTTTGTCACCGACACCACAAGGGATATCGTGATCGATGTAAACGTTGATTACCAATGACTGAGGTTCAAGACCATTACCACGGATGCGGTATTCATGATCCACTTCACCGGAGAAATATTCGTGACCGCGAGATTTAGCTTGCTTCTCACGTTCTTGGTCAGAAGCATAAGCTACTTGACGAAGGCTATCGGACATCTCATCACGATCGCCGTGATAGAAACATTCGATCTTGGATACGTAACCAACAACCTTGGCACGTGGTGTATAGTTGGATAGTTTCGCGAGTGTTTCACGCGATACCTCATCAAACACTGAACTCTTACCCGAGTCGGAATCGATAATCGTACATAGAATTGAATCCAAATCCACGTGATCCCCGATCTTCACCATGCCTTCGATGTTTTGATCAAAGCGTACAGAGATCGATTTGATCTTCGTAGTCTGGGTATTCATCTTAGCGGCACAGCTTTCGGAAATAACCGATCCGTCTTCCAGTGTGTCCAAGTTGTCACTAAATGCAACGACTGTGTTGACACCGGCTTTCCAGATTACTTGCCCAGGGGACATGCGATCGTTCTGGAAATACTTCTCATTATAAGCCAGTGTTTGCCCACGTTTAAATGAATCACCAGCTTTCAGGTCTGAGACGATTGAGTGCGGGTAATGTGTACCTGCAGCAGATCCGTGGATCTTACCCATTTGGTACGATGTAGTTTCACCATTCGCATACTCGACAGTAATCCCATGGTCATCAACGGCAACAACCTTACCGTCGTCTTCCGCCGCAGAAGCAAAGATGGAGCTAGTCCGCTGAGCAACAATCTGTTCATACCCAGTACGGAGAGGAGTCGGTTCATATCCATCAGCATAAATCCCTTGTTGTTGTTGGATTGAGATAAAGTTGATACGCTTAGTATCGTCGTTCGTTGTAGCCACACCCAACAGTGCACAAGTCGACAGTTGTCGAGCTGGACCATCGGTAGTAGGATCGAATGGACGAGTAGTACCACGCATCGTATTGAAGTTAGCATCTGGTGTCAGATAAGCAATAACGCCCACGTCACCGGAGTCAACTGTAGACTCAGATACTACACCTACGTCAGCTTCACCGTACACACGAGTACGAGCAACCATCGATGTAGTTGAACGACCACCATCACCACGATAGGTCATGGATTCCTGTTCACGAATGTTAGCCAGTGGGTTAGAATCTTCCACCACCATTACGGTTGGATCTTGACAGATCTTCTTCCATACAACCGAAGGGTCCATCACGACTTGAACAGCAGCAGAACCAGTAGCGCCATTGAAACGCTTCACTGCTTTGTTGAGTTCATTATAAACAGCACCCGCCATACGCTCGTAACCACGATAACGCATGTATGCACCATCTACTTCAGCAGGCGACCAGTCGATCAGTAACATATCAACAGCACGATACAGCAAGCCGTCAAATGTAGTAGGTTCACCCATCTGCTTTAACAGACCTTCAGTAATCGGGTCCATCCAAGCTGCGAACAAAGCATCGATCTCTTTAGTGAATCGAGCAGTCATCCCAGTTTCTAACAAGAGACGCTGATAAACATCAGGCTTATCGAAATCATAGATCGAGAAGTTAGGTAACAGTTTAGCGTATTTCCGCATACCGCCAAGAATCAGTTGTGTACGGTAATCCCCACGATCAAACACCAGTACTTCGTCTTGGAAGGCGAGTACATAGTTGTCAGAAGAAAGAGGAATACGTTCACCACGACGGTGACGAGTGAACTTAGCATTCAAACGTTTCAGTGTTGCGGTCAAGCCATACCGGTAACCCAATACGAAAGCCAGTGGAAGATCTTTCGAACCCACGTTCATGAAGGCGCCTTCGAGTGGAGCTTTGGCTTGATCTAAGCCCAGCATCTCTACAACCGATCCGAGTGGTTCAAGATTGTCCTGGCTCTTAATATAGAACTGACCTGTCTTGTCTACTAGGATTGGCGTCTTGCCGTTATGAACACCAACCATCGTGTACTGTTTTGTTTCGTGCTTGGTAGCATCGATCTTGTACTTGGTCTGGAAGTATTCAATGTGGTCATCGAACTTGAAGTACAAGAACATAGGACCAGAAGTGAAACCACGGAAAGCAGAACCCAGTTGCGTGTAGACACGAGGCAGTGCATATTCGGATTGATCGAGTTCAGCGTAGAGTACGTGAGTAATGCGATCGTCTTCCGGATCTAGACCACGTTCACGAATCTGACGAGTAATCCAAGCATCGTAGTTGTGGGCGGCCAAATGCGAACGAGTAATGAACGTCTTGTTGTAATACGATGTCATCGCTACTGTATCAGGCTTCACCTTACGGATAGGCAAGTCAGCGCGTTGCATACGCATCCGGTAAGTAACACCGTTAGACATGAATCGACCATCACGGTCAACCACAGGAATACGGAAATAAATAACACCGGACTTACCACGTACAGGCTTCAATGTAACTTTGTGAATCTCGTAGTGGTTCATTGCGTTACGCACTTCTTCCACTTCGTAGTTCACTACAGAAGTACCTTGTTTCTGTACCGAGAGTACAGCGTTAATCAAGTCCTTATTACGAAGGGAAGTCTGATACTTACGCTGCATCGCTTTTAGCTTAGAACCCAACATGGACTTGTCGAGTACTGTAGGCGAATCAGCTAATACCGTATCAGCAGGTAGTTCATAATCTTCTTGAGCATATTCCATCGCTTCTTCAAGAGACTTGTTTGAACCGAATGGATCTTTGATGGTGCGATACGACTGTGCATCAGTCATGGCTTGTTCGAATGTACGTGGAGCAATGATACCCAACTTGTACAGATCGTAAGCCGGTTGAGCAACGCCAGCTACAATGGGGACTGCTTCAGCCACTTCAGCAGGGATGGCATCGATTCGCTGAGTTTCGACCTTAAGCTCCCGTGGCCGATGAGCCAAGTCAGCATCACCTTCAATTTGGAGCTTCGTCGTGAAGAGCTCAGCATCCGGCGGTGTATAAGTTGCTCCATCTTCGGAGAAGTCAAGAGTGGGGAGACTAAAGGCCGGGAGATCGAGAGTGTCTTCGACGTGTGTACTGTCGACTTGACCATCCTCAGTTTCTGTTTCAACACCGTCTTCTTCTTGTTCCTCGTCCAGCTCATCTTTGTGCTTCCCGTTCTCATCCTCTTCAACATCTACTAATGAGGAGTGATCGATTACTGTGCTCATTACCTCAGCTTGATGACTATATTCTGTCATCGCTGTAAGCAGAGATAATACTCGGCGTTGCATAACTGCTGGGGGGAAGAAAGCTTCCATACCCAGGGAATCTACAAAAGACTCAGTAGCAACTTGATTGGTCAAACCGTATTCTTGCATGACCCGATGGATGTGATTAAAAGCAGGTTGTTCTTCTGCTTTAATATCCTCGTAGCCGATATCAAAAACTTCTTTACCGAAACGAGTGATAAACTCTTCAACCGATACTTCTACATCCGCATCTTTAGAACCATCACGCCATTCATCTAGTGCACCCATGTTCAAAACAATGAACCGATCACGAGCACGGACCAAGAACCAGATCTTGCTGTACATATCCGGTTGAACTACCGACATCATCGACTGTTCACGGAATGGACCTAACCAACGATACAGATCCCAAATAGAGAACTGTTGTGGCGTAGTAAACGTCTCCAGCATGGTTTGGTTCTGGTTATCCGACATCCGTTTAAAGGAAGCCAGATCAGGCATGTTCTCTGGAAGATGAATCTCTACGAACTGTTCCCAACCGAAACGACGGTGAGAAGCAGCAACGTTTTGCCAGAAGGTACGCTGGTTGTTAGACCAACGCAGATACTGGGCTTTGAAGTTATTCTGATAGATCCACTGAGGGTCCAGCAGATTGTAGTTGAACACCATGACGTTGAGCGGGTTGATTGACAACGCCGCATCTTTAGTCAGGGGTTTGAAGAATGCATTCTGTTGACGGAACTCCGCCATCAGCTTAGTACCAGTCAATGCACTCTTACGTGGGTTGCCTTCTGTAGATACCAGATGTGACACATGTTCGATGTAGACCTTACCCATCACGTTGTTAAACAACGGATCAGTTTGGCTAGGTCCACGAACAGCAGTGTTAGGATCAGAGAAGTGAACCACTGAACGATGAGGCAGGAATAGCTTGTTCAGTGGATGAAGCTTGGGGTTTTGAAGTTTGCCTTGTTCGAAGACAGTATACTGTTTCCGAAACTGTTCAATTGCTAAGCGCATGTTTAAGTCCTTGGTTTTGGATCGCCAGTCATATACCGGAGTACCAGGTTAACGGTGTGAATGGTTGAACTAAAAGCCAGACCACCCGTAGCATTCATGTAAGCAATGCGGGAGCGGAAGAAGTTATCCATTTCCTCGATAGACTCTTTACCGTAAACAATGTTCACCGATACCGTGTCACCGTCGAAGTCCGCACCCAGAGGGGAAAGGATAGAAGGCGATACAGAAGTCGAGTCGTGCCATTGTGCAGCCTTACCCACTTCAAGGATAGGGTACTCAAGAGCAGTAGGGGCATCAGGATCACGTTTAAAGTCTGGACCGAGTGGATAGCGTAGTTCACCTGTCACAGTAGTCTTCACGTAGATAGACACTGGGATAGAACTGTTGTAGTTTTCTACGGGGTAACGAGTTACGAACCCACGCAGTTTATACCACATATTTAATCCGCTCAGGTAGATCAGCTCGGAGTAAGTAATCGGGCGTGCCCACTTCTGATCGAAACCAGGTGGGATATCGTTGATGTCTCGAATGATACGATAGTTCTTCTTATCATCCAAATACACCAAAGCTAGATAGTGATCAGCAACTTCAATAGGACGTGAACGTTTCTCGATAACTTCGAGTTCATTCATTACACGCTCCAAACCCTGAGGTGTAGACCATGTATCCATATCGTCAACCGATACATCCACCCATTCACGCACTAACGTCTTCTTGTTAACCAGTTCTACTCGGTTAGACATTGTATCGAAGATATCTCCGATCACTGAAGTACGCATGCCATAGATCGTCTTAGGAGCTGCACCACGAGAAGCTTGGTGTAGGCCAATCACACAGTCTTTAAACTTAGGACGGTTAGGTTCACCCAAGTCAGCTGCGTTAGTATCCATAGAAGAGATAACGTTACGAGTGCCGTTGAACACTCGACGAGAAGCCCACTTAGATTGTACATAACCTGACTTACCAGAAATCAGTTTCTCGAAGTGGTCGTAGATCTCCTGTACCTTCAGCTGCATGGCTACACGACGGCGATCATACATCGACAGATCAGCCCCTTGACCGAAGTGTTCTGGGATACCTGTAGACTGTTGCAGCAATACGCGATAGATGTCATTGATCTCATCGTATTCGATTCGACCATCGGGGTTAGGCTCAGCATCACGATAACCAGCAGGGATAACCAACATGGAATCCATAGTGGAACGATCACGGTTCTCATTGACCAACTTCAAACGAACTCGACGAATATCAGAATCCGTTTCCTTAAATACTACACGCTTCCAATTATCAAAGAAGAACGTATAACCTGTTTGTCCATCCAACTCAGATGCTTTAACAAAATCTTTGGTCTCTTCATCGAATACGGCATAAGCACGACCGAGCAAGATTTCCTCATAGAAGCCTTTCAGCTTCAGGATGTTACGATACACTAGGGGATGGATTACAGGGAGACCCAATTTGATGTAACCGAAGTTACTCTCCCGTTCGTGACTGCCTGGCCGTCCGAAGATAGAAACGGAGAACAAGCCCTCTTCATGGAAGTTGCCCCCACTACCCACGAAGATCTCGTGTGAGGTTACTCGCCCTAAACGGGAGAGCATATTTCTGTCTGGGATTAGCAGAGCAATGTTGAAAGGTAATAACGCCTTTTTCATCTTTCGGGTCCTTTTGGGGTTAACGATATGAAGTTCATGTCTGGAGTTTGACCATGGCAAGCAATAAAACAAAATTAGCAGAAGCTAGTAATAAGTCAGCATTTGATTTCGATGATGACTTTGGTGGCTTCGATGATGATCCGCTTGGTGGCAGTAAAAAGTCTCCTGTCCAGCAATTCATGTCCGGTTTTAAAGACGGGATCATCGATACAAGTAAAAATAAAAGTCTGTTAAAAGCATTTTTAACAAACGGCGCCCCTAAGGGTTATGACCGCTTATTCGGCATGTACGATTCAGCGAAGTCATCCGTAGGTTCTTTGAAAGATCACTTGGAGAGAACTAACCCAGGTGACCTGCAATACCTTTTCAAACGAGCAGAGTCTTTCTTGCCGTCAATGAAAGGTAAACTATCCGAGACAACTTACGATCGGATTAATACGGCTCTATCCAATAAGGCTGAGCAGTACAAATATCAAATTGAAGCGAACCAAGATCAGGGTCGTTTAGCTATCCGTCGTCAGAAGGTGGAAGACGAAGCAACGATCAAACAAGGCTTGGGTGAAGATCTTCGTAGTGCAGTAGACCAAGGGACTGTTGTTCAACGCAATTTGTTCAACATGGGTCAGGAAGCTGACCAGCGTCGCTGGGACCTCGAACGTATTGAACGTGGCCTACGTGACCAAGTCGATAACAAACACCAGCAGAACGTAGCACGTGGGCTTGCACAGGCAGTTGATGCACTGACTCGCACATCGTCTTACATGGAACAAGTAGATTACGATTTTAAACGTAAAGGTTTGGAATTACAGTTCCGTTCGTATCAAGCACTGCGTGATATGTCCAAGATGGCTGAAGCTTCTCTGCAAATGCAGAACAAAGCATTCCAAGCTCTGGTTCGTAACACTGGATTACCTGACCACTTAAAGTCTTCAATGAAAGACTTAGTCGGTATGAACGTACGTCAAGGCATGGCTAATGCCGGTACTTCGATGGTGGGTAGATCCCTATCGAGTTTCCTCGGTGGCTATGGCAGTGATGTACAGAATCGCGTTAATAGTAAAGCATCTGGTGCACTGAGTGGAATTGTACAGGGTCTACAAACTGGCGAGTCCATGTCAGGTATGTGGGGTCAACGTTATCAACTGGCTGGTAACTTAGCAGCTGATGGTGTTCACAGTTTAGCTCGTAACACCATTGCACCGATCTTAGGACGTATGGCTCGTCCTGCTATGACCCGGATGTCTAATAAACACGGTAAGGGCAAACACAACCAAATCGGCTATATGGCTGATAACATGCCAGCCATGCTGCAAGAGTTCGTGAACAACTATCAGAACTCGTATGGCGCTAAAGGCGTACTGCAGGATATGCTGCGTCCATTCGCTCCGCAATTCGGTTTGGATCAATCTACCAAAGCAGGCAGCTATCAAACAATTGGCCAGCACACAGCCTTCAACCAATTGTCACAGCGTTCCCTGACTGAGATCCTCCCAGGATTCCAAGCTCGTATCTTACGTGAACTGCGTATGATGCGCACAGGTAAAGACGATGTTCCTTTAGAAGTGTTCGATATCACTAAAGGTATTTTCACTACTTCTAAAGATGCACAGAGTAGCATCAAAGATCGTATTGTCTCTAAAGGCGTTACGCGAATGGTATCTGGTCAGATCAACGATACCATGGACCATATCGACTCCGAAGGTAAGTTGTCACCTGGTGCCCGTAAGGCATTGAGCGAACGTCTGTTGCGGGATGCTTCTTCTAACAAACGTTTCGATCCAATGAAGTACGGGTCGAAGTATGGTTATAAAGAAGGGACTTCTAAGGAAACTTTACAAGAACTGGAAGACTTCTTTAATAGTCAGTTTGAAAAGGATTCGAAAGGTAAGTTTGCTGATACCGCTAAGAACCATGAGAAACGTAAAGGCATGTCGGACAAGTTCCTAGACATCCGTAACGTATCGCGTGATCCAGCACAAGAGATCCACCGTTTGATCGAAGCTGGTGATACTGGCCAACTCCGTGAATTGGGTATCTTGACGACTGAGCAAGGTGTCGATCGTATCAACTACCAGATGCTGTGGAAAATGATGTCAGCAGACGTCAGCATGAAACATGCTGGTACTGGTGCGAATTACCATGATGCAGCCAGTGACTCAAGTAATAAGAACTTTGTTGGTCCACACTTCCCTGGGGCTTTCTCGGCCCGTGCTCAGAATGGCGCTATCCAGTTCATGGATAAGAATGGCCAACGCATGAAAGATGGTGCTAAACGCATCGGTAGTGGCGCTCGTGATCTCATGGATCAGTTTAAGTCTGACCCAATGCAGTTTATGCGGGATCAGTACAATCAAGGTTCTACCGCTGTTAAAGGCCGGGTAGATAATCTACGTGATTCGGCTAGTGCCGCAGCTGCAGCAGCTCAAGCTGGTGGGCTCCCAGCGATTATGGAACACTTCTCTGCTCAAGAGAAACTTGACTTTGCTAAAGCTTTGCTGAACAACGTTATCGATAAAGAACCTCCAGCAATGAAGGAAGCTCGGTTGCAGATGGCTCAGGCTATTATCAACTCGATTTCGTCTGGTAAAGAAGCTGGTCAGAAATTGTTGGCAACTGAGGGTGGTCAGAAAGCATTAGCAGCAGGTAACAATGCTTTAGCTTTAGGTCATGACAAAATTGACCAAATCCGTCAGTCTCAGGCTATGGGTATTGTCGATCTTAAACTAGAAGGTGCTAACGATACGCTTATTAAAGCTATCGACATTATCCAAGGTAAGTTGATTGACGTTAATACCGGTAAACTCATTGAGAAAGCTTCTGACATTACGGGTGAAGTTCGTAACCACTTAGGTCAACAAGTTGCATCCGCTGAAGAAGTAGCCCGTGGTCTTTATGACAACCGTGGCCAACTGATGGCGCAAGCCAAGTCAAAACTTGATGCAGTGCAGAAAGTTATTGCAGCCCATGCACAGAAAGGAGTAGACACAGCCAAAGCTAAGATGGATGACATGAAAGATTGGTGCCTTGAAGGTTCCGATAAAGTCATCATCAAAGCACGTGATCTGATCGAAGGTAATATCATCGATGAAGAAACTGGACAACCAATCTATTCGTTGGATGACATCAAAGGCAATATCACAGACAAATACGGTTTGTTGATTGCTACCGCTCAGGAACTGGGTCGCGGCTTGCGTTCCACTGATAATACCAAGTTCGATATGGCTGATGTCAAATCGAAAGCTGCTAAGATGGCTTCACAACTCTGGCGTGGGAATACCACACAGAACATCTTTGCTGGTATGAAAACAGCTGGGCGTGTGGCTTGGATGTTAGCCCGTAATACCGCTACTCGACTCATGGGTGATCGTGATGCTTATCTACCAGGTAAACTCAAGCCAGTCCTTACAGTTGAGAAACTGAAAGAAGGCGGGTACCTAGATGGTGATCATAAACCATACACTTCGTTCTCCGATATCAATGGTCCTGTATTTGATGCAGAATCTGGTGAACCTATCCTGGACAAAGATGAGTTGAAATTACTCGTTGAGTCCACAGGTAAGACACACAAGATCGCTAAGAATCGTGGTTTGATGCGTCGTGTGATGAAAGCGACTGTGGGTAAAGCTGCAGCCGGTTACTGGAACCTTACCAAGAAGTACTACGGTGCTTTGGGTCGTGAGATAGGTAATGAGGCTCACGCTCTAACTAAATCTGTTCTTGCTCCAATGGGCTCATTCTCTAAACGTCAACTGGCTAATCTGTCTACTACTGATCAAGTATTAGTACAGATCCGTGATGCTATCCGGGAAACCGTACCGAAGAAAAATCGGAAGGGTAGCTGGATGGATAAGAATGAACAGAAAACATCCGATGAAAAGAATAAGGATGCCAAGGAAGAAAAAGAACAGAAGGAATCCAAAGGTCTCTTCAGCAAAATGTCTATGGCCTTAGGTGGTTTGTGGGACAAGATGCGTGGTAAGAAGAAAGACGATGAGGAAGAGGGCGAAGGTGATGGCATCGGTTTAGGCGATGTTGCTGAAGGTGTACAAACTGCCAGTGATGTTAAAGACATGGCCAGAGGTTCACGAGGCAGACTGGGTAAGTGGGGCAGAAAGCTTGCTGGGTCGAAAGCAGGTAAGTTAGTTGGTAGACTGGGCAGTTCTACTATCGGGCGTGTAGCTGCTACCGCCGGTGGTCAAATGGCAATCCGTGGTTTAGCCATGGCAGGTGCTGCACTAGCTGGTTTAATCTCTGCACCTGTACTGATCGGTGCCGCTGCAGTAGCAGGCGTTGGTATTGCTGGTTACTTTACTTACAAGTACTTCGCTGGTGTTAAAGGCGAGTTCATGTCGGTCCGTATGTTGCAGTATGGTATTACGTCTACCCGTCAACGGCATAAAGTCCTAGAGCTTGAGAAACTCTTCGAGAAGTCTGCTGTACGTGGAGCTGAGCCTAAGCTAAACATTCGCGGCGATGATGGTGCTAAGATCATGGATATCATGGGCTTCACCAAAGACGATGAAGCATCTATTCATCGGTTCGCTCGTTGGGTGGATCTGCGTATGAAGCCAGTGTTCCTTACTTGGATGAAAGCGTTAAACACCGTAGGCAAAATGGACATTGCCATGAGTGATATCGAAGACAAGCTTGATGATAAGCTGAAGGGCACTCTGGTTAAAGAGATTACTCTGCCTTATAATGAAGGTTCTGTGTTCGGTATGCGTGATAACCCATTTGGTGATACTGAACCACTCGATGACACTGTTGCGGAAACCCAAGAACGTATCAAAGAACTGACTGAGAAATATAAGGTCGATAGTTCTAAAGATGCTGGGAAAGACAAGTTGCCTGGTGAGAAACCTAAAGGTACTGCAGAAGCTTCTAATAACAAAGAAGGAGCAGCTCTGGTAGGTGCCACAGCAGCCGCTGCCGCTAAGGTAGCTGTTGATGAAGCAAAGGCCATTGGTAAAGCATCTAACGATGGTAAAGCTGAAGCCGCTAAATCCGTATCACAACGGGTTAATGAGATGGCTAAGGTTGCTGGAGTAGGTGCAGCTGGTGGCGCAATGTTGCTAGTTGGCCCTGTGCCGATCGCTTCGTCAGAACTAGCCGCTCTGGATTCTATTCGTGCCCGTGCCTACGGTATGGAAACACTGAACAAGAACCAGATGGAAGCTTTGATCGCAATGGAAACCCGTGTGGATCTACAATCCAAAACGGATCAAGCTGGTCAAGTTAAGTTCAATGGCGATATGGAGAAATTCATTACCGCTGCCGGTGGGTTGTTCGGTATGAACACTGCTGACCATGGTCCTGATCGGGTGAAGTTTGTTCACTGGTTCATGGATCGATTCCTACCTATCTGCGAAACCTTCTTGACTAATGCGCGTATCACTTACAAAGGGAAACCCGGTAATGCTGCTACTGGTATTAAACTGGGTGATCAAGTTCGTGTAGCGAATGCGGTATTGGGTGCAGTAAGTCCTAATGGTACTAGTGTTTGGTCTAGTCCTTCCATCTTCGAGGTGAAAGGCAAACTGGAAGACCTGAAAGGGTTGGCTGATATCGACATGGCTTATCTCCAGAAGCAAGCTGATGCAGTGATGGCCTCTCCGACACAATCAGCAGGTGCTCAAGCTCAAGGAGCCCAAGATGCAGCTGGTGGTAAGTCTTTCCTTGGTAGCGTTGCAGATAAGGTAGGTAATGCCTTTAATGCTGTTACTGCGAGTATCGCTGATGCTGGTCGTTCTACTGGTGCTGCTTTAGGTAGCGCTGCTTCAACTGTGAAAGGTTGGGTTAGCGGTGCTGCTCGTGAAGTTGCTGCTACAGCAGTTACTGCTTACGGCGCTGCTTCTGAAGCTGTATCTGGTCAGTCGTATGGATATGTGTCAGGTGGTAACGGTGGTTCATGGGAACAGGTTCCAATGCCTACATCGAAAGATGCTAAAGGTTCCCGGAAGACTATGGAAGTTGTTGCTACAATGACAGGCGTTCCTGTTGAGTATCTGATGATCTTCTGTGCAATGGAATCCAATTTCGATTGGACTGCCAAAGCAGGAGCCGGTGGTTCTGCTACTGGTTGGTTCCAGTTCATCAACTCGACTTGGGATTGGATGGTCCAACTGAATGGAGCCAAATATGGTTTCCCTCCAGACATGGGTCGTCGCCTACGGTTAGATCCACGGATGAACGCACTGATGGGTGCCGAGTACATGAAGTACTCAATGGGTGTGATTAAGAAAGGTACCGGCAAAGATCCGTCTGATGTCGATCTGTATCTTGCTCACTTCCTTGGTCCTGGTACCGCTGTGAAGTGGATCAATATGGATAAGTCCATTATTGGTGCTTCGGCTTTCCCTAAAGAAGCTGCTGCCAACCCATCGATCTTTAAACCGAAAGGCCAACCACTCCGTACGTTGGGTCAGATTGAGAAATCATTCGATGACCGTATGGCTAGGTTCCGTACTCTTGCAACAGCAGGTACTGCGGCAGGCGCAGCTGTTCCTCTGAAAGTGGAGGACGTTGAGAAACAAGCAGCTGAAGCCAAGGCTAAAGAAGCAGAATCGGCAGCTAAGGCAGATGAGAAATTCATCCCTGGTGTATCGGCAATGCCTGGTGGTCCTTCGGCCACTGGTTCTACTCCGACCAATACTGGTACGGGTGGTCCTACATTGCCTGCGGCATCGGGTGCAGCTACTCAAGCTCCAGCGGGTGCATCTACTGCTCCGGTTGGTGTAACTGCTCCTACAGCTGCACAGGCAACTACACCTGCGGTATCGCAAGAGGTCAATCCTAGTACTCAAGCAGCGCAAGCGGCTTCCCTAGCGAAAGATCAACAACGTGCAATCCAAGTACAGCAGTCTACACAAAACGACACAGCGATCATGGGTGTTCAACAAGAACAACTCGTCACTCAGAAAGCCATGTTGGAAGTATTGAATAAACTGTTGCAAGCTCAAGGTGCTGGTGACCAGGGCAATAGTATGCCCAAGCCACAGACGCGCTCAGCTAACAAAGCTCAGTTCCCTGTTCCTGTCTAAAAACTAGGGCTCACCTTCGGGTGGGCTTTATTTTGTCTAAAGGTCCCAATATGGCAACTCCAACAGTTGATACACCAGTATGGCTTCGACAAGCATTCCTATTACCTACGTCACAAAATCAAGTGTCTTACGGTTCAGAGACTCGTCGTCGTTTTGCGAACTCCGCAGCCTTCAAGTTTACAAATACAACACCCGGTGGTAACTTTACCATCAACAACTTACCGCAATATACTCGCCATGCTGATATCCGTCAACCTGGCCGTGGGCGTGACCCCAAGAATAAGCGACTGGGTATGGGTCGTTACTACTCAGAAGCACATGATGACTTAGCACAAAAGTTGCACATGTCATTCGGTGTTCCGCGTTTCTCTAGCTGGGCTTCATTCTTCACTAACTTCTACGATCGATCGGCTGCTACCTTTGCTAACTCTGGTAAAACAACAGACATGTGGTACCAACTCGGTAACACGTTATCGTTCGTTGTATCGTTACCAGTGCAGCCTTTCATCATTGGTATTACCGCAGTATCTCGGGTACTGTCGTTCTTGTCGAAGTCGTCCCCATCTAAATGGTTTTATTTCAAACCTACGATGCATGCTTATTGGTCTGCTGTTAACACGTTAGCAAACGAATTCGCAATTAACATGGGATTGCAACCTCGGCTATATACTGACCCTGATACCCAAAACCAAATGGCAGATCCTGGTCAAACTGTGACAGTTGCAGATATGCAGCACTTCTCTACATTGATGCCTGGGTTGTTCTCGCCAAAAGGTGGTGTCGATGTAATGTCACTGGCCGGACGAGCTCAGCGTAAAGCAGATGAATCTAGAAAAGCTTGGGAAGCAATGGCTGAGAAGGCTAGGAATATAGAAGACCTTAAAGCAGGTCTGGCTACCCACATGGCCACATACAACCGTGATCCGAATAGCGAAGTATCGACTCGTGAATATTTCCTGAAGTATCTGGCAGCTGATCCAATCGGTGAATCGGCAGTTATTGACTCGGAGAAGTTTACAGAATGGGGAGATCTGTCTAAGGTAATGAATTTCATTACTGGTGCTCAGCGGGATGGTATGCAGTTCGTAACACTACGTGCTGACTATAATGGTGAACAATCTGAATCCTTTACTAGTTCCACTACTTCGGTAGGTGTTGCACAAACACTGAATACCAAAGTAACAGAAGGACGTACCGCACAATTCAACTTCATGGATGGTAACATCACGGAATTGACAGGTGCTGCATTCGGGGCCATCAAGAGTTTCGTTAACGGTGCACTGGACATGGTTAACATGTCGGGTCTAGCAACCCTAGCTGGTTCTGCTTTCGTAGACGTACCCGAGTACTGGGAGTCTTCAGTTGCATCGTTGCCAACTGCATCTTACACGATTCCATTAATCTGTGCTCATGGTAACAAGATGTCTCGATTCTTAAACATCTATTTACCATTGGCAATGATCCTACCAATGGCTCTACCACGTTCTGCTGGTCGGTCGGCGTATACTTCACCGTTTATCTGTCAGCTATTCCACCAAGGTCGTAACCATAAGCAACTAGCGATTGTTGATTCGTTAACAATTCGACGTGGTACTGGTCATGTAGGTTGGAACGCTGATAACGAGATGCTGAACTGCGAAGTACAGATCTCTGTGAAAGACTTGTCTAAGATCATGCATATTCCACTGAAAGCTGGCTTTGCTTCTGCTAGCTGGTTGGGTACGGCTGCTCGTGGTGCTGCAGCTTCTGCTGCTGAAATGGTAGGTGAAACTACGCTCAATGCCACAGTAGCTTTGACCAACGGGGCAGTATGGGATGAACAGTCTTTGTTTAGTGACTACACTGCAACATTAACGTCCCAGGCCTGGTCCGATATTTATTACTCCGGTAAACGGTTGAATCTAAATATCGCTAAACAAGTTCAGGCATTTCAAACTTGGCGTAGTCCGACTAACTTCATGTCGTGGGTATTGGATGGAGAGGTTGCACGTACCATGTCTGCATTTGCTCAAGCGACCGATAGATTCTAATGAAGAAATACTTCGGGGTGTGATCTAATGTAGACACACCCGTGTCGTTTCGAAACCACAACTGGAGATTTACAATGAGCATCCTCAAAAATATCGGTCTGTTCATCCTCGGTGATTCTGCTCTGGCAGAAATCAAGAATGAAGTAGTTGAACTGACTACCCGTACCGTCCTTACCACCGAAGCACGAAAAGTTTTCACCGACCGTACTTCTTTTGGTGAACGTGAAGACTTCCTTCAGAATGAACTACATGAAACTGGCCGTCGGCGTCAAGTACAAGCTGCTCTTCTGACGCAATTGACCGGTAGTGGTGATAATGCTTTCACTGTAGCTGATGCTGCTCGTAAAGCAGAAGAATCTGGCGAAGGTTTCATGAAGAAGAAAGCAGCTGTTCTGAAAGTCGTCAAAGAACTAGGCCTGAGCAAGTCCAAGTCCCAGCTCGTGATCGAACTGGCTGTTCAGTTGATCAAAGACTAAACATAGTGGCTATCCTTCGGGATAGCCTTTATGATGTGATAAGGAGAATTACATGAACCGATCACTGTCGCGATGGCTTAGTTCTAATGAACAAGTTCATTATGTAGAAGAAGAAATACAGGAACTGGTGAATAAACCATTAGATCCTCAAGCAGCAAAGATCCATGAAGATAATGAACAAGTGGCTAAAGGTGGAATGAGAACATTAATTTCTACTGCCGATCTACCTAAGAATCCTAAAGAGGGTGAAGGCTATCAAGTACGTGACCAATTCTGGACATGGGCTAATGGTCGGTGGATGACACTAGAAGGACTATACGGGCATTGATTCCCTTCGGGGAATCTTTATGCCGTCACTGCAAAATATTTCAAATCTATATTACTGTAGTGAATCCATCCAGCCGAAAGAGTTTGTTATGCGTATTGACACACATACCTTGCAACGTATGTTCACTTCGATTCAAATGGGTCGTCCGATTGGGCATGTCGATGGTTACTTGATCCAACATGAAACCATGTACAACGGTCAAGAAACCCGTTACTCGCTTCGCTGCATTGCTCCAACAACAAAGGGCCGATTAGTTTGGCAAGTGTGGATGATCCCTAACCGTAAACCAACGGTTGCAGATATCGATCTCACCTGTAAGAACCGTTCGTTCAATAAATCGCAACTGCGTGAACACGATGGTTTGTGGTTTTTCGATCCAAGTGAAGTTATCACATTTTCACCTGTTCTGGGCCATGGCGCCGGTTTCGGTGGCGTTATTGTCGGTGGCATGTATCAACAACCACAAACCAATCAATCACAATACGGCGGATTGCAATTCGGTCAACCTGGTTTTATACCTAATCCCGGCATCAATCCACAGTTTGCTCCTCCAACTAATCCCTATTTTCAGCAACCACGTATGGATCAGATAGGTGGAGCACGTCAGAACACATTCACGTTCGATCCAAAGCATGTAGCTAAACAAACACGTACCTCTCTATTAACAGAAGACGGTATGATTGAGCTTAACCGCTTAGTAATAGCCTTTAACAAAGAACTTGTTACTAAGTCGAAGTGGGTTATCAATGAAGACCGCAATGACTTGTTCAACACTTTCTATGGTGATCCACAGTTCGCTTCTGCTGCTGATCGTATCATCGCGTTCAAAATGCTGTTAGATATTCCGGTAGCACAAAGTTTCATTGTCGTAGCTTCTGACCTTGAAGAGTTCACCATCACTGTTCGTATGCCATAAGCAGTAGAATAAAACTCAGATCTATATTACTGTACTGCATCACCCCCAATCAATCAAAGGAAACAATTGCAATGACCGACGTATCCAAAATCCAAGCTGCTGCCTATTCCGAAAAACATGGTCTGGGCGAAAAGATCACCATGTCCCCTCAGGGTATTTATGCTATCCCTACGGATCTGGCACAAGTATTGGTTCTCGATCCACTGAACGTATCTGCGGATACTTATAAGAAGATCGAAAAGGGTTTCGCTGAACTGAATGGCGGTGTGCTCTATACCACTGGTAATCTGGCAGTTGATCATTTCAAGAACAATGCCGATGCTCAGGAAGTTGGTTTCAATTATCAGCTGGGTTCGATGACTACCGTTAGCGGTATCTTCAATCGCGATGCTAAAGATCACACTGTTCTGGCAATCGAAACCAAGTATAAGACTGCCGACATGAAGCGTGTCCTGTCTTATCTGGGTGATGAATTCGCAAACATCAACTCGTAATGACCACTGAGCAATATTCTGCCTATTTGGGAGTGATGGATCTCGTCCATAAAGCGAAGCGTAAACCAGAGGCCTATGTCTGGTTTACATTCACTCGCGTAGGTGATCGGATTAGTCTGAGCTGGCCTGTCCAGCCTTACATTGATGGCCCTCGGCGATATGGACCAAATCCACGCTGGTATAAAGGTGTTCGTGATGCGTATTTACGCCTGAAGAAAAACCAAACTATTCACCATGTAAAAGTTGTTGGCCCAGTACCGACGATGCGCAGTCCGTACTTCAGGGGCGATAGCTATTACTTTGAAGAGATGCAAAAGAAATGAAGTTACCAGATATCAGTGGCATGGAACGTGCTAGAGCGTGGGCGCGGATACAACATACCCTCAAACAAGAACAAAACCAATTGCCGCCAGGCCATGGTATCTGGTTCAACTGGTATCATTATGCCGAAGAGAAGCGCCATTATATCTGCTGTCCTGTTAATTACAAGATCAAGAATTTTGGTGGCGGTACCGATGATGAACTCCGCAAGAAGCAGCTCGATGCATCTCGTCGGTTCAACCAACGTGGATTTACTGCTGTCCGTGTGACTGGACCAATCGCTAACAGTCACCAAGCACAATTCGCAAAGAAACGTGAAGCTGCGTTTTGGGAACAGAACCAACGCAATCTCGATGCTGAATGGGAAGCTAACCGCAAACGCGAAGGCTTTCGTATTCTAACACCAGAAGAAATTGATTTTTGATTAAGGAACATGTAGTGGAAGGCGATGGCACTGTTCTCTCAGTATGTGAGTTGTGGCTAATCTGTACGTGCGCGTATGATACCCATACTTACAATACAGCCCGCGACTTATGGGACCATGTCAGTAAATCAAATACCCTTGTATCAATCCGTGTAACGAAGAAGGAATCAAAATGAATTGCCGTACTCCTTACCTGATGACTGATAAATTCGGTAGCATCTTGTGCAATGACTTGGGTGCACCATTCCATGTGCGTGAAGCTGCAGCGCAACGTCTGGAAACCCGTATTGAACGCGGTACCATTCAGACCGTCACCGTCATGAAACGACGGATGCTCTAATGCAGGTAATCAATCCAATTTCTGAAAGTACTATCTTGGAATCTGTATTCATGATTGATAACGAATGGACTGTGCTAGGTGGTTTCACTCCCTGTGCTATGAAAGCAGCTGATCGTTTGTCAGATCGAATTGATCGCGGCAATATCGTGAAGGTTCAAGTAAAGAAGCGCGCTGTAATTACAGCGAAGGAAGTATTCGATGCCCTCCCCGAACTCCTTTCGTGAGCAGATGCTGTATTTGCCCGATGTCATTGATAAGATAAAAAGGCAAGCACATCAGTGTCAAACAATGCTGTTGCGCCGTTCTACCGGCATTAAGAAGATCGTGGTGAGTCATAAGACTCAACCACTTTATGCTTGGGCTGTTTACATACATGACAACAAAGGAGAACACGACGGCTTTCATGTAGAAGGCCGACATCCTTTGAAAAGGCTGTATGGTAACATCTATACCGTATCATTCGAAGTTCCTCGCGGAGCACCGGTAGAACTCATCGTACATTGGAATGGTGGGCATGTAATGCTCGCCTGTCCTGGTCGTCCTTGGAAAGTTCATGCGCAGATCGGAAAGTACCATCCTGAAGAAATGGAAACAGTTGGAAGACCAGACTACGGAAGAGAAAGCAATCCGGAGATCGTTGATCAAGCTACGTGAACACCTACGGGCTGAATCACGTAGCACTACAGGTGCTGTTACTCGTAAGGCACTGGTCGGTGGTCATCGGTTAGTCGTAATGATTACCAAGTCTGGTTGGGTGACAGTTGAATACCAGAATGGACGTATGCATTATTACGTTCGCATGGTTGATGATCGGATTGATTACCTGCATTTCAAATACGTTAAGCGTGATAATAATTTCTATGCTGATCCAACCCAAGATGCGCTAGTAGAGGCATTGAAGAAAGGATTCAAGATCTGTTATCCACTGTACAACGTGAAAGCGAAAACAACTTCGGTAGCGACAACGACAAAACGTCTCTTGCCATCTGGCTACTCGGCAACAATTAATAGTTAAGGAAAGCTCCATGAGTTCTCGTGAAAACCTGGCTGTAGAAAAGCTCCTGTTGAAACTGCGTCAGCACTTGTGGTGGGTGACCAAAGGTACCTCTGGTAATGTTACTCGTAACCTGACCCTCGATGGTCGGGTATACAAAATCAAAGTAACTGGTGCTGGTGCAATCAGGGTCGATATTACTCTTGGTACTACTGTGATCTACGGTTCGTGGAATGGTCGCGATAGCCTGGTGTATGGTGGTAGTGAACGTTTGATCGATGTTCGTGGTGAACGATCAGCTGTTACCAAACGAATTGATGACACTGTCGTTCTGCTATTGTTGCGTACGAACATCAAGCGTGCTTTCCCGGACTACAATAAGTCGTCTATCGCTTATGTGAAACCTAACACAAAGAAAGGTCGTCACCGTATGTTGTTCGGTGAGATCGTGTCTTACTAATAAAGAAATACCTATTCTGATAATAGAATAGGAACACTGCTGCAAAGTACGGGTCCTTCGGGACCCAGTACCCAATTCTTTTTTATTCCAGAGGTTGTACCCAATGACTCAAGATGTTCAGTTCGTTGCTCCATTTGTTGTTCTCGAAGGTGATGAAGGTACTGGTAAAGGTACTGTTGCTAAGTTGGTCTGTGCTCAGCTCGCTGCTAAGAACATTCCGCACATCCATACCCGTGAACCAGGTGGTACTCAGCTCGGTGAACTCATCCGTGAACAACTGCTGCTGAAGCGTGACGAACCACTCGAAAAGGTTACTCACATCCTGCTGCATCAAGCTTACCGTAAAGAACACATCGAGAAAGTAATTCAGCCTGCATTGCAATCCGGTGTCGTTGTTGTCTGCGAACGTTTCTTCATGTCTACTCTGGCACTTAACATCATGCCGTACATGGAAACGAACCAGGAACTGTATCAACTGTTCATGGATACCATGCCCCACATCGCTGGTGGTATCGTTGAACCTGTAACCTTCCTGCTCGATATCGAAGACGATGAAGTTCGTAAACTCCGTCTGGTAGGTCGTCATCTGGATGCATACGAATCTCGTACTCCGGAAGAACTGGCGGCTACTACCGCTGCCTACAAAATGTTCCAGAAGCATCCAACCGCTATTACTTTGGATGCCACCAAGAACCCAGAAGAACTGGCAGACCACATCGTTGCCCAGATCGAAGCTCAACTGGAACTGGCTAAGAAACAAGCTGCTGACTTTGCTGAACAAGAAGCCCGCGCCGGTTCTGAAGAACCGGTTGCTGAAGTTCCTGCTGAATTGGCTGTACTTGAACCACAAGAAGAGACTAAGCCTTTCGATCTGGTCCAAGCTGTAGAAGCCTTCTTGGCTGAAAACCTGGTACCAGCTCTGTTCAACCATGATGCTGATCAGGTAGCTAAGCACCTACCACTCGCTCGTAGCTATATCCTGTCGATCTATGGTCAAGTACAAGACCCAAGTATCTTCGAAGGACATAGCCGTCAACAACTCCGTACCAACATGCACAGCATCTTCCACTACGGTCATCAAATGGACCTGCTCCGTGAGAAGATGGAAGCCACTCCAGCTGCCGAATAACTAAGGAAACTCAATGCAAGTCAGTAAGAAAACGATTGCTGTTCCAGTGTCCGCTACCGAGGACCTGGACCAATACATCGGTCGTACATTCAGTACCAAGAAGAACGGCCAGGAAACTTTAGTCACTCTGGAGAAAGTCAAACGGCGTGACGTATACCTGTCTTACACCAAGGCAGATCGACAAGACCGTTTCACAGAGACACAAGCTAAGTTCCGTAAGTACTACTGCTTGTTGAAGACCGATAAGGTTGTAAGCGAAGTGTGACAAACATAAGTCCTCCCTTCGGGGAGGCTTTATTTCGTTAGGAGTTAACATGACTACAGAATTAGAACTAGATAAGACCTACGGTGTTTGGTACATTGCTAGCCGTACCAATAGGCTTATTACTACAACTACATGGTACCCTCCTTTGGCTACCGACTATGAGCAAATGGAGAAAGCAGGCTGGACGATTTATGCTTCACCAGCTCAAGCTATTGATGGCCATGGCAAACTGAAATGGTTTACTACCTTCCAACGAATTCCTATGGACCCTCCACATGCCTCTTAACTGTACCCCCGTTCAAAAGCTTTATGAAGAAGTCATCGCAAGCTTTAATAAGCGACTGATTGAAAATGATAGCATCAGCTATTATATCACCGACCGTGGTTATAAGTTCATTTCTGACCTAGATCGGCGTTGCGTCAGTATGACACCTGCTAATCAACTGGGCAAGGTCGTATTTGAATTTGCTGATGGTGAAGCCAGCTGGGTACACAACATCCTCTGTGTTTGGGGTATGGATGAACCGGCTGAACGAATCGCTGATCGCATGCATATGTGGTTCTTCCAGGACGATGGCTTTATGTTCAACGTTCCGAAGAATGGCGAATTGGTTGCCCACTCTGTTAGTCGCCTAAAGGGAATGCATTCCCGTGGCCCAGTTAAGGAATAAAACGTGTATCGCTTAATCGCATTGTTAGTTCTGTTGTTCTCCTTTGGTGTACAGGCTGCTGAGCCATTGCGTTATGTTGGCGTACCTGTATTTTACTCGAAGTTCGTACCGAAACTTGCACCGTGTACATTCAATCCAGGATCAAGTTATGGTTTCTGTGGTTGGATGTTATACCCGGAAGAAGGTGAAGTCGGTGTAGCTACCATGGACAACAAAGTAAAGGAAGCATTCTTTATTCGCCTTTACGATGAAGTTGTTTGTGTCAATGCGGTATGTGCAACCAATTACGGGGAACCTCGTGGAGCTATCGATGGTAAAGGGACTTCGTATTGGTACGTACCAAAAGGGTTCTATTTGGTTAAACTAGCTGGGGCTATCAATGCGGTTAAATATGGTAATGGTCCGTTAGCTGATAAGTATCCCATCAGGGCTGTTAAAATCCTCCCTGAGTACAATGACATGCCTGATGGTAAGTATGTACCGGAAGATGAAGATAGTCTCTCCTATGACGTCTGGTGCAATGCTGGTAATGAATGTAGTTACATGGGCCGAATCATGACCTTTACTGACCTTCGGAAATATATACCCCCTCGCATGACTCTATACTGCGATAAACGCTTCTGCTTTAATGAAGACCAGCGCATTGCTGGGATCAATCCAAAATCGACTCTCTAGAGAACCCAAGTGATCTGTGTCTACACAATTCGCCACCCCTTTACGGGGGTGTTTTATATCGGTTGCACCGATGACTTTATCAGAAGACGAAGTCAGCATCTATCACTCCTACGTCGAGGACTTCATGTAAACTGCCTCTTGCAATATGCTTTTAATATGGACAGGGCATTGATTTGGGAAACAATCGAAGTAGAGACTATCGTAGAAGGACATGCTCTAGAAAGACGACTTATTCAGGATAATAAGAATAATCCAAAGATAGCTAACCAAATAGGTGTAACAGGCCACACTGAGGAAACGAAAAATAAGATATCTCAAGCTCACATTGGTATAGGTCATACTGCCGAAACTAGGCAGCGTCTATCTGAGGCCCATAAAGGAGTAGCTAAATCTCCTGAGCATTGCAAGGCGATATCCGATGGAAGAATAGGTATATCCTTCACCGATTCCCATCGCGAAGCATTGTCAGTGTCGGCCATAGGAAGAATGAGAACATCAGAAAGCATTCAAAAGTCTGCTGAAGGCAATATGAAAAAGGTGATGATTGGAGATACCACTTATAAAAGTATTGGCGATGCAGCAACTGCTAATAAGGTCAGTTTTAAAACTGTGGCGAGGCGTATTCGAAGTAGAGATGTAAAATGGAACCACTGGAAATATGTAACTTCATCATAACGCTCCAAAAAGGAATTCCCTTAATGGTACCTTGGCTTGAGCTTTTCTTCCTGTTGTGCATCGGTCATGCTTTTGCAGATTACCCAGTGCAAAGCGACTTCATCGCTAACGCTAAGAACCACACAACAGAACTCGGGCGAGTATTCTGGAAATGGGTTCTTCCTTCGCATGGCTTGATCCATGCAATGCCTGTGTACATAGTGACTGGATCTTTTGCATTGGCTTTTGCAGAGTTCCTAGCTCACTCGGTAATTGATTACCTGAAGTGCGATGGTAAGATTGGTTTCAATACCGACCAACTATTACATATCGGATGCAAGGTTCTGTGGGTAGTGCTGTTAGCTTTAGAGCTACCTTTCCTAATGGAATAAACATAAAGCCTCCCTTCGGGGAGGCTCCTCTATTCTTTTTTTTTTGTTCAATCTCATGTAGCACATAAGAAACCCCATAAAAGGAGGGGGTCATGGTTATCACGCACAATACCGTTGCAGAGATTGATGAGCAAACACTCAAAGGTCTCCCAATTGGATATTACGGAAAAGCAGACGATCTAACTGCGATTCCGCGGATGCTTGGCGATTGGAACATTCGCACTATTGGAGATACACGTTGCCCAGGTACTGGGTACATTGTCTCTGTGCCATCAAATGCTAGGACTCGTGTGATCTACACGGAAGGGCGGATGACATGGCTTAAAGCGCTGGGGTTTTCACAGGAGCTTGCAGCACGATATATCAGAGCCGGTATGGTTGTGAGTCGAAAGTGGGACCACGAAGTAGCGTTGTTTGTTTTAAACAACATCAAAATGGACGAGTTTGTGTTGGATCTAATGTTGCATAGTAACAACCCTAAAAAGGTTGGCGAGCAACATGACATCTTTACACGAAGCCCTCGTGGGAAAGTGTTGGCCGGATGTCAGATCTTGAAGAACATACTGTCATTGTAATTGAGCCTCCCTTTGGGGAGGTTTTATTTCGCCTTATTAGTATGATCAATATTTTATCAAGAGAACCCAAATGGCCAACCACTTCATAGATTGTGAATTCGAAGACTCTACCCGTACGCTGTTGTCCCTCGCTATTGTAAGTGAGTGTGGACAACGTGAATTCTACGAGGTTTTGCCTTACACCCAAGTACAAGAACAATGGGTACGTGAAAACGTAATTCCTATATTGCAGAAAGCACCAATCTCATACGAACAGTTCCAAGCGAAACTGGAAACATACATGCTGCAGTTTCCTGGTATGACGATCATTGCTGACCATATAAATGACATTGCTTACTTTAGTCGTGCTTTAGATAAAGGCATGGGTAAGCGCATTCGAATCCAACCATTAATAATGATTGTTGACGACGAACTGTCTGCTAAGAAATCCAAGATTTTGCACAATGCCCTTTTCGATGCTCGAGCTATCCGTGATAGTTTTCTTGCCCGCGAAGGTCTGACTTAACACCTACTGGAAGTATCACATGTCTAAAAATTATAGCCGCATGACATCTCGCCCAAATCGAAAGAACCGTCCTGAGACACTCTTACGTTTGCTGATGTCTACGTCATACCCACATTCTACATTAGCTGATCTGATGTTTGCTTTCTCTCGTCATTCTGGTCCTAAAGACCAAGAAGAAGAAGATGGTATTGCTGATGAAATGACTGCAGTGGAACGTCAATTCGGTATGACTGATTTCATTCGTACTGTCGAAGTACTCCGTAATAAAGATCAAGTTACCATTGTTATTCGCACTCTCGATTTCGATCCTAGTGTACGTGAGATCATTGATAACAATCAAACCCATGTCGAACTAGCACGTGTTGCATTCTATCTACCTTCAGCCGAAACGCAATTGAATGATCTGGATGCTTTGGCTGAACTGTTGATTACAATGTTCCGCAAAGCACAACAAGACAATGTGCGTACTGATCGTAAGTGGCGTTTACGTCAACGCCCTACCACGAAGGGCAATGCTAAACTGGGTAATTCAGAAGTACCTGCGGTTGAAGAGTCTATTGATCATCGTACAGCGGTGGCCTTACTGACTGCCTCGTTAAGTAAGCAACGGTTCCATGTCGTGTTGACACATAACACCATTCTACTGTTCGACCAGCAACGCAGCTTGAAATGACATAAACGGCTTCCCCTTAGGGAAGCCAATATGCCGTTATACAAGGGTAGTACTGTTCGCACCAATAACCCATGTACCGGTACCACGCTTATCAACAACTTTTCGTCCTTGATAAAAGAATGCTGCAGCTTTACTGGTATTAGTTACCCATGAACCTATTCCGTCTTTTATCCACCAAGTGTAAACATTATTGTTATCTGCTTGGATTACCGTATCCGCCTCTACTGGGTTAACTGGTTTATTAGCGGCCCAGTCTGCGGCATTAGTAGCTATCCATAAATTACAAGAACCAGGGATACCCTTCAGAGCACGATCGATACGAGTTAGCACACGTGGCCAGATACCATAAACATTACCTGTGGACTCGCTTGTATCACGATACAATAGATTCGAATATTCCCATAGTTGTTTTATTGCATTCTTTTTCCCCATGCCGGTATAATCTGGTGTTGCAAGTAAGGCAGTGCCTAATCCAGCGACCCTGGTCCAAGAGGCATTTACCATAGATACATCTAACGCTTGGATGGTTGTTTCCATGGTGTAAATAAAAGGCACTTCAATAGCGAATCCGATACGGTCAGTAGGTAGGTAATTAAACGTACTATCCGTACCAGAACACATCTTTAAAGTCATGACATTATTAGACAACATGAACGTACCGTGTGGTTCGCCATTACGCAGTACCCGTCCAGTCATAGTTGGTGGGCTAGCCATGTTGTAAAAGACATGCAAATCAAATCCACGTTTGACTGTCTGCAGGGTTGGACCTGTTACACGATCGCGTGCATCACGCAGCATCAGATCCGAGGGATCAATTAAGTCGTAACGATACGGTCGGACAAATACTGTTCCATCCTCCATCTGTACAAGTACGTTAAGACGCTTGACCCCAGCACTATCATAGAAATACGAATGTGTAACCAATGGGTCTACTTGAGATGAAGCATATGTCTCAACCATAACCAACGATTCCGAACCACCAGCATAAATTGAATCAGTGTCGGCCATGTTGTTTAACAACGGATGATCACCGGGTCCTCCATTCAATGCCAATTGGCTTTTTATCTCACTGACTAAGACAGGTGCTCTGTCTACGTTACCAGAGAAATAAGTCCCGTAGTACTGAGATACTTTAGTAGCATCCCCACCAAAGATGCTGCCATTAGCTACAGCATCTGCCAGGTTGGTATAGATTCGATCACAGTGGTCAGTGATGATCATTACGCCACCACCTCCAGCACGGTATGAAGCTAGTTCCTGACTGAACTGTGTTGTAATGTTAGTTTGACCCACTGCTAGGTTAGCCCCACACATTACCACCACACAGCTGTACTGATTGAATGTTGTCAAAGTACCATCAATCTTACCCAGGCCACCGAAATCACTTACATTACGAATATCGTAAGTGAATCCAGCTAACCCTGCCACCAATTCAAAAGTATCTCTGAATCCTTCAGCACCATACGTATTACCTGCAATCAAAGAAGCTTTAGTATCATACGGTGATCCAGTTGCAGTATTCCCAATAAATAGGATCTTCCTAGTTACGTTGGGTTTAGCAATGAAGTTCAGGGCATTGTACAAATACTTCATTGCAGCCGTAAGCATAGCGAATGTAGTAGGTCTTGGAGAAGGCATTGTCCCATTGTAATACTTAGGGAAGCCAGCATCATAAACAACATTGCCCCGACCATCTTGCGTAACTGCCATAAATGGTCGGGCTACAATATCTCCTGGCGGTACACCAGTATGTGGTGGCGCATTGGGATAAAGTGGCCCTTGATCATAAGCCAAAACTTCTGAGAGGACCGGGGCTACGTCGTCTTGCGTAATGATAGCTTTTCGTACATCTGGTGGGAAAGTAACTACTACAGTCTGTTCCCCACCATAATACCCAGGTTGTGGGCTTACTGTAACATCAGCCATGGTATCACCTTACTTCTTAACAGGTGTAATGAATTTGGCATAGTACTTGAGAGACGTGGTATGCTTGTTGGTAATTGTCAGGATGCCCGTTGCTGGAGCAATTGAATAGTCCATCAATCCATAGGCCGGGATAATTGGTTTTGGGTTGGCAGCAGACTCAGGATCATCGATTTTGATGTCTACAATAGTCGATGAAATATTGTAATCAGCTAATACGAAACCTAATAGGGTCGGTAAATTAACTGTAACAGAATTTCCTGTGTTAATCGTACCTTCTTGGTATTTACTGATACTGAGCTGATTATATACTTTATCAAAATACCCAGTGATATTTGTGATCATTTGTGCAAGTGTCATGGTTCACTCCTTTATCGCATCCACCCAGGAACACGATTGATTTGTTTAGGGAATTCAAATTGCTTACGATCTACATCGAGATCAAACTGCTCGAAAGATTTCTGGAGAGTACCAAGCATTAAACGGTGCTCATCGAATTCATTTGGATTTTCTTGACTGAAGGATTCAAATGCTTCCTTCTGTTCAAATGGGGATTTGATTCCGGTTATCTCCTCTACCATGGCCTGCGACCAGGCTAAGATGTCAGCTGAGCGTGTAGAGATGTTAGGAGAATCACCCGTGTCTAACACAGCGGTAAAGACTACGGTTTGTGAATCCTGTCCCATCCGATAGATACGGGCAATAGCCTGTTCTAAGATATAGCTACGGAAAGGTGAATTCAGAATCAACATTGTATCGGCCATAGTCAAACGCACAGCTGTTGCTAGAGACGCGTAAGTAGCCAAGAGTGGATTCAGTTTAGGTTCTTTATCGAAACGGTTCACAATGGAAGCCAGTTCGTTAGAAGTCTTACCGTAGACTGCAATCGGAGTCATACCGAGTTTGCGAACATGGATGTCAGATGCTTCTAATGCTTCCACGAATGAAGTAAACATGATAGTCTTCTTTTCAGTTGACTCTACAATACCTACCCAATCTACGTGTGGAACCATAGCAACATGACATTCAATACGTTTACCCCCTAAGATACGACCTAAGGTTTCACCTTGGATCTTCAGCATGACATACTTAATGGCTGATTTAACATCTCGGAATTCATGAATCATTGACTGTGGTAACGAAGGACCGAATACTGTCTTCTCGTATTTGTTAGTGGCCTTGATCTCTTCACCAGTAAAGCGTGGATCAGGGTTAGCAATAACGATTTTCAGTACACGTCGATATTCCTTATAAGCAGCTATCTGATCTTTCGTACGCAATTGTGATTCATGGATACGTAAGTACTCTGCCCATAATTTCTCATCATGTGGCTTACGTTCTTTATAGAACTTAACTCGTTCACGGATGAATGCTTCCATTACCACCTTAATAGCATCGAGTGTAAAGTCTTTGCCATTCGGTACTTGGATCTTGTATGGTTTCATGATTGGTGGTTTGAGGCCAGTAGACTTCTCTGTCTTATCAATAAAGAAAGACATAAAACCCATCCGATGACGAATGATATCTAAACCTTTACCACCTTCTTTACCGAAGATCAAACGGAAGCGCGCTTCTACTTCTGGAGTAAATAATGGATCAGCCACAGACATCAGAGTAATGAGTTCAGCACCTAGTGCTTTAACAGGCGTACCCGAAGCTAACACATTGTCTTGTGAACCTAGTGCTTTAACACAAGCAATATAGAGCTGCGTCTGTAGGGACTTGCCGTCGTTCATGTTGTGGCATTCATCAAGTGCCGTGTAAGTCTTCTTACCTTTAAACACACCCGATTGGATAATGTCTAGGAAGTTCGCTAACCATTGGTAATGCACAATAATGATCCGTTCACCACGATAAGGCTTACCGGAAGCAGAGGACCAAACGGTTTGTTTCTTTTTATACATCTCGTCCATCGATGGAACCCAAACAGTATCCACTGCTCGTTTCTCACAGAAGATCACGATATGGTCAGCATTCAGCATTTCGCCAATGGCTGTGGCCATAAATGTCTTGCCCGTACCAGGAAGGGCATGCAACAGATCCCCTACTAGGCCCCACTTATCCAGTCGTGTATCGTAAGACTTGAAGTAAGCTAGTTGATCTGGTTCTGGTGTGAACTTCAGATTGTTTAGGTTATCAAAATCCAGACGACCGATTGCGTCAGGGTCTGGCTTAGCGAAAGCTTTGCCTACCCAGGTCGATTCCAGCATGGCTGCACGGATAGCGGCAGCTGTCTTTACTGAGATGTACCGAGAACGGTATTGCATTACGCTATCGAGAATATAAAGGAAGTCTGGCGCAAAGAACTTATAGAAGCGCAGCTCTGTACCAGAAGCATGGTTAAAAATGTTTGCAGCAATACGTGTCGTTTTCCAATGCTTGGAAATATCTCGAACAAGGTGGTTTCCGTTTACTCCGGAAATGATGATTTCGTTGCCTTGTTCTTTAGCAGTCACAACGCCCATCAAACGTCGGAAATAGCTTTGCATGGTTGAGCCCTTGTTCTTTATTAAAAGTCATAAGATTAGCCTTAGTGGGAAAATAATACACGGCATATCCAATACTATAGACGAGGGTACGTGCGGAATGCACATATCACGAGGAGGTGATCCAGTCGTTAATCCCAACCAGGTGATACGCCAACTATAGCTGTGAAGCTACAGAGACCTAACTACGAGCCTTGTCTACTTCAGACCTCTATTGGCTACCTGCGGGTGGCCATTATGTCCTAATCCACAAAATCTCAAATCTATATTACTATCATGCACTCAAACAGGAGAATCAAATGTCCCATAATCCGATCCATCCTACTCAACAAGCTTGGGTAGATGCAATTGCTAAACAAACGAAAGAGAACAATGAAAACAAAACCATTGTCGTATCTCGACCACTAAACGTTACTGCACGTCTGGGCGTGGATAGTGATCCTGATGCTACTTACGCTCCATGGCCTAAGCGCTTTACAGTAATCGATTCGATTGCGTTCATTACCTACGAACAAGTGTTGGCTGCATTCACTGATGAAGTAGCTTTTTATCAGTTGCAGGGTGTAGTGAACATCACTGGTGAGAACCAGCGTTATATGGGCCCTGTGGTTGATCCTGACACAAACAAAGAAGTAGAAGCTATCTGTATTACCCTTCCAGGTATCGCCTCTGCAGATGTCATGCTGGCGCTTTATACACAGGTACAAACTGCTGGGCATGTAATGCTCCCTGCTCAACGTCATGGTGTCAGTGGAAATACATTCACACTGTTTACAGTTATCCCCAACTACGGCATTGTTTAATGACCGAAGAACTAGAGCTTGAAGCGATTGCGCCATTAGCCACACGTATCAAATTGATCGCACATGCCGCTAAGTTGGCCAACGAAACTTTCATGGAGCGTGTCTGGATCGAGAATGATCCAGATGGCTTTACTGGATGGCGTTGGGATAAATTCAGTGTACAACCTTACATCGTTTGTGCTGCTAACCGTTACAAAGATTTCATTGTTACCGGTAGTCGTCACCACTCTGTTCCAATGATGATGATCACTGAATTGGTAGGGATGGATGCACTGCATGCTTATGCAGGTAGTCGCGACAATGAAGAACAAGGTTTCATCGATCAGTATGGTAAATTTTGGAATCGCCGCGATGCATATGAACTATGTATAAAGCAAGGGCGACCATTGCTAGAAGATGGTGCTTCTAAAACACAACTGTTTTCTGAACATCTTTATTGAGACAGGTATGGCTAAAAAGAAAAAGCAGGACTTAGTGACTGTTCAGTTTGAAGGCACTGATTTCATAATGAATGAAGTGATCTACAAACAGGTTGACCTAGAATCAGGTGGCAAACATTTCATGCACCTGGAGAAGAAAGGTAATCGTTGGTTGCTGTTGCATACCACAGGCATGTTGTTCGATACTCTGCCTGACCAATATCACATGTCGTACATGCATCCCAAGTCGACCAAAGAAAAGCCGATGATCAATGCATTTGACCGGGACATCATAATCAGTCGTTATACCTGCATTACTTTGTTCAATGGCAATCCATTCTATCACCTCGATGAACTGGATGATGACACCTGGCGTATTACGCATGCGACTAAGTTCTTCAAAGGCGACCACAAAGATATTACTTGGTTCCGTATATGGGATGAGTCAGCCGATATTCCAACTGTTGAAGTACCCGGCGTGGTAGAACCAGTCTGTGGTCCTTCGCGTATAGGTCAGCAGTTGCTCGCTGATCGCAATGCAGATAAAGTAACTTTCGATGACACCATCTAAGGAATAACAATGCCCGTATACGAACAAGTGTGGATACGATTTTATACTGTTAACCCTTGGAGGGTAAATCATGTCAAAATCGTACCGCACCTGCTATTTCCGCAATCAAAAAGATCTCTGGTCCCCACGACCAATGCGCTTCTGGCCCTCGAACAAATGGACGAAGGTTAAAAGCCATCGTATCGAACGGGCACAGAAACTCCAGTTGATCTATAAAGAACTGCAAGAGTTGCATCGCTAGTCCTTCGGGACTAGCTTTATTTCCCAATAGGAGTTTTCATGTTATTCAAGATGGGTGAAACTTTCATACACACTGTTACGGTATTGCGTTTTGTTGATGGTTCGATGGCTATCGATCGCGCTACACACGAAGAAGCCAAGCAAGTCGCCAAGTGGTTTGAAGAAGGCGTGTTGTCCTTCGATGTAGCGAATAAGATGTTTGTTATCAATAGCACCGGTTCTACCAAGATGCTTGGTACAAATATCAACGTCACCTATATCACATGGCATCGCACCAACCTGGTTCCATTCTTCGGTACTCGTGACGTCGGCGAAGATACAGGCTTTACACCGATGTGCAGCCCATTGACTGCAGTTTATTCATTGTTGGACGGTAAACTAGCTTACGAAGGTCCACGTGTTTGTGATCATCGGTATGAAGATTGGATGCTGAATAATTTCGCAACGCGTCCTAATCCAGATGCCATTCCTTCTATTCCAGAAGAACTGGACGTAGAAAAGGATGAACAACCCAAGATTGTTGAAAAGAACTGGCCTTCGTTCATGCCTAATGGCGTGTACAACCGTGAACTACACATTGCAAACTGTAATGAATTGGCCCAAATGTACCCAACATCTGTACGCGCAGTGTCCCCGTTTGAAGATAAAGGACATGTTGATGAAGACGGTTTAGCTGTTCGGCGGAAGGATACAGTTGAAGCATTCAGGGCATTAATCAGGGAACACTGTAGTAGTAACTGGTTAGATAACCTGTTTGGTGGTTGGACATTTTATCCTTGGGCTAAAAAGGAACCTGAACCAGATCCTATTTCCAAGCAAATGCTGAAAGCCCATGAACCTGAGCATTTGGTTGAGATCATTGATCCGCGTGATGAACTAGTGCAACCGTCATTCAAGCAATTCGCGATACTCGATTCGATGGTTAGTCGTTACGTTACATTGATCAAGACCCAGAGAGATTCTCTTAGCTTTGAACTCGATCGGTTTGGTAATAAGACTAGCCTAGCACATCTGTTGACCATGCTGGGTACAGTCAATGATCGTGAAGTTAAAATGACTATCGGTAAGCGGCAGCGTTGGTTGGGTTATGTGCAAGGTATGTTGGTGGCACACCAGCTTATTGGTGTTGATACAGAACGTGATGCCACTCGTGAGATATTGAACGGCCAATAATGTGTAAGGTACATCGGGTATCTTCAATAAAGGAATGTAATGATGAGTGAATTTGATACAGAACCCCATGGTGCAGGTAGCGGTGATCTCCCAGATATCGTAACCCCAGAAATTTTCATGGATCGTTATACGCATAACCAAGCGTTCTACGGTATCATGAAAATTGAAGCAGCTTTGGAAGATGCTAAGCCATTGCCTTCAGTGGTGGGTAGTTACGTAGAGGTCAGAGTATCGGCTATCTTTAATGGCCGTGTGGGTGACATCATCAAACAACAATATCTGGATAAAGGTTGGGCAACCATTACTCTTATTGAAGTAGATGCAACCACTACCGCTGTTAAGCTCGTCTTCCCTTAATGCATGTAGGGGTGGTGGCGGGAGTTGGTTCTCGTACAGTTCCAGAATGGGCATTAGAGCTCATAATCCGGTTGGGTCGTACCTATACGGATCTAGGTTATCAAATGTCATCAGGGGACGCATGGGACTCGGACCGTGCGTTCCTTTATGGCGCTGCACAGTCACACCGATACCAAGAGATTGGCGCCAGAGTCTTTCTAGCGAAGGACGGAGCTAACGGTAGATGGATTAAAGACAATCCATTTTACTACGACGGAACAACCGTAGATGCAACTACCATGGCAACTGCGCAATCAATGGCCGCCTTAGCACGTGGTGGTTTCTACGGATTAAATCCACACGGAATTGCTCTACATACCCGTAATGTGTTTCAGATTCATGGCATGGGGTTAGATGAGCTTGTAGGTGCCATCTACTTCTATGCCGAGCCTAATGGACGAACCAAGGTCCATGGTGGAACTAATACTGCGTTGCAACTCTGTAAAAAAGCCGGTGTACCTATAATCAAGAACCTGTATTATCAGGAGATTGTGGATGAAATAACTGAATGGCTTAATACCCATGAGTTGGATTATCCCTACATCGATATTGATTGGCACCAAATACACAAACCCAATGATCCCCGTTTAAAGGAATTTGAAGAATGACACTGTGGCAACGTATTAAAAGCTGGTTCGGTTTCAAACCAAAAGCGGCACCATCGCAATTTGGTAGTAGCTATGACTTCCATGATAACATGGGTTTCAGTTCTGGTACGCAGGGTATTCGTAATGCCTCTACCAAGGATCAACCAGCAACCGAAAAGAACGGGGTGTTCGTCAAAGACGGTATTCTGTCAGCTGGCTCCCAACGAGACAATTGGGTCGATAAAAAATCAGTTCGTCGTAATACGCCTATTCGCTCTTATGGAGAATCAGAATGTCGTTATGACCATGGTGCCAGGATTGGTGGTGTTACTACATCCTCTCTTCGTCCCGATGGTAGTTTCGTTGATGGTCTAGTGACGGGCTACATGGTCGGCGAAGTACTGGAAGCAGTTGGTGACATGATCTCCGATGACCATACACCAAGTGTCACAGAAACTCGTTCTGCACCTGAACCAGTATGGCAAGAGCCAGCCCCTGTGGTTGATGTACAATCCACTTGGCAAGAACCCGCTTCTACTAGCTGGAATGAACCAGCCTCTACCAGTTTCGGCGGCAGTGACAATAGCAGTAGTTGGGTCAGCGACGTAGCTGATTCTGTAAGTTCTGTCTTCTCCGACTGAGGTGGCAATGAATAAAGGTTTTCGTAGACTGTATTCTAGTTTACATCGAACCGACCGTAAACGATCTGCACGACAACACGAGCTGGCTCCAAGCCAGCTTATGTCCGAGATACCCGGTTGGCGTAAATGCACCACAATCAAGCCCATGGAGGAATTAAATGTCCCAACTCGAAACGCTGCGTGAGCACATCGAGATCATGAAAAGCATGGCGCAGCCAGTGCGACATAATCCGATAATCATCGCTCCAAGGATATCACCCAGTGAGATGCTATATCTGCGTCGTACTGATGGCTCTTACGCTAGAGACGAACGTGGTTTTTTAATGCACGATCAGATGGCTACCTACAAAGCAAACAGATCCGCGACCCCTCCAGATTACTCATTGGACGATCTGAAGTTTACAGATTATGTGAAAGTGCTGACTGAACTCCCTGTGTCTGATTTCCCGAGACGTCAGATCCCAATGTCAAGGAGACGTAGCCCATATGAATCAGCCAAGTGGCAAGGATTCCGGTGGGGTGGTCGCACTAATGCTTCGGCAACAGAGTGGGCAATACGTCGCGCGATACAGAAAACCTTCCCTAAGGCTAAACCGTATCTGGTGAAGTCGCGCTATCCAAGAATGCTTCTTGGGAAGAGTATTGCCATGTCTAACCTTTGCCATGAATTGTTCGGCACTGGTAACTATTATGGACTGACCGTACAACAACGTAAACAACAGGAAATAATTGATGCTCGGTTCAATGTTGACTTTGTTCGACTATCCACCCAACTTGCTGCGTCCTATCCCCAGCTCCCAATCGACGGAAGATTTACACCGTCTTATGAAACGCTTGAGAAGTTTTACGTCCCGGAACAAAGTAGTGTTTATCACTCCACGGGCCACTGGGACAAAAGAAAGTACTGACCGCTACAATGTAATATCTAACCAGGAGTTTGACAATGTCAGTACTATCAGACAAAACTATTCGCCGGCTGAGCGAAGAATCCAAGACACCAATGATTCAACCTTTCTTTGGTCGTTCAGTAAAGACACTAAACGGGCAGAAGGTAGCAAGTTACGGCTTGTCCACAGGCGGATACGACATCCGAGCAGCGAGGGAATTCAAGGTCTTCAAGCCTATCAAATATTCCCTATGGGAACGTTTGAAGTTTCTGTTCACAGGTAAACCGAAACCGGTTAATCCACTGAGCTATAAAGAAATCACTGAAGACATGTTCGATTCTGTCAATGGTGATTTCGTTGTAGTTCCTCCGGGTGGCTTCTTGCTGGCCCGTAGTATGGAATACGTCAACATGCCTCGTGATGTGTTGGCTCTGTGTATCGGTAAGTCAACTATCGCTCGTGCTGGTTGGAATTGCCTGTGCACTCCGATAGAACCTGAATGGGATGGTTATATCACTCTGGAATTCCAGAACACAACTGATCGTCCGAATATCTTCTATGCTGGTGAAGGTTGCCTGCAATTGGTATTCATGCGTCTGGATAAAGAGCCTGAAACTTCCTACCTCGATCGTGGTGGCAAGTATAACAATCAAGCTGCAAGCATCGTTCTACCACGCGTATAAAAGTGAGCCTTCGGGCTCACTCTTTATTTTCTTTTTGGAGGTTTCATGGCAGTTACAGTTGTCGGTCTTAAAGAAGCATTTGTTATTGAACCTGAAGTTGGACTGATTGGCGATTGGTTCATTGAACCTCTCCGTAACCATCCTCGATACAAAGCAGTACTGGCGAAGTGTGGTAACACAGAGATAGCATTCTATCGTAACATGATTCGCGATGCGGTAGATAAAGAAGGGCGTGTAGAACGTATCATCCAACATCTGGAACGACAGTCTATCGATGTTGTTGTAGTTGAACGAGAACGTACTTTTGCAAATGTCGATTGTATTCGCTTTATCGGTGGTGGTCGTGATTATGGTACTACGATGCAACAGATCGTTCGTGTAGATAGTAGCATTGATGCCGAGATAGTTCAACGTGCATTGGATCATGGGCTTACATCTGAGGAACCAATGGATGTTGAAACAAAACTAAACCAATTGCTGGCCATTGGTGTATTGAAAGGCAAGCTAACAAAAATCGAATACTAGGAACAACATGAATAAAACTGATGCTACCAGCATGTATTTGAAGTTAGTAGAAGAGATCCGTGATCTTGACTATTACTATCACGTGTTGGCTGAACCGAAGGTATCTGACGATATCTACAATGGACTGCGGAAGAAACTCAATGAAATCGAAGCCATTTATCCCGATCTACCTCAGATCCTCAATATCACATCCCCTAATGCTCTGGTTGGCTATACACCAACTGGTGGGCGTTTTGCAAAAGTCAAGCATGCATTCCCAATGCTCTCCCTGGGAAATGCGTTCACGATCGAAGAACTCCAAAAGTGGTTGGCCCAACTCCCACTGCCGTTACAGATTATCATCGAAACGAAGCTTGATGGGCTCTCGCTGAGTCTGACCTATATCGATGGCCATCTGACTAAGGCTGTTACTCGTGGTGACGGTGATGTAGGTGAAGATGTCACTAGTCAAGTCTGGGCAATCAAAGGTATTCCTTATGGTCTATGTATTGATGGCACCGATGTCTTCTATCGTGGTGTTGCTACAATCCGAGGTGAGGTTGTAATCCACCACTCTGATTTTCTGGCAATCAACAAAGAACAAGAACGTAATAAAAAGAAACTGTTTGCTAACCCGCGTAACATGGCGGCAGGTTCTTTGCGTATTCAAGACCTGAAAGAGCTTGAGAAACGTAAGCTTCAGTTCTATGCATACAGCTGTGAATTCCATGGTGCTGATTCAGTATCGCATACAGCTGACATGGAACAACTACATCTGTATGGTTTCCAGTGTGCGCCGGATATTGTCATCGAGAAGGGTGACGTGCTGGATGAGGCTTATATAGCAGCGTTGTTCAAAGACTTTGCTACTGAACGTTCGAAGTATCCTTATGACATCGATGGTATGGTGTTCAAGGTTAACTCATATCACGTACAGAAAGAACTCGGTGCACGTACAGCTTCTCCTCGTTGGGCTATTGCCTATAAGTTCCCGGCTGAAGAAGTTGTGACACGTTGTCTGGATATCGAATTTCAGATTGGTCGTACTGGTGCATTGACACCAGTAGCACGATTGACTCCAGTGCATGTTTGTGGTGTAACGGTATCGAACGCTACTCTCCATAACCTGGATGAATTGCGTCGTCTGGATATCCGCAAGAATGATTACATTACACTGATTCGTTCAGGTGATGTCATTCCTAAGATCACTGGTGTTGTCAAGTCTCTACGTGAACCACATGCTGATGCCATCTATTGGCCTACCGGTTGTCCATGCTGTAATTTCCCTACCAAAGTGATAACCTCTGAGAAAGATGGTTCTACTTTGCACTGCTCGAATGAGAACTGTATTGGTCGTCGTGAGAAGTTGATGACTTATCAGTTCGAACGTGGTGTATTGAACATCGAAGACTTCGGTCCAGCTACAGCGGAAGCGATTCACAAGATCGATCCGATGCTGACAATCTGGGATGTGCTGCGTTGGAATGACAAAGAACTGGCTTGGATTGAACAATCTGCTGTGATGCGGATGAAGATGCTTAAGGCACTGCAGGTAGCACGTACTCAACCGCTCTGGCGTGTACTGACGGCATTTGGTATCGATCTGGTAGCCGAGTCTACTGCCGAGAAGATTGCACGTCACCTAGGGACACTAGAGAACTTCTTCCAAGCTGATAAAGAACAGCTAATGGAGATCGCTGATGTTGGACCTAAAACAGTTGATGCTATTATTAACTGGCGGTTCGCTAATGTTGGATTGCTCGTACTGGTGATCGAAGCATTGGACCGCATCGAAAACCCTAAACCGATTATTCAATCTGCGTATACCGGAAAGTCTGTTGTTGTGACGGGTTCTAACTTTGGTGGCCTGAAGCGTAAAGAAGTTGAAGCCCAACTGAAATCGCAGGGTGCCAAGGTTGCTAAAGATGTATCTAAGACTACTTACCTAGTAGTATGTGGCACTGCTTACACCCCTCGTAAATTAGAAGAAGCGGTGGCTAATAAAGTGCCATATGTAATCTACAATGCTGATGGGATTGAACAATTCTCCAGCAATGCAATTGAAGAGTTGAGGTTTAACTGATCCAAATGGAAATACCTTTAATTAGCGGTATCCTAAAAAGATACCGTAAACGTAAGTTTGTTAGCAGACTTACACGTCGTCGTGACACCGTTGTATTGAATGCCGTATCGCAGGGGATCTACTTCAATCAAGAGTCAGAGAAGTTTCTGTGTCCTTGCTGTGATCAACGCATGTGTAACAAGAAGACTAATGGTTACAGAATACCCATTATAAAACAGTTCCAACTGGATTATGATGTATTAACTGCCCAGATAGCTTCTGTAC